CTATCTCTTTATCTATCTCTCTCTCCTCATTCATTAACCTCTCTCTCTCTCTCTTTCCTCCTTCTAACACACCCACATACTCCTCCCTCTCTACCAACACTCTCACTATCTCTTCTATCTTCTCTCTTCTTCTCTTTATATTTCAAAAAAACTATATAGAGTAATCTCTACATATTATAATATAAAATGGAATCATCATCAGACAAAATTGTAGTGCCCGCTCACATGAAAAAGATGGCAGAGAGAATCGCAGAAGTAAATGTTGCCTTCAACGATCTTAAGCTTGCCCAAGATAATTATCAAAAGAGTGTTAAGAAACTTAACATCACATTTGAGTCTCAACTTAAGAAGGAGCAAAAGCATGCGAATAAGCCTAAGAAGGAGCGCAAGGCATGTGGATTTGCTGTAGCTGTTGGGGTAAGTGATGCTATGTGTGAGTTTATGGAGGTTGAGAAGGGGTCGCTCATTGCGCGAACTGATATCACAAAGAAGTTGAATGCTTATATCAAGGCAAATACATTAGAGAATCCGGAGAACCGTCAACAGATTTTGCCCGATGAGAAGTTATGGAAGATTTTGGGTGAAGATGCGAAGGGAGCAAACATCACTCATTTTACTATTCAGAAGTACATCAACGGACATTTCATTAAGAAAGCTGCTGCGACAGAATCAGTTGTTGCTAATGCCTAAACATTTTGTCACGATTGTTGCTGACTCGCCCGTGGCATTTGTCAATTTATTTATCAAATCGTTGTGCAAAATTTCATTAGAAGAATGATTTTGACGAACATAATTAATCATTGAATTGGAATAAAGTTTGCTACATTTTTGCGAAGTTCCTTTTAGACGAGGGTTTAATTTAAATTTTAAAAAATACGGTTCTGAATGAGAAACCGTAAACGTTATTAGAGAAACCAAAAATAAAAAAACAAACATACAATTTATAATAAATCCAAAATTTATTATAAAAAAACAAACGAACAAGTTATTATTATTTTTATTTATTATTTATAGCTCAGAAATGTCAATCTCTGTATCATCGGCTTGTATGACATTTTTAACATTGCCGGATATAATTTTATTTATTTCGTCCTTGGACATGGCATTTTCAGAGAATGTGAACCCGCGATCACCTTCATCATCATCCGGAATTGCCATTTCATCCTCGTCGTTACATCCAAAATTGTTTTGCGACTTAAGTTCTGCCAGCAGATGTTTCAAACTGACTCCAGGCAAGTTCTTAAGCTGATCCGTCTCGTCCTTTTCATAAACATATTCAAGATCACAGTTCTTGACCGGGTTCTCCCAATCTCTTAACCCAACAAGAACCCATGATCCTGCCGACAAGTAATTATTTCTCTTATTTCTTCCACGAAATTTGCCTCCAATGTGGCAACAAATTTCTAATTTTTCATGCCCATGTTGCGCGACAACTCTACAAAGATTTCCGCCTGACATTTTAGTGACACAGGCATAAAGTTCCATGGGTGACTGAGAGACCCTAAGAATATTTGAACTTGAAGAACCCGCGTGTTTGCGAGCCTGCTTTTTAGCATTTCCTCCTCCAGAAGTATTTTTGACCATTTTGTATTAAAGTGTGATATTATTTTACCACACGTTAATCATAGAAAATGTTTGATCAATTTTTTGAACGTCTTACTTACTTCTTAGAAATGATCTTAGAATAAGAAGGCTTCTTTGATTCATCTCTTGTCTCAACATTCCTAGGCTTGCGTTTAGGTTGAACAGCGACAAATCCTTCATCAGCGGCAGGAGAACTCTCGGTCTTAACAGGACGATTTGCGAACTGAACCTCGCACATCAAACTGCCGCCCTTGATACCACTAATATTGTCGGCCTGAAACTCATGCTTAGATTCTGCGGCGGCCTTGACTAGATCAAACTCAACATACTCTCCCTGAACCAAATAGCGGAATTGGTTCTTAGAAACCTTGATTGCACTGTAATGAACGAAGATATCCTTTCCGGCATGATCGCCGTCAGAAGAAGTAATAAATCCAAAACCCGACTTGTTATTGAACCATTTAACGGAACCGATAGAACGAATGCTTGACATTTTTATATCATACATAGAAGACATTCTTTTATGTATTTTTAACAAATAATTCATTTTTAACAATTCAATTTATAATTATCACATTCACTTTTGTGATTTTTATATCCATACCAAGCGGCGTAACCTTGTTGTTTCCACACGGTGTATGCGCAATTCGCATTTGATTGACAGTTTAACAAACTAGAACAAGTGGCCCCGCAGCTATTATATTTTGACGATGGATCTCCGGAACACCAATAATAACTATTTATTTGCATCAATCCATAATCACTGGAGCCGTCTGTATTTTTATGAGTTGCGTCGCAATTGTAAGAACTTTCATACTTGCTAGTACAAACCATTGTGGGAACGGAATATTCAGGAAACCCAGATTTTCTCAAATAATTGGCAACTTGGCATTCTGATTGGTAATTTGATCCATACTTAATATTCGGTTGACAGTCAGTTTGTTTGATTGAAACGTACTTGAAATTATTCGCATCAAGAAAATCTGTGACTTCATTGGAATATAATTCATTGAATCTTTCTACATCTCGTGTCAAGACCCACAATGATATTCCAGATGGAGTAGTGACAATGCTATATTGGTATTGATTGTCAACAATCTCACCTAATTTAACTATCCAATAAGGCGCGTCAACGGGCACGCCATCAAGATGAACCGTTAATTTGCCGGGTTCAGAAACGTTTGTGTAGTAACCGTAACCATTAATTTTTTCAATTTCATTATTTTTATTCAATTGAGTATTCAAAACACTAACTTGACCGTTATCCAATATGCCATAATCGGCTGTGTCGCAAGTTCCATAGCCTTGAAAGATGGCATTCGTGGGAGCTCCATACATTTGAACCCAGTGTCCTAAATAACTATTTAGATCCAATTCAGTTATAGTAGCAGGCAAAATATTGCTATTTACCAGGCAAACAAATGATAAAATCAACAGTTGTGAAAACATTATATAACATGTTAATAATATATTTATAATTCATTTTCATGAAGGGATGTTTATGTAAAACAAAGTAATTGAATAATATATAAATGGCAATGACAACAGACCGGATGATGTCAATCGGAATTCTGATTGCGATAATTTTTTTATCACTTCTATTGGAATCATATTCTCTTGCGATAGAGAAGGAGATGTTTACTATTAACAAACTCGTACAAAATGATTTAACTCACAGAAATGTCATGGCATAATAAAATAATTAACAAGATTTGAGTAAGTGGGCGGCTCATCATATTTCAACGCGTAAACATAAGTAAAATAGGGAATTAAAATGTCTGCGAAATCCGTTTTTCGCAAATATTCAACCAAATTATCATAAATTTTAAGATCACGGCGATAGAGATTGTGCGGATGAGAAACAGATACCAAATCCTTGTAATCTTCGTCGCCAATTAAAGGAAGTGTTGACCATGGCAACGCAATGTCAAAAACAGTCATTAATAAATATCCGATAGAGATCAAATCATCACGCCTGGAATATTTATGTCCGAGATGAACATTGTAGCTAGCATATTTAGGAGTTCCGAATAAAGAATCTGAAATTTTATTAGGCAAATGTTTGGTGGTTTGTTGCGAATCCACAAACAAGCGTGACATGCCAAAATCTATAATTACCAATTTAAGCAAACCGGCATTTTCGCCATAGTGAACCATAAAATTATCAGGTTTAACATCACAATGAATGACAAAAACACTATGAATTTGCCGCATAATATTTATTAATTGCATACACAAATCCATTTTCATAGTTATTTCCAATGTTTGCGTCAAAACCTCGGACAATGATGTAGAATAAAAAGTGGTTGCTATTCCGACCATTTTTCCAAAGGAGCCGTACCAAAATAAAGTGGGAACGACATTAGAGGACGAGAGTTCGCGATTGAGATAAGACATGATTTTGGATTCATGTAATATGGATTTAGAGTCTTTTGATTTTTCAATTTTGAGGGCGACGATTCTATTATTTTTGGTATGTTGAGCTTTATAGACGGAGGAAAAGCCTCCCTGGCCAATTTTATTTAAAATCTTATAATTATGAATAACAATAGCATTGGAGGCTCCCCGGAGGGGAGCAATGAGCGAAGCGGAGGACATGTGATAAAATAAATGAAATCTCTATATGAATTATAGACAACAAAATGTCAAAGACATCATCATTAGAAAAGGCGGACAATATCATTGAATCAGCCAAGCGTCCAACATTTTTATTCACAATGGGAATCACATATTTGACATACATATTTCTATTTTTAGGAATTTCATACATTTTGCCGGCATACATACGTGTCATAAGCAATTTAATGCATGTCTTGATATGTTTATTTCTAATATACAAATTTAATCCATTGAGGAAAAACCAGCAACTGACGGAGTACGACAATTATTTCATATTTTTTGCGGCGGTTTTCATATTGATGAGTATGGGATTGACCGAATTTTCATTGGCATTTTTCAAGACATTAAGAAACATAATGAAAGTGGATTTGACGGCAACAACAGCATAAACAAAATAGAGATAACTCCATTATTATTATAGAATGATAACGGAGGCTGAATTGGAAAAGATATATAGAGACGCAAAACAAGACCCATCATTATTTTCAACAATAGATCCCAATGAATTATTAAAAGAACTGGAAAAGGAAAGAAACCGATACATAGAAGACAAAACCACCAAAGACATGATAGAAGAAATCAAACAATCCATAGAGGAAGAATTTGGCGATGAATTAGAAAAAAATATTCAAAAAACAATGATACAGAAACTGATAGGATACAGATATGCGGACGAATTGGACGTGCTTCATATAGGAAAAAACACGCGATGGATTCAAAAATACAAAGACGACATAAAAGTAACTAATGGTGGATTATTGCTCAATACAATTTTCACAGAAGACGGAATCAATTTAGTGATAAAACTGTGGAACGGCCGAATAAATAAAATCAGATTTGACGATTGTTTGGTATATCAAAAGATGAGTTTTGGTGAACAGTTGATTTTAATGGTGGCAGATTACATAAAAAACAACTCATAATATATGTGTTTTTGAAAATATAAAAATACAGTATATGAAACCCAAATTTAATTGATGAAAAACATAGAAGTTATAATAGGAGAATATTTTGATTCGCATTGTTCTGATTGCCAGGTTTCTCCTAACACAAAAACAATAGTATTTGATTTAGACGAAACAATTGGACAATTTTCCAATTTACAGCAATTGAATAATGCGTTTGAAGTAATTTTGCGGAGGCAATTAAAACAAGAAGAGTTCAATGAATTGTTGGATTTATATCCTGAATTTTTGCGGCCAGGCATATTGACAATATTAGAATTCCTAGCGCATAAGAAAAAGTCAAATGCGTTTCAAAAGATGTATTTATACACAAACAATCAATGTGGACGCGAATGGGTGCATAAAATAATAAATTACATGGAAACAAAAATCCAATCGCAATTGTTTGATGATATAATTTGCGCGTTCAAAATCAAAAACAAAGTGATAGAGATTAAACGAAGTACTAATAATAAAACGCACGCGGAATTAATAAAATGCACAATCATGAAAGAGGCGACGACGGAGATATGTTTTATAGACAATACATATTTTGAAAAGATGTGTGGCGACAAAGTTTATTATATTTTGCCAAGATCCTATTATCACTCATTATCAAAGCAAGAAATAATAGAAAGAGTATTGAATCATATACCGATTTCAGTGGCGCCATTCAATAGAGATTTTTTACACGAAACCCTTTATAATTATTGTAAGGAGAACCCCAATAAAAATCACGATATAAAAGTAGACGCCGAAGTCACAAAAAAAATCATGTTCCACATAAGAGAATATTTGTATTTTTCCAAAAATGGCAATAAACTGATGAAAATTAATGGTACCGGGAAAAGCGCAAGAAAACCTATCACGAAATGTAGAAAAAATAAAACGGCAAAGAAAAGATGAAGTTATTGTCTAATAAACCGATCATTATAATTGACAAACCTTTTTTCTATATCTGAAAACCCGACCAATTGTCCGGCATATAAATATTTATAGTAATAGAAACCATAATTTTTTTGTAATTGTTTCCAATATTGGTCTATCGCAAATATATTCGGATCACCCCCGCACAACAGACCCTGTATGGCCTCTTCAAGATTTTTTATGAGTATGGGTATGAAATGACGTTTTATAATATATCCAGTTGCTGTTTGATTATTTTCTATTCTTATAAAATCTGTATTTATTGTTTGATTATGAATTGCGTCACCTCTTGGAGTAAAAGTGATGACATCCCATTTTTCAGACGCGTCAAATGAATTTATCATGCGTTTTAAATTTATTTTATTGATTATTAACAAGTCATCTTCGCATATCATGAAAATGTCATCGTCCATTTCCAAACATTTTTTTAATACTTCAATGTGTGACATTCCGCATCCGATTGATCCGTTAATATGTTCAATTGCGGAAAATCTTTTTAAATCAGCAAAAAACGGATTGTTATGTTGTAGTGTTTCAAAATGCGTTTTTCTATCCAAACGCTTATCTAAATTTATGTAAAAACCGTTTATCATTTATTTATTAAGACGCATTTTATTTTTATATTTAATTTAATTAAAGTATAAAAATAAATTTTTAATTGAATATAAATGAAGGTTGATTTTGTGCTTCTAATCATGAATTGTTATAAATACAGAAACAAAGCGATTGCGCAAGCCACGTGGTTGTCAAAATTGCCGGACAATATTAAATATTATCACGTTATTGGGGATATCAATAAATGTGACAAAGAGAATTTGAAACATATAATTGACGAATCTAATAATATTCTATATGTAAGAACGAATGACGATTACAATTCGTTGCCATCCAAAGTTATTAGCGCTTTTGAAGCAATAAATTCAAACTTTGAATATAAATATATATTCAAAACAGATGATGATCAAATGTTAATAAAAGAATCATTTTTCAGTGTTTTGCCAAAATTTCTATTGAGTAACCCCAAGCATGAATATGGTGGATTTATTATTAATGTTCCTGATCATATTAGCAGTTATTACAAAATTCACGATTGTCTTCCTAAAAATTTGTTATTACAAAAATGTGTTTATTGTAACGGGCGTTTCTATTTTCTTTCCAAATCGGCAACTGAAAATCTTATAACTAAGAAACAAAAAATTTGTGAAACTGTCATTGAAGATCATGCGATTGGATTACATCTAGATGAAAAATTCAAAGAAAATATTCTATCTATTAATTCAAAGAAAATTTTTGTGGATTTTCAATAATTAATAATATTTACACATTAGTTTAATTAAAGAATAACTGTTCTTGCGAATGTCTATAAATGACGGACCGATCCAATAATATTAAAATGGAAATTGTAGAAGATAAAAAATCATTTTCAAACTCTTTAGCGAGTTTTTTATCGGGATCAATGACTCTATCTGAAGTATTGTCATCAAATTTGATTTACGCTTTCATTGTATTGATTGTAGTATGCGTTGGCGTGGCAGTTAAATATGGATTAATTCCTGGATCACCAGATTGGTTAAAAAGATTAGTGGGAGTCAAAAAGGTGACGTTTGACGAATCTACTGTAGAATTGGAACCAGAACCAGAACCAGAATCCGATTCAGAATAATTTATAAAAAAATACATAGACTTTTTTATAAATAAATTAGAAATGGAAAAATTTATAAGAGCATTAAAGAATGAAGACGAAGAAACCTGTATTCATATTTTGAAAAGAAATTAAATCCATACTGTCAAAGTGGCCAGTGACAATGGTGGTAACAATGTATGAAGAATTACTCATTTACAATCAAATTTACGATTCTGTTTATGATTTGGTAGAATTTGTTTGATTAAAGAAATGGCATCGTCATACCAGCTCGTTTGAATAACCATTCCTTATTCATGTCCATCATGAGCGTTTTATAATCAACATTACGTCCTTCAATGTCGCTGTAACCTTCCAACTGATGTACTGTCAAAGGAATAATAATATACCACCGATCCACCTGTTGTAAGTGTTTCCAGTACATATCAATGGCGTATTCGCGTTTATTGAGAGGATTCTTCATCAATTGATTCAGACCTTCCCGAAAGTTCTTAATTAATTTATCATAATAAGGTTGTCTCACAATATATCCAGTGGTAGTCTGACAATTAGAAATTCGCGCGCAGAAATCTCCTACTTGTTGGTATGGCGGAACCATATTCCCACCAATAATTAAAACATCCCAATCATCTTTACTTTGCTTGAAAAACTCATTAGTATTTTTCACAAGTAAACCCGGATCACTAAAACAAATATCATCTTCACAAATAAATACGTAGGGATGCCCTTTCTCCTTGGCCATTTCCAAACATCTAATATGACTAATAGTACATCCAACCGCGCCGTTCGTAGTTCTAACCGCATTGAACCTGTTTCCAGTATCACAACCAATTTTGGCTAACTCGGCCTGAACATGTGTCAACCGATCGGTCCGCGATTCTAGATTGATGTAGTATGTATATTGAAACGGCGACGTCATCAAAGTTAATATATAGAATTATAAAAAGACTATATATTATTTTATTCAATTGAATTAAGCAATTCACGCAAAACCCTTTTGCCGCTATTATGTGCGGCATGTAACGAACCGTAATAAAGCGGATCTGTGTGTTCTCCCGCAAAAAAGATAGACTTGCCAATACTTTTGCTGAATGCCGTCACGTCAAAATCGGATATGAACATGTCGTGATAAGAATATGCGCCCTGACTAAACACATCTTCTTCCCACCGAGTTATATGTCAAGATTTTGGGAACGGAACATTCTTATAATAGAGATTCAAATGTTTCATAACAGATTCCATAATATCTTCATCTGATTTGCCTGCTAAACTCCACCCATGATTGGCGGGGCAAATGGCCTCCAAAATAGGCAAGCCTTTGGAAAACGCATAATTATTCCAGAGAATGTAGGGGAATTCGGTATTTTCATAATCGCACGTTAAGATCATTGCTGAATCATTCCAGAAGACTTTATCAAACTCAATTTGTATTTTTTTGTAAGAGCCCATTTTCACGCGCGATAGAGAATCTAAACGTGCCTTCTCCAAAGGAGGATCAAATTTAATATCCCTGAGTGGTCCCGGAGGAATGGTTATACAAAGTTTTTCACATACATATATGCGGCCATCCCTGGTATGGACTTCAACAAAACACTCATTGTATTTTACTTCAGTAACAATTGTGCTAAGTTTGGTTTTATCTTTTGAAGTGAATGAATTGAGAATAGTCTTGGCGCCTTTTTTGAAAATACAATGTGATCCGGCATAATCTCCATACAATGCTGTTTTGCACTCTAAAGTTTTTAAAAATGACACAGGTAGATTTTTAATACTACCTCCGCACCACACCTCTATCATGTAGAGAAAACTTTTAACATCATCATTGTCTTTAGAATCAGCAAAAGCTTCATCAATAGTGACATGGTCTGGATCCTGAATAGAATTCACAATTTGATCAACAACTTGACTCCATTTTTGTGCTAATTGTTGACGCGTTTCTTCGGTAAAATCTCTATCATCATTCAAATATTTTATGTCGGCATTTTCAGAATGCATCCATGGATTATTTTGCGCGATGGGAATGAGGTCATCCGTCATGACCAATTTCATAAGAGGATTATCACATGTTCCATGTATCCAAGCAGCCCCATCATCTAGATTTTTATCATTGGTGTAAACGCGTCCGCCGATGCGATCACGTGCTTCTAAAATCATGACATTGGACAATCCTTCAGCAATAGTTAATCCGGAAATGCCCGCGCCGATCACAATGACTGGATTAAAACACTTTATATAAATTATTTTCCATAAGCTATATAAATCATAATCAGCAAAATGAATGCTATAATCACGAATGCTATAAATGCTATACATTTTATCCATGAATTGTAGAATAATTTCAACTACTGGTTTTGAAATAAGTTTGTCTTGACGATGAATGTGTTCAATGCTGTATTTATCTATAAAATCCCCAAATTCTTTATTGCAGTTGCCAATTAAGTGTAGGACTTTTTTTACAAACGAATTGTAATCAAGGATTGAATCCATTATACAAAGTAATTCTATTATTCTTTAACCAATTTTTTTAATAATTCATTGTTATCACAATGTGATAGTAGTCTTTGACTTTGTTCCACTGTAAGTTTGTCTATTTTTTCGGACAATTTGTTAATAGCATTCAGTATTTTTTCTCCTAGATTCTCTATCGGCAATGGAACACTTTCAACATAAACATGTTCGGTATTTTCTCCCCATTTAACTTTTTTATTTGTAGGTTCTCCGTAACGAAGGGAAAGTGGCGATTCTAATTCCTCCACATTAATGGATATATTTTCTTCATTCATTATTTGAATCTTATTATTATTATTGTTAGGTTTTTCAGCAATGAACTGTTTCATGTCTTGTTCGCGTTGTTTCATGTATTCATTCACTACAGATCCAATATCACTTATAGCTTCATCTTTAACATTTTCGGTGAAAGAGGGAACAGGAACAGTTTTTTTGGTCATGTTTTCATACTCTTGACGACGTATTGCGAATTGATTCTCTATCGCATCAGTTTGAACTTGCTTTGGTTTTGTTTGAAGAGACGGAGGTTGAGGCTGTTGTTGATATTGTTGTTGAGGAGACGGAGGAAGAGACATAGTCTCAACTGAGCGAAGCGAAGGCTGTTGTTGATATTGTTGTTGAGGAGACTGAGACTGAGAAAGAGACATAGTATCACCTGAGCGAATTTGCGCCTTCTGTAGCATTTCCAGCATAAAATCAATAGTAATCTTATTCAAATCTCGCAGCCCTACATCCACGTTAGAATGATGAGAATTGTATACATGCCGAATGACATTTTGGAACCATTTTTCTTTCTCACCTGGACTAGAATCATAAAAAAACTGAATCATTTGCGGTGTATTGTTTATTATTTTCCACAAAAGATTCTGATTATTTTGTTGAATATAAAGCGACGCCATTATATCATAAGAATAGGCAAAACGTCTATATTTATTTTCTAACCATTTAGATAATTGCCTCTTGTAAATATATAAAATGTTTACAAGAATATTAATCTCTATTTTAGCTGCGTTTTTTGTTGCCTCATCCTCCGCCGATTTTATGTTTGACGAAAATAAACTCCCTACTAAATTAGACGCAAATTTATACAATGCGACTTCCAACGAGCAAAGCGGGGGTCCCTACACTTATTCGCAATCGGCACATCATTTTTACGGAACTGGATACGATGGTTCCTACATAGACACCACAGGATGTTGTTCAGGTCAATCAGGATCATGTAGAAACAATCCATCATGTCAATGTAAAGTGAGTGTGGGACCATTGCCGCAAGGAAGTTACACACTGGGTAACATGATGACATTCAAAGGTATGCCATATTGTTACGAATTATACCCGGCATCATCAAATTCAATGTGTGGTCGCAGTGGATTTTTAATACATGGAGGCGGATGTTCGGGGAATCCATCTGAAGGTTGTATAGTGATAGAGAGTGAGACAACCAGATACAAAATTAAAAGCGGAGCTTCATTAAAAGTTATTTCATAAATTGCGCAATAAAAAAGAAAGGCACTACATAGTGCCCTCCCTTTTTATTTCTTTTTTCTTTTTTTTATTTATTCTTTCAATAATACAATAATAATATATATACTTACCTCATGACAATGTGAATGGATTTTAGATATCAACTGACACGCTATCGTTTTCGGCTTCAATGGCGTCAATCATCTCTTGGTCGTCGCCGCTGTCATAGAACTCACGGCCTTCGTCCTCAAAATAGTCATCATAGTCGCAGCAATCGTCTTCGTTTTCAATCTCTGTGTGAGGATTTAACAATTGAACTCTTAAACAATCCATCGCATAATTATGCGCGTCGCCTCTGGTGCCATGTCTTATAATTCTGTCATTGGCATAAACAGCAACCCGAAACGAATTGGGAGATTCTTTCAATCTGTAAATAACAAACCTTAAAAGCCTTGTTGCCAATTCCATTGTTTTGGTTTTAGTCCAAGACATGGAGTTAGGATCCCCACTCGGGATCCAAGAGCAAAGCGCAGGATCTTTTATGCAATGCCATCTTGTCATGGCGCCGAAAATGGTGGTTTGTAGCTCTTCAACCGTAGCGTAATTGAATAAGTCAAATGTGGCAATGTATGTTTGAATAGACATTTTATTTAATTTGAGTGTTGTTAATGATTTTATAATTTATGCTTTCTGGAACAAAACAAAAAAGGAGATCAATTTTTCACAATTAAAGAATAAATTTGATTTCAGTGACATCATCAAATCTGCCAGGATAGGCATCCGCAACAAACTTATGAAGTTTTACTGAGGACGATTTCACACTATAATTATTTCTCCACCATTTTCGGGGTGTTTTTTCGCTATTTAACATGCGTTCAATGGCATCAGGCGCATCGGTTTCGTCGGTAAAGAACTCACCGGTTTCATCCACAATATATTTAAATCCGCCCATAATATTTTTATTCATTAGAACAGGAATATCCTTAATCATGGCCTCAGCAACCACTCGGGGAGATGCGTCGGCTACATTGGGGACAAATAGAATTTTAGATTCACGCAACTTTTGTTGAAATTCATGAAAAGGTAAGAAATCAACGGTTTCAATACGTTTTCCGTATTTTTCTTCAAGACCACAGTTGGTTCTGCCAACAACAAGCACATTAAGACCAAATTTGTTTATCATTATTGGAAAACATTTAGCTGCCAATTCAAAATTGCGATTTACGGCATTCCAACCGTCAGCAGGACATTTTGATTTATCATCATTCGGGCAACTGTAGATGATGTCATATTTCTTTTTTATGGGAGGCGTATTATCAGGATCTGCGTCATAAAAATCGGATTCGCTCATTTCAATTAGATTATTAGTGGCGGTAAAACCATATTCGGCTGGATCTGAAAAACAACATAGCCAATCGCGGATTTCACTGACATAGTCAAATTTCTGATCACCGGTATAATCATCGGCGGAACCGTCTTTTATGGGTTTTGGAAAAGATTTGTAGGCAGTGATGCCAATAATAGGAATACCATTTTTCACATATTCTTCATATTTTTTTTTGGCGGCATCATCTCGGAAGAAGGAAGTGACGGCTACTAAAGGAACAACTTTGCCGGAAGAATCAGTAAAATATCGGAAAGGGAAATTTTTTTCTTTAGAATGGGATTCCAACGTGGTCATGTATGCTGGATTGAAAGGTTTTTTATTATTGTAAACAAATTTCAAAAATATGTGTGCTGATAGTATTAAAATAAAAAACAAGATGACAAGAAAAACAAACTTATCCATATATATTATTCAGTGATTTGAATTTGATTTAATTCTATCAATTGAATTAATTCTATTTCATTTCTGCGATTCATTCGGCATTTTTTTTTGACAACGATAGAGAAGATCCCAAAAACAATGATTCCGATTAATGAAAAAACCGTTATCAAAAATATTCTTAAATATTTTGCGTCATATTTTTTGGACGAGTCAGATTTGAGATCTTGAATTGGATCTGTCATTTCAATGCCGAAGAGAACCGCATTTTGGGTGGATGTGGAATTGAGGGCGATAGAGGCAGCAACCAAAAATGTATTGAAATTTCCATTTCCAACTGACTCTAATAATTTGGTCTTCAAAGATGAATATATCAATGTTGGATTGTCGGTTTTTGATAAAGGAATAGTGATGTCTGTCACTCCTACAATAGTGTAGGTCGGACTTTGTAAAAATATATGAAAATAATTATTTGCTGATTGAGACAGTAATTTTTGACTTATAAACTTAACAAAATTTAAACTTATATTCATGGATTTTGATGTGGCGATAATAATGGCTTGTTGTGCGGAAATATCCAATTCCGGTTTTGATAAGCCAGAAAGAGTCAATGAAGATTCAAATGTTAATAAAGGTTGATCACGACTGAAAGAAGGGCTTGGAGTAGGAATTAGAGAAGGGCTTGGACTAGGAATTAAAGAAGGGGGAGGAATTGGAATAGGAGAAGGTGATGACAAAGAATAATAATGAACGGACTTTTCTTTTGCGGACAAAACCATTGTTAAATAGTTCATGGAAGAAGAAGATGACAAAGAATAATGTTGAGGAACAGACTTTTCTTTTACAGATAAAACCATTGTCAAATAGTTCATGGAAGAAGAAGAAACCACATTTTTTGAATTACAAGCATAATACAAATTTGAAGCAAAATAATTAGAGACAAACTGATTGGATCGGCCAGAATTAAAATAATTAGACACAAAATAATTAGAGTTCATTGAATAAGAATGTGAATTCGCAAATCTAAATAAAATCAACCCTATGAAAACGGCAAAGAGCATTAGATATAATGTGTTTATAGAAAAACACATGATACATTTATATAATTGTATGAATAATTACATTCTAAAAAAAAATACTGATTCCATGGCGGTCATAGAAGCGTCAAAAATAGCAGATTGTTCAACAGGTTTGGAATTAAGTTGTTTAATTTCTTTAAAAATTTTTGTAAAGTCCTCGCATGAATTTTTTAGTTTGCGAAATTGCACATTGATTTCATCGTGATCATTTTGATAATTTTTATAAAGAGAACACTCAACTGTAAATTCATCGCGCGAAAATAGATATTTATGAGTTTCCATAGAGGGCATTATGTAAGTAAAATTATGTTTAGAAAAACAGTCAATTATATTTTTAGAAATAGTAGGTGAGTCTAAATGCTGGCAATCAAATTGCGTCAGCGGTGGTATTTGTAAACTGGTTGTGTCAAATTTTATAGAAGAAGGAATTATTTCCGACATTGATTATTTATTTAATATTATTCTAATATATTTTATTTTTAAATACTATCATTAAGATACATCTCAAACAATTCTAATGCTTCCTTAGGTTTGTAAGTCGGCACTTCATGTCCCGCAAAATGGACCGTCATAAAAGCAAATCTAGAATCTTTTGAATAAGGAGTATCAAACTTAGTTATATAGCCAGCGGTTTGACCATCTACAGTCCAAACATTCCAATCACTCTTTTTAGCAACAGGATATCCTAAATCATAGATCCAACGTTGAGTACCAATGGTGCCACACACGCTATCATCATCGCCCGAATAAACCAATACTCTCAAATTCGGATGCGTCTTAGAATTCAAAATAGTTTTGTAATATTTTTCCATCGGCAGCATCTTGTCGGCCAATTGATAGCGAGTTGTGCGCGAGCATTCCTCCCAAACAATATCAGACTTAACATGTAGAGCCTTTTTGACTTCGGGCATGTTCAAATAATTGGCAGAGAAGATGTCTTCGCATGGTTCATATTGAACAACAGAATCGGCATCACCGAATACAAAACTGCGCATCATACGTTGTTGCGATGACACGCAAACTGGATAATCAAGAGCATAGGGATTGAGATTACCGATCTTCTTCATAAAATCAAGAATCAGCGAGGAGCAAACCGAATTGTTAAGTTGGCCACTTGTCGTGAGACAGCCATTGGCAACATAGACATCCCACGCCGGCTTAGGCAACAGTTGTTTACCCCAATAAGTCTCCATCTCGGCGCCTACACCGGAGTAGTAGTCCGTGTAAGGATTTCCAACAGCAAATCCATGGAAGTTGATACGGTCTAAGCTATTGGAAGGCAAGCCATCATTAAAGTTGATGATTTCAACCGCGAGAGTTGGCATGTAGTGACCGCCGTAACTCTCGGACGTGATGAAAAGTGGCACAGATTTGAGATGAGGAAATCGGGATAAGAATCCACGAATAGTTGCTAAATTGTCCTTGGCGGCCTGGTCGTCGCCGATTCGGTAATCATCATCATTGTCGGAATAAGAGAAGCCGACACCCACGGGTTGTTCTAAGAAAACCATATTTGCGACCTTATTCCAAGCATAAGGATTGGCATTGACATTGCCATATGCATCAGGGCGGAAGGGACCTTGCTCAGTTAAGAATCCAATAAGACCAGAACAGCCGGGTCCACCATTGGTCCAGAAAACGACAGGAGCAGTATCTGTGTTAACCTCTGATTCAACAAACCAATAATGGATTTGTTTTTCAGTGCCTGGCAAATTAATATAACCGCTAAATTGGTTAAAGGGTGTATCATAATTGAGACCGGGCAAATCAGTGACTTGATCATTGATGGCATCCGTGGTGTAAGTCAAGACAGACTTAGACCAAACAGCAGCAGACAAAGAAAGTAAGCACAACGCGAATAAAAACATGCCGATGCTATATATAATGACAACCATTTATATGGTTCTTATTAACAAATTAATTATCAACATCATCGGACAAGCGCGGTGCTAAAAATATTACAATTCGTGCTTTACCAGAAAAATCCTCATCGTCATCGGCGATCTTCTCTAAGAAATAAGTGGCTTTGAGTGGATAGTCACCGCTGATTTTAATATTAATATTTTCGCTAATTTTGTGGAATGAACAAATATTATGTAGATGTGAAAGTGAGAAAGATAAGTTCAAAGTTTCGCCTTCATTGATAGCAAATAAAGAGAGATCATCAATGGGGACAACGACACTCATATTGCCGGATTCGTTACTTTTGGTAGTGAGACGAATTTCATCTTCGCTACATTTAATGAGAAGATCCGCACCAAATTGGCGGAGTTGTCCAACGATTGTGGCAAAATTGGAAGACGATAGAGAAAACTCAGCTTGATAATCAACTTCGGGTATGGACATCATTTCAGATTCCAAATCAATAAGAGGCAATTCAAAATGTTTATCAAAAAGAGGTTTGGCGCTGGCCGATCCAGTAATAAAATGTAGATACAATTTGTCAGGTTTTTCAATATCATACTTTATATAGATTTCTTGGCCGTCATCGCGGGTATTCAAAATTTTGTGAAATAGTCCTACATTAATGCCGACAACAATATCGGCGTCACCTGTGAAATTATAAGAATCAAACCACGTCACAGGTATAAAAAGTTCAAAAATAGAAATGTGTGAATTGTCCATGCCCTGAGCATAGACGTGGTCTTTTTTAAAAATGATATTAATATGATCGCAAAAATGTTTCATATGTTGAAAAATGGTAACAAAAATGCGTGCTTTTGAAGGTTCAGAAACAACAACAGTAAATGACGACATAATTATGATATAACCAATAGAGATTATTCTATATTAGTTATACAAATTCTACTTTTCTATTTTTGGTGGCAAGACAAACTTGCTGAACAAATTATTGTCAATCAATGGAACGACGGCTTTAAGAGCATAATCGGCAAAAGACGGACAATCAATAATGTAAATTTTTGACAATCGTCTAAGAAATCCTTTGTTGTTATTCAACCCCAGCTTAGAAACCAATTTAATAAAATCTTTGTATCGCTCAACCGCAGAAATAGTGAGACCAGTTGTCACGACGCGAACATAGTAAATTTCATATTTGTCTAAAAGTTTTTCGGTGGTTCTAAATATAAAATTGGCCATTCTTTCATAATTTTCAGGATTTGCGATTAATTTGAAAACGGGATAATGCATTATCAGAAAATCATCTTCAATTTGAAAAATATTTTTAAAAACTTCTTCTTCGTTGAAGTTTGACATAATAGATGCTGCACAGTCAAATTTTTGTTTATTCTTAAATAAAACATTTTTTTGATTACTTTGATAAAATTCTTGTTTTGCGCCATTGATTTTTCTCATGATATCGTCTTCTTGATCCATGTTGTATTAATATATTTGAGATATATATTTATATATTTTATCGCAATTTACTTGTTTATTTTATTTTATTTTATCATGCGTTTCAAAATCGCATATTTTTTCATTTAGCAAAATATAAAGAAAATGAGTCAAGCAAATGCTGCCGCAAGAAAGAGAAGAGCTGGAGGTGCGTCATTTGAGCCCGCAAATCCCACACCGCAAAACTCACAACAACAACAATTAAAACCAGGCACGCCTGCGGGACTTACATTGCCTCAAGTGATTGCGGTGGTTGATGCTAGATTAATTGCGTTAGAGACATTTGTCAAGGAGAGTAAGAATGCGCCAGCCAAGGTTCAAGTTCAAGCTCAAGCGCAAACCCAAATCTCAGATGAAACCATTGACGAACTTAATGATAAATTTGAGATATTGGCAAATGAGATTGCCGATTTAAAAGACATTGTATTAAAGCTTCAATCCTACACCATGGAGGTGAATAAGACATTGATGGAAGAGCGTATTTCTATTTTGTCGGATGTGAATGTCTCAAGTGATAACAAATCACAAGACGGCGTGACATTTAATTTAACTGAGCTTGCTGAAGGAGATAATTAAAAAATTGATTTGAATTGAATTGACAAAATTCAATTTAAATTACGAAGATATAAAAATGAATTTAGATGATTCTGACGACTCTGAATCTGATTCGGAAGATATAATAGAAAACATAGAAATGGAAGAAGAACTGCGTGAAACCGAATTGGCAAACCACGCAACATACATAGGAATGCCAATATATGAAAATCTTGGAATATTACTTGGATCCAGAATAACGCCACGCACATATTTCAAACATGATAACAAACATGTGTGTAAATATTTAGATTATGCCAGTTGTTCCGAGAATGTGTCAACACGGCCTTATCCTGACATAATGAAATTGGAGATCACAAAAACACAATATTCTGAAAATTTAGAGTGCGAGGTTTACAGTGTTTTAATTAAAACGCATTGGATAAAAATAGTTCAGCGTAGATGGAAAAAAATTATGGCAGAACAAAACACAATAACAATGGGCAGAGGAAGTCTAGCGAATTTGCGTTTCTTTGAGACGAATGGCAGACATCTTCCAAAATACGCCGTTTTGCCAAGATTAAGAGGTTGTTTAAAAGATTTATAGAACACTAAGAATAAATATTTGTTTTTTATTTTGAGCCAATATATTATAATGAATCTGAGTAATTTTTCACCGAGTGACACTGAATTGAAACTACCTAGAAAAACAAAAAAAAAAGGATTGACAATTAAAACAAGCCCATCACCACCAAGGTCGGGATTAACCATTCAAACAAGTCCTGAAAGATTCATGCCATCAAAATCTGGATTAGATATTGAAACAAATGCGTTGTCATCACCTAGATTTGCGCCATTAACATCCGGATTGGCAATAGATATATCACCGCCAAGATTCGCAATACCCATGGGAACATCACCTCCAATTAGTTCTTTAATGACTCTTGGCAACTTGTCTCCTGAGCATGAAATCATAATGACACCGGCTAAGAAATCCATTGAAATAAAAAAATACACAAAAATTTTCAAAGAAATGGCAAAAAATGATAATAAACCAATAATGGTTACAAATCCAAAAAACCACACTGAAAAAATAGAATTATATAAATTATTCAAAGCCATATCAAAATCACTTTTGTCAGGCGGTGAATATATTTTCAAAGAAGGGTATGACAAGACAGTGCCAATATTAGGAAGCACACGAAGAACACGAAAATATGATGGGGTTTACGCAAAAGGGAAAGGGAAAGGAAAAACTTATAGCATAACCGCAAATGCTTATAATAATGGTCCGACCGAATTCACAAAACAGACATGTTTAAGTATGTCCAACTCGGATTATGTGAAAGGATTTGTGTCAATTTTACATGAAATATGTTTGATGTATTACGCAAGTGAGTTGAATAAGCATAGACATCTATTTCAAGAAGAAAAAGACGCAGGTGAACAAAAGCTGGTAGTGATTCCAGAATTATACAAAATAGAAATACTGAGAGACGATGGAATGGAATGTATAAATATTCATATGGAAAAATTAGAAGTTAAACAAAAAGCCACAACGAGATTGGAACCAACGTTTAACAAATGGAATGGGATAACAACACAAATATTCCAATATTTCAGACACCACAATTTGGCACATTTGGACACAAACCCAAACAATGTGTTTTTAACCACTAATGGCAAATTGGCAATAATAGATTTTGGCGAATCTATTTTACCGGACACCGAGGTGAATTTGAGACAAGCAAAACCAACAGGATATTTGAAAACTGGAAACACAATGGCTGGATATAATGAATGGTTACGTGGACGAAAAACCGGATTTGATGGCATGGAAGGGTTTCATGATCCAGATGACTATTGGGGTGGAGGCTCCCAGCAGGGGAGCAATGAGCGAAGCGGAGGCTCCCAGCAGAGGGATCCCCGAGGAGGATCTATGAGCGCATGGAGCAATGAGCGAAGCGGAGGTGGAGAAAGAAGTAAAACAAAAACCCAAAAACAAAGAATCAAGATATTAAGAAAAACTGTATCCAAGCGCAAATAAACATAAAGATTGCTACTTAAATAATTACAAAGAATGACAGAACAAATGCTATGTGACCCAAGCATTCAGCGACTATCACAACGTTTAACAACTCAAACAAGTCAAACCGAAGAAATATACAAAACCCTTGACGCAACCGAATTAAGAGTAAGTGAATTGCATCCAGAGTATCAATATTTACATCTAATACACAAAATAATAGAAAAAGGAACACTTGAAACTGGGCGCAATGGAAACACATATTCATTGTTTGGACATAATATGCGATTCTCATTGGCGGACGGAGTCGTACCTTTTTTAACAACAAAACGCGTGGCATGGAAGACGTGTCTAAAAGAATTAATATGGTTCATTCGCGGCGAAACTGATAACAAGTTATTACAAGATCAGGATGTCCATATTTGGGACGGCAATACAACGCGTGAATTCTTGGATAGTCGTGGTCTAAACCATTATCGCGAAGGATTAATCGGACCCGGATACGGATTTCAATGGCGCAATTTCAATGCCATGTATGATGTGCGCACAGGAAAGGTAATGCCAGACATAAGCAAAGGCATAGACCAATTGGCATGGATAATTGCGTGTTTGAAAGACCCCGCACAAAGATCATCGCGCAGAATGTTAATGACTGCGTGGAACCCGTCACAAATTGATGAGATGGCACTTCCGCCATGCCACGTACTATGTCAGTTTCATGTGAAAGCTGGCAAATACTTGTCATGCTCGCTTTATCAACGCAGTTGTGACGTTGGATTGGGAGTTCCATTTAATATTGCTTCTTATAGCATGTTGACACACATTTTAGCAAAATTTTGTGGATTGGAGGCGCATGAATTTGTTTACAATATGGGCGATGTTCATATATATGATGATCACATAGAACAATTGAAAGAACAAATAAAACGCGAGCCATATGAATTTCCAAAGATGGTGGTTAAATCCTTACACAATGATATAAACAATTATTCAGTGGATGATATAGAGTTAAAAACCGAATACAAATGTCATCCGCCAATAAAAATGGAAATGCGCGCATAAAACACGGACCATTCCAATGTTCTTTTAAAAATGCGATCAAAATGAAAGATGTCCTGGATGACACTTATAATCCAATAATAGATGACGACACTGCTATGAAAATGACGGAAAACAATGAAACACTATTTAGAAAAATAAAAAACATCAGAATAGATTACAATTTTGAGAATGAATTTAGTGAAAAATTGGACAACATGCGATTATGGAAATTATCGCAACTTTACAACAAAGATATAGAAAAAATCAAAGATCATATTTTGTGGGACCAAGCTAATGATTTATTGGCGCAGATGCGAAAAGGATACATAACCACAGATGAGCTATGATAGAAAAATATGATATATATCATATAGAATGGATTCAATTGTGCAAGAAGCAAAATCATTTAATCACAATTCTTTTGTAGAACATGTATTTTGTACTTCGGAAGAAAGCAAGGCCGAAATATTAAATGTCATACAATATTCATTGTCAGCAATTATTCCAGTGGTTGGATTAAACAAATCAATCCAGCGATTTATTCCCGAGGCGGATGTAGAAAAATCCAGTTTGGAACTTTTAGCCGAAATTTTCATGCAGATTGTTATCATGTTCATCGGCATTATTTTGATTCACCGTCTCATAACATATTTCCCTACATACAGTGGATACAAATATGAGAACTTTAATTTGACAACTGTGATATTGGCATTTTTGGTGATAGTATTGAGTTTACAGACGAAGTTGGGAATAAAGGTGAATATATTGAGCGACCGATTGTTTGAAATGTGGAATGGTCCGGGTGATAATAAGAAGGCGGCAATGAGAAAGTCAGGAGGTCAATCATTGCCCAACCATTCGGCGAGCCAGGCCGACCATTTGGACGCTTCTGGAATACAGTCGGGCACATTTCCACCGGCGCCAACGGCAACTAGTAATAACAGATCCTCTGGACAAGGATATGATTACATGGTCAAGGTGAGTGGAACGGGACAACCAGGACAGCAAGATTACCAAGATTTTGGACCGGCGCCAGCCAATAGTATGATTGGTGGCGGAGCCAGTTTTTGGTAAATTAACAAAACAATATCACATAAAACTTTCAATTATATGTGATAATATATAAATGCCAAAATCAGCAAACGCAACATTTGTGGAAGGCAGCAATTTGACAAAAATAAAATTGACGATAGAGAATGAAACTGTTGAATTAACAGAAGGTGACTTTATAGAATTCAAACGAAAATGCGTTTCCGAAATAAAGACACAGAGAGCAAAAATATTGGCTTTTGGATGGCATAATGGGGCAATACACGCAAACCGAATTTTCTTTTTGCCATGGCGCGAAGAAGAGAGTAGATGGGGAAGTCATGTCACACCAATGCGCGGAATACCATTGGAACATAGTTATTTTCACGATGGAGATCTAGCTGACCAACCGAATGGCGACTGGACAACAATAAAGAAACTGAGCGAATCACATGAACAACAATAAAGAAACTGAGCGAATCACCTGAACAACAATAAAGACATTTGAAAACAATTTATAAACAATTTGATATTTGTTATTATAAAACAACAAATAGAAATGAATCCCACACTAAATCAATTGATAAATTTTGTTCCTCAAAACGAAACAGAATTTATAATATTAAAGGAAACGGTTCTATCAGAATATCTGATAGACACAAAATCAACATGGTCCGGCGGCAAATATTATTTGGGAGGTCAAATCAAATTAGATCCGAGCGATATTATAACAGACGCATTAGTAAAAAAAGTGAATGACATGTATAGCGATCCATCCAAATTGGATTATTGTAATAGCGCCGAGATGGCAAGCATATGGAGAGCCACTAGACAGATGAGTGAAATGACAACTATTGTAAAAAGATACAAAGAAATTCAAAAGAACCGAATCATGAATGAGTTGAATAAGACAAAATTAAACACAGATGTCAATGAAATGATAGTTTCAATGATTTAAATCTTCATCGGGTTAAACGTGAATTTTTACGCGTGCGTTTATTTCTTAATCCACCTTTTTTTGATGATTTAGATTTGGCAGACGACTTACTTTGCGATTCGGCCGACGCAATGGATGTGACGATGTTTAGAATGACACGTTTCACTTCTTTTATGAACGTGGTTTTTGATATAGCAATCGGCGTTTTTTTCTTCTTAGAAGATGATTTTGATGCCACCACGCCAGACAATTCAGCAACTACAGAATCAAAACAAGTTTGTTCAGCTCGTTTCAATTCATTATCTTCGCTCATCAACTTTTCATAATCCATTTCTGCTTTGCACAACAGGTTATTATAAACTGCAAGTTCCTCTGTAGTTGCCCGACCCAACATATATATTCCAGAATTATCTTCATTTGCTGTCAATACTCGGCGGTCATTTTCGGTGGCTCTCATGATAATTTTTTCTTCGGGCATTCTTGTCAAATTAACACTCATTGGCAAATTCACATAATCTTTAAAACATCTTTCACCATACAAAGACAAATTCTTATCAAATCCCAATTTTGTATATGAAATAAACCCAGGAACATTTAAATATCCGCGCGCCAATTCAAGCATACCCATTTTTTTATAGGTTCTTTGTTTTTTAAGGCAATATAAATAAGCACCCATCAGCAACCCACCACGAATAGTGCCTTCTCTAACACAAATCAATTTAACAGTTATTACACTCGGTTCTTTGACACACTCTCCCAATTCAGTAACAATAAATCCAACAACCTTGTCTATTTTATTATTTGTAATAGTTTTTGTTCTAGCGGTGGTTCCAACATCATTGTAATTTGGAGTCACCGCAACAAGTAGATCATAATCATCCGCATCATTTATTATTTGATCCATTGTTTCATATCCATAATCATCAACAATTCCATTACACACATGAGTTGCCAATTGTTGTAGCTGTTCATTATGAACTTCAGTTACATGTTCATGAGTTCTTTCGCGAGCATCTTTGCGTGATTTTGAAGTGCCGGTTGATTCTCTCAATTGAGGCGGATCCATCCAAGCCATAAATTCACGTTTGTTGAGAAGAACGTGTCCTCTTAAAGAAGCCTGAACATGTGCGTGTTGCATATATTCATCCAAGACGCCATTTTCAAATAGAGACATTGTATTATAATATATAATATACAATTACATATTATCATTCAATAATTGAATCATTCAATCAATCATATTAAGAGTTGTTTCGCCGTCCCATTCGGCTCCCAATCCCACATACTGAACATAAAAATTAGCATAACCCTTTGCTTCGGTTTCTTTGTTTATCAATCGCAACTCCTTGAGCAATTTAAAAAAATATTTGATGTCTAAATCATGATAGTCTGCGATTTCATACAAATCCATTTCACCTGATTTATACTCCTTGACTATTTCATCCAATTCTTCGGGAGAATCAACGCGAATTCTTTTAATTGTGTTTTGATCTTCATCCCATTGTTCTCGGCCAATAATTTCTTTGCGACACTCATCATAATCATCTGCTCCTTGTAGACCATCATTACAACCGTCCCATTCTGGTATCATATCATATAATTCCTCTATCGCCATGTTATATTTCATGGCGGTTTTTTGAATACTGCCGCATCGGTTAAAATACTCCAAAATTTCTAGTCCTCGGTCGTTATTCATTTCAAGGATAGTTTGATTCAACATATCAATTTCTCTTTTAGCTTTTACCAAGTCTTTTTTCAAAATCTCTATCGCTTGTTTAAGAATTTCCACTTCATCTGTGTTTTTTTCATTGTTGATGGCAAAAGCACTCATTTCTTGATATGCTATTATTACAAAAACTCTCTATGTCATTGTTCAAAATAAATGAAAAAGACATAGAGTTATTCGCCATTTAAAGACAAATGAATAATTTACCTTCAGACTCTATCACCGACATTTATAATTTCATTTCCGACAAGGACGTGAAGATATTTGATACAAATCTTGATATGTTGGATATCATAAACCAGTATCTAGAAAAAAAGAAGGGTGACCAATCTTTTATAATAGTAGATTTGGGAGACATTATCCGACAATTCAGCAAATGGCAGAAAAATTTGCCCCGCGTAAAACCCTATTATGCCATTAAATGTAATCCGTGTCCAATTATTATTGAGCTTCTTAATAAATTAGGGTGCGGGTTTGATTGCGCGTCTCAACAGGAAATACTAAAAACAATTAATCTGGGAGTGGATCCCAAAAATATCATATTTGCCAACCCTTGTAAGCCGGTGGATTTTATCAAGTTTTCCAGATCCAATGACGTAGATATGTTGGTAGTAGATAGTTCATACGAATTATACAAAATAAAGCTCTATCATCCTGAAGCAAAAATCTTGGTAAGAATTCAAACTGATGATTCCAAATCAAAATGTAAATTCAATTGTAAGTTCGGAGTTGAATTGGACAATGTAAAAGAGATCCTTGAATTAGGCAAGGTATTGAACCTCAATATATCCGGAGTAAGTTTTCATGTAGGAAGCGGTTGCGAAGATCAAAACGTCTACTACACTGCTCTATCGGATTGTAAAAAGGTATTTGAAATAGCAAGCAGCGTCGGGGTGGAGATGGATTTGATAGATATTGGTGGCGGATTTCCGGGAACGGATAATGCCAAAGTGGCATTTGAATCCATGGCAGAAGTAATTAATGCAGCAATTGACGACCTATTTGCCGATAATCCAAATGTCAAATTTATGTCGGAACCGGGTCGTTATTTTGTGGCGTCTTCACATACCATAATATGTAGCATAATAAACAAGAAAGAAAAGGCGGACAAAGAGACAGGTGAAATGAAATACACATATTATATTTCTGACGGAGTTTACAAGAGTTTTTCCAACACAATTTATGACTATGCCATGCCAGAGTTTATACCGTTCAATGAGCGCAATGAAAAGACATATCAAAGTATTTTGTATGGAGAGTCGTGTGATAGTTTGGATATTATATCACGGGGGTGTCCTTTGCCGTCGTTGGCAATAGGTGAGAGTATTGTGGTAAAAAATATGGGAGCATATACAACGGCGAGTTCAACTGAATTCAACGGGTTTTCTAAAGCGGAACTGTACTATATATTAACTTAACAGTTTGATTTAACAACTTCTGAGAACTTTTTGGTAAGTAGTAGTTCAAGTGAACAGCCATTCAAAATTTCATGATAAGCATCTAATTTTTGTTTCCAGCCGCGAGTTTCAAGAATTTGTTGTTCTTGACTTGAATCACTTTCACCTGGACAATCAATTTCATCCAATTCTATTTGAGAATACAATTCTGTGTTGTAAATTTCCATGTGCGAATCCAATTGTTCGCCGAATTCTTTTACACAAATGTCATAATAATTGCTGTTAATATATTTATTCTGTAATATCTGTTTTTTCTCATCATTAGTAAGTTCAGCAATAAATGTGCGGGACTTGTATTTGACGCTATGTAAAATAGTTACAATTTTCCCAGTAGAAATTGTTTTTGACCATATTGTGGTTTCAATTGTTTCAGAATCAACGCTTTTAATTATGTATGTTAAGGTGAGTTCTTTTTTTTGTGAAAATAATTTTTCACATTGTTCAATTTTATATCCCGCACATAAAAGTTTATTCACACAAGCATCATAGTTATTGCATATTTTGCACGATTCGCCTCTGAAACAACAATAATTAAAATCTTCGCTCATGTCCTGACAACGTGAATTGCAATAAGTATGAGAGCGTTTGTGAATGTCAATTTGACATTTTCTCCCGCAGAAATGACACTGTGAGCAGTAATCAATTGCTTCTTTCAATGACGACAACTCATAAAACTCAGAATATTCAATCAATTCTATAATTTGTGAATCCGCGGGGTGTGTTGATGATGTAAAACTCATTATATTTATAATTTAATTTTGAAATTGTAAATAGATCAATTTTTATAATATTTAACTTGAAAAATTGATCCAGGATCTGTGAAAACATATAATAGAATAAATAAATATAATATTATAATATAATGAGTAAATTTGCGTCAACTGAATCAAATCAAATATATTTGAATGAGCACATTCAAACATACAATTTCACGCCAGAGCAAATGCTTCGCGTTGAAGAATTATCAAAAAAATACAATATGTGCGAGGCTATTTTATTGACCGAGAGGTGCCATTGTTGCGGCAAAGGACTAACTAGCGCCAATGAATTTTGTAGTGACTTTTGTAAAGAGTATTGCGACAATTTTCCTTGTTTATGGGGACTTGAATGCGTATTTTGTAAGTGGATGCCGATAGAAAAGTGCGATTGTCACATTTGTTGTATAGATGACAATGGACCGGCGAATCTGTTTAATCGCGAGCATGGCACCAGTTATGGCAAGTCTGAATTTGAATTACTCACGGAATATGCCAATGAAACCGGAATGGATTTGCTTAGTGCTGTTGAATGTAGTAAAAACTGCCGCGATTGTGAGGAAAAGTTGGAATTTACTATGCACTATGGTCAAGAACATTGCGCCAATTGTAAGATCAATCATCAAAAAGAAAAAGAAGAAAAAGAAAAAGCTTACAACAATAATATCTGTTTCTGGGGCAAAGATTGTGACAGATGTGCGGAGTTAAGAGAAGAAGAAATAAATGATATTTTCATACGAGAATGCTGGGAATGTCACAAGACAATGACAGATCATGAAGGCTACGCGGATAATGACGGATGTGGCGGAGTTTTATGTAATTTATGCGCGGCCGAATATGACTTTGATAAGCAAGAATTAATATACAATTATGCGAAAGAACATGATGTTTCGCTCCGACAAGCGGCCATTCATTTTGATGAATAAATAATTATAATGACGAAGCATTCTTAACAAAAGGTTTTTTTTTTGATCCGGATGTCATGGGTGCAATAACCCTTTTGTAAAAATGTTGGGCCAAATTAGCGGAATTAGACACTACATTCATGACGGATCCATAATTGAATTCATGAACAATGACATCTCTATTGTCTTTTTCAAATTGAATGCTATAAAACCAGAAGGGTGGAATATAGAGAACGTGTCCGGGATGAACAACAAAATCTAGGAATTTCATTTTAAGGAATCCATTTTTGTATTGTTCTTGCGGATTCCAAATATTAAGTGGCGATGTGAATTCATAATTAGAATATTCTTTGTTCACAATCATGTATTTATTGCTGCGCCACGGAGTCATTTTTACCGTCAATTTTCCGCCGACGACATAGAGAAACCGTCTTTCTTGAGTATGATATGTGGTTGGAGTAGTTGCGCCGTGTGAACCAAATAAAACATCATAATTGGAACTGACACATAAAGGAGTTTGTAAGATGGCATCAATATTTTTGTATTGTTTAAAAAGCCCGGTTTCCATGATAAAACTTGAATTATTATTGCTAAAATATTTGCTGTTGGAATCGGAGTCCATGAGGGTTTTGACGGCGCTGAGATTTAAAGGAACCGTGCTTTTTGCGGAAATGTCATTAAAATAATAGTCGGATGATTCTTTTAGATTTACATCAAAACTGCCGTATTCAGATGCCAAGTGAGAGATAGAAAAATTCTTGAAAAATGTGTCAAATTTGCTAAATACAAACAAAAAAGGTTGTTTTAGATTTGCGCTTTCGTTGAGTTCTCTATTGTTAGTGTAATCAATCTCGTAGATTTCCATGTCATCGCCTTTTTTTAATTGATACATGAGTTGACTGTAAATAATTAACACGAGGACAAACAATACAAATGCGTAGAGTAATTCCATTTCTTTATGATGTCTTAATAAAAATCATAAAGAATATAAAAATGATAAACTGCCGGGCTTAGGTTTAAATTAAAGGGAAAGGTCTAAGGAAACTTGAACCTTGGTTTCTCTTATTAAGGTGCTCCACACCCAATCTCTAGCGGGACGCGCGCAAGATCGGGCTCATATGTGCTCTGGTTCCACGGTCCAACATTCTGCTTGGGAATAATAGGATCACTTCTTAGCTGAAGATTGGCATTCTTCATGGACTGGCCAATGGTATCCAAACCAATGTGGTATCCAGCTTGTAACATATCACCAGCAATGATGTTGCCCTGGCTCATGTTGACGGGATTCAAAGCGGCCCATTGACTATTTTGGTCAGCGGGCAAAAGATCATTGGGATTGGCAATTTGCTTTGGTGCGAAGGCGTCAGCGGTGGGGGTTTGCTCAGACACAGCATAATTATCACCGGCGGAATTTCCATAACCATTTTCCATGCCATCAAGATTCATAGTCTTAGCGCCGGAATAGCTCAAAAGCATCCACGCCAAAACAACGAAAATAATTAAAATTAACATGCGTTGAGGAGTAGCAAATTTAGAAAAACCACTAAAAATTTCGTTGAACATTTCAGATAAGTTTATATAATACGGATTGATAAAATAATTTTTGGTATAATTTGAAGCAAAACGGAGACAAAATAGATATTATGCGTCCTTTTCTTCTAAATCATCCACATCACTGTCACTATCATCAATATCATCTAACATGTATAAATTTTTGATCCGACGGGCTTCCATGAAAGAAGAAAGTGCTAAAGATTTTGCCAATTTGGCTTTTCGGCGAGCCTCGCGATACATTTCGTAATAGACTTCGGTTTTTTCTTTTAAATGAAAAGTGTCATTTTCATTCAACTCTTCAGTATCCAAATTTACTTCTAAAACATCATCACTGAAAATTTTGATTGGTTTTAGTTTTTCTTCTTCTTCTTCTTCGGTATCACTATCATTATCATTATTATTATCTTCCTCAACTTCTTTGTCTTCTTTCTTTTCTAAATCCACATTCAAAACAATTGGAGGAATGACCTCATGTTTTTCTTCTAAAGTTTCTTTGGTTGAATTTCCTAAAGTATTATCACAGGCTGTTTTTGTTTTGATAACACATTTTTGAAAAAGATCAACCGGTTTAAGAATCATAATTTGTTTCAATTCAATGTCTATTTGAAAACTTTTAGCCGAGCATCGGATTCCTTGAACCTCAATAATAGTAATCATAGACGTCTTTTCATCTATAGTTTCGGCGGCAATATCATTCTGATTTTCATCATATATTTTAACCATAGTATCAATGCTATCCGTTTTTTTAAGAACAATAGAGCCGGATTGGGGTCCCTTCATGAAACTTGCGTTGACTCTTACCAAATACATTTTTCCGGATTTGAATAATTTTACAGTAGGTGTGAAGTAGCTTTCCACATCTTCTTCAGTCAATTCGGTGTCAAACCATTTAGTACGATTGTCGTAAATAAGTTTTCGCACAGTTGTTTCCAAAGTTTCAAGCCATTGAATAAACTCTTCATCATCATTTGTGAAAACTAAATCTGAATACATTTTTTTGCCGGATTTGACAATCCCCTGTTTGGTTTTACATTTAGGAGTTTGAATGTATATTGGCAATTTGTTTATTAACAATTTGCTAAAATGGATGCCGCCCGACGCGGAAGTTGGAGAATTCATGCTAAGTTGATTAAAAGGAAAATTTGATGTGGGATCATAAATATTATCCATGTAATAAGAACAGTATAACATACAAAAAATAAAAGCACATGATTTTTTCCGAAAAAATTCGGAAAGATAGAGAATGAAAAATAATTGAAATAGTTAAATAAGAGATGAAATCGCTTAAAGAATCTATCCAAGAATTCCTACAAAATGAAGAAATAAAAACTGAAATAAAAACAATATTGAAACCGTTTGGAGCATTAATTTACAATGAAATTTACTTCTACATGTTGCTAATATGTGTTTATTGTGTTTTGTTGTTTTTATTTAGTCTGATGAGTCTTCTAATAATGTTGAATTTGACGAGACAACTAACAAAAACACAAGGGTTATTAGATAAATTGTATCACATACAAAATTTAGACGAAATACTATAATATCAATAATATGTATAAATAAATGTCAGCACTCTATGGATCAGCCGTTTTTGGTGGAATTGGAGAACAACAAGCAGGGGCAAATGGAGCAATTGCGCAACAATTACCGTCTCATATTGAAGGAACTTTTGTTTTAAAAGGAGGTAGACGAAGTCAGCGAAATAGACGAAGTCAGCGAAATAGACGAAGTCAGCGAAATAGACGAAGTCAGCAAAATAGACGACGTGGTGGCAAATCACGAAAAAATAAGCAAAGTAAGCAAAATAAAAGAAGGCAACAGAAAGGAGGAAACTGAAAACAAACTGTGGATTTATTTTCATAAAAACATAGTATAATGCAAGCAACAATAAACACACAACCTGAATTTGAAGATTCTTTAAAAAGATGGATAAGAGTGGATACACAGATCAAACTGGCAAATCAACAAATGCGTGAATTGCGAAATCAGCGTGACGCTCTATCATCAAATGTGTGTGACTACATTCAAAAAAACCGTATGGAAAAACGCAAGATAGAGACGCCGGATAGCAGGATAGAATATTATGAAAAAAAAGAATATTCGGCATTGACATATGGATTTTTGGAGAAACATTTAGCAGATCTAATTCCAGATGAAAAAAACGTAAAACTTATAATGGAATATTTACGAAGCAAACGCGAAATCAAAAAATCGCATGATTTGAAGCGAGTTTTCAACAAAGGAATGAAGAAAGGAACTATGAAAGAATATGGCGGAGATGAATCTGAATAGAATTGGAGGATAAGTGCCTATTACATATTTTATAGTAAATATAAAATATATAATGTCAACATACACACCCGAACACATAGAAACGTCACATTTTGAAAATGATTATGAAGAAAAGCATGAATATAAGGGAGGATATAGTGTTGCCAAATTGCTAGAACAAAGAGGAGGGCAAATTGGAGGACAAAGCGTAGGAGGAGGATCATCCGAATCCCTCATGTCTCGCATAAAAGACCTCTATATTCCTGTAGGGTTAGTGACGCGACATTATCCAAACCCAATTAAAAAAAGAAATGAAACAACAAAGGGAAAGTGTATATCAGAGGATCTCATGACAAAATTGGAGGATCTTATTTACAAAAACAAATCAACAGAAAATAAGACAATGAAAATGGAGAAACATGAAGAAAATAATTACACCAGAAAACATCGCAAAATCACTTAAATAAAAAACGGAATATAACAATATTGACAAGATAATATCCCATGGAAAAGCAAGCAAAGAAGTCAACACGAAAACCAGCAACTAAACCCAACATCACCATTCAAGTGGTGGAAGTGACCGACGAGACAAAGAAGAAAGGTCGCAAGCCGAAGGGTGGAAAACTGATAACCAAAATGGACGATTCTGTTCAACATGCGGCTCCATTAACAAACATCATTTTACATTTGAAATGTTCAACAAAAGAGTTGAATGAATACATGGATAAATGTAATAAGATGACATATGACGGAATGTTGTATGATCCTTCTGGTCCGCCCACAATCATGACATACAATGTTGTCAATGATGAACAATATGCTTTATATGATAATGGCAAAGAAGTTAGCAACGCGGCATACAACGAACCATCAACATGTGATGTATGTAAGGTGTGTAAAGAAAAAATGGACGTGACAGATGTCATAAATGATGATTCTGACATATCAATGAAAGATGTGAATACAAAACTGAAAAAGTTGAAAATGGTTCTTTACAAGAATTCAAACTCAGAACATAAATCGGCATGTTTTTGGTGCACATATGAGTATGACAACCCCAGTTGTTATATACCAAAATACGAAAATGATGGAAATATATTTGCTTATGGATCTTTTTGCCGACCCGAATGCGCGGCGGCTTATTTAATGAAAGAGACTATGGATGACAGTACTAAATTTGAGAGATATCATTTGTTGAATCGCATATATGGAAAAATATATGGATACAAGAAGAACATAAAACCTGCACCGAATCCTTACTATATTTTGGAGAAGTTTTATGGAACATTGACGATCCAAGAATATCGCAAGATGTTAAAAACGGATCACATGTTATTGACGATAGACAAGCCGATGACACGACTTATGCCGGAACTTCATGAAGAAACCGATGAGACGTTGTTAAATATAGGAAATTCAACCAAGCCCGCGACAAAAACAACAGGAAATTACAAAGTTAAGAGACAAAGTGAAAAAGTGTCTGGTCCAAGTAAGACTAACATAATGAAGACTGCGTTTGGAATAACTCAATAAATAATAAAGACAAACAAACATGTCATTATTATTCAAAAAACACATAAAATGTTATCACATAATAAAATATAGAATATGTTGTCATGTCATTTAATGGGTGGACTTGGAAACCAGATGTTTCAAATATTTGCCACGATTGGATTAGGAATGAAATACAAAAAACGCGTCACATTTCCTTACAGTGAAAAATTAGAAACAGGATTGACGCGACCTACTTATTGGGACACAATTTTCAGCGAAATTAAAAACACAACAACGCACAACGAAGAAAACCCTCATAAAACTCAACAACATAATGCTTATATAATGACGCGAATGCGACAAATTCCAGAACGCAATTTCAGATATGATTTGGGAATAATTAGCGAAGTTGAAAATATGTATGATGCTGAATATTGTTTGAAGGGATATTTTCAGACACCCAAATATTTTGCCGAAAGTTGGAATGCCATATTAAATGAATTGAAATTAAGAGAGAAAAAAGAAGTGGTCAAGCAAAAATATATTGAACTAACGGATAAAAAAACAGTTTCATTACATTTCCGATTGGGCGATTATTTGGTGAAACAAGAGTATCACAATGTCTTGAGCATGAGATATTATGCGTCTTCTATTCAAAATATTATTAATAAAACTGGAATTGACAATTTAAGAATCATATTCTTTTTTGAGGAAGACGATAGAGAAAGAGTCAACATATCTATTTCTGTATTAAAAAAACGATTCCCCAATGTTGAATTCATAGAAATAGACACAAACATTCCCGATTGGGAGCAGATGTTATATATGAGCAATTGTGATCACAATATAATAGCCAATAGCAGTTTCAGTTGGTGGGGGGCTTATCTAAATGAAAACGCGGACCAAATTGTTTGTTGTCCAAATACGTGGTTTGGACCAGCTATGCGACATAATGACACAAGCGATATGATACCACATCATTGGAATAGGATTGTTGAAAATTAATTTTACAAAATAGATTAAAGAGAATTTGTGATTTAATGCATCAGCAAAATGTCACACAATATAAGCTCTAATGTATTTGATTTTTTAAATAAAACCAACGAGTTGTTGTTGGAGATGCCTTTATATAAGAAAATGAAGTCGCATAATGATGAATTAAAGGAAAAGGTGAAGGCACTTAAATACACAATTGAGTATTTGGAATTAATTAATAAAAATTTGACAAATAAGAATAAAAAACTTAAGATGAAACTTAAAAACAAAACATGTCACGTTTCGCAACAGTTCAATGGAGATATATTTGAAGATGTTAATGAAGATATATTTGAAGATGTTAATGAAGATGTTGAAATTGAAATCACAAATGATGATCCAAATATAAAAATGGAAATTGTTGAATTGGAAAAGGCAATTGATTACAATGAGGATTATAATAATAAAGATGAGGAAGTAGAGGCTGAAGTAGATGCAGAGGCTGAAGAGGAAGTAGAGGCTGAAGAGGAAGTAGAGGCTGAAGAGGAAGTAGAGGCTGAAGAGGAGGCTGAAGAGGAAGTAGAGGCAACTGAAGAGGAGGCAGAAGTAGATGCCCAAGAAGAGGCTGAAGAGGAGGCAGAAGTAGATGCCCAAGAAGAGGCTGAAGAGGAAGTAGAAGTAGAAGCTGAAGAGGAAGTAGAAGTAGAAGCTGAAGAGGAAGAGGCAGATGTGTATGAGGTCACCATAAAGGGTAAGACATATTATGTTTCAAACGAAGTTGACAGTATAATATATGCTGCGGACGAGAACGGTGATATATCAATTGAGGCAGGAATATACAAGAATGGCAAGCCGGTATTTAATAAGACCAAGTGAATTATTTAAATACCATGTTCATAGTTGCTCTACTGCCTTTTCGTGAAATATATTTAAAAGGCGCATTTCCATTTTTTAAATCATAATTGAATAATTTTGAATGATCAGGCACATAACCAACTTCAAATGAATTGACATTTACAAAATCACTGTCTCCATCATATGCCAGTTTTAAGTTTCCAATGAAGTTTATTCCATTTTTAGTATGAGTTGAAAATTTATCAAAATCTTCTTTATTCATCAAACGCGTATTTCCATGATAATGTTGAATTATTGGCATGGAATTTCTATCCGGTGGCGCAAGACCTTTTTTAACAGCAGTTTCAATTAAAAACTCATTGGCGACAAAAAATGTGCTGCGATCAATTCGCATTTTGGCGTTTGATACACGATCTTGTAGCATATTATCTTCATAACCCCATCCCCAAAAATTAGGGAATCCATTAACCATTTCAAAATCACCAGCTTTTATAGAAAGAATGCCTCCAAGCGCATAAGTATATCCGTAAAAATGTTTGACAACTCTTGGCGAAGTTTCATAACTAATAAGTCCTTTCTTAGAAGGCATACAATCAACATCATTAAAAACAAGAGTGATATTCCGGTAATCATTTGGATACATATTTTTCGCAGCAATGAAGCCAATATTTTTCATGGCACCGCGATTAAACAACCGAGTATCACATTGATGAATAAACAAAAAACGACAATGCCCTTCCGGATAATCTTCAATGATGATTTTCATATGACTTTTGAATTGTTCTAAATGTTCAGCGCGATCTCTATAGGGAACAATAAAAACAATTTTGGGAATGGAAGACATTATAAAAATACTAATATAATTTATTAGTATTTTTAAACCTTTAAATTCACGACGAAACAGACATCAAGAAACATGATGGCACGACAATTTCTTTAATTGCCTCCAACTTCTTGTAACATTTATTGATAGTGACTTCACTCACACCACAAATGCTCTTAATTTCACTTTTTGACTTGTTCAATTCAAACAGTTGCGAGACAAAATAGACAATGCCAGCAGCAATAGAATTGGGCGTATTGTCAGGTATAAGATTTTCATTTTCCACTTTCTTAGCCACAAACATAGACAACATGGTTTGTTTCTTATTCATGTTAAGTCTGCTACAATATCTCTCTATGAAATCCTGTGGCGTAGTTGAGCACAAATTGGTTTGTTCTTCGCTGCCGTTATTTCTATCAACATTATTAAGCATGTCCAAAGCCAAACTACAACCATTAGTAGCACTAGTTTTGTCCAAATGAAAGATTTCAGCCAATTCATGCGCAGTTCTGGGGCATTCATTTAAACGGCACGCAATGTAAATGGACGCCGCAATAGTTCCAGCGCGATTACAACCGCGGAACATCTTTTGTTCTGATATGTCTTTGTGAATCACAAGCGCCTCATCAATACATAATTTTGATATTCCTCCATTCTGCGCCATGGTGCTAATATGCATGAATTCATTGTAAAGCGATTTCTCTTTATGCGGAATAGACTGCCATTCGGTCCAACGCCCGATCCGCCGCATTTCGTAAGAGGATTTGTTGGTATATAACACTTTACAACCGTAAGAAGATTCTTGTAACAAAGGATTGATGGGATTGCCGCAACGGGTGGGATCATTGGAGTTTTTGTCATCGGCTCCGTAGTAGCGCCATTCAGCGCTGAAATCAAGGACGTCACGATAAAATCTGCCGCACTCTTTATTGCTACAAGTGGGGAACCCGTCTTCCATTGTCACTAGTGGCGACTCGCAAGATTCGCATGAATCCATGTTGAATTTGTAGACACATTCCATTTCAGAAGATTCCGATTTAGCAGATTTGTCATTGTCTAACAAACCCCACAAACGCGATTTCTCGGAATTGGATAATTGAGGGGTCTGTTTTTTTTTTGTTTTGTTTGTTGAAATATTTTTTAATTTAGAGGACGTATTTTTAATTTCCATGTTGCTGGATTCTAAGACTTTTTCCATTTAAGTAGTTTTACAATGTTATTTATATTATTGATGTTGAAGAATGATTTAAACACATCAATTTTTTGGGTTTATATTATTCGCATAATATAAATAGAACATAGAAATGGATATTGGAGATACAATAGAAAAAATGGTGAATTCTTTGATAAAAACAAAAGTGGGCGCGCTTAATTTTGATACCATTTTTAACACACAAATAACGCCAAAACTAAAAGAAAGTGTTGAAAATGGTATTGGAAATTTATTTCAAAGTTTTTCTTTTCAAGACAAAACATCAAATATATTAAATAGAGACATATTTAAAATATATGACGAAGCATTAACAGATTGTGCGGTAGTTAAAAAAATAATTGATGATGCGAAAGATGACAAAAATTCGGCACTTACTGAGTTAATAACAACAATTAAAACAGCTGAAAAAAATGATGATAAAATTGCCGCAGCAAAAACCACATTTATAACAAAAATGAAAGGAATAAATACAAAACTAGGCGGCGGATCACCCGAAACACAAAAAATATTTAATGATCTGGCAAACAAGATAGGTTCAACGCAATCAACAGCAGAAGCTGTTTCAGGTGGAAATTTAACTGAGGTTTTAACAAAAATAGGACAAAAATCTCAGTCAGCAATTAATGAACGTGAATCAAAAATAAATGAATTACGACAATCCATAACAGGAGGCAAATCAAAGAGAACACATGGAGGAGGCAAATCAAAAAAAAGGAGGAAGCGAACATACAAAAGACGTTAAGACATGCGTTTCTCTATTTTTTCAAAGAATTCCTTGTCATAAACAAAATTTCCAGTGGGTTTATAATCCGCGATGGGCGTGTAATTCTTCTGATCTTTCTTGACCTCGCCGGATTTAGCCGCATTTTCATTTTTTAGTTGATTTTCTTCCAATTTTTCTATGACAGCGCCTTTTTCATCAACTACCAGGCCCATTTTTTTCTTAATTTCGCTCCTCACATATGAAGGAACAAAATGCGCCCATGAAACAAGCAGTGTATTTGGATGCATGTAACGAACACAAAACTTGTTGTCTTCCAACTTATCTACTAAATAAGCAATACAGTCGGCTTGTTGATAGACGGGTTCGCCAAAAATATATTCGGGAACAGTGAACCAAATATATTTATCACCGATTCTACTACGAGAAGTGATCTTAATCTTGTTGTGGATCCGATTCAGAATTTTATTAAATATGGAAACTTGTTTCAGATCTTTTTTTTGTTGGCGTTCATAAAGATCATCAATGTTGATTTTGCCAACATTTTCATCTTCATCAAAAAGGAAAATAGACATGTGCGCGATAGAGAAGAATATATATTAGTTAAGACAAAATGGTTGTCAAAATAATCCTCAAAAAAATTGATCTCTTTTTGAAAAGGAGATCAATTCAACATAAATATAAAAAACAATTAAACAACCAAACTCAATAATTAAAATGCAACAAGAACAACAAACCAACGAAGTCAATGGCTCAAGGTCCAAGTGTGAGAATTCATGCTGCGAGGTCGTCACTAAACTTTTGTGTGTCGGCTGTGAAAAGAAACATGTGTGTAAAAAACACAACAAATGCGAATCTTGTAAAACCAATAAAACAGTCGTCATCAAGGTTCAAAAGATGGATGTTGTTTCGGATGAAGACGACAAGAAGGAGAAGGCGAGAGAGCGTGCTCGCAATTATTACAGAATTAAGCAGGGAATTCCAGTTGATGCTCCTTTGATTCAGCGTGGTGGAGCTCACAATGTGAAGTATCACACTGAAGCCGAGAAAGCTGAGCGCGTTAAATTGGAGAAAGAATATCAAAAGGAATATCAGAAAAAGTATCGTGAGAAGAAGGTAAATAAGGAAGAGCCCATCAAGCGAACAATGGAGGAGTTTCGCGATGCCATTTTGGCAAAGCAAAACGCAAAATTTGATATTCTAATCAATGAATTGGTTGAGGAGTTTAAACAAGGTAAGTAAATATATAAATTATTCATGTGTTAAAACGGGAATTGAAGAATTGCTGTTTTTTCATTGACTGCTAAATGAACATATCATGGTTTTTGATTTGGATGAAGATGGCGAAATCTTAGCTCGCTGAATCAACTTTGTCATATTATAATCAATTGTATATCCACTGGTTTGAACAAACGCCAATAGAGAAGGCACGTCTTTTTCAGTTAAAAAGTAATTAGAATTTTTCAAAGAAGAACCACCATTTTGATATCTGACAATTGCGAAAGTACAATTCTCTATCGGATCCATCGGATTGACGGTGTGAAATGGAGATAATTTTGGTTGATTCACATGTTTCACGTAAGGCGATAGAGGACCGACGGGAACCTTATCAATAGTAATAATATTTTGATATTCTTTGTAATAACTATTCAAAAATGGTTCCAAATACAAAACATAAGATTGAACTAAAGGAAACGGCGTATCCATTATACATTTGTCTTAGACAAACAAACTGTGTCAAACAGCTTGGAAACAACCAAATAAGGATCCATATTTGAATTGGGTCGGCGGTCTTCAAAATACCCACAGCCATTTTTTACCGCATCATATCCAATTCTAATAGAAACATTGCGATTTGCCACTCCACTTGTAAATGAAAAGAACGAAGATGTCTCATGTCTTCCTGTTAAACGCATTGAAATGTCTTTCCCGTAAATTTGGATATGATCAATATGATTATTCTTCAGTTTTTCTATTGCAGCGTAAATTGCGTCTAAACCGCCATCCGGATTTCGCGTTTTTACGGTTGAAAAATTAGTATGCCCTCCGGATCCGCTCCAATTGCCATATACTGGCTTTGGATGATAACTTATATATGTTCCGTGATTTTCCGCAACGCGATCAAGAATATATCTAGCTGTCCACAGATGATCCGCCACCTCAATGCCATCGCACACTCCTATTTGAAATTCCCATTGCCCCGGCGACACTTCAGCATTAATTCCGCAAATTTTAATTCCTGCAATTAAACATTTTTTCAAATGATCTTCCACAATTGGGCGACCAAAAGCACATAAAGCGCCCACCCCACAATAATATTGTCCAGGCATCATGTTGTCACTATATCCAATTGGTTTATCAGTGATTGAATTAAAAATGTAATATTCTTGTTCAATTCCAAACTGTGGAACGTGCTCGGCTACAGCTTCTTTTGTGAAAATACGTTCCGCCGCATGCCGATTATTTGTTTTCAAAGCGTCACCGTTGGAATTATAAGTTGAACATAAAATCAAAAAATCTCTATCGGGATCACGAAAAGGGTCCTTGAAAATTGCGCATGGAATCAACGTGATCTCTGAATTCTCACATTCAGCTTGACCGGTTGAACTGCCATCATAATTCCATATAGGCACATTTGCGAGAGAACCCTCAAGCCTTTCAACAAATCCATGAATGATGCGAGTTTTAGATCTAAAATTTGAATTGGCGTCCAACCAAATATATTCAAGACAGGAAGACGTCATTTATTGTTTGATAATTAAAATAAAATATTGTATTTATGTTAATTATATTAAAAACACTTATTTGTGAAAAAACAAGTCATTAATCCTTGGATTAAAGCAAATGTTATCATCACCGCAACAATTTTGAGCCAATCTTTATTAGATGGAACGACAAAATGTATATCTTCATTGCTAAATTTGCCAATATTATAATGAATCAAATTTTCAAAAAGATTGACAAACAAGTAAACGAAGAACGATACAACAATAATTCTTGTGCTGGAATCTTTTAACAGAAGATACATGGATATGGATATATTATATAAAATTAATTTTATAATTTAATAAGATTAAACATCAGACATTTCTTTGGCTATCTTGTGTTCAGAAGCAGCAAAATCATCACTTAGAAAAACCATCTTGGGATTTTTGCCCGATTTGCCATGTTTTCGTGTCTTCTTATTCTCCAATTTCTTATAAAAATCCGCGATCTTATTAATATGAGCCTTTGCCTGTTTTTGCGTCATACTTCGCGTATTTTTCCAAATACCTGTTCTCAAATATGAAACGATAGAGAGTCTAATTGAATCCTTGCCAATCAACTTCAACTTTGTATTAGCATGAAGCTGGTGAACATCCATTATTAAGAAATCGGTTTCTCGCACATCCACACCCACGCCATACTGGATAAAACACGTCTCGCCGCCCTCATATTCACCGCGTTGTAAAACAACCAGGTTTCCAAGACCTTCTTCATCATCACCCGAGTCAGTGTGAGCGCATGTATTAAAGTTCACATTGGTAGTCAAAGTGGTGAATGCGGTATTCTTAATTTTGAAATAAGTTTCATCTGCTTTGGCCCGCTGTTTTTTGTATTCAACCGGCGCCAATTTCTTGTATTGTGCATCAATGTGTTTAACTAAAGACTTCATGGGAATCCAATTGTCATAATTATTTTGAGTGAAGTAACTACGACGCACGGCCGGTTTAATCTCTTTCATGCCGACTTGACTAAACATATATTTGTGCTGAATTGTCCAAGTGTCCATGTATCCAATAATGTTGGACGCAACCGATTTGCCCTCTTTGATATTGCGTTTGCCCTCTTTAGTGCCGGTGGCCATGCCTCTATTTTGGGTTTTGTGGGATTTCGCAAATTTGATGACATTGTCATAGAAGATATCTAAATCCTTTTTGGGCAGAACATTTTTGCGAAATCGCAATAAGACTTTGCCGGCTTCAGTGTAAACATCGGCGTCTTCGCGTAAAATAGTGAAATTTTTGGAGTTGGCAGCCGTCAAGCACATGCCGGACTTTTTCTTTAGAGCCTCGTCAGAGACATCTTTGGAAACCGTATATGTTTTGATTCCTTTAATAATTTCAGTTTTAATAATTCCCATCGTAACAATTAACTTATATATATTATTGTCATAAAAATATAGAAATACAAAGACATACAAATTTATAATTAAAAATGGAAAATGGTGAAGAACCTACTAAAAAAATAGAATGTATAGTTGTGAATGGTGGCGGTCCATTACTATTAAATATGTATGGTGCTTTAAAAAAATCCAATCAATTAAAATTGTGGGAACATAAGAATATAAAATCATATTATGGAACATCTGCTGGTGCAATAATATCTTTGTTGTTAGCACTTAATTTTGACTGGGAAGAAACAGATGCTTTTTTAATAAATTGTCCATGGAGTAATTTTTTGAACTTCAATGTTTTGGAAGTATACAATTATTATTTAAACAATGGTATATCAGATAAAACATTTGTTTATGGATTTTTCACTCCTTTGTTTAGAGCAAAAGACATTGATTTGGATATCACGTTTGCGCAACTGTATGAAAAAATAAATGTTGACATTCATATGTTCGCGACCAGGTTTAAAACATTTGAAATTACAGAATTCAGTAAAGATATGACTCCAAATGTTAAAGTATTGGAAGCAATTTATGCGTCAACTTCTGTGCCAATAATATTCAAACCAATGAAAATAGACGGAGAAATTTATATTGACGGATCCGTATATTTGCACTATCCATTGTCAAAATGTTTGGAGAAGAATATTGATCCGCAAACAGTTCTAGGTATTAAAAATATTTATATTGATGAAGTTCAAAGAGATGAAGAGATGGATTTTGAAAATATAACAATTTTTGAATATATTATGAAAATTTTTAGCATGGTTTTTTTAAAAATACAAATTGAACCGGATCCCAATATAAAAATTGGATTGGAAATTCCGATAAATGTGATTTCCAGTGACATCAGTAGTTATTTTAAAATGGCAAATTCAATTCAATTGAGAAAGTTGGCGATAGAGAATGGCATCAAAGATGTGTCTGAATTACATGGCGGAATTTAAAAATTCTTCCAGATACGCTTCGGTAATTTTGGCTTCAAATTCATATACATCTTCTTTTCCATCATTTCCGCTCTTTACCAATTTGATGGTTGGGAATGATTTAACTGAATATGTGTTAATCATTTTAGCAACATTTGGCTCATCAGCGTCAGTACAATCAACCCGAATAATAGTCAACTTTTGTCCTTTGATCACTTTTCCGTTATATTTTTTATCAAATGAGTCAATGGCTGGTTTGGCCGATTTACAATGCGGACACCAATCCGCTGTGAAAAAAAACATGCGCATGTCTTGTCCATTAGTCGGTTGATAAATTTCTGCGTTTTTTTCGCGTTCCGACTGTTTACTTGCGTAATAATTGTAACCATAATATCCAGCAACCAAAAATATTATTAAAACAAAAATAATTGATATTATGCTATAGTAAGGAGAAGCGTATCGGGAAACCAAATCATATAATCCAGGCATTTGAATTTAGAAATTATATAGATTCTAAACATAAGATAATTCGCAAATAATTCCTAAATGAAAATATCCACTTATAAATTATAGAGATGAGCAAAACCAAAACCAGAAAAAACCAAAAATGTAATGCAGACACGCCATCTGTTTATTCAAAAGAAGACTATGATAGCAATGACGGCATGCTAACAACTGTGTGGGGGCCAAGTCAATGGCATTTTCTACACACAATGAGTTTCAATTATCCCGTCAATCCCACCAACAATGACAAACAACATTACATGAAGTACATTTACAGTTTGCGATATATTTTGCCTTGTGGTAAATGTAGGGCAAATTTACACAAAAACTTAAAGAAATTTCCGCTTAAAATGAAGCACATGAAATCACGCGACACATTTTCAAGATATGTGTATGATTTACACGAATTGATAAACAAGATGTTGAACAAGACGTCAGGACTGACATATGAGCAGGTCAGAAATACGTATGAGAATTTCCGATCCCGATGCACACAAACACAAAAGGAAAAAGCCACAATGAACGCATTATTAAGAAAAACATTGAAAACGGAAAGTGGATGCACAAAACCATTATATGGAAAAAAGGCAAAATGTATTTTAAGAATAGTGCCTCAAGAAACAGATGCTCCAACATTCACAGTGGATGACAAATGTATCAAAAGAATCATGTAGGAAAAACTTATAAACTGATATATATATTTGAATGACTGCGAGACTAAACATGGATCCAATTAGACCCATTTTGTGGAAAGGCAAAACATTTAACCAAATTGTATCTGGATTAAGAATGAATCAGCCAATTGTTAGTTCATCAGAATCCATTTTCAATGCTTTGCCAATGAAACATTACAGACGTGAAATATCATCAACCGCCAAAAATTCCCGACCTAGTTATAGTGTTGAAGAAATATTAAGACCAGGCGGTTCAATTATACAAACTAAGGCGTCCAATGCTGCTTCATTGCCAGGTTTGGTAGAATTTGGATTGACCGTTAATAAAACGGAGCGACCCACTTCCATCACATGTTCAATTAGAGCAAACGAAGCCAGAAGGCGCGTCCGAAGTGCAGGAAATGTTAGAAGACCAGACAACAAAAGAGTAATCACATCTGCCGCACAATATTTAGTAAATCGTGGTCAAACATTTGATCAAAGTCAATATCATCATTTAAAATCTGGCAACGCAACCGCAAACGCAGGAGAACCCGCAAGTTTACAAAATGTATACACACCCAATGGCGCAAATCTTGAAAACCCATGTAATGATCCCACAAAATACGTGAAAGCATATTACAAACCTAGCAATAGCAAATTCGCCACACAAGGTGGCGTGTCATCAGGTGCTAGACTAGAGCGTCTTAAATATGACAATGTTCAAAAAGTGGCGGCATCATACACAACACCGTTTGGAAAAGCAGTGGCTAATGCTTTATCACTTGGATCTGGATACACTATTAAAAATAAAATTGGAACATCCGCTGAATGTATCCCCACCGCAGACAAATACAAGAATATAATGAAGAGTTGCGGGTCTGCACATATTAGAGGAGGATAAGTAAATTCAACACATAAATCTTATGCTAATTATGTATAAGATTTATAAATGAATGTATCATGGAAAGGCAGGACATTTAATCAGATTATCACAAAACTTAAAAAAAACAAAAATGACATGACATCTACCAATGTATTTTTGAGTCCACCAATAAAACATTATAGACGCGAATTGATTATGACAGACATTTGTTCTTGGTCAAGTGCCAATATAAACATGGATGATTTCAATGTGCCTGGCGGAACAGTTGTTAATAGCGCAACAGGCGTTGGTATTTTCACAGTTGATTTTAATTTGCCAAATGACAAAACTGAACTGCCAATAAACAATTCATGTGCGATAAGAGCAAATGACGCTAGACGCAGATTAAGAAGCGGCGGAAACATAAAGAATGCGATAACTGTTGGATTATCATCGGTTGTTAATTACTGCACATCCTCAATCCAATATTTGGAAAAAAAGAATCGCAAATTTGATCAAAATAATTACAGTGTTTTGAAATATGGTGAGTCAACATTTAACGACGGCATACCGTCAACCACACAAAATGTCTATGCCACAAAAAGCGTAAATCAATGTGCAAAGATTAGCGTTAAAGGATACTCAGAAATTCCATTTTTCACTTATACTTGGACTAATGGAAAAACATATCCAATATATTTTGAAGATGGGCAATATGATTTAGAAGATTTAAATATTAATTTAATAAGCACTCTTGAAATAAACAAACATTATTTGATAGACAAATATAGATACAACTCAAAAAAACATTTTTTTAAATTTGTGTATGATTCGGCAAGAGATCTCATTCAATTACATTGTGACGCCATAAGTTATTCTCTATATCCTTCTAATAGATATGTTTTCTGGACATCTTTTTTAATTGGCGTTGATTGGCAAATGCCAGAACAATCAACAATTCCCCAAATTAATATTTTAAATAATGAATTCACAGATATGATTGGGTTCGCTTCCGGATCTTATCCTCCCATAAACACAATCACAGAGACAAAATATTATATATTTGGAAACAAAAAACCTCTTATCAAATCAAGATACAATCCGATTTATTACAAACCGCGTGATGTAGAATCGGCTAGTTCAGTTGTCACCCGATTAAGATATAAAACAATCACGGAAAACGCAACTTCATTCACAACACCTTTAGGCAGATCTGTTGCGAGTGCGTTGGCATACAACATTCCAGCACCGGGATATTCATACAAATATGTTGTTGGATATTCGGATGATTGTTCACAGGAAAAAGACAAATTCGGAAATATAATTCAGAAAGGCTGTGATATAAAAAAAATAAAATAAAAAGCGTCAATAATATATAAATGTCTTCATCACAATACACAACAGACAAATCAAACATGTATTCTTCCGGAGTTCGGGGCAAAACTAAATTACAACAAGATAAAATTGACGATCTTTTGGAAAAAGAGAAGCAACAGCAAGAGCAAAGACAACAACAAGAGCAAAAAGAACAATCCGATCAAGAAAAAATTAATATAAATAACAGCGGAAGTAGCATGATTCTCTATTTGTTTTTTTTAATTTTCATGAGCGTGTGGATAATTGTTACCATTTACGCAATTGTAAAATCGTTTATATGTGCAGGCAAATCAGGAACAATTGCTGAAAAAATAATTGGAATATTTCTCGCCATATTTCTAGGACCATTTTATTTGATATATTTAAGTTCTATGGATGGATACTGCAAAGACTCTCAAGTTATGTAAATATTTTGAAAACACATAGAAATAATTTATCATAATAATTATAAATAATTATGATGACCCCTGACTTTCTTTTGAATTATTATCCAAAGTTCATGTATTTGCGTGTGTTTATTGAGCAAAATGACCATGATTTGAAAATAAGATACAATGATCATGTTCGCAATCACAATTCAAAAATTTTCAATGATCCCAGATATATTGACGCAGGGTTTGATTTGTTTGTTCCTCACAATTTAAACTGTGCTAGAGAAAATGGCGTGAATAAAATCAATCACCGAATTAAATGTAGCGCATCCATCGTATCTGACAATAGAGGGCCCTACAATACTGGATACTATTTACATCCCAGATCAAGCATCATAAAGACTCCACTCAGATTAGCAAACAGCACCGGAATCGTGGATTCTGGATATAGAGGAAATATCATTGGTGCGTTTGATTGTAATTCCGATCATTATTTGGTGAATGAGTTTGAACGTCTTATTCAAATTTGCGCACCTTCATTAATGCCCATATATGTTGAGTTAGTTGAGAACGAGTATGATTTGGGAGAGGAGACTGCGCGCGGGGGAGGAGGATTTGGATCATCCGGACGATAAATTACTTATGTAAAAAATTGATCCCGAACCAAATTTTCAGCGGCGAAATAATATAGAAGCAAATAAACACAATTTACATAATGGAATCAGAATACAGCAAATTAACTATTGATATAACCAAGAAATTGTCAAAAAAAGAAAAGAAAGACAATGGCATCTTCATAACTCCAAAAACAATTATTAAAAAACTATTTGAAAGAATTAAATCCGAATGCCCCCCTGACATAATGCGCATTTTAGAACCTTCGGCAGGCACATGTGAAATCGCGTTGGCTGCGTCTGAAGCTTATCCCACAGCCATGATTGACGCGATAGAATACAATGATACTATTTTCGCAGCAACCGCAGAAACAATTAATCCGGCAATCATTAATTCTGTGAAGGCAGATTTCACGCGATGGAATAGTGAATCTGGAAAAAAATACGATCTTATTGTAGGAAATCCTCCATACGTCGTTTGCGGAAAAGAAGATGTGCCCGCACAATACAAAGACTATGTAACGGGGCGTCCAAATTTATTTTGTACATTCATGTTACATTCAATTTCAATGTTGGCGCCTGGCGGGGTGTTGGCATTTATAATTCCCACCAGTTTCTTGAACGCCGTATATTATTCAAAAACCCGAAACTATATGAAAACTATGGGAACCATTATAGACATAATAAATTTCACAAAAGACAATAAATTCATAGAAACCCAACAAGCGACTATTGGATTGATTTACCGTCTACATTTATCAAGCTCACCCATTGTTCCAACAACTGAATGTAAATTTTCCATGAAAGTCGGAGACAATTATATGTTTACAGAAAACGCCGACGATGTAAAAGAGATTTTGCGCGGATCAACCACTTTGAAAGCGCTAGGAATACAGGTTAAGACCGGTACTGTTGTGTGGAATGAACACAAGGACATTTTAACAGATGACGCGAAAAAGACTCTATTGATTTACAATAGCAATGTGGCAAAGACAAATTCGGTTGAAATTCTACAATTCAATAATGAAGAGAAAAAACAATATATTGCGATGGACGGATCAACCGGTCCATGTATTGTGGTAAACCGCGGAAATGGAAACAGCGCATATCAACTCACCTATGCCTATGTAGATGGGAAAAGACCATATTTGGTTGAAAACCATTTGAATATGATATTGTGTAAAACCGAGGCAACGGCTAAGAAAATATTAGCAAGTTTTGCCAATGAAAAAACTGTCAAATTTGTCTCTACATTTTTAGGTAACAATGGACTATCAAAAACCGAATTGGAGACGATATTTCCGATTTATATTTGAGGTCGCTTTTATCATTGATTCGCTACCATTGGTCGCTTAACTAAAGATATTTGCCATGCCGGGTTTAGTATGCCCATATGATTGCGCCATCTCAACAACATGTGATATTCATATGTTGCTGATAAAACTACAATAGCATTCTTGTTTTTTATTCTGTCTATGGCGGTGACGTTCAAATCCGTTTCCGATAACATTTCCACATTGAATTTTTTCAAATCCCATAACAAGAATTTTTTACCAAGTTGTGATTCTTTAAGTTTTGCCGAAAACGCAGCTATATTTAATTGCGCCGAATACAATTCCAAGTATTTACGAATGGATTCTTTTACAATTTCAAAACACCGTTTTTTACTCGGTTTTGATTCGGCTTCGCGCATAAATCCAAACATCGCGAATTTTGTATGATCAGTCCCGGAAACCAATGTCATATATTCAGCCAAAGTTGGTTTCTGAATGATAGTCAGGTCACATTGACTTGTAGCCAAATATTCATCCAAATAGTTTTCATAATAATATTGAGCATAGGACATCACATAAATAAGTCCAAACCGGTCTTGTAATGATAATATCTGCGGTATTTTTGTAAGAGTCTTTGAATTATGTTTAAATTCCAGTTTTTCTTGTTGGATTTCACCTCCATCGGCATCGTAGAAAATTGCCACAAAATCATAATTGTGCGCGCGCCCAGCCATTTTCCGAATTAAAACGCGATAATAATTCTCACAAAAATTAGTGCGAAGACATTCATGAAATCGCGCATATAATTCTTGCCATTTCACATGCTCGGCATAATCGCATGGCAACGGATTTGCCAAAAACACAAGAATATCCTCGCGGATCTTGTTTTCAGCGTCATTATTGGACTTCTCGCCAGTTTTATAAAAGAGATCAATAGAGTCAATTGAGGGGTTCATGGTTATAATGTTTTCCATGACAAAACATTGTAATAAGATCAATTTTTTATTTTTTATTGGCATCCAAATCATTGTATTGAACTTTGCCCTTCAAATAAGCACTGTAGAAAATATTCTTATCAGTTTTGACAGTGGAATAGACATCACCCATCTTGGTAATCATGAAAAGAACCGACGTGATAAATGTGGAAGTAGTTTTGTCATCCAAATAGTATTTGTAAACAACAACACCGGACAAAACAGTATTAACAACAAAACAAGTCAACGCAAAATACCCGGTTTTTTGATAAAGACTATCATAAAATAAGATGGTTTTACTTCTCTCTATTGGGAGACGCGCAAGAACTTCTCCAACAGAATCATTGTCAGTTTTACATTTGGCATTTACGTCCAAGTAGGCAATTAGTTTTCCTTCGCGCTTGGTCTCAGCAAAATACATCATCAAGAAAGCCGCTAAAGTGATACAATTAAAAGAAAATCCTGCATTATATAAATGATCTTCACCAAGCTGTGCGTTCTCCGAAATAGAGCAGACATGATACTTTGTGGAATCGTCTGATTCAATACATTTTTGGGGAACGAATAATATCAAGAAAGACGCGATTAAGACACGATACAATTCTAGCAAAACCGTTACGGTAACACCCGATCTTTGTTGAAAATCTTGGTCCTGTAAAGTTGCCATGAATCCAGTAGGTTCGGGAATTGTCACTGTTACTGTATTGGCCGATTCAATATCAACACTTTTAGGGGGAGTAGTTATGTCAATGGCAACAAAAGACTCTGTTGACGGGGATTTGGCATTTTCCATATTGTAATTTATATATTAAATAAATATATAAATAATGGCAACAAAGGCAACAACGGAAACAACAGCAACAAAAGGCGGATGTATAATATATTTTGTGGATGCGAATGGAATCATTATGGTTCTTACCGGAATGGAAAGCAAATATGTTAGTGATTTAAAAGCGGCACCGGCGGGGGCAGAGATACCAGAAGGTTTGACATTTAAAGATTTTTTAAGTGATAGTGAAGTTTCAGAAGCTGGAATTGACGAACTTAAGGCAAAACAAGAATTTTCAAAACGCGCACATGAATTAGAAAGAATATTAAAAATTGGTGAAATAAGACACGACACCCCTAAAGAAATATCATCCGGAAGATTCACAGTTAAATACAGATGTTTGCTGCCCAATTGCAAACAAGGAATATTCAAGGGTGGATGTGAAGGTAGTGAAACACCATTGAAAGCAACAGTAAGAGAAGTGAGAGAAGAATTGGGAATGAATATCCGAGAGTCAAAGCTTAGCGAATTACCTGGTGGTAATTGTTCAAGCTGCCAAATGTTTACTTATAATATTAAAGCCAGCGAAAGCGAAGATTTTGAAAAAGTGGTTCAAGCACGTCATGTAAGAAGATATGGCGAATTATTTCAAATTTCTTTCAAACCTTTAAGTGACATTATGAGAGACATCGGAAGTTATAATTCTATAAGTTCTTGCGCTCTAACACGATTTAATACAATCATGAATACCCCGAGTGCAAGCAAAGCAGCTTCTTCTTCATCAAGAAAATCTCCTCCTAGATCTCCAGGATCATCTTCAAAAAAATCTCCTCCAGGATCTTCAAAAAAATCTCCTCCAAGAGGAACTAAAAAAGGCGGAACTAAGCGCAACCGTTACCGTGAACGTGCGTATGCCCGTCGTCATAATAAATCCTATAAACAATATTAGCTGGCAAATCATACAAAGGTTTGATTGATTTCTTCAACTCCTGATCATTCTGAAATTTGGTTATTAAATCACGCACCGTGAAAAAATCCGATTTGGGTATTTCATATCTAACTTTGGTCTCTGGATTCATAAAGAACAGATTATTAATTATGGAAGTCCCAAAACAATTAGAAACCGATCTATGAAAATCCGTCAATGACGCATTCTTATAAACTATTGCGAATTCTCCGTATCCACACAATTTAGTCACCTCAAAAATAAACATTGTGTCCGGAATTCGTTTCAACATGAAATCCAATTTTTCTTGATAACTCTCCATTTTATTATTATACTCACAATAATAAAATCTTTCTAAATTAATTGGCAATATACATTGTTTCACCAACAGTATTCAAATTATTAAACATTTCATACCAAGCGTCTTTGTAATCAACTATATTATATTTGATGTCCCATTTCTTACAAAATTGAATTAATTCCTTGCTTACTTCTCTTCCGTAGAATTGCGGCATAGATGGAAATAAATGATGTATTACTTGGAAATTCAAATATCCCATGATCCAACTAACAAAATAACTATTTGGACTAATATCTACTGTATGTTCAATTGCGTATCTTACCCAGTTTGGATTCTCGTTTTTATCAACAGTTGGTGTGAATGTATGAGACAATGAAAAATGCCCAAACAAATACATTCCACTCATCCACATAGAAGCAAAATGACAAAATACCGCATATGAAAATGATAATTTTGCGACATTCATGTAAAGTAAAATTCTGGTTATGTGCCCTGCTAAAATATAAAAAGCTTGTACAAAATTTTTATCAGCAAGTACTTTTCTCGGATGTAAATAAAATGTCCAAAATTGCATGACAAAAATACCCGATGTGATTGGCAAAAAAGTATATGCTTGATATTTCATCCACAACTTTGATAAATATGATTTGTGTTTAGTTTCTAGCGAATTATCGTAAAATGCCACTAGCGGTTCCGTACTTAAATCTATGTCATAACCAATTTTTTGCGGCGTCGCGTGATGTTTATTATGCATGCCATTCCAAACACTGGAATCACATAGTAAAAAAAACCCAATGAAAATGTCCTGTATTTTTTTATCAATTTTAATGTTACCAGTTAGAGAATTGTGCCCTCCTTCGTGCTGTATCCATCCTGATCTAGCACCGCACAATCCAAAAAGTAATACTGACAAAATAACATTATATTTTATCATGTAAGCCGCAACCAAATAGATTGAAATCACCTCAATTATGCGGTAAGACACATGTAAATAGTTTGTCCTAAAATATCCGCGGTCTTCCAATGATTTGCGAAATTTGGAAAAATCCTCTAGCATTTCTTTATCTGATTCATCAGTCTTATCTAATTTTGTATTAGGCAATGATAGAAGAATCTGCCGAGCCTTTTTGGAACGATAATGAAATTCCTCAAATGCCTTTGTTGCATCCTGACCTTGAGACAAATAATTAATAACACTTCCTCCCGGATGTTTAAAATTGGTTATATCATATTCATAATCGCCAATTATAATTTTCTTCGTCATTATTTAATAATATAGAATGATAAAATTCTATATTGTTTATACCGGTAAAGATTTACATCTATATTGCGTTAGACAAATAACATTGCCTACACAATGGCGCATAATTATCGCTGCCAATTACCACCTGTTGTTTCTCGTTGCTAACTCTATGCGAAAAAACCGCCAAAGTGCCATCACGACATATAGAACAAAACGCACTCAACTTTTCTACGCGGTCCGAATAAGGGATCAAATCTAAAATTGTTCCAAACTTACACCTCTTGAAATCGCCGTCCAGACCACAAACATACACATGTTTCTTCTCCAATTCAACCATCTCTATCACCGAGCTCACCAAATCCACGAAAAACTGGCCTTCATTGATCAGAATCACATCCGCGTCAATCCACTTCTCCCTAGACAAATTATCCGCAAACACGCAAGGAATCTCCACATGATCATGCGATGACAGATTCGTCGTGCTATAACGCACATCCAACGAATAGTTGAGAACCACGATTTTTTTGCCTATATATTTGTAGGCCTTATAGTGCTCAATTAAGCGCGTGGTTTTCCCGGAAAACATGGGACCGAGAATGAGTTCTAAATATCCGGCGGAAATTTGGTTGAAGGAGGACATGGATAAACTTTTATGCATGAAAACTTTTATATATTTTTGGATTATTGTAATCCATCGGTTCAAACACAACTATCGCAATTCATGTTATTCATTATGAAATAATCAACCAGCGCGTCTATTTGACAGTCATAATTATGTAGAATAACCTCCATGTCATTCAGCATTTCAGTTGTTAACACCGTTTTTGCGTTTTTAATTTTGTAATTGTAGTAGTCTTTAATAATCTGTTTTTTGTCTATATTGTAGTGTATGCTCAACGTATGAATAAACTCCTTCAATCTATTGTGATCGTTTGAAAACGCGTTTTCAACATCGCTTTCATGAAACATCGCATCCAACCGTTCCCATACAGTCGCGTTCAATATATTATCGTGTTTCACAACAATGTTTTGGTTAAGCTGGATGAAGTTGATCATACTACGAATGTCCGATTTGTACAAATTTTGTATCACGGAGATGCTTTTGTCATTCAAATCCAGTCCTTCCTTCAAGCAAATATCTTTGATGAATTCGTGGATCTTTTGTTGCGGCAATTGATTAAATCTCACACATATAAACTCATGTTGAAGTGACAGCTCTATCTTGCTGATATAATTGCATATCAGACAAAACTTGACATTGTCCCCACATATTTGTAGGAGATATTTGAGGGCTTGTTGTGCGTTTTTTGTCATATAGTCAACTTCATCCAGGACGACAAATTTATATCCGGTTTCAAAGAGATTCTTGGTTTTTACGAATTGATAGATTTGATTGCGGATCGTATCAATTCCGCGTTCATCGGAGGCGTTTAAATGAATAACAAGACTTTTGTTAATATGATTCTGTGATTTTTGATACTCATTGATGAGATTTATAACAGTAGTGGTTTTGCCGGTTCCGGGAGGACCATATAGAAGCAAATTGGGGAAGTATTTGTTTTTCAACATAGTTAGGAAGATTTTCTTGTTGGTGGGATCTAGGACAATATCATCAAAATTATTGGGGCGATACTTTTCTGTCCATGGAATATTTTCTATGTTTGAGGAAGACATCCGATAGAGAAACTGAATAAATGTTCCTATATTTGTTTAATTTAATTTATTTATGTGCCTTTTTGAATTTCCGACGTTTTTTTGTTTTGGATTTACGGCGTTTTTTGTGATGTTTTGTTTTGGATCCACCATCTTTTTCATTTGTGACATTCGGGTTTTTATCTAATAGCTGATCGTTGTGTACTTTTTTAAAAATCAATGCACAAATCATGCTATGAAAAATACCAAATTCTAATCCGGTTCCGGTTGTGAAATCAGATGACCTAAAAGAATCTCCAATGCTTATTAACGGAATATCTTTTATTTTTTTAATATTATTTAAATTCATTCCTTTGTCACTAAATACAAATGATCCTTGTTTTGTTTTGCTATAATCAGTCACAATTTCATCAATATTAATTTTTGGATCTGGCAATACAACATATTCTTTTCTAACATATTGACTTCTATCGTCAGAAAGATATTTAACTGAATATGCCTTATTAGTTTCATTAAAATTTCCAATAATTTTTGCTGGCGTTGTTGTTTTATTTGCTGAATTTCCAATTAATACAGTGTCGCCAATTTTTGGATTTAAATTTGAACAATTTAAATAATAAAAATCAAGGTCTGTGTCAAGATAATATTGCGTTTGCGTTTGTGTATTTTCACGCATTTTTTGAACATTTTTTAAATTATTTATGTCTCCGAACAAATAAGAACATTTTCTTGACATTGCTTTTTTATTATTCCAATTTGGTGTATTGAAGTCAAGTCTACCGCCAGTGGCGTCAAAAACAGACAATGTTTGTGGATTGATAAATCTTTTCAAATCTGTTTCAGTTTTTATATCAGCATTTTCACAAACTATCAAAATTCCCAATTCTTCCGCAATTTGTGATAATTCAAACTCAAGTTTATTTATTGAAAGATGACTACTTTTAGAGACATTCAATATTGTAAAAAGCATTGTTTCACCATATTTTTTTGAATGGATTCCAACATCCAATTCTAATTCATGAAAAAAATTTTCTATTTTTTGTATTTCTTCTTCTTTTTGCCAAAAATGTGCAAATCCAGTTGATGTAATAATCTGTTCTCTTTCAAATTTGCGTTTATTATCAGTTTGTCGTTTTTCCAAAACAACAACATCCAAATCTGGAATATATTTTTTAATTAATATTGCAATGCACAATCCAATTGGCCCAGCGCCAATTATAACAATATTATCAGTTTTTTTAATTATAAACTTATCACAATCAAAACTTAATTCTGACATTTCAGTCGCATGAATATCTTCCAATACTTTTTCTTTTGGCAATTCATATTTATTTCCTCCTTTTGCGTTAAAAAAATTATTTGTCGTTAACGAGTCAAAAAAAAAACTAATTATTTCTTTTACAAACAAATTTTCAACAGTTATGTCATTAAATCTTTTAATGTAATTAAAATATTCTTCTCTGAAACTTTGAATATTTATTTTTGACATATATAATAACCATCCAAAAAATTGATTTCAAAAACAAGTTAAAGCAGATTCATCAAATAATATCACAACAATGACTTCAATTGACGACGAATGGGCTTTATTTATGTCAGGCGGCATGGCCCCTGCTAAAGCTAGTAAAAGTAAAAAAAACAAATCAGAAGACGAGGATTTGGACGACGACGATTTGGACATAGACCCCGATCTAATTCCGGAGATGCCACAATGCCGCGATCTCTACATCTCAACCAAGACTAAGAAACCTTTCTTGAATATTGATGACAAAATAGATATCCTGACTCTATTTTGGAACATACCAGTGCTAGAATACTGGATACCGCAAGAAGGCGTAATCAAGAAACAAATGAAGGTCGTTAGCAAATCCGAGGCGGAGACGGCCGAGATAGAGAAACATAAATTAACAGAGTATTATTGTAAAGACAAGAAGATAGTGAAGCAGGCCGAGAACGCCAATCGCAAGACTAAGTATAAGGACGAGCGCAAGATTTCAGTGGGAATTAGTACTAAAGACGTAATGAACTGTCGCACCAAGGACACTGGAGGTGCTATGTACAATTGTATTGCCTTGACTCTCCGATGCCAAAAGGAGGACAAGAAATTCATAGAGATCCATGTGAAACTGTTCAATACTGGAAAATTGGAGATACCGGGAGTCATAAATCAGGATTTATATGAACGCGTCAAGAAATACTTATTAACAATATTGTCGCCACATTTCAACAATATTTACCAACCAAATTTTATATTGGATTTCCGCGCGCCAACCAGTGAAAACGTCATCATCAATTCCAACTTTTATGTGGGGTTCAATATTAACCGCGACGCGCTTCATGGAATATTACGCAGTGAAAAATACAAGATTGACACTATATATGATTCGTGTACATATCCAGCGGTTAAATCCAAGTTCTATTTCTGTAATGCGCTTGGGTTTGATCCGGCTATACAGCGCGGAACTATACAGGCGGAAGACCGCGCATTAAAGACGAAGGATATCATTAAATCCAACAAATATACCAAGGTAAGTTTCATGATATTCAGGACAGGCAGTTGTTTGATAGTCGGAAATTGTACAGACGAAATATTGCGATTTGTCTACGAGTTTGTGAAGAAGCTGTTGACGGACGAATATGAAAAGATATATGTGGAAAGCGTGGATGGAGAAACCCCGGAAACCAAGAAGGCGATGAAGAAGACTAAGATCAGAAAGCGCAAGATCATGGTGACGACCGGTTATTTCTCCGATCTGAAAAAGATTGCTGAATAAGTTTACAATAAAGACGCAAATAAAAAATTGATTGTTTTTTCTTTCAAACAAAACAAAACAAAATAAATAATATAATGAATAATCTGCCACCCTTCATGCTTTATAAAGAAAACCGCGCCGAGTTTTTACAAAAAAAATGTGCATTGTGTTTATGCGCATTATTCTATCCAGAGCATGGAGATAAAATGCCCAACTGTTCTAGACTACAATGTTGCCACACATTTCACATGGAATGTTTGGCTCAAATCGTCAAAAACGAATGCCCAGAATGCCGAGCACCAGCTGAAAAGCGAATCCAAATACAAAAATCATTAGAATTGGCTATAAGAAACGAAGCCTTTGATGATGGACACATTTCGGAGGAATTAAGAAAACAATTTGAGAATGAACAAATAGTTATTAGGGACTATCCTTATCATAAGATAGTCTTTGACAAATGGAAAAGCAAATGATACTGTGTAAAAACAAGAAAACAAGGAATCTAAATTTTGCTCAAAGTTACGCAAACAAATGCGATTAACATATATCCTTTTTTATTATTTGAAACCTTGGTATTTTTGCTGGAATAAACAATTAGATCACCTTGTTTTAAAAATGTTGTGATTCCGTCATCAAAACAAATCCCTTCACTGTCATATTCAAAATCATTCAATGGAATGATTATATTTATAATACTCTTGTCATTATTTAAATCAGCGCAATTTTTTGCAATAAAAATATCCAAGATACTAAATTTTACGGAATCGGTCAAACAATATGATTTCACAATTTTATTAAAAATATCATTGAATGAAAATAAACAAAAATTAAAAATACTGGATATTTTGTCAATAGAAATATAAGAATCCATATTCCATCCGTTATTTTTACTAGCATATTCTTTGCTTTCTATTATTATCCAATCGCATACATTTTTTGAATAAATACCATCATAAACAAACCTTTGAACTAATCTGGTTTGTAAAAAAATATTTATTTTATTTTGTTCTTCCGCGATCCTATTAATTTTAATTATTTCTTCATCCATTATTTTATTCGGTTTTCCAAATAATTTTATTTTATATTTATGCGAACTATCTTCATCAATCATGCCTCTCATATTGACATAAATCCATCCAGTTATTATATATTTGTTGCATGAAATGGGTATTTTGCCACAATGTGGATAAGTCCAGCTGGCGGGGAATAATATTAATTTTCCCGCCGTTGGTTTAATAAAAGTAGTGCCATCAAACGCGGTTTCTCCACCTTCTGTCACGTCATTTAAATACCATAAAAATGTTATTACACGATACATACTGTTTGGAACATCAGTGGTAAAATCATCGTGATAAATATACTTTCCGGTGTTTTTAATATATCTTTTAATAATCATTTCTTTAATGATGAATGTTTTTTTATCAAAGAAATTAAATGTTTTATCACTAAGTTGATTATCATTATTTACTATTTTGTTTTTATTCAATTCTTTCAAATATCCATCCAGATTCATATTCAATTCATCATATAAAAACTCATGGTGTTCATGCCATTTTGGATCATCCGAATTAATTGTATAATCGGTTGTGTCTTTTATTTCTTTGTTTATACCCGCGAATATTCGTCCTTCTCTTTTATTATCTTCCTTTTCAAATAGATCAATAATGTCTAGACATAATGATTGTGAAATGGAATTTTCATTTTTGTAAATATACTTATTTTCCATAATTATATTTATTATAACATATGTGTTTCTATATAATACTGAACATACATCATATAAAAATTAAGCAATTCGCTTGGTGGGGATGGAAGCACAAACCAAATAAATAGAATTCTCGGTCATGATAATGAAATCAGCGCCTGTCTTGTAGATCTTCTGAATGGGACTCGTGTATTCCTCAACACTCTTGACTAACAACTTCTCCTTAGTTTCGCGCACGCCAACGAGTGCGGTTTTTTCAATAGAAGCGGTCCAGTAATCCAATAGAATAGGCTTGTCCTCAGAAATTGCCAACTTGATAGCATTTTCCAAAGTTGTTTTCTCAGGCATTCGCACGGATTGCTCGGTTGCTGCGGTAGTTGTGGTAAGAGAAGTGCTCATTTAGCTAATGATTATATTATGTAAAACATAATAAAACCACTTTAAATCCTAATTTTGAGAATTAATATTAAATAAATCAAATAAAATCAAATAAAAATATTTTTCCTAAATGTTTACCGATGAAATTATTGGACAATCGTTTGTTCAAAGAGGAACTTCTCTATTGTGAAGGAAAACATAAACCATTTTTAAGAGGAAAAATCCATTTGGCATCTCTCGTTTTTTTTCCAGTTGGGTTTTATTTTGTTTACCATTCAAAACATCCAATAATGGGTTCAGTAAATGTTATATCAAACATGGGTTGTTTCGGCATTAGCGGAATATATCACTCATTTAATTGGTCTCCATCCACAGAAATTATCCTACAAAAACTGGATCATTTTGCCATTTCTCTATGGTGTTTATTCATGATGACGCCGATTGCGTTCATTTTGTTTCCTATAGAAATAAGGATGCCATTTATAACTATTATAGTATCCTCATTTTTTATTAACTCGCACGCAATATGGCATTCAAGACCATCCATAATAAAATCATCGGCTATTCCTGGATCATTGTTGTTATTTTTGCCGGCGTGTTGTTATTATATGAATGACTATGAATGGAAATGTATGTGGTTATCATATGCGTTTCAAGGAGCAGGAACGATGGCATATGTAAAAAATCAGCAAATGAAACATTCGTTTACAATATTTGGATACCATGAATTATTTCATGTATTTACTTTATTCGCCGCATTTTATATATACATGTTGAATTATAGCATTATCAATCATTCATTAATAAATTAATGTTAGCTATCAATCGTTAATTAAGTTTTAAGCGTAAACTTTTGCGTCACCAGATCTAGCATTAAATATTCGCTTTCCCACTTGAATTGCCAATGCCAGGACCACCACTATAATTATAACTATACAACTTTCTGTCATTGTTTTTTATTGTGTTAATTTTTACCGCCGAATTTGTATCAATTTTTTATTGACATGAATAATATATTGATGGAATTCAACAATTTATACAAAAAGTTATTTGAAGAAGACAATCTCTATTGTGAAGGAAGAACAAGACCTTATTTAAGAGGAAAAATTCATTTGATCGCTTGTTTGACAATATTTCCGGCATTTGTGTATTTTTATTATAATTCATCTTGTCATGATTCATGGGCATTCAAAGTCGGAATGACAAACTTGTTAATTATTTATTTGGCACACATAATAAGCTCAATATATCACACAATGCCGGCTTCCAAAGAAACAGAAATCATTTTACAAAAAATGGACGTAATTTGTGCGAATTGGTATTTTGGATCTTCTTATTATCCCATGGCTCTATTGCTTTTCCCAAAAGAACCCGGATATCTACTCGCTTTTCTGGCCACCGCAATAACCATCTGGAATAGTATTTGCGTGTGGAATTCCAATTACTCTTTGACACAACCTGTTTTAATTGTTTTGTTGGCCGTTCCGTTTTTCTACTATATGCACACATACTTAACACAATATGAATTGACGTGTTTTTTTACAGGAATCGGCGCATTATGTCTCGCCGCGGCATTCCTAATATATGATCCGCAAATCAGCTTTTTCAATCCAGACATATGTACTTCATATGAAATATATCATTCTCTATCGGTAGTTTGTTTTATGGCAATTTTGTTCATGAATTATAGCATAGTTTGTAGGGCGGCAAATGTGCCAATTAAAAATTCAGTTTCCGAATAAGTTCGGCATCTGTTTCTGTAAAAAAATTGGGACCAAATATTTTGACATCCAACTGCGAGTAATGATCTATATATTCATCCGCAGTGTATTCCAAATCAAACCCAAATAGGGTCATTCTGAATATGGTTTTTGCATGTAATGGCGTGAATTTCTTCTTCAAACTCGCAATATCATCAATATTGTCTTCTACATATTTGAGGATGTCTTGCTCACTGATTTTCTCTATTTCACCTTCGTGATTTTCAACAACATATATAATTTTGCTCATTCTGTTTTTAATTATTATGCACCAAATTTTTATATTATTTGTAAAAGAGTTATATCCACAATCATTAAGGCTCCCGCGAGGAGCAACGAGCAAGTTCAGAGGACTCAAAAATAAATAATTCAAAATAATATAGACGATTGCCGACAATAACAGTATAACATAAGATGACAACATATTACGACGAAGAGACTGAGACAAGTTATTATGAGAACACAATTGTGGTAGAGTTCAGACAATTAGAAAAGGGTACGCGTAATGTGGACATGCGCATTTTCATGTTGTATGATGCGGACGAAGGTTTGGTATATTTATATGGATCTAGGAAGTCAGATGAGTTCCCCAAATATCCTACTTTTGCGAAGACATTTAATGACGAAACACGACTGTATGATTTCCTTGATGTTCTGATGGACTTTTCTAGACACCGAATGGATACCGCGGTTCATCAAATAGATTATTTGACAGACTGTTCAGATTTTGACGACATTGCGAGAAACGTTAATAGTCGCACGGAATTGTCTGGATTTGATAATGTGAAGATCACAAAGAAGAATTTTAGAAAATATCAGAATGTTGTTTTTTAAAGTCATAGTAAACAAATATCATAAAATATATATAATCGGTATTTTATGACAGTAATTGGCCACGGAACTTACGGATGTATTTACAGGCCGCCTATTAAATGTTCCAAAAAAAATAAGATCAAAATTAGTTATACTAACAAAATATCCAAATTGCTAACCAGCAAAAACGCGCAAAAAGAATATGATGAGTATTCGCGCGTATCCAATGTTGACAAAACAAATGAGTATCATTTAGGAAAACCAGTTTTATGTGATGCCGATCCAGAAGATTTAAAAACAAAAACCAGCGCACATGAATGTAAGAAATATGAAACTAATAAACACGATGAAGCATTCCGACTACTTATTTCGGATTATGGTGGCATAACTCTCACTGTTTTGTGCGACACACTTACAGAACATAATTCACAGTTATTTTTTACAAATGCCGCGAAATTATTAAGAGGATTAGAATTGTTTTCAAAAAATGGCATAGTCCATAGAGATATCAAACCTGGAAATATATTGTATCAGAGTTCGGGTAAATTGGTGTTCATTGATTTTGGATTAACAGATGACATTGACGATTTCATTAAAAAAATAAAATCCGGTGAAAAATCCATCAAGTTTCATTGGTCATATCCATTGGAATATGGACTCGCTTCTGAAGAATTATTCAACAAGATTAAAAAATCAGGCGATAGAGAATTGGACAAAATGATTAGTGAAATTAATAAAATGATATTGAACAAAGAATACAATGATGACGTATCAACAATACAAGAACAATTTGAAAAGACATTTGAATTTATGGAAAACAAACTGAGTCCAATGAATATCACAAAGAAGGAAACATTTATATTTGAAACAGTTTATTCAATCAAACATTTTGAAGGAAATTATGACGCGTTTTTGAAATCTATGGTGAAATCCATGGATACATACGCAATTGGATTCACACTCAATTTTGTTCTTAATTCGGCTTATGATAAAGGATTTGTCTCGGAAGAATTTTATAAAGACGCACATGAACTATTTGAACGCATGTTTGAGTTTGATATAAATGAACGATTGTCCAATGTTACCGAAATTAGAAAACATTATGAAAACATTGTTGATAAATACAAAACCATGAGCAAAAACCGGACAATGCGAAATCATAAGAGAAAACAACACACAAAAACTTTTAAATATGATTACACAATATGAAGAAAAAATTGATTCAAAATATTTTGCCTCCAACCAAGGCAAAATATTATTACAAAATTAAAATGTCAAACTTATACGCAGTTAAGAAAGGAATCGTAGAAGGAATTTACAATACTTGGGAAGAGTGTCGTGCCCAGATTGATAATTTCAGCGGAGCTCAATATAAAAAATTCAAAACTAGAGAGGAAGCGGAAGCATATATGGCTGCTGAAGAACCTAAGCAACCGTCACTAAGTTTAAGCAACAAAGACGAACACTTATCTCCCGAGCAACAATATGCTTTTGACAAATATGCCATGGGTCAAAATATCTTTATAACCGGGCCCGGTGGAACCGGCAAATCATTCTTAATAAAGAAAATCAAGTCCGATTTAGAAGCAAAGGGTCAAGGGCATGCGGTGTGTGCTTTAACCGGTTGCGCAGCGGTCCTACTAAATTGCTGTGCCAAAACCATCCATTCGTGGGCAGGCATAGGAATCGCATCCGGTGCTCAAGAAGAGATTGTTGCCAAGGTAATGAAGAACAAGCGAACAGTCACTAATTGGCGATCTATTAAAACCCTCATAGTAGACGAGGTAAGCATGATGTCTGTTAAAATCTTTGAAATATTAGACAAGGTCGGACGCAATGCCCGAAAACAGTATATGCGACCTTTCGGCGGAATACAACTTGTATTCATCGGCGATTTCTATCAATTGCCCCCGGTCGGCAGCAGAATAGAGCCAGAAACATGCCAATTCTGTTTTGAATCGCCCATATGGGAAACCACGTTTCAACCCGATTGTCATATCCAATTGAAGACACTTTATCGGCAAACTGACCCTACATACATCAAGGTATTGGAAGATGTGCGATCAGGCAAATTATCTAAGGAAACCGTGGCAATCTTAAAAGGTAGGACGGAAATACAATTTGACGAGGCGAATAGCATAATCAAACCGACCAAATTGTTTCCTAGAAATGCTGATGCCGACGCAGTAAATCTAGCAATGTATTCCAAAATTAAGGAGGAAGAGGTGGCATATGATTTGCGGAGAATTTATAATATGTCAACTTACAGTGAAACAGGCAAGCCAATTTCACTAGAATATTTGGCGCGGTGTTCGGATTTATCACATGACGATGTGGAGAAACAGTTGAACTTGTATACAGAGACCAGTAATTTGTCAAATAGTATCAAGTTGAAGAAGGGCGCGGTAGTAATGTGTCTGGCGAATTTAGACACGGAGTCCGGAATCTGTAATGGATCTCAGGGAGTCATCACGGATTTTGCGACAAATACTGGCGGACAGCGGATTCCAATAGTGAAATTCTTAAATGGAATCACGATGCGAATTCAGCCGAAAGTGTATCAGCACGATGATTATCCCAAATTCGGTGTGGAACAAATACCGTTAAGGTTGGCATGGGCGTTTACTATACACAAATCGCAGGGAGTGACATTACAAATCGCGGAGATGGACATAGGATCTAGAGTATTTGAATGTGGACAGACCTATGTGGCTCTATCGCGCGTGAAGAATTTAGAGGGACTTTATTTGAGTAGTTTTGATCCTAAAAAAATCAAAACCAATCCGTTGGTGTCGGCGTTTTATGAGAAAATTCCTAAGGAAATCAGTGTTTCTTATGTTTCTCCGGAAACAAAAGAAGAATTAAAATTAGAACCCGAAGAAAGCGCAGAAGCTAAACCGCTGATTAAGGTTGTAAAACTGAATGCTTAAATCTTTCATCAGCGAAAAGTAACGGTTCCATGCGCAAAGGTGTAAAATGTAAAATAAACACGCAATAAATATAAAAGCAAATCTTGTTTTTTTCCTAACATGGACTGTATATTAAAGAAGGAGCAATATTCACTTATTTATAAAGTGTCTTTTTTGTCGCTTGGGTCATTTGCTTATGCCATTTATAATGACCAATACATGTTGTCAATCTGTCCCGGCGGAATATTCTTAACATCAATCAATTACTGGAGAAAGCCGGATTACTCATGGCGGCGTTATGCAGACATCACATATGTTCAGTGTTCATTAGCATATCAAGTATACAGAGCCACAAGATCGCAATATATGTACCAATATTATTCACTTACTCTTTTCGCAATTTATCTTTTTTTTTTGGGGGTGCATTATTATAAAGAAAACAAACATTGGCATTCCACATATGCGCATTGCGGATTACATATATTTGCTAATATTGCCTGTGTTTTTTTGTATTCAGGCAAATTTACTTAGAAGAAAGTTTGAGTGACCCATTCTTCTTGCATATTCGCAAATTACATTTATCAATTAAAACGCAAAAATCTGAATATTTGTATTTGTCAGGAGTGATGAAAGGCATGCTATCTTCAATCCCAAACAATACAATCTTCCGAATTCCGAGAGACGAATCATTCAATATATTTTTCGGGTCATTATCAAAAGTTGATCCGTCTTTTCCAATGAGGGTTTCTGGACTATCTGATAAAGCAATAGAGTATGACACCACCGGATTACATATTTCACCGACACCAATTTCGTCCGTTTTTGTCAAAACCCCATACATGCCATAATTCAAAAACACAAAATTATCCAAACCGGCGCCATTGTAATAATCGGCGCTCCTGTAACCAATAACAAACTTGTAATTTGATATATCCAATTCAGCCAACACAGGTTCAATAATGTCTTTGATAGTGGATTTGGCGGCTTTACCGCGAGCCACTTGAATGACCAATTTCACCGGATTTTCTTGACTTAAATATTTGTCTTTTATTGAAGACACAATTTCTCTAAATTTAATAATCAACGCATTTTCATCATATCCGTGACTGACAAAAGCTAATTCGCTTCTGCCGACTGTCCGAACGGCATCGTCGGCAACACGATCAGAGAAAGGCGCGTCCATGGATATTTGGCAATTGGCATAAGCCAAACAATTAGGCAAATGACGGACATTATCTATTATTTTGCCGGCTTCAAAATTGACTCCGACAACATAATTATCAATGGGTCTTGTAATCAAACACTTTGCCGTTGATTTGGATTTAGACTTTGACTTTTTGACAGTAAATTTAGGTAGCTTTTTTCGGGTTGGTCTTGGAAATAATTTGCTTCTATTAATTATTAAAGGATAATAGAGTTTTTTAGATTTGGATTTAGATCCGGATCTCATTTACGATATATAAATAATTAAGATATAATTAAATTATATAATGAAAAAACACACAAGAAGACGCTTGGGTGGATCACGCAGTGATAGTCGCAATGATGTTGGATCTCCAGCAAGATCAAAAAGTAAAACAAAGAAAAACGACAAAGAATTTTTAGAAGAAGGAGCCTCAGCAGAAACTATTGACGATCAATTACAATTTTATTCCGATGAAAAAGCCGCATCCAAATCAAGTGCTCGTGCAGAATTTTTAGAAGACTCAAAGGCAGTCTCACCGGCTCACAAAGAAATACCCGCGGTCTTAGAAGTCATGCCAGAACCACCTTATAAAAAATTATCTAAAACTAGAAAAAAACCAATTGCGTTGGAAGCGTCGGCAGCATCCGCATCGGCGGAAAAACCAAAAAGAGTTAATAAATCGCGCAAGAAAAAAGAAGAAGAGGAGGAGGAGGAAGAAGATGAAGATGACGGCGAAACACAATGTGAAGTTGATGGGCGAACAATTGCTTGTAAAAAAAACAATAAACGCGAACGTTTATTATGGGAATGTTTTAAAGGGGAAAGAGAAATTCTAGATGAAGAAATCGGCAAATCCTTTTCTTGTGAGCCAATCAAAATAAGAGGCATGGTTGATAGATTTACATTAGCTGAACCAACATTAAGATCAAGTGTAGTACAAATTGGTGGACAAGGAAACAATTATGATTACACATTCATGCGCGGAAGCCTACCAGTAAATATTGAACTTAAGACAAATAAATCTTCAACGAAAGAAGCCGCATTGTCGCGTGTTCCATGGACTGGATATGGACAACTCATACAAATATTTGTAAATGTGAAAGACGAAAAATACAAACCACTTTTTCAATCATTTGACATGGATGGAATGGTAAGACACTGGTTTGATACGGTAATAATGCCCGAAATTGTCCCCAAATATAGAATTGAAGGACCAATCACATATGAAAGTTATTGTAAATTGTCATTTAATACTTCAAAAAAAGCGGAAACATTATTTGAAGATGCGAGTTTACCGGCTGGTACAATTGCTTTGTTTAAACATTTTCACGAAAATCGTACAAAAGCAGATAATAAATATAGAGGCGATTTGTGGAAAAGTTTTACAAGAATGTGGATGGAAACACACCAATTTGATCCAAGTTTAGTATTAGAGCTTATTAAATCAACCCTTAATAAGAAGGACATTTGGGTATGCACAACTAAACTAGATGCTTATGTAATTCCCGGTCCCAAATGCGCAAACGCGCTGCCAGATTTTAAAGGAGTTAAACATAACAAAGAAGCATCCATATTAATTTATCAATTGACGCTAATTGATGGAACAACTGACGAAGAATATAAAGTTGAATTCAAATTTCGTTTCTATTGGAAAAACGGCGGACAGGGAGTTCACAATTTATGTTTACAGATTGGTTAGTCGCATCAAAGTTGTTACAATTGACGCGAGCACGCCGCCCCACACAGTATCCATTATGGCAACGGACAAATCATATTTTTTGAAAATGCCAAGTGAAATGAAATCAAACATGCCGTATAAAATAGCCCCTAACATGAAGGCTTCCCAAAGAGGCCGATTCGGTTTCAGAATGAACCAATAGAGAGCAACAGCAAACATAAAATATACCAAAAACATGCACCAATAACGTAGCTGAACGGCAACTTTTTGGATTCTAACAATCATTTCACCAAAAATGGATTTTGTGAAATACAAATAAATCAAATCAAACAATGTTACCAAAACAAACGTTTTCAGCAAAGTTGTAAACATTGTATATATTTAGCTGAAAATATATATTGATCCAATATATATCTTCATAATAAATGCTGTTACGTGACGAGAAATCTTATATTCAAGGTGTACATCAAACGCCAGTAATTGGACAACACGAACGATTAGACGAATTAAATTCACGAATTCAAAGTAGACAATTTCCAGATCATGCTTTAGAACCCCTTTATTCGTCAAGACCTGTTTCCACTAAATATAGTTTTATGGGAATCGTTGCCGAGAATTCTAATCCAAAACCAACATGTCCGATTGTCCCTACCAAGAATTTTGATATCGCAACGGATTTCACCCCATCCAGAGGCCCTTGGCGAACCTACACACAAAACATTGATACAGAGACTATGTTGCGAAATCAATTTTATGCCTTACAAAACGCAAGTCAAGCAGTTTATGTGCCAAGTTCAAACAGTGATTTGTACAAGGTGAATGTGCCCAATGGCAGCCAAATGGAGAAGACGCCATATGACCTATTGTTTGCTCGGCCCACATTTGATTCTGCCGCGAACAATAGATGGAAACAGAATGATAAAATTGGTGTTGACAGATTTAATAATAGCACGCGCACACAATTGCGCCAAGCAATCTAAACATATAATATATATGCCATTTTTACCCGAATTTGAAAACAAGACATTATTCACGGTATTATTTATATTGGCCTTTGTGGTTGCGCTGATTTATTTATACAAGACATTAAGCAAAGATGTCAATCCATATAAAGAAGGATTTGTTCAGATGCAGAAGTTCATATTAAAACGCGATGCCGACGCATATGACGATTTTTACGCACATATCTATGACAAAATCCATTTGCCAGAGGATCGTTGTAAAAATGAATTGAAACTTATTTTAGAAGCAACGAGTGCAGATGAGACAAGTGTATTTTTAGATGTTGGATGTGGCACTGGAGAAACGTTGAAAACGCTGAATGATGTTGGCGCGCGATGCTTTGGTATAGACAAATCCGAAGCCATGGTGAAAACCGCGAAAAGCAAATGTGCAAGCAGAGCGAATAGTGAAGCAAATAGTGAAACGAATAGTGAAGCAATAAAAAATGCCGATGTCTTGGACGCAATGAATTATGACCGTCAAACATTCTCACACATCCTTTGTCTCTATCACACAATTTATGAAATAGAGAATAAAGCAAAGTTTTTCCAGAATTGCCGATACTGGTTGAAGAATGGCGGTGTGTTAGTAGTTCATTTGGTTGATAAAAGCAAATTCAACACAGTTATGCCAGCCGCGCATCCATACATGATAGATAATCCGCAAAAATATGTTTCTGAACGCATAACCAAATCGTCGGTGAATTTCATAGATTTCGCATATGATTCCAAATATGATATCAAGGATGGCCCCATCTCTACAATAATGGAGACATTTACTGACGCGGCTACGCAAAAAATACGACAAAACGAGCGCCGACTTTTCATGGAATCCGAGGACGTCATTTTGAAGACGGCTTTGAATAATGGATTCTCATTACATGGAAAAATAAATTTAGAAACGGTGAATAGCGATGAGCACCAGAGTCTCTATTTATTAATTTAACCAGATATATAAACTAACACTTTAGATTATGTATCAAACGCATACTTATGAAAATGGATTTAGGCTCATATACGAAAAAGCCCCATTAAATACCATCATGACATCTATTAATGTGTTGTGTGATATTGGCAGTGTTCACGAACCTGAGCAATTTCGCGGCGCGGCGCATTTCATTGAACATATGTGTTTTAAAGGCACCGAAGATCTACCAAATACCCACAAAATTGGCCAAATTTTTGACAAAACTGGTGCCTACATAAATGCCTATACGGATCGCCGATATACATGCTATTATGTAGTGGGGACCAATGCGAATTTAGGCGAGCATATTAAAACGGTTGGCGACATGTTATTGAACTCAAAATTTGTCAAGACTGAATATGAAAAAGAACATCAGGTGGTTCGCGAGGAGATGTCAAAAGACGCCGACGATTCAGAATCAATTGTTATGGAAAACGCAGACAAAGAAATATTTGCCGGTTCACCATATGAACATCCAGTGGACCTTTTGAAATATCATGAAGGCGCAAATCAATTGAAACACGCCGATGTTTTGGAAATATACAATCAATATTATGTGCCATCAAGAATGATACTAAGCATATGTAGCACAAATACATTTGCAGAAGTGAAACGCTGCGTAGATGCGTCGCCTTTTGCCAAATCGCAAAAGACTTCTAAGCCAATAATGCCCCTCATTTTGTCAGTAACCCCACAAACAGAGATTAATTATGCTATTCAAAAGAAATCCGGAATTGCGCCTACATTTATGTGCGTTGGTTTTCGTACATGCGCGGCAACAAATTTAGACAGATATGCGTTCAAAGTATTAAAGACAATTTTGAGCGATTCATTGAACGGACGGCTGTTCTTCTTGTTAAGAGAGGAGAATGGATTGACTTACACATCTTATGTGGAATGCGAGTACTTTGAACATTTGGGCGATTTCAAGATATATGCCGAATGTGTATCAAACAAGGTGTTTCGGAATAAGAATAAAAACCCGGGCACATTTCCACTTATAATGAGGATGATAAAAGATCTAATAAAAAATGGAATAACGCGCGAAGAATTGGCTTTGGCAAAGGGACAATTGGAAGGCAAATTCCGAATGAAAGCCGAGGAATGCGAAGTAATTGCCAAACACAATGGAAAAATATCTTTATTGGGATTGCCGGATGTGCGTTATTCTGACGTCCATGAAAAATATTTGAAACCGATTACAAAAAAAATGGTGGACGATTGTATTTGCAAATACTTTAGACGAGATGGAATGACGATATCGGTAATATCCAATGATGAAGCCGCATTAAAACAAGCGAATTATGAGAAACACATTATGTTTTAATGCTTGGTATTATATCACGAATATACAAATAAGAATATAATGGAAAAAAATCAGGAATGGTTTTTCTATTTGATAGTGATCGGCATGATATTTGTGTGCGGGTACATGTATTTTGAGAAGAGCGATTTCCAATTGAAATGCGTTGTAAGCACCGCTGACGGCAATAAATATTGCGTTCGCGAAACTGCCAAAATCAAGGAATCAGCGGAACTTTTAGCAAAGGTCACCGGCAAATGTAAAAAATTAGTGGAGTATGTTGGTAAAAAATACCCCGACAACGATTATGCCAAACGATTAGTAAAAGGATTTAGGCCACAGAAAGTGATGGAGGCGTTGCCCACTAGTGAATATACATCTTATAGCGAGAACAAGGGAGAAAAAATCGCATTTTGTCTCAATACGGAAAAAGGCGGAACTGATCTTATTGATGAACATACGCTGACATTTGTCGCAATTCACGAGCTCAGTCATGTAGGAACCAAATCATTTGGTCATAAGAGTGAATTCTGGGAGAATTTCAAGTTTATGTTACAGGAAGCGAAAGAGGCGAAGATCCACGAACCGCGGGATTATAAGAAAGAACCGAAAAGGTATTGCGGAATGATGATTAAAGATAATCCGGCATTTGATTTGTAAAAATTAGACATTTGATTTGTAAGAAAAATAAAAATATAACATATGCTAATATGTTATATAAGATGGACAATCCGAACTTTGTAATAACATGTTTAGGATTATTTTTAATAATAATTGTGGCATTGATTATTGGAAATCCAACTGATGTAGAAGGATTTTCATATTCAAATGAATTCAACGGAAGATATCATAATCTAAAGAACAACATTAATAATATTAAAACAAGATTAAATAAAACACAACAAGAATCAATTACAACTTTGTGGCGCGCAATTAAGGATTTAAGATCAAATGAATGCACAAACACAATAACTTATATCATTTTAGGCAAAGAACAACAATTTGTTGACGCATTAAACAGACTTGATGAATACACAAAATCAATTAATATAAATAATAAAGAAATACAAAATTTGCAATCATCAATTTCTAATAATATTGCTAACATAAAAGAAATGATTACCAATCCACCAATCAAGAATGAGTTGCGTGAATTGCTTGATATAATTTGGTGTAAATGCAAAAAAGTTCACAAATCCATATTAATATCCGACCCAAAATTGGCAAACGAATTGGAAAAAGCACTTAATAGCGTTGCTTATTATACTGAACAACAGTCATTTATTATGAGATCAAGTGGCATTAATAATAATGTAAAAACTCAATATTTACATTTCATTAAAACTTTAAGAATAAAACTCAATCTGGCTTACCAAAGAAATATAACAATAACAGAATATGAAAAGAATCAAATAGACGGTGAGCTTGATCGTTTGAAAAATTATGTTCTGACTGGAACAATGTTACCTCCGCCTCCAACCACGCCGCCACCTACAGCACCACCTACACCGGCACCTACCACAACACCGGCACCCACAACAACGCCGGCACCCACAACAACGCCAGCACCAACCACAACACCGGCACCTACTACAACGCCAGCGCCTACTACACAAGCACCGACGCCAGCACCTACTACAACACCGGCGCCAACAGCAAGACCAACAGCACCGGCAAGTCTATCTGGTTATTCATCAATTATTGGAAAAGATCAAGATGGTCAAACCATTGATAAATATGTTAATAATAATGCTAAATGCAAATCTGACTGTGACAATAATCCAAGTTGTTATGGTGCTGTAATTAATGGATCAGATTGCTGGACCATAAAATCATTTCCAAATGTGTATGATCGGTCGGGCGCAATAAGCTATATAAAAAATCCACCGCCAACTGTTTTCAAAGCGCCAGCTGCGGTTGTTGCCAACATTCCAGCTATTGTTGCCAACATTCCAGCCAAATTGCCTGTTGCGGTTCCTACCAAATTACCAGCCAAAGTTTTTGTCAAACCGCCAGATAAAGCTGCTGCCAAAGTTCAAAGTGTTGTGGCAAAAATTGCTTCATCAGCCAAAAAAATAGGCAAAAGTATTGGCAATCTTTTCAAAAAAAAGAAATAATAAGCCGCCAACACAGAATTGAAATATAACATATTTGCATATGTTATATTATATGATTAAATCGGATTTTCTTATAACATGTTTAGGATTATTTTTAATAATTATTGTGGCATTAATAATTGGAAATGCGGACAACACGGAAGGGTTTGAATTCATTGGAGATTTTAATACAAACATGAATAATTTGAAGAATAATATGAATGCAATTAACGCACATTTGAACCCATATCAACGGCAACAGTTGACAGATTTGCTGAAAATTATTAACGACCACACTTATAGAAACAACCGAAACCAATTAAATATCAAACATGAGGAAGATAAAGATTTCTTATCGGCATTGAATAACTTTCAAATACAATTGGATTTAATTCCAAGCACAAATAACCCAACGTTGAAAAAATTACAAAGAAAAAATATAAAAATTGTTAATAAAATCAATGACATGATAATGGATAATATAAATAATAATAATTTGCCAGTTGAATTAAGGAAATTGCTTGGTAAAATTTGGTGGCATTGCACAAAAATACATAAACTTATCTCTGACATAAATTTGGCAATAGATTTTAAAAATTCTTATAAAAGTGTTACATATTATGTAACTCCGAGCGCATTTATTATAGAATCAAGTGACATTGGAAATACAAAAAAAAATCACACAAGACAACAATATTTGTCTTTTATTAATATTTTAAGAGAGAAAATTAATTTGGTTTATCAAAATGACAAAAAAGCAATGTCCGAATCTGACAAAAAAATACTGGATTTTGATCTTGCAAGTTTAGAATCATATATGAATACTGGCTATTTTCTTAAGTAAAAAAATTGATTTCTGTTGAGCCGTTTCTTTTAAAAATAAATTAAACAATGATATTTTATTCCGAAGACATTATCAAAGGTTTAAAAACCCAGGAGCAAATTGACGACTTTCACGCCGATGTGGAAATGATCTTTACCTACTTTGCCTATCCAAAAATTTCACTGGATTACATTTACGCGCTTCTTAAATGTAAAACCAATCGCGTTGCGTTCTATTGTATGGACGACATATTTGACATAAGAAACTGCCCTTCATGTATGATATATTCACTTGGAACAATCGCAGATTGTTCTTATAATGATTACTACATTTTGTTGATATGCACGCATCGGCGATTCAAAAGCATGGGATATGCCACCATGCTGTTGGATGGATTCATAGAATCAGTAAAACATTCTGACACAATTACATCTTTTCGCATTTCAGATGCGCAAAGGAGGCCTCCAGTCTCTTTAAATGAGAATTGGTGTAATAAAGAAGGCACAAAGATCATATTGAGTTCGGTGGATGAGGCGGTTTCATATTATCAGTCCCGCGGATTTGTGGCCGTGGACGATTCTTTAAAAAATTACCCTGAATTAATGCGATTTGAGAAATTTGAAAAAGACAAAATGTACACCATCATGGAATTTACAATTTAACCATTAACTATTTCCGGCGGAACCGGCCATTCACTATAAGGGATCGCTTTACTGGTTGATCGGTCAAAAGACAATAAAGCATTTAAGGCTGTCATGCGTCTCTCTATCGGATTCTTAATAACAAGGAAATCTTTTCTGCGGGATAAATTCTTCCATCGCCACTCAAATTGTAACGCAGCTTGCCATGTAGGAAAATTGGCAACATGACACACCCGTCTCCAATGACTGCCCTTATCCACTTGCGCTCCAGTGGCATGCGCGCCCCCGCTGATTTCTTTGTTGTGTTGTCGCAGCCGCCGGTCTAAATCCACGGTGGCTCCTATATATGTTTTTTGCCCAGGAGTGCCGATCATATCACATTCCTCTAAAGCCAAAAAATATACATAGAATTTGTCGCTCATATGTTCTATTTTATATATTCATATGTTCTATTTATATAGAATACGATGTACAAAGTATGGGTATTAAATGACAACAAAGTAGAAAACATATTTGTATTTAATGGAAAAGACAAAGAAGATCCATTTAGCGAAGCAGACAAAAGACTAATTGAAAAAGACAAATTGCCAAAATCCTCTATTATTGAAAGTCCGGTTCAAATCCATAAAGACGATTCTATCTTACAAATAAAGAAGAAAATCCTCAATGAATTTGGCAAAGATTCACTGGTAACCTATCATGAACTCTATTTGTTTGCTTATAACAAAACTCACTTAGATCTCTATCGCATTTTCACCGAAACGGTATCACGATCCAGCAACTATTTGAATCGTGCAAAGTTCACACAACTGTTAAATATACTTGGATTAACCGTTGACGCAGGGTCGGTCAAGGATAAAAACACGTATGATGATTTAGTGAAAAAGATGTCAAAACACGGGAAAACCGCAAACATGCCAATTAGTTTAGGAATGCTGCCATCACATGATTACTTATTCTCCCCGAATCCCTTTGATGCCGTTGAGTTTTCGCCAAAAACCGTGTCCAATTCAGAGAACTCGCTTCTGATGAATTACGGTGAAATTGTAGACAACAATATTTATGTCTGTTTGGCGGACGATGTATTTGCGAGTCACGAAAATTCCGATGATTTTATTGCCAAAACATATTATCCTTTTTTAACAGCAAAATCCGTATTTGATTCGGCGTCTCTATCAGACAAGCGTGAACAATTGGTCACAGAAACCGCCAAAATAATGGACCCACGACATTTCAAGGCATATGAGATCGTGGATCTTTTTTACGACACACTTAAAGAAAAAGGTGAAAAAGAGAAGATATTAGAAAATGGCACGCGCCATTATAGAATTGCAATCAAGCCAAGTATTCAAATAACAATGCCTCTAGAATTCCTATTTAAAAATATCCACGCATCAGCCAAATACAAGCTGATGAAACTGAACCCGGGAATGCGTCGCGAAAACTTGTATCGCTTGTATAGCAACAAAGTATCCAAGACGGGCAGAAAGATTCCCGTTCTGCCCAGGAGCGTCATTAATTCCCTTTCCAAAAATATAGGAAAACACAAGCAAATCTCTATCAGCAACAAACAAGGCCCCGATGATAAACAAGATGTCACAATTGACATTGAAATAGACGGCACAATCATCCTACACGGAAGCATGGACAAATTGGTGGATTCGGCGGCTTTAGCCGCCCATTTAAAAGAATCAGCGAATCCAATATTGGAGGACATCAACTTGCATCTACAAAACATAGGATACAAGATTCCTTTGATAACAAAATTGGATGCGAAGGAGATAGAGATTTTGGATATGGATTACACATTCTCTATTGGAAATGTAAAAATAGAAGAGAATGCCAAAACAAAAGCCAAGAAGACAGATATAGATCTGGAAAAGATCCAAGGATGTTTATATGCTGTTTTTGACGTGATAGATAAGGATGTATTCAAGGGAGCGACGCTGCGATTTAAACGCGTAGAAAATTACAAGGACATGGATCAGCAGACCCTGTTGATGACAGAAACATATAAGAAATCAGGACGTGATTCGGATGTTATAGATGTATTAATGAAAAACCATGCTATGACTATGGAGGAGGCGATGGCGAGGATACGCTTGTATAAAAAAGATGTGGAATACATGCAAGTGAACAAGTTCAATGATGGAGGAAACACAACTGAAAAAACAATCAAAGTGGTTGAGAATCCGGGCTTGCCGATAGAGATGATTCTCAATCCTGTAACAAAAATATTGACTTTTCACACAAATGAAATAACAAATATAGGATATTTGGAAACTCTATCGGGGTATTTTGAAAGCATGATGAGAATATGGAAAGACAAGAGTTTGATTAAAAAATGTTCTGTTTCCGCAGAAACCGGAACAGGGAAACCTGTGAAATTAGTAGAAGAGAAACCACTAGAAATAAGACGCGCGGATGCTTTTAATTTCAGTCCAACAGAAGATTCTCCTAGAAAATTTGCGGAAGAAGAAAAAGAAGAGTTTGATGTGAGTCCAAAGACTCCGATAGAGACAATTTCAAAAATTATTAAAGACAGATCAGAAGAATCAGATTCTTCCGAATTTGATATGGTTGGCATAGAAGTAGAAGATGACGATGATGACGACATGGTTGGTATAGAAGTAGAAGAAGACGATGCGAATGAAGGAGGCGGAAGTTCAACAAATATGCGCGGAAGTGCCCCTACAAAAAAGAAGGCAACTAAATCAGAAGAAGAAGATGAGGATGACGGATCCGAAGACGAAGAGGGTGACGAGTATGTGGCAAAAAACAAGGATAAGGCTAAGAACACGAATCCATTTTTACAAAAGTTACACGAAAAGGAGCCGGATATATTTTTGAACGGCAAGGACGGTAAATACAATATATATTCGCGAACGTGCCAGTCGGTTCACCGTCAGCCAGTATTGATCACGGAAGAAGAGAAACAACATATAGATAAAACCTCGCCAGGATCATATTTGAAGGCGATGAAATTCGGCAGCACGCCCGAGAACCAGAATTATTACATATGCCCGCGATTCTGGTGTTTTAAGACGAATACAAGTATGACGGAAGACCAAATTAAAGGACTAAATGGAAAAGAAAAAGAATGCGGAACTGATCCTGAATATTGGCAAGAATTCAATATTCCAAAAGAGCATTTGGACGCGAAAGGCAAATATTTACCACATCATCCTGGGTTTAAATACAAATACAAATCCAAGAAAACAGATTATTGTATGCCATGTTGTGGAACATCTGAGTGGGAGATGCATAATAAAGACAAATCCGGAAAATGGAAAAAGACCAACTATAAATTAAAAGAAGGTGAAAAAATCAACGAATTAGGTCAATTGGTATTGAAGGACGGTAAAATAGACGAAAATTGGAAAGAGTTTCCTAGAAACGCGCAAGAATGTAATATGAATGAAGCCGAAGAGATGGTTAGCAAAAAGAAAGCAATAAACGTCAAGTTCATATATGATCCTGCGAAATTCCGCGAAATACCGGAAGAAGGTCGTTGGGGATATGTTCAAAACTCAGTTCAACACTTCATGCAGATAAATTATGAAGAAGCCAAAGTTAAAGGAGACGAGGCACATTTAAAAGATGGCATTAAAACACTATTGAAATATGGTGTTGAACAGATGAAAATAAAGAATGAAAAGAAAGAAGACGTTCCATATAACTCAATATTAGGATGTTTGGCAGATTTGTATGCGAGCATTAAAAAAGAAAAAGTCCCTAGAATTAGTGACGGTAAATTTGGTAAAATATTAGCGGACGCAGTAAACATCAATGATTTTGTCAAATATGGAAATGCCAGTTTCACGGCGGCTTTTAGACCCCATGCGATAGAGGAGGGCAAAGAAACCGCAATTTTAGATAATGAAGGTGACATGTGGATAAAAGTTCAAGTCAAAGACGACCATCACAATGTGATGAAAGGAATATGGAAGAATAAGAAAACAAAGGAACCTGGATTCCCTAAAACAATTACTACATTGACTGTAGATTCGCATGATGACGATTGTGCCAAATACAAGGAATTGGCGGGGAGAGAAATAGACGAAATTGTTTTAGAAAAGATGGCGGCGTATGAAATGTACAAAATGTATTTGGAAAATCCGGCGATAGAGAAAGACTTGGAATACATATGGGATTTGGCATCAATTCCAAACCCACAATTGTTTTCAGAAGGTCTTAATTTGATAATCATGGAAATAAAAAACAATGATATGTCTGAAAGCATAGACGTATTGTGTCCAGCCACAACATATAGTAAAACCAAATTTGATATAGATAAACCGACCCTATTTTTGATTAAACAATCTGACAATTTGTTTGAGCCGGTTTATATGTATGACACGACGGCACCCAAAGATCCAATCAAGACGTTCAAGCATAATGAAAATATTCCAAAAAATATCAAATCTCTATTGAAGAAGATGAACACCACACTGAATGAGAATTGTCGCGGAAGGGCATCCATTGTCACCGTTCAGCCATTGTGTTTATCTGATTTAGAAACCGAGTTGGATCATCTGTCAAAATATGAAGTTAAATCACAAATAGCAAATTATCAAGGGAAAATAATTGCGCTTCATGTCACCAACACCGAAACAGAATCGGATGTCTACATTCCATGTAAGCCAACAGCTCCTTCGGACGAACATGCGATAGAGATGATGGGCAATCACGATTCATGGTCATCTTATGAAGACACTGTAAAAGAATTGACCGAATTGGGCAAAAGCATAGATTATTGTAAACCAATAATGAAAATAATGGATGACATGATGATAGTAGGGATATTAACAAAATCTAATCAGATGGTTCCGATAAATCCACCGGAAGAGGATTTTGAAGGCGACACATTACCCAAACTTAAAAATAAAGACAATTCATTCACATATAATAAAACGGGCAATAGAGGAGAAACCGAATACATAGACGAGATCATAACAAGAACCCGGACGGGGGATGTTAAGCGAAAAGAAATAATAATGAATGCGACTGTGGAGAATGAATTTTTCAGAATGTTTAGATCCACTATTAAAATATTATTGTCGGAACCGAAGAATCACGAAATCCGTTTTAATTTGATGCGAATCACACATGCTGGAGCTACCAATAGGGTAGCAACGGACGCTGGCGCTAGAACAAATTCCATGTCATACAGAGACAAAATCAAAGAAACGGTTGAAGAATTGATGAAACTTACGGAAAGTAGCGACGCAATAGAGTTTGCCAAATTTGACAAGGAAACATTAGACTCTATTTTAACAAAAGGAAAAGTTATGTATAAATGCGAATCCCAAAGGGATACTCGTGGAACGATTGATTCAGAAATGTCAGAAACATACAATCCCGGATGTAAATTATTATTGCCGATTAAAAACTTGGTAAATAGAGATCGCGACAACAGGCTCCTTTATTATTATAGAATTGCGGATGAATTGATTAGATATCAGAATTTGAAAAATTTCATTTTATTTCCCAACCAATTCTTAAGCATGGGAATGTCCGATTACAAAGTAAATGCCGACGAAATTATTTTATTAGAATCTTCATTACAAAAAGATCAAGAAGAGTTCCCTATATATGAAGATGGGGAAATTGCGGCGGACATGGCGATGCCGGAGAAAACCGAGAAGTATTTGAACACGGTTGAGTTGGCTGATCAAACACAGACAATGAAAAATTATATAGAACGTGAGATAGAAGGTAACGCAAATGAGTATTGGCGACAAAAAGTGTTTAAGGGAACAGCCACTGGATCCACCAAAGAGCTGACATTTCAACCAGATATTGAAAGTAGTTTTGAACCACTTATAATAGCATATTCACGAGAGAAGAAACCGCAGACAAGACCGACGACGGAAGATATGCGCACAATAATATGGGAAAGTTATCGCGATTTGATTGTAGATCCCAAAAACAAAGACAATTTCAACAAGATTAAAAAGATATTGAAAGAGCAACAAGGCAAGATGGAATTGTTGAGAGACGTAAAGACTCCCGAAGAATTTGAAATAAAAATAAAAGAAAACTCCAAGTATTTTTTAACAACGTTGGACATATATGTGGTTGCACAAAAACACAATTTGCCTATAGTATTGTTTTCAAACGCAGATAAAAGATTAAGAGATCTTGGATTGAACAGGAAATGGTTGATACTTGGCCTGCGAAACCCGGCCAAAGCGATGGATAATAAATTTCATTTTATTAGATCGCAAAAATTTGGGCCTTCCGGTGTGCCAGCGCATCAGATGATTGAAGGCCGTTTTGAACCAAATCAGCTTAATGAACATAAATCTCTTATGGAGACGGCAATAAGAGATCCTGAAAATTCAGATAATATAATGTCAATCAAACAGTTTTTAGACTTATAAATAAAACATCATAATATATTATAAATGTTAGAATTGCCACAATCTGTATATTGGGGATTGGTTCCAGGGTTTTTAACAGCATTGGGTGGTTCTTACAAAGACACATTATTTGAGCCATTTGAACCGTTGAAGTTTTTTAGATCGCCCATTGTGTGTTTTGTATGGTACATTATAATAAACAACATATATGTGAATAATCCAGTAATATTAAAATTGGGTTTTGCCAGCATGATGGAAAGGTTGACGGTTGAATTTTACAAAGCACTTTATAAACCAGAACCGGGTAAATTTAAAAATTGTAAATGCGTTGAAAAAAAGTGTATTCTTGAAAAAGATAGAGGATGGTTTTTAGATAGACTAAGAGGAAAATAGATAAAAATAAACCTGGGCTTATTTTTAGCTTAAAATATTAAGATCTTTTCCATGAAGGTTCCTCTTTATTCAATGAATACAGTGCTGGTTCAGGATTTTTTCTTACAATATCCCTTGAAGGTTCCCTATAAGAATGAGACACAGGTGGTCTGTAAGCAATAGGTTCTGGCTTAGGCGGCTCAGGTAGTTTAATAGAAACATCCGATCCAATTTTCATTGATGTCGCACCATCTGTCATAACAGGAGCATTGGGTTTTTTCCACGGATTCGTTATTGCCGTATTGATATTTGGTGATATCTTAAGAGCCTTTTCCACAACTTTCTCGGGTTCACTATCACTTTCTTCGTCATCACTATCACTTTCTTGTTGATAGTCTTGATCATTATTCTCCAATTCATTTGCCAAGTTTTCAAGATTCGTTTCGCGATCCACGTCAGGCTCTGGCTTGCATCTATTGACTTCGCACGCTTGATAATTCAATGGCTTGTCTCGCATGGACATTAGCAAATAGAAATACTCATTCACTGCGTTTTTAGCGGCCACATTGTCTTCAAATGGTGTAAATTCGCTAGACAAAATGTCATAGAAACCGTATACCCCTTCATGAATATACAAATAAGGACAAGTTTTAACAAAAAGCCGATCATAAGTAATAGCTTGTTTGACCCATTCATTCTTATTTCCGGACAAATTTCGTTCGGCATGAGATCCATTCTCAAACATGTATTTCTTGCCATCGGTGGCTTTAACGGATATTCCAGTGACATTCACTTGATCGCGTTCGCGCATCAAAAAAGTGCCTCTCACATAGGGAATGGCCATGAGTTTTCTAGTGGGCATCACCTTGATGAAGGTATATAGACTGAACAACCATTGGGAGTTTTGATATATTAGAACAAAGTTTTCGGGAACGTATTGAATTTTCATATTATGAAAAACGGAATTGCGATTATTTCGGCGTTTGATATTAAAATATAGGACCAACACTTTAAATGGATTTGAAAAGTCAATTCATTCACATATCGTAATCTTCTTCATCCTCTTCATTTTCCTCTCCAAATATATCATCTTCATCCGTTTCTTCTTCATCTTCAACGGGATTTATGAGGGGCGGAAATTGGATCACATCTTTCTCTCCATAAACATATTTAACATTTCTGATAGGCATGAGAGAGACGCAATAACAGCTGCCGCGATTGTTCATATTTGCTTTAAGCATATCAAAAATGGTCATGTCACGGAGTTCATAGAAAGCTCCATTGACCATATCATTGAAGCTCAAATGTCTATCGTCAAATCCTACTTGTTCTGTTGTTTTTTCAACATATCTTTTGCCAAAAAAAGGATTGTATAATCCAAAACAACACAGTAATTTTTTCAATTTAGTTTTTGATTCGTCGCATCCGAACAATCGGACTCGGTAATAAAGTTTCAAATAAGGCCGAAATATTTTATACAAAACCTTGGGTGGAAAGTGTGGATTCACATTTATTTTCAAAAACCGATTGCTGTATTGTTGTATCATTCCCAATAAGTCCATAATAATTTCAACCGACACAACTGTATCTGATTCTAACATTGAGTCTAAGGCGATGTCCAACAAAAATTTGTTATGTTTGTCCGCGAATTCCGGAATAGACAATCGCGATTCCATGAAAAAATGTAGCAACGGATTCGTCTTTATTTTGAGAGTCCACATTTTAATGTAGATGTTGATGAGGTGGTGTTTTTCAAACTCCACATTAGTGTAAGGATTTTTTGGCATATGTGGCGACGGAATCATATGATAATTGTGCGATAGAGAAGTTTTGATGATATTAATGAGTTCATATATATTGAAACGGTAAATACAATTATTTTGTGAGAGTTCTATGATTTTTTTTGGATCCATAGTGTCAAATGGCATCATACACAAATCACTGTCATTATTGTGTACTTGGAACCGTTTCAATTTACATTTGTTTATGAATTTGAGCATGATGTGATAGAGACGCTGAAAATGATTGAATTGTTCTAATCCGATTTCGGACAGTAGAGGGTATTGAGAGAATTTCACGCGAACAAAAAACAACTTATCGGAAACAGTAATCTTAACTTGATGAATATATTGAATATTGATGGGTTTCAATTTGTTAAACGCCGACGAATCGGTTTTGCTAATGGAATCAAATGCGACTATCTTTTTTTTAAACATGATTTCAAATATATCATTGCTCATTTTTGATTTTAACATGCGAATGCTTCTTATAGTCTGATAATAAAATCACATATTATTTTTGTAATATGTTTTATAAGTTTCATTTGATTATAATAAGTTTCATTTGATTATAATAAGTTTCATTTGATTATAATAATTCTCAAAACTTAAAAAAAAACATTTATTATTATTAAAAGGAAGGATCATAAGGAAGGATCATAAGGACAAGTTGCGCTTGCGCAACAGCCGGTTTCATGCGTAGTTCCCTTTTTAGAACAATTCATATCCATCATCTCCACAAGCCCCCGAAGCATTCACCTGTAAATTGTGAACATTATTATCTATGCGAATGCGTCCAAGCGAGCACTCATCCGCTTTTCCAACATTTCCAAACAGTTCTTCAATGCGATCATTGACGTCTTTGCGATCCATGTCACGCGTTTCCATGTCCATAACTGCATCCATATCCAACAATAAACTGAACGCGTTTGTGCCATAATATCCTTGTTGTCCGCACATAACGTTCGCCGAAACGCCGCGCATTTGATCAAACTCGCCGTGTCTACTGGCTTCCAAGAACATCTCGGTATGCATCTCATAAGTACTCTTAGAAATCGGTCCAATATCATCATTCAAGATGCCCGATCGGTAAATGGGAACCAAATCCTTAGACACGGTCATGCGATCACACAAAATACTAAGATGATGATAATTCACATAAGCATCACTTGCCTCCATCACATCCACGATTTCATTAAGAATGTTTTGCCTAGCCGCCTCAATGCCCAACACATCATACATTTCACGAATGTCGTTACTATATGTTCTGGTGAAGTCAATGAAATCAACCCCAAAGACATCAATAAGATTAGATCCTGTAGTATCCAGAACCCACGCCTCCTTTCTAGAGTACTTGCCGTCTTCTTTTACAACCATATCCTTGACTACTCGCGGATTGACGTTTACAATCTTGTTAACACCTCTCAAAACGATATTATTGAGAACCGTGTCTTGGAAATTCTTCAACAAATATATCTCGTCGGATTGATCAAGTGCCTCCGAGTAAGCATTGGTAGAACCCTTCTTCTTGTTGCGATTCAATATAGACGAATTGATTCGGATTCGGAATACCAAATTACTAGAATTCATGTCGGAATAGATACAGCTTACTTCATTTCCATGTACAGTGGAAATCGCAAAATGAATATCGTCCATTGTGATGTTCTTCTCTAACAAAGACTCCGCGTCTATTTCCATACGGACTATCCATTTAGATCGCGGTTGCTGTGTTCCAATTTCGTCGGTTTCATTACATTCATTCACCAATTCATCAAACAAATAGAACTGATCTATTAATGCCGCATCACTATGAATCTTGGTGGCACGATCATTGGGATCAAAACAGATTTCCACGGATTTCACCACATCAATCAGTTTTGTGTATTGAATCATGTTACAATAGTTGGTCGCCTTGTCCTTATCATGCTGATCTTGCGGTTTCATGTAAATAGTAACCGACGGCTTGTCTGGGTTTCTGGTAAGACGCAGAATTTCTTCTATTCTAGGCACACCGCGAGTTACATTAGACTTAGACGCCACTCCAGCCAAATGAAAAGTGTTGAGTGTATTGTGAACATACACACCATAATCAGTAAGGAAAGTTTGATTTGATGGAACAGTGAAATCATAAACAAATTCATCGGTGCCTTTCAAAATAGTGATTTCAACAATTTCATCCCAAACCACATCTGAACTTGCGGCTTGCTTAAGAATTGTCAACTGATCACCAATAAGATTGGCATTGACATTATTTTCAAAGACCCCGATGTATTTTTGTAATGTTCGGCGACCAATGCTTTCTTTATTTGCCCATCTTCCATAAAATGCGCTATGATTCTCCAATTTCAGAGTTTTGCCACAATGAGCAATAATATCACCAAGACCATTGATCTTATCTATTTCATCAGACAAATTATGAGCATTGTCGCGATTCTCATATTCAACTAACCGATTCAGGGAATCCATCTTGTAACCAAGCGATGAACCGATATGTAATTTATATAATCCAGCATATTTGGCAGATATTGACAAATGATGTAAATCAGCGGATTTAGTGAATGTTGTGCCGATTGATCCAAATATCCCAAAATAATTAATAATCAACGCAAAATCTTTAATCAATTGATGACTACGACTACAAACACGAATCATGTGATGTCCACTATCACATTGAATGTTGCCGTCTCCATCCATGTAGGACTGAATCATGCTAGATTTAAATTCCATTGGAGCAACAAATGCGAAATCAGGAACGCATTTGACATATGAACCATTTCCGCAAGTAATTTTAAGGAAATCTGCTAATTCGGCACATGTAAATTTGATATCAGTTGTGTGTCCATATTCACTTTCTTTCTCATAAATTTTACAAGTTTTACCAAACAATTCAGCAAAAGCAATTGTATTTTGTTTGAACACATCTGAAATATTAGTAATACAAATTGTGTTGTAATTTATTGATCCCTCAGCCAAATATGCGCCGATAAACCAACCAAACAAACGATTCAATTCATAGTCTTTGCCAGATATTTGAATCTTATCATTCACAAATGTGTTGTCAATATTCTTTGAAACTGGAACTCGCATGCCAACCTTCATGTCTTTTCCGACAATTGCCTGGACTTTGTTATCACGTCTTACCAAATGTGAATGACTTGTGGTAGTTTCTACGGTTCTGCCACTTTTTGTCTTAATTCGCATTAATTCACCATTGACCGGATGACGACTTACATGTGATATTTTAGACCATTGGGTTGTTTCATTTGCGTTTACACCCATAATGTAATATTCATGATCCTCTCCCAAAATGGTCTCAACACTATTCTCATGTCCAGTTCCAAATGTCATGCTTGGATTTTCGTCAATGATTTGATCACAGAAATCACCAATTTTTACCGACATCATTCTAGGCTTTCCATCCACCATTTTCACAATTTTAATACATTCATTGCGAGTAAGTGACATCTGTGTCGTGGGTTCTCCTATGCTTTGACCCGCAATAACTCCGACCATTTCGCCTGGGCTGACAACGGATTTCTTAAAATTCATATGGATGCTTTCAAGGAGGATCTCCAACATCTTCTTGTTGAATCTCTTATTGACTAATAAATCTTTGGGAGACAAGTAGTAGAAATACAGGATCTCAAACATCTTGGTGGGTTTACAAAAACAGGACAACTTAAGAGTTTCAAATTTCGCCTCAATCATCTGAAACGCTTCCAATGGAGTAATGTCAACAGTGCTATTGCCGGTCAAGCCAAATTGACCATGCGCGTTCATTATCAAATGATGAAACGCCACCGGGGTTTTAACCGAATCCTCGTTCTTAAACTTAAATACGTTCTCAACTAACTCATCGCGCACATCAATCATATAATCAATGTATTTCTTACAAAGAGCTTGTGCCTCTTCGCGCTGTTTACGAATACGTGTCGCCGCGCCCTTGGTGTAAATTTTGATCAATTCATGATCACCGTCGTTCATGCCTACAATGTCATAGTGCATGTAAATCTGTTCAACCGACATGCCTACGATCGGAATAGACTGATTTTCAATACGAGTTGTTTCCGCGCCATCCTCTCCGTAAGAGAATTGTACAATCTTGCCCATATTGTTTCGCACAGTCATATCATATTCCACCTTGAGATCTTCCAGACCCTTTACCAATCTGCGCTGAATATATCCAGTTTGCGAGGTTTTTACCGCAGTATCAATAAGACCCATGCGACCACCCATAGCATGGAAGAAGAGCTCGGGAGCAGTTAATCCAGAAATATATGAATTCTCAACGAATCCACGCGCACCTGGCGAGTCATCATACTTGGAGAAATGTGGCAACGTGCGATTGTCAAATCCGTAAGGAACACGCTTACCATCCACGCTCTGTTGACCCAAACACGAGATCATCTGTGAAATATTAACCATGTTGCCCTTTGATCCTGATGCGACCATGATTAAGAAACGGTTATTGGCATCAAGACTCTTCTTGGCAATGGTACCGGTCTGATCTGTCGCCTTGTTCAATATGCCCTTCACCTGGTTCTCATACTCAACCGAGTTGGCATTTCCGGTCTTATTTTCAAATATTCCAAGATGAATCTTATCGGTAAGTTGTTGAACCTCGGCCTTCTTTGCCGCAATGACTTGTAAGATCTCATCGGTGGTTCGCTTATCCGAGATAAGATCGCTGACACCAACACTGTATGCGCTGGTCTTCATGTATTCGGTGATGACCTGTTGTAAGTCATCAATGTAATCGGAACAAGCCAAATGTCCAAAATCATTACACACGCGATTCAGCACGCCCTTCACAGTGGACGCGATCATCTGACCCCTGACATATTTGCCGTTCAATATTTCCAACACGTTGTTTGACGTGGCATAATCATCGGCTTTGTCATCATATTGCTTGGTCTTGGTTTTCAACGTGAGAGGCGGCGTAATTTGCGACAAGATATCAAAACTGGTAATCCTCTTCTTACCGGCCAGACTTGCGACATCAACCCTAGAAAAGCCCATCAATATATTCATGGCTTCTCTAGGACTAAACTCAATATCAGGTCTAGTAAATCGGTATGTTCCCAACATAGAATCCTGATAAATTCCGATGATGGGAGCGTTACTAGAAGGACTGATGATTTGATAAGGAATCGCCGCCAAGTGTCTAAGCTCTGTCTCAGACAGCACGTTTTGCGGCATATGCATATTCATTTCGTCGCCATCAAAGTCAGCATTGTAAGGCTTAGTATCACAGACGTTCATGCGAAATGTATCTCCTTTGTCCATGATTTTCGCAATATGACACATCATACTCATTCTGTGTAAACTGGGCTGTCTGTTGAAAAGAACCGGATCGCCATCCATCATGTGACGATGAACAACGTCGCCGTTTTCCAACCGAATAGACATGCGATCACGATATCTGAGAGAAATAGTATCACCGTTCTTCTTTTCCAAGTTCTTGGCGCCGGGATAAACATCGGGACCATTCTGAACCAATTTTGTCAAGAAATTGCGATTGCGATCATTTACTACAACAGGCTTAGTAAGATTCATTGCTACTTTCTTGGGCACGCCTAGCTGTTTGGCGGACAAATTGGGATCACCAGTGATAACAGAACGCGCGCTGAAATCCACGCGCTTACCCATCAAGTTACCGCGAATACGGCCGTTCTTACTATTGAGACGATCCGTAATACATTGTAGAGGTCGTCCAGAACGCTGAGCCATGGGAACCGCGCCCTTAACCTTGTTGTTAGCAATCATGGCAACAAAGTATTGTAAAACCTTTGTTAAACCATCAATCACGTGTGGAGCGGCATTATTGTTGATTCGTTCTTCCAAATCCTTGTTGGTCTTAATGATATGACCGTAAATATGAGTGAGATCGTCTTCACTGCGTTGATTCGCGTCTTGTTTTACAGATGGTCTAACCGAAGGCGGTGCCACAGGGAGCACTTGGCATACCATCCAGTCGGGTCGCGACCAGATTGGACTAAATCCCATAAAATTCACATCTTCATCTGAGATGCGCTTGAAAATCTTAAGGACGATTTCAGATGTGAAACGCATAGTAAATTGCGATTTACCGGACGCAAGAATCGCCAACTTTTCTTCAGCTGTTACGCCCTCAGTTTTTTCTAGGTTATCCCAAATGGCAATAATAGTCGCCATTTCTTCTAATTTAATCTTATCGGGTTGTTTACATCCGCAACCCAACTCAGTGGCCTCGCCACAACGATTAATTCCGGAACACTTCTTGTAAACATAACTCCATCTATCGGACGCTTTCATATTTATGACGTGTTTATGATCTTCTTTGCTGATCAAGAGTTTGCTACATTTGAAGCACACACACTTGAGAATGGACATGATGTCCTTAATATGTTGTATAAAGAACACTGGACGAGCCAACTCAATATATCCAAAATACCCGGGAGTATTTATATATGTTAGGCCATCAGTAGGACACACAGAACCGTGTCCTAAAACTCCCATGCGGGGATCAAATAGTCCTCCTGGGACTTCTTTGTTGTTAATATAGGTATCTTTTGAGACAACTTCCACAACGCCTTTACGAATTTCTTCAGGAGATAGCATACCAAATTGTATGCCAATGATCCTGGAAGGATTCTTAAATTGAGTGTTGTTTGTTTGTTTAGTTCCTGACATTTTAAAGTTGCTATAGTATATATAAGGTATTATTTATATTGTTTATCAATCATTGAAAGTGGGGGGATCAAATCAATTTTTTCAAGGAACGAGTAAAACATAGACATTGTTTCATTTGCTTTATTATTAACTACCGTTTACTGAAAGTAAATGGGCAAATGATAAAACGAAACAAATTAGAGAAACAATCGTAATAATCTTATCCAGAAGCAATGCCATCCAAGTTCAAGACATCTAAGCAATTATTAAAAAAGAATAAACAACACAGTGATTCAGAGTCAGATAGTGATTCGGAATCCGACAGTGACTACATCTATGAATCTGTTACTGACACTGGTAGTTCTTATATTGATGAATCCAGTGTAGAGTCGTCAACAAATAAAAAAAAAAAGAAGAAGCTACATAAGAAATCTCCGAAAAAGCATAGACATAAGAAATATGAATCGGAGTCTGAGTCTGATGAGGAAGAGTCTGATGAAGATGATTATGATGAGGACTCGGAAGAAATGGATGAAGATGCCATGGCCGAATTACACAACACTTTACACAAGTTATTTCCGTCTAAGTATACAAAGGATAAGGTTAAATCACACAAGAAACATAAATCATCATCTAAGCCCAAGTCAAAGCCTAAGCCAAACAATAAACATAAGAAATCTAAAAGAATAGTAGAAGAAGAATCTGAAGAGGAGGAAGAAGAGTCTGAATATGAGACCATGGATGAAGATGAGGAGGAGGATGCTGAAGACTTAGAAAATGAGGATGAAGAGGATGAAGAGGATGAGGACGAAGAAGATGATAAGAATTTCAAGATCACCTTAACCATTGGCGGCAACGAGTCGCAATTCGGCCCAAAAAACCGCAATTTGTCTGGATTGTCAAAAGAGGATGAATATACTAGCGAGGATGAGAAGACTTTTATGCGAGAAACATATGAAGATGTTGGTATGCCTCTATCGCCATCTAATGAAAATATTGAGAAAACTCATTTTGACGAAAAGAAATCTGGCAAAAAAGAAGCAACTTCAAAATCACCTAAAAATAAGTCATCAACAAAATCCAAGAAAGATCAAATAGAATCCGATGAAAATGACGACGACGTTGAGAATAAATACAAGGAAATCATAGAGTTGAAGAAGGTTCTCTATGAGAAGCACCGCAATAATCCTAAAAACAAGATTATTAAGACTGCCTTAGAACAGTGTGATCAAACCGTAAAGAAACTGATTCGCCAAGCCAGATCCAAGAATGTTAAGAAATTTGAAGAATTGTTATTCAAAACCGACACTCAGGAGAACACCGACGAACTCGGATATTTCAAAAAGAAGTTGTCCAACAAGGAGCAGCTCATGATCATGAAAGATATGCGTGAATTACATGACTCTGTTTATGTGGAAAAGCCATATCGTCTTTCTCTACTTCAATCTAATTTGCCCGCGAATTTGAAGGCAATGGCCCTACAGCGACTGAATCAATTAGCCGCCATGGAACCGGGCGAGCCAGAGTATTACAAGCTGAAGAACTGGGTGGATAGTTTCATGCGAATCCCATTTGGCAAGCATAAGAACATCACCATTAATATCAATGATGGTATTGAAAAGTGTAATGAATTCATCGTAAACGCCAAGACCCAATTAGACAATTGTGTTTATGGACTCAATGACGCCAAGATGCAGATTATGCAGATGGTTGGTCAATGGATATCTAATCCCGGATCTCTAGGCACCGCCATTGCGGTCAAAGGCCCGCCCGGAACCGGCAAGACATCTCTCATTAAAGACGGTGTTAGCAAGATTCTAGGTCGCGAGTTCGCGTTCATTGCGTTGGGCGGCTGCGGCGACAGCAGTTTCTTAGAAGGCCACTCCTACACATATGAGGGTAGTATTTACGGCAAGATCGTACAGATTCTCATGGATAGTAAGTGTATGAATCCAGTGATATATTTTGATGAGTTGGACAAGGTGAGTGATACGGCGCGTGGACAGGAGATCATCAGTTTGCTGACGCATTTGACGGATACTACACAGAATAATCAGTTTCATGATAAGTATTTCTCGGAGGTGGATTTTGATTTGAGTAAGTGTTTGTTTATTTTCAGTTATAACGACGAGAATTTGGTGAACCCGATTTTGAAGGATCGTATGTATCGGATTCAGACCAAGGGGTATGATTTGAAGGAGAAGTTGATCATTGCCAAAAACTATATGTTGCCGAAGATACGAGAGCAGGTCGGATTTAAGCCAGATGAGGTGATAATCACAGATGAGGTCTTGTCGCATATAATTTCCAACCAGGCGAAGGGTGAAGCCGGAGTAAGAAATTTGAAGCGATGTTTGGAGATTGTTCATACAAAGTTGAATTTGTATAGATTGGTGAAATCCGGAACTCAATTGTTTGAGAAGGACATGGGCTTACATGTGACATTTCCTTATACGGTCACAAGAAAGGATGTGGATCAACTGATTAAGAATGAGGAATGTATAAATCAGAGCGTGTTGTGTTCTATGTACTTGTAAGGGAACCAAGGTTCAAGGCGCCGAGTAGTGGAGCACCTTCTACGAAGTGCGGTGCTCTCCCCTTATGATCCCTCCTTTAATTGTTTTCATGCTTTTGGCCCATCATTTAAAAGAAACAAAAGTTAATTAATTACTTAAATTAATATTTATTTTAAAATATTAATTTATACCACAAGATTTCACTTGCCGTCTTCATTAGTGGCAAAATGCTTTTAATTCGTAACCTTAACCAAAGACGGACATCCTCATATTCTCATAAATAAATTTCGTGTTTTGTATTCTCATTCTGGGTGAAAAAAACGATGATTCCACATCATCTACTGTTTTTACATAATCGGGACGTTTGAATTTGTCTATAACCATTTCATGTGCGTACTTCACACAATTGGTGTCGGGGTTTTTGAACGCGAATGACACACTATTATTTGCCAAACACCATTCCATGAAGGCGTCCACGTTATACATCAACAGTGATTTTATGACAAAGTAGCTAAATGCCGCGGTTTTCTCCCTATATTGATTGCGTTTGGCCGACACTTGATACAAATCTGAATAATTTATGCCAAAATGATTCATCAGTTTTGCCATTTGAAATAGAGAATATACTCTTTCATATTGAAGATCCCGCTCAATATGTCCTATCATATTTTCAGTACTGGTTCGCGGATGTTTTATTATGGCGCGAATCATGACATTCACTATTTCCGCCCACATCTCGCAATAAGATTCATACAATTTAATATCCGAATTGATAGGGAATGCGCCCAAAATCTTGGCATTGGCTGCCGCAGTGGGTTCAGGACAATGAGAAAAATCCAACCCCAAATTATGAAATGATTCATGTATAAAAACCTTGAACCATTCCTCTTTGCGGAATAGAGTGATTTCCGTATTGGAAGCGCAGCTTGTAGTGAAAGCAGTATTCACATGTGTCATATCAATGTGATTATGCGTTTGAGTGGGCAGCACTTTCTTGTGATCGGTCATATAAAAAAACACATCTACAACGGCGGAACAATGTCGCGGAGCGTATTTTGTACCAAATCTTAACCACATACAAGCCTGATCAACTATTAGTTCGGCCTCTTTTTGTAAAACTTGGATGGATTTGCGTTTGGGAAAAAGAATAATATTAAAATTGTAAGTTCTTTCATGAATGGCAACGGATGCTTTATGTAAATATTTATTGTGATGATTAATTATCAAATCTATTTCTTTGGGAACAGTGCTGTAAGATGTGCTTTTAGGAAATGGATACTCGGCGTCAATAAACCTTGATTCTGCGTTTGTATGAGGAAGTCTTTTTGTATTTGATCGTTGGAATTCGTTTTTACAATCATTTATCAACTGCGAAAGAAAAAAACGCGATTTGTCGGAGAACTTTAAGGGGGCTAATTTTGTTCTCAATGACTCATTTTGTATGAAATTTATTATTTTATGAGTGTCTTCGGATTCGGGTTCCATATAACAAATGATGATATTTATTTATTGATGTATTTAGATACTTTTCCTGGGGTAATGTTAATTTGGCGGACTTCGTTTGTAAAATTGTTTCGTTCGCGCAGTTGGTCCATGGAATAATGTGTTATTTTTACGCCATGCTCGGCAGCATAGACAAATGTTTCAAGACGATCATTATATATGGCATTCATGGAAATGTTTTCGGATCTATTTGCCGAATGCGCGAATGCTATTTCTAGGCAACGCACGTTTCCGCCAGCCGCTGCGTTGACGCATATTTTTTCGGATATGGGACAGCCTCTCGCAATGGCCCATTCAAGACATTCATGATTGCCCTTCTTTGCGAAAATGTCGGTGGTTTCAATGTCCCACGGGAACCCATTGCCGTTCAAATATTCAAGCATTTCCAGGTTCTTGGACAATTTACACATGCGACTGGATTTTCTAAATCCGGCTTCCACAAACATTTTCACTATTTCCTTGCGATCCTTCTCAACGGCGGTTTCAAATGCGACAGTATTTATTTCAAACCCGTTTTCCAATCCGATGCGAACACAGTCAATGCTATTATTTGCTGCGGCATAATAAAGATTACTGTAAGATCCGAAAAATGCTCCGCGATCATAATTGAAATTCTTTTTTAATGCGAATTTGAGTAATTCAGCGCAATTGAGTTTCATACAAACCATTATTATTTTGTCTTCGGGGGTTTTTAACAATTCATGAACTTGGCGCGAGAAGTGCGTCAAATCCATTGGCGGCAAAATTATTGGATCCTCCGTCTTTAACCAGAATTTGTGGATGTTTTCCAATATCTGGATTTTGGCCGCTTCATCATACACAAAATATGAGTCGGACAGAATCACTTCATTTAATTCGGTTGTTGTTTCTATTTCAAATGTTTCTTTGTATAAGTCTGAAGGGAAGACCAAGACATCGGTTGTAGTTACCGGTGTGACGTCATTTAATCCCTTGTAAAATGTGGAGTTGATAATGTGCTCAGGGAGCTCGTTTAAGTTCTTTTCTATGAATACTGACATTTTAATTGTTTATTTATTTATGTCTCTTCACAAGATGGGATGAAAGGAGATCAATTTTGCGAGGGCGCAATCGCCCTCGGCACCCATTAGCGTCGCTTCGCTGACGCAATTATCTATTAAAAATAAATATCACGCTTTTATTTTTTAATATAAAAAAGTAATTTATAAGTTACAAAGTGAAAGTAAAAGATGTTTTTACATTAAATACAAATGGTTAAACAACATGTCGCCTTGAGACATTTGAAATGTAAAAAGCGTCAGCGAAGCGACGCTAATGGGTGCCGAGGGCGATTGCGCCCTCGTAAAATTGATCTGAAACCATTCATTTTTCTCATGTTACAAATACAATAAAAATTATAACATGAAATCTATTAACACTGGCGCTGCTCATTTTAGTTCTGTCGCAAACATGCACAGACAATCCAATTATACTCTTGAAAAAGTCATCAATGAAATCGTTGATAACGTTATCAAGAAAGCCTCCAAAATACATATTCAAACACGAGTCATTGACTCGGTTTTACAAGAACTCAAAATCTCCGACAACTATCTGAGGGGGTTTGAAAATATTAATGAAGAAGGAACACGGAATCCATTCAACATGGGGCATATGAGGTCAGGACACGACGACGACGACGAAACATCGGAATATGGCGTTGGACTAAAGGCGGGGGCCTTATCATCGGGCAATGTATTGATGGTTTACACAAGAGTAGGTGAGAAAATGTACAAAGTCATCTGCGATTTTCAGCGCATGATTGAGGAAGAGGATGTGAACGAATCATACAATCCAAAAATTCGGGAAATTACTCTGGAAGAATATAAAGAAGTCCATGAATATGAATATGGATCAAGCATTGTGATATCACAAATAAGGCAGGCAATTTGCGGAAGTTGCGGTGAAAATGACGCAAATATGACGCAAACCATTAAAAAAGGAATCGCCACAACTTATTCGCGATTGATTGGCACCGGTATCATCTACGTAAATGGAGAGATCGTTGAGCGCGAATATGATTTCTTTGCGGATCCGAAATGTATTCCTTTCACGATTATTAAACGCATGTTTGTTCTAAAAAAGCCTGGCGACATAAATGAAATATTCTTAATTGAAAAGAAGATTGAGCGATCTGTTTGGCAAATGTATGACAAGGTCAAAGATGAATGGATTGGGTTGGATAAAGGCGAAGACCGTTTGTCATGCTACTTAAGAGAAGGATATGAATTGGTTTATAATGTGGACAAGATGAATGCCTTGAAGGAAACAATTAGAACTGAAACCACATTTTCGTTTTATTCGGAGAATGATTGCGATCTGCCGTTTGACAGTGTTTTAATATATAAAGACAAACGTCTCTATGGGAAAAAGAATTTTGTGAAGAATAACAATGGAACAAATAATTACACAATTCATAAAATAGAATTTACATCAAAGAAAATAGGGAAAATGTTGGGAATCACATACAACAAAGAAATTACCATGGATGTTAATAATGATTTGACGAAATCTCTGAAAAGTTCTATCGCCGAAAATAGAAGGGAGTTCAATGCCGACGCAAGCACCAGTAAAAATAAAGAATTATGCGATAAAGCCATCAAAAAAAATGTGATTAACTGGCGAACATGCGACATTGGACTATTGTCTATAAAGAAATGGAGAGAGGAACGCAATAAATATGATGAATCTCTTAAACCCAAACCTTCTTTCGTTGTTCTGAAAGTGGAACAAGTTCATAAGCCTGCTTTTGTAGAGGAAAAAAAGCCCATTATTGTAGAGGAAGTTGAACAAGTTCATAAGCCTGCTGTTTTAGAGAAAGAGCCCATTATTGTAGAGGAAGTTGAACAAGTTCATAAGCCAATTGTTGTAGAGGAAGTTGAACAAGTTCATAAGCCAATTGTTGTAGAGGAAGTTGAACAAGTTCATAAGCCAATTGTTGTAGAGGAAGTTGAACAAGTTCATAAGCCAATTGTTGTAGAGGAAAAAAAGCCCATTATTGTAGAGGAAGTTGAACAAGTTCATAAGCCTGCTGTTTTAGAGAAAGAGCCCATTATTGTAGAGGAAGTAAAGTCTGTTCTTGTAGAGGAAAAAAAGACCATTATTGTAGAGAAAGAGCCCATTATTGTGGAGGAAGTAAAGCCCATTGTTTTAGAGAAAAAAACGAATAAGATGATATTGACGGAGATTAGTAAATACATAATGGAAAAAATAGCGGAGAATGAGCAGTTTGATATGACAATTGAATCATGTATAGAGTTGTTTGACACGGTTAAAAAACAGTTATTGTAAATTATATCTTTTGTGAATGAAATAAAAAAGGAAGGCGCTTACGAAGTGCCCCCCTTTTTTATTTGGTTTTTTTTATTTTTTTTCTATTTTTCTATGATTTATATGATAATAATAAGCAATAATAATAAGGTAATAACAACAAATATACAAAGGCCATCGGCCAACAATTAACAACATTTACCAATCATCATCTGAGTAAGTAGAGCGCTCGTACTTCTTAGCAACGCTATTGAAGACCATAATGGGCTCGTAGGGAACAGGTTGCTCGTACTTCTTCATGACGCTGTTTCTGTAATGATCTTCATCATCATCAGAGTCGGACTCAACTGCCGGAACATCTTCCTCTTGCTCATATCTGGCAGAGTACTCATATTCCTCGTCATCGTCCTCGTGACTCTCTTCAACGAATACTGGCTTGACTCGCCAGTCGCGATTAGAAGGAGCAGCGGAAGACTTAAAAGCAGTAGCGAATGAGACAGGCTTTGGCGCAGCAGACTTAGGCGCAGGCTTAGGCGCAGGAGACTTGAGAGAGCACAAGGCAGGGAACTCATCAACAACAGCCTTAGGCTCTGGTTCGTCCTCTTCTTCAAAGAGAGCGTACTTGTTGTTCTTCTGAGCTACCTTGATTGCCTCTATCTCTTGGAGTCTAATCTCTTCGCGGCGTCTAGCCTCGGCTTCGTGATATCTCGCCTCTTCGTCTCTGCGTCTAGTCTCTTCTTCGCGGCGTCTGTTGTTATTCTCTCTGATGGGGCATCTAGAGAGAGTATGTCCGAGGCCATGGCAGTATCGGCACTCGGTGGCGAGCAAGGTGGGGCAGGTTACTTCACTGTTCGGATCAGTAGTTCTGCGAACGAAGTGAGAAGTATACTCGGCCTCGGTCTTACCGGCATCTTGACACACCTTACAGAAAGGCTTGACAGACTTGACAGACTTGTTATTGGAGCTGTTGTTAACAGATTGGTTATTGTTCTTGTAGTTTCTTGACATTTTCTTAGTATTAAGATTGGTTTGGGTTTGGTTAATGTTTTTTTAATTTATGTCTCACAACTCTTGCTTTGAAAAAGTGATCAATTTTTTGACAAATTCATTAATGCCATTTTCGCATCACAAATTCAGCGCACATGCTAGACAATGGATCCCAAGAAGGACTCTTAAATGTGTTTATTTTCCTAATAAAATGTTGTTGATATGAATCTTTGAATTCTACATTCTGTTTACACATATTAGTAAGAGCAGATTCATTCTCTATGATTTTGCTCACAACATCTGTTAAAACTCTCCAGTTCAAACGTTGACACTCTTCGGATTCAATAAGTTCATCAAATTTATTTATCAATTCGTCTTCTATAAGTTGAGGCACAATGTATTCTTCCATTATTTTGATTTGAATATCTTCCTGTAAATTATTGTATATAGTTTTTACTTCTTCCATTTTACATTTTAAGAGTTTTGTTTCTATGTCGGTTTACATATTGAAACGCGAACAAACATAAAACAAAAATGCGTAATATATCACTCAATATAAAAATGACTACTAGAGACGCTAAGATCACAATGGAGAGACAAAATATGAAATCGTTGTTTGAAAATATAGAAGAATTGGAAGGATATTTGTATAAAATGGCGTCAACATTTTCACCATGTACTGGAGAACACATTTATTTGAAAACGCTGGGACTCCTAAGAAACAAACAAATTGCGATGGACGATGTATTTGCGGAAATTGGCAAAATTTACAACAAATTGGACGCGGAATATTTTGAATTCATATTGGACAAGATAGTTCACGACTATAATGATTTTTTTCTGAATGATGAATTTTACTACAATGGATATTGGCACGACGAAGAATGGATCTCCACAAAATAAAAAATGTAAACATATAAATGTATTTTGATTTATTTATTAAAAATAATAAATAAATGATTATTAAAGCAATTGTCTTTTTGATATTTTATGACATTTGGTTTTATTTTTTTCATATAATTTTACATAAATATTTTTACGTGTCCATTCATAAATTTAATCATAGCACGCCTTATGAAATAATGACGAGCAAAAAGACAAACAATTTACATTTGATTGAAAATGTGATGAGCCCGATGGGTATATTCATTCCATTTTATTTTTATAGATTTGGATCGTCATCCGTGAATAGTTTTATAATTGCTTCTGTCGTGATAATCTCACGTTCAATATTAAGGCGCGACAAAATGTCTTCATGGTTATTTGAAAACCATCACAACGCGCATTGTAAACATTTTAACTGTAATTATGGCGAATTTTGGTTGGACTCTACATTTGGAACATATTGCGATGAAACCGAATGACACAGAAAAATTGATCTCTTTTTCAATCGTTCCACAAAAAGCATAAAATAAATAATATTAACCAACCAACTAACTTAACTTATAAAATGACGACTTTTACCGAAGATTTATGCTGCTCTATCTGTTTAGATGACATTGACGTGTCAATGAATGTCATCAGGACTGAATGTAAACACTGTTTTCACTCCAAATGTTTCCTACAGAACGCCGCACACAATGGATTCAATTGCCCTTTGTGTCGCAACGAATTAGCTGAGGTTCCTCAAGATGAGGATGAGGATGAGGAGGATGATTATGACGACGACGCAGAATTTGAAGAGGAATTTGCTCTAAGAGGATCCCGATGGCTGTTCATGCGAGCCGAAGGCGAGCCAATTGACGAAGACGACACTGACGACGAAACCTTGAGCGATGACTCAGATGGCGAGACTGAATACGTAAGACATGTGAGCGAAGATGTTCCAGTCATATCTATTGCGCAAGTCGCCGAAAAGGTCAGACAGCGTGGCGTGACATATGAACAGATGATTGCGCTTCTCATACTTCCAGACAGCCGCAGTGCCGTTGACATGATAATGTATGACAACGACTTTATGCGCGATTTAGATCAAATGTTTTGCGAAATCGTTAATGGAAACAGCAATCCTTAAATAATAATAATACACCCCATAAAAACTGGTCTTCGGACCTTTTTTCACGTCATTTATGCTAAATGTGTAGTGATCCGAATAAATCCAAAATAAACAAGACCAAAAACAATACTTTTAAAAACCATACCATAGAAATTGAGATTGCCGTCTTCATTGTATATTTTCATGAATGACAGATACTTAAACATTGCGGAATTGATAAAAGGCATTTGAAACATAAAGAACATCACGCCAATCAAGATGGGGATCTGAATTTCATCATAAACAGATGACAAAAGTGATTCCAGATGTTTTGCTTTTTGATGTTCGGCCGATAGAGATTTTAATTTTTCTTCATATTCTTTTAAATAATCTGTGGTGAGTTTTGGCATGGGTACATAATTAGGAACTACTTGTTCATCATGTTGATACGCAGTGGTGTCTTGAGGCACACCACGGTTCATCATAGCCGGAGGCGCGGATTGTATACCATCGCCCATAAATCCTCCAGCACCGCCAGCTCCGGATATGGGTGCTGGGCCACCTAATCCACCATCACTCATAAATCCTCCATTGCCTCCATTGCCTCCATTGCCGCCATTTCCACCAGACCTTGGATTCGGATCTTTTGCAGACACGGATGGCAATTGTCTATCGGTGGGTTCAGGAATTCCATAAGGATTTGTGTGAATATTGAGGGGTTTATACGGTTGACCGCCCATGCTTTGCTCGTTGTTCCCATTCATGGATCCAGCAAATTGATTTGACTGAGAATTAGATCCAGCTTCTGGCAATTCTGATATTCTAGTGATGTCACTTCGCCTAATGTCCATTATTATACTATTTCTAAGTTAAAAATAGTATAATTAATACGAAATTTAAAAAATATCTACCGCCTTGGGATCTTTAATCTCCACTGTTTTTTTCATTATATCGCATTTCGCAGATTTGGTCTTGTATTCATAACAGTCTTCCCCATATTTGTATATTTTACCGTCTATTTCACTAATTACAGGTCCATTAAAAGTAATACAATTCTTACCATGACAAACTTCTCTAAACATTGTGGCAAGACCCAATCCCAAAATAATGGATAAGAGAACTTTTCCCATAGGTGTATTTAAAAGTCTTTTTACGTTCATGTTTCTTAATATATTGTGATATTATTGTGTAATTCAAAAAATTGATCGCGCAACAAATTGTCAAAAGCAAATCAAAAATAATATATATACTTAAAATGTCTAGAACTATTGCTCACGAAAAGAAAAACAAATACGCCAAGTCGTCATTCTCCCGCGAAAAGACTTTTGCGACGTCTGAACAAGAGATTGCTAAAAATGAAAAAAAAATGAACGAATATAACATGAAAAGAGGCGCCGAACGCGAAGCCAATATTAGAGCCGCGTCAGGAATTACAGATGACAAAGTCATTGAAAAAACTAATGAAAAGTCCAATAACAATGCTTTCAATGTGAAATCACCCAAGTTTTACTTTGAGAAGATGAATTTTGTTATACATGATTTGCCACCGCGATTTAACATTGATGGGGTTTTGCGCGAGTTTTCGCAATACGGAAAGATTTCATACATCAGATACAATACCGACTACAAAGGATATAAGCTTGTAGTTGAAGAATGGAGCGAGGACCACGCCGATACTATTTCCGAGATCCAGATGAATATTTGGGAAAAGGGAAGGCACGAATGGACAAGTGGGTCTTACATAACCCGTGATCCCGAACAAACGCTCGCTGAACTAGGAGACAAGGTGGAATGGGATGATGAGGATTCTGAGGATTTGAATGACATTGGCAATTACTAAGCGGCGTCGTCGTAATGTTGTGCCTATAAATATAGGGTTTTTTTTCTTGTTTATTGAGATACCAAGGGTCAAAAGAACAACCAAAAACAGTTTAAAAATATTGCCATTTACTATACATCCATAAATTTAAAAAATGCTGATTCATCAAACATATGACGATTTCATGTTTTCGCACCGTATACAGGGCGAATCCAATTTGCCTATTACACATACAAGAATAGGTTCAACTGGAACAGGAACATTAATCCACGGTGGCAAATATCACATTCCTGACGATGAATACAGCACATTTATGAAATTATATTACAAACATGTATGTGAAGAAGGAAACCCCGAGTATTTAACTGAAAAACAATTGGATTCTGGAATTATAGCTGTTGATATGGACTTGCGGTTTGAACCTTCTGTGAAGAAACGTGTTTACGCAGCCGATCATATCCAGTCCCTCATCACCATTTATTTAGGAGAAATAGAGAAGATGTATAAATTTGATGAAACTCCCTTCTACATTTATGTGATGGAAAAACCCGAAATAAATCCGATAAAAAACGCAGACACGGGTAAGGTAGATTTTGTGAAGGACGGCATTCATTTGTTGATAGGAATCAACGCAGATAGAAATACGCAGCAGATATTGAGGAAACAGGTCATGGATAAAATCAAGGACGATGAATTATGGGCAAAGGTGCCATTGACGTGTGATTGGGACAAGGTTTTTGACGCGGCGGTTAGCTCAGGAAAGGTGAATTGGCAATTGTATGGTAGTTGCAAGCCGGGACATATGGCATATCGCATAACCCGAATTATGAAAGTAATGTTTGACCCGGCAGATAATGAGTTGAGTACATCTGAAGTATCTATGTCCGGATTTGATATGATGCAAAAAATTGAAGAGCTCTCTGTTCGTTCTCACAAGTCTCAAAACTACTATATGACAAGTGAATTTTTAAAAATGTATCAAGAAACAGCCGGAATACTTACGGCATCATCTAAAAAGACTAGTTCCATTGGAACCAATGCTTCAGTTTATTATTCGGGAAATGCTAACGTGCCAATAGATGCGATTCTTAATATCAAGAATCACGAAGAATTAGCCGCGTTAGTAGAACACACGCTAACTCAGTTGGAGGCGCGTGATTATGAGTTGTTGGAGACTCACAAATATACCATGACCTTGCCCGAAACGTATTATGGCGACGGCAGTTATGACAAGTGGATCCGCGTAGGATGGGCCTTGGCCAATACTTGTTCATCGTTGTTATTTGTCACATGGGTGGCTTTCAGTGCGCAAAGTGATAAGTTCAGTTTCAGTGACATTACCGGAATGTATGACAAGTGGCAGAGATTTGAGAATAAGAAGGATGTGTGTTTGACCAGGCGATCCATTATGCATTGGTCAAAGCAGGACGCGCCTGCTAAGTTCAAAGAGGTCCAGGATCACAGTGTGGACTATTTCATTGAGAAGTCTATTGACGGCAATGATTTTGACATGGGTGACAGCAAGAGCACCCGCAAAGACACCAGCGATCATGATATTGCTTGTGCGCTCAAGCAGTTGTATTGTGATGAGTATGTGTGTGTTAATATCAAGCAGAGTATTTGGTACCGATTTATCAATCACAGATGGATTGAGAACGATTCAGGTACTACTTTGAGAAAGTCTATGTCGGATGATTTACGAAAGATTTACAGAAAGAAGAGCAAAGATTTGGATGGGCTAATTGACCAGATTATGGATCAGGACGATTCGGATCCACGCATTAAGAAGCTGAAGAAGCGCCAGGGGCGTATTTGTGAGATTATTAACCGATTGGGCGACGCGTCGGATAAGGATCATATCATGAAGGAGGCAAAAGAGCTATTCTGGGACCAATCGCTGATTGAGAAGTTGGACACGAATCCTTATTTGTTGTGTTTCAACAATGGCGTTATTGATTTCAAGGAGAATGTATTTCGTCGTGGATATCCAGAGGATTATATTTCCAAGACGACCAACATTGACTATATTCCGTTGAATGACACGCGCGACAAGACAATTATCAACGAAATTAACGAATTTATGGCGAAGCTGTTCCCCAGAGCGGAGCTACGCAGATATATGTGGGAGCATTTGGCATCGGTACTTCTCGGCACTCATGACAAACAGACGTTTCACATGTATATCGGCGAGGGCCGAAATGGTAAATCAGTGTTGACTACGCTGATTGACGAGATCATGGGTGAGTACAAGGGAATTGTGCCTTTGTCGGCCATTACTCAGGACCGTCAGAAGATCGGTGGCACATCAGCGGAATTAGTAGTTCTCAAAGGTGTGAGATATGCGGTCATCATGGAGCCGTCCAAGAAGGACGTTATTTTGGAGGGTCCGCTCAAACAGCTTACTAGTGGATTAGATCCGATTCAGTGTCGTGCGCCTTATATTGCCAAGCCGATTGAGTTTTATCCACAGTTCAAGTTGGTGTGTTGTAGTAATGTGCGAATGGAGATCAAAACACAGGATTTTGGTACATGGCGCCGAGTGCGCGAGGTGCCGTTTGAGGCGCTATTCACAGAGAACCCGGTGAATGATGATCCGGATAAGCCATTTCAATACTTGGTGGATCCCTCAATTGTTGACAAGTTTCCTCAGTGGAAATACGTGTTCATGGCGATGTTGGTTAAGATCGCGTTCAGAACTGGCGGCGCGGTTAGCGAGTGCGACATTGTTACGATGGCGAGTAAGGCTTACCAGGAGAGTCAAGATTTCATCGCGGAGTTTATCCGAGATAAGATCGTGGCGCACAAGGATGGAAAGATAAAGAAGCAGGAGTTGAACAGCGAGTTTACAATATGGTATATGAATACTTATGGAAAGGGGGCGCCAAACCCGAAGGAGGTACATGCTTACATGGACAAGAAGTTTGGTAAGTTTGAGAAGAACGGAGCGTGGATCAATGCGAGAATCAAATATGACCGCGAGGAGGCGGCATATGGAATGATGGCAAATTCATCGGATAATTCATCGGTGGGATCGCATGGCAATAACGCGTCGGGAGATTTGGACGATCAGTTCTTTGAGGACAATATTGATTTAATTAACATGTTGCCTTAGATTATCAGGAGTTCAAATTATTTTTTTCATGGAATAATAGTTAAAGATTTTTTATAATAATTATTATAAAAAATGTTGATTCCATTAGACACATTGGCGCAAAAATACAATATTGTCTTCAAAGGGGTCTTACACGTGGGCGCACACGAGTGCGAAGAATTGAAAGATTATGAGACATATTTACAGCGAGACAAGATTTTATGGATAGAGGCAATGTCAAATAAGGTGGAGCAATGTAAAAAAATGTATCCTGGAGTATTGATAAGAGAAGCCATTGTTTCGGATACAGTAGAAAAGGTTAAATTCAACGTATCAAATAATGGACAGTCATCATCTATTTTAGAATTTGGATTACATAAACATTTTCATCCGCATGTTCATTATATCCACCAAATTGAAGGAGAAACGCAATTGTTGAAAGATATAATTTGCGATTACAATATAGAATATAATTTTCTTAATTTTGATATTCAAGGCGCGGAATTGAAAGCGCTGAAAGGTATGGAGTCCTATTTGGACAAGGTAGATTATTTATACACAGAAGTCAATAGTGATTATGTGTATAAGGAGTGTGCTTTGATAGGGGAATTAGACGAATATTTGCTTAAATTTGGATTACACCGAGTGGAAACCAAGTGGTGTGGAGAGTTCAGATGGGGCGACGCATTTTATATTAGAAATTAAATCACGGAATTTATGTGAATTATTAATCTGTCATTTTTGTCAGACGCGCTATCTAAATGATATGTTTTATTGATTCTTGAACCCAGAATATTTAATAATTTGTCTTTGTTGATATCACTCCAATCTTCATTTGATCCAGTTTTTGGACTAAGTCCAAATAATCTGTAATCATCAATAATTATAATTGCTTCATTCTTAAATAAATTATTTATATGAGTGATTTCTTCAACCAAAGGACAATCTTTTGCGCTTCTACCGGTGTCACCTGAGCTCCAATGCCCATCTAAAAAAAACACAGATTTTTCTGAAATTTTTGGCAATAAATATTCAAACACAATACCACTGTCTCCGAGCATGAAATAAATTTTATTTCCCAAGTATCTACTCATAGTCTTAATATAATATTTCTCACTAAATTCAATTGTATAAAGTTTTTCAAAATACGGTTCCATTGCGAATGTTGTGTCACCGTTTAACGTGCCAGTTTCAATAAAACATGTATATTTTGAAACGTCATCTTGTAATTTTTGCAAAAAAGAATAATCTAATGATGGCATTTATAAAATATTAATTATATTTGCGTCTATATTGTTATATCATTAATTATTTTTATTAATTTTGCTTCGCAAACTTCTTCGGACAAATTTTCCAATATGAATTCTCTTGGTTTGTAAGTGTCCAATTTTGATAAAAACGTTTCAAATGTTTTAACAAACTCTTCACTTTTATAAAAAAATTCTCCGCATCGCTCATCCCAATGAGGAATTGTTGTTGCCGGAAAGTCAGCATAATTTTGTCCATATTCTTGATTCATTGACGTAACATTCCAAACTAGTAAAGGAACATTGCATGACAATGCTTCTTGCAGAGCAAATCCTTGGCTTTCATGTCCGTCAATCCATATACAATATTTTGCCCGTTTCAAATAGTCAATATAAATATTTTCATCATACCGGTGATCGTAAGAAAATGTAGAGAATTTTATTGACAATTTATTCAATTCATTCGCAATAAAATTTAATTCCAAAGGATTTCGGTGTTTATAGTAAATAATAACTTCGGTTTTATTTTGTGATCTAAGTTTTCCCTTTGATTCTGTTGCGCTGTCTGATACTTCATCATTGAATCTTTCCACGTCTATACCAAATGGAAAAGTAACCATTTTTAGTTCATCACAAATTTTATATTGTTTCCAAAAATTTACAACCCATGGACACAATAAATTGTAAACGGCATTTTCAGATTTAACCATTTGCATTTGTTTTTCAACAGGAAAAACGCTGAAATGTGGGCCAAATATGAATTTAGTTTTCGGATATTTAGAAGCATTTATGGGCATGCCAGGCGAATATACACAATCAAATTGAGACAGATCAATAGAGTCCAGATCTTCTGGCTTATTAATTGTATGAAGTTGAATATTTTTATAATGCGTTATGGCATGATGATTCTTGTGATGCATTCCGCGTTTCAAATAGATGATTTTCATTATTTATTTATTTATTTATTAAATAATGAAATAGTTTTATGTTTTTATTTTGAATTACAATAAATTCAACTTGTTCAAAAATACTCTCAATTCTTCTTTATTTAATGGGTTAATTTTGCTATTATAATCATTCAACTGATTTGCGTCAATGGCATCATTAAAGCTGAAAATGGATTTTATGTGAGTGTAATCCCCCACTTTTTTAATTCTTGCTGATTGTGAATGATTTATTAATGATTCTAATAACTTTTCACCCGGTTTCAGTCCAATGTTTTTAATTGGTTTGTTGTATTTTTCCGAAAAAATCTCTATCAGGTCTTTCACATTCATGGATATTAATTTTGGTATGACCGTGTCACCAGATTCTCCATGAATAATCGCTTGTTCTATTAGATCAACGCTTTGTTCAAGTGTCATGACAAATCTGGTCATTTCATCATTTGTTATTGTAAAATGCGTTTTTGAGTCATCATTGCCAATTGTGTGTAACAATGGAATGATGCTTCCGCGCGAATTCAAGACATTTCCATACCTAATGTTGACAAATTTGAAATCTTTTATGTAATGCGATTTTTCAATAATAAACGTTTCTGATAATGCCTTACACATGCCATAGACATTGATTGGGCTACACGCTTTGTCACTGCTCACAAATAATACAGTTTCCAAAGTGCGTTTCAATTCCGTTTTTAATTTTTCCACGGTGTCCAATATATTTTTTACGCCTAACAAATTGGTATTTAAACTTTGATCGGTATTATATTCACATTGATCAATGTGTTTCATAGCCGACGCAATGATTATTATATTTGGATTGACTCTGGATATGGTTTCTTGAACTTTGTGCTGGTTTGCTATGTCGCCTATTACAAATCTTAAATTTGGATTGTTATTATAATCCAATTTCATTTTCCAATGTTTGCACTCATCACGTGAATAATTGTATATAACATTAGATTTTAAATAACGAGAAACAATTTCATAACCGAGAGAACCGGTGCCACCAAATAAAAGAATTGTTTTATTTTCAATCTTATGCATAACTTGTATTAGTATTATTATTATTTAATATTTAATATGTTTGGCAAAATGTAATTAAATAATTATTGCGACATAATCATATTCATGCGGATTTTATTATTTGGATCAACGGGAATGCTTGGAAATTATGTCAAATCGGTTTTTACCAAGGATCATGAAGTAATTTGTGTCAATAGAAATTCATTTGATATTGAAAAAAATGACTGGAAAAAGTTGGAAGAAATCATTAAATCATCAGAATGTGAAATAATAATTAATTGTGCCGGAATAATACCCCAAAAGGAAAGTGATCTAAGAAAATTCATAAAAGTGAACACGATGTTTCCTCATAAACTGAATGAATATTCCAAACTGTTTACGATGAAATTCATTCATGTTACAACAGATTGTGTGTTTGATGGAAAAAAAGGAAATTATACGGTTGATGATAAACATACGGCAACCGATATTTATGGAATCAGCAAATCATTGGGTGAACCAAGTGACGCAACTGTCATTAGAACATCAATAATTGGAGAAGAATTGTGTGGCAAAAAATCATTTATTGAATGGGTTAAGAAAAACGCAAATAAACAAGTTAATGGATATACAAACCATTTTTGGAATGGAGTGACATGTTTGACTTTGGCAAACATAATAAAAGAAATTGTGGAAACCGACAATTATTGGAAAGGAGTTCGGCACATTCATTCGCCGAATGTGGTTAGCAAATATGACATGTGTTGTTATGTGAATGAAATCTACAATTTGAATATGATTGTGGAAAAATATGAAGACTCAAATGCCAAGAATATGACATTGATTGGCTCCCTTGGAATTTGTTATGTATTTGAAATAGAGGAGGTGCGTTTGCAAATTCTTAAACAAAAAGAATGGAATTTAAATAATATGAAAAATTTAGTTTTAATAACATCTGTCATACGCACACCCAATTTGCCACTCTCTTATACTAACATGCGATCAATTTATTCTCATGATGACAGGTTTGAACAAACAAAAAAAACAATAGAAACTATAAAAGATAAAATACCAAACGCGGAAATATTTATGGTGGAGTGTTCAGAATTCACTGAAGATCAAAACAATTACTTTAAAATAAATTGTGAGTATTTTTTAAACTTGATAAGTGATTTGCCGATGAAATGTAATGTATATGGAAAATCAAAATCTTTGGGTGAAGGAACAATGACAATATGCGCTCTTGATTATATAATTAAAAATGACATTCAATATGACAATATTATTAAAATTTCAGGAAGATATTGGTTGTCTGACAAATTTAATTATAATAATTTTTACAACAATGACATTGTCATTAAGTACATAAATGGCAATGTTAATAATGGGTTTACGGCTTTGTATAAAATGCCAAAAAATAAAGTGAATGAATATTTGAGATTTTTGATTAAAAATGTTCCAAGCATGCATGAATGCATTGGTTATGAGGTTTTGTTCGCGAATTATTTAAAAACTCAAACAGTTGTTGCAGTTGATCCCATTGGATTAGCCGGTCATGTTTCTGTGTCAAATGATTATTATGACGGATAATAAATTCATATAAATATTTTGTTCACATTAATTCAATAATGTGAACAATCAAAGATGGATTACATATATTTATTTTGTAATATAAAAATCTCATTGTGCTTGTATTTAATATCAAACCGGTAACCATTTTTAATTAATATTTCGCGGCATTGTTGATCTCTGTCAATTTGCGAACCTCCTAATGTTTCAATTAATATTATGTCAATTGGAACTGAAAAATCCCATGAAGTCAACACTTCATACTCATGACCTTCAACATCCAATGATAAAAAATCAATATGTTCAATGCCTGTGGTTTTCACAATTTCTGTCAACGATTTTGGAGTAATTGACATTCTTGCCTGTGGTTCAGGAATTTGACTAAAAAACCCCGTCAAGTGTTCTTTTGGTAATGTTTGTTCAACTCCAGAAACACCTGAGTAATTATCAATAAAAAATCTGAAAACCAGGTTTTCAGTCTTAGAACTAACAAGATTATTAAACAAATGATTATTGGGTCGGTTTGATGCTAAATTTTGAAATTTAATAGGATGTGGTTCAATTAAAATTCCTTTCCATCCCAAGTGATCTTCAAAAAATTTTGTGTTTGAATATAAAACTCCGTCCAACGCACCTAATTCCATATAAACACCATTTTTTTTATTTTTGAAATAGTTTATATTCATGTATGCGTCTTCGCCGCACTGCGAAAAGTATTTTGGTATCACAATGTCTTTTAACCGAATGGCAATCTTGTCATTAAAATCTGCCCTTTCAATTATATCTATCTGGGCAGTTTTGTTGGGAATATGATATTGTCTTCCAATGTGATGACAAAACCCAGGCACTCCATTTTTTACATTTTTTGTGACAACCGAATAATATCCCATTCTATTTATGGCAAGTTGAATAGTATATTCATCATCCCACAATTCATATGGCATTTGAACTTGTTGTATTTCAATTCTTTTTAAAGATGGTCTCCAACTGTAACAAGACATTGGTCCATCGCCATTATTGCTGTTTACTTCCCACGGATGACTTGACATTACTTTATAACACAAACTATTTTTGATGTCTATTTTTGAAAAAGTGTGTTGTTCATCTTCTAACAAAACTTGTGAAATATTTTTGTCGGAATCCAGTATTTTAAAAGACAACTCAATAAACCCACCATCAAAAAATTGATAATCATCTTCTAAATGAAAAACATAGTCAGTTTTGACAAATTTTGTGTATTTTTCAATGGTTTTCATTTGACCAATTCGCGGCAAATTGTAATAAATTGTAGTGGGGTATGGCAATATGTTTTTTGCGTAATCAACGCAACCATCAATTCCAGAATCTTCACATAGGATTACTTCTTTGATTGGATATGTGTTGTGGTGAACAAAGCTTGCCAATGTTCTTTTCAATAAATCATGTCTTCCACAAGACGTCACAAATAATGTAACTTCTCTATTCATTTTATACATATATAAAATCTATTTATTTATATTATTATAAATTAAATATTATTGATGAGAATAGCAATAATTGACGGCGTAAATCAAGACATTGGATTGAAATTGTTATTTCCAGATGCGGATTATTATATTGATCACGCAGAAATAGACAAAAGCAGATCTCTATTGTCCAATAATATAAAAATGAACACCGACTGGTCCAAAATAAATGATAAAAACTATGATGTTCTTTTTATAATTGTCGCTTTGTATGATACAAAACCAAATACCAAATTTTTCAAAAAAAATATTTATGATATCTTACAGAGGGAATTGACAATCATAAATAAAAATAATTTCAAAAAAGTGTGTGTTTTTGACAATTATGATTATGATTATGATCCCAATGAAATTGTTTCAAATGGTAAAATAGATTTGTTTTTTAAACGAAACTATAATAAAACAAAACTATACAATTCAAATGTTGTGCCATTTCCATTTATAATGTTTGGGGAAATTTCCATAATTGAAAAAATAAATTGCACAGATCCAAGTAAAAGTGATATGTCAGCAATTGAAAAAATACCGCGCATAATTTTTAGCGGAAATTTGTTTATACATGATGATCCGCAAATTGGACATTATAGAAATCGCAAAGATATATATAATAAAATTGGTCGGTACATTTTCAATCCAGGTTATTTGGCATATGACACATTTTTGAAACAGATTAAAATGTCAATGTTTGCTTTAGATTTAAATGGAGTTGGTGATCCAAACAAAAGAACGTTTGAAATTTTATCACAAGGGACATTGATGATTGGCGAATATAACAATTTAAAATGGCCATTTGAAGAAAGATTTTCAGAAGAAACTATCTTTGCGGATGAACATGAATTTTTTAATAAAATAGAGGTTCTTATTGGAAATCCAGAAATTTATAAAAAATGTCTTGACAATCAAAATGAAATATATACAAAATATTTTAACAAAGAATGGATACTTGGATATATTATGAGTAAACTTGCTTAACTAAAATAATTGGCCCCGATAATGCTTATTGTGCCCGCCACTTTCGGCCATGTGAGTTTTTCGTCGTTAAATGCCATGCCATATACGTAGGACATGATTATGCCGAAATATGAGAGCACCGAGTAGATACCTGCGTCCAATCTATAAGAGGCGAAGAATCGGAGGAAATATCCAACGGACCCGATCAGACCGTTTAGCGCCGTCGCGATTCCAACTCTTGTGTTGTTGAGTGATTCAAAAATCTTGGCGATAGAGAATTGGTTTTCTTTTGAAATGTATAATGTCATGAAGACCGCGCCCATAAAATAAGAAATAAAGACATGGTTCCAATGATTGTCAGTCTTGACACGCCTTACTAGGAAATATATGAATGCCTCGGTGAGTGCCGCTAAAATGATCATTGTGACACCATATGTAAAATTCATAGGTTCTGTTGGTTTTTCTTCGGATTGAATCGCTTCTTTAGTAGAGAAATTGTCATAGATGAAGAAGGCAAGACCTAGAATCATCAATAAATATGCGTTATTCCATTTGAGGCCGGACAAAAGGAGGATCATTAAGGGATATGTGTTGAAAATGGCGAATGAGACCCCGGAGTCTAAGTTACGGAAACCCTCGTATGAGAAAAATATATGCGAGAGATTCACTAAACCGAGCGTCAAACTGTCAAGAGATGTTATGGCGGATTTGATGAAATCTAAGTCAATGAAAATTGCTGAGATGGCCACGTAGGATATGAGCCGGGTCCACATTTGGAGGGTGAGCGAGATGCCGATCTTTTTCACAAATATTGGATAAAGACTTAATAGAGATTCGGCAGCAAGTTTAGATATTATTGGAATTATCATTTGTCTTTTATATAAGGGGAAATATATTTTGAATTCCTGATCAAAATATATTAATTATTTTTTACTGCGTTTTTTGGATATCTTTTGTTTTGGCTGTTTTTGTTGCTTTGTTTTTTTATTTTGGGCTTTTTTATTTTTTGTATTTTTTAGGTGTGACTTTTTATTTTTTTTTGTTTTCTTAATTTTGCGGTTATTTTTTATTTTGCGACGCATTTTGCCACCTCCAACTCCGCACGCAACCCTAGGAATTTGAATTCCTAATTCATTTGCTGCGACAGAGTCAATTCTACACCCATCTTCAACAGCATCTGTCAAATCATTATCATCATTCATATGAGTTGGTATCATTACATTGTTGCTGGTTAAATATAAAAAACTCATAAAAATTGTTGCAGCATATAATGAAACGGCATTATAATTAGCGAATGTTGTAATTGTTGCTGCTGAAACAATTGATGCAATTACATCTTTATTATTTTGATTATCTTCTTCAATTTTGCCCTGTTCGTCTTCAATTTTGCCTTGAACCACCGGTATTAAATCTATTTTTAATTTACCTGCGTTAATACTGCTTGTATTATTTATTTCTGAACATTGTGTCTTACTTAATTCGTCTGTATATAGCAATTGACAAGACTTGTCTGATGCTATATGTTTTACACATGCGTTCACGACGTTTGTTAATTTATCAAATTTATCATCCAATAGTAATGTTTCACTTGTGTCTTTGATTAAAAGTCCAACAGATTTTAATTTGGCTGTTGTGTATTTGCTAATTTCCACTGTCATTGACGAGGAGAAAAAATTTTTTAAAAATGTATTTGTTATTTGTGTTATTGGATGGTGTCCTTCAGGTTGATGGTTTAAAGTATAGAGTGAATGAGTTAACGGTAATACACGGTTTAAATCAATTGCCACATCTTCACTATTTAATTCTATTATCATTCTATTCAAATAATAAATAATGGAGTATATTTCGGTTCCACCCATATTTATTCGTTGCATGGTTTCAATTGTGCATTGAACGTTAAAACCGGTTAAAGCATTGTTGTATGTTTTTTGCAGTAGCATCATTTTGTAAAAATTAATACATGCCAATGAATACTTATTTGCGTTTTCTCTATATCTCGCCACAAAATTTTTTTGGATTTCGGGATCAAATGATTCTGAAGATAGTATTTTTTCTGAATCTATAATATCATTTTGTATATAATTTTGTATTTCGCTGTTTTGATATTTTAGTTCTTCAACAACATATTCTCTTCCACGATTGTTGTTAAATAACATCAAATAAATTTCAATTTTTCTAAAAAATATAATAATTTCATCAACATTTGAAGTTGATAATTGATCTAATATATTTTTTAAAAATAGTTCATGTAAAATATGTCCAGAGGTTTCGGTCTGTTCTGCTTTATAACTCTCAAAATTTTTAATCCTATTAAAAACTTCATCAGAGTATTTTTCAATGAAACTTTGTTCTAAATGACGCATTTTAAGTTCTCCTTCAATTCGTTTTATTTCACATATTACTAAGTCAACACACACTTTTTTTTGCGTGCTACTTGCGATCTGTTGCGAAAATTTTTCAATATTTTTCGGATCATCATATTCCCATTCAACATCTTTTATAAATTGTTCAAATGCCGCAATCAAACAATCTTGGATTGGAGTGGATCTATCTTTATTAGTCATTTTTGATCCTGTTAAATTGCACTTAGTTTCAATATCATTAATGTATTTGTACACACGTTTGCTCAATTCATCTGAATCTATTTTTTTAATTTTTGAAAATAAATTTTGTTTGAATTCAGATTTTTTTGAAGATTCTGCGCACACAGCAAATATGCTGTCTGATTCGCCATAAAATTTTATTAAAGCCGAAATTGCTTGATTTTTTTTTTTTGATTTATTTTCTGTGAAATCTACATCATATCTAAAAAACATGTCGCAAAATAATAATGAATTTTCTGAAACAAATTTCTTTGCCGATCCAAGATGTGTTTTATTATAAGTTCTATCTTCTTTAAATAATTGTTCTTTTATTTCTCGCACCCTTTCTATTAAAGTTTCAATTTTTGTTTTAACAATTTGGTAAATTTTTGTAGATTTATCAGCTAATTGTTTTTGAATTATTAAAGTTTTTATATTATTTGATTTGAAAATCGTGTCTAGATAATAAAATTCAAAAAAACTTAAATCGTGCGGTTTGTCTTTTTTGTCAGCAAGAGTTTGAATTTGTTCAAACATCGCGTTTTCAACACCGCCAACAAAAAGTTTATCTGCGCCACACTCATTCAACCCTTTAACTATATTTTTGCGACTAACATCCGGTGTTTCTTTTATCCCTTCTAATGCTATATACTTGTTTGATTTTTTAAAAGCATACTTATTTTTAATTCGGAATATATTGAAACCTGAAATTTTTGAATTCAAATCACCAATTTGTGCAAAATATCTGGCATTTAAATAATGTTCCAAATGTTTTTTTATTGATTCAAGTTGCTGGTCAGTTAAAAAATCCATTTCCTGAGGATCAGCAACTCCAGCAAATAATGCCGCGCGTTCTCCTCCATCTTCTATGAGAATACAACCATTCGCATCAAAATCACTATATGACATGGAAGCAACTTCATTTATTGCTTCTATCAGTTTTGGATTTTGTAGAACAATTACCATTCGTTTGTGTAAGTCACTTGTTTCAAACCCAGCCATTGCGTTAATACTATCAAGTGGATCACCGACAATAATATTTTTAAGCAATTGGGCAAAACATGTTATTATATTTCCTCCTGCCCAAATTTCATATAACACTTTGCCGGTTTTTGCTCCACTGTGACGAACTCCAGCGTTCGTTGTGAAATCAAATCTAGGAGAACCATTAAAATATCCAAGCATTCTTTTAAAATAATCATCCAATGGGCGTGATATTTTATTTGGATTAGCTTGATCATTTGGATCATAAGGCAACAATTGGTCATAAGCAAGTAATAAAAAGTTTAACCGTGCTGCGCGTTTGCTATTTTTGTCAGATGAACCCACTCCGCCCGCCATTTTTTCTAATTCTTCAATGTATTTTTTCATTGAAACTTCAATTCCAAACATTATTGAATACAAAATTTTTTCTTTTCCAAATTCATTAATCCAAGGTGTCCATGTTGGATCAAAAATCTCTCCATTTACATAAAAATGTCCATTGTCATTTATAAAATTTAATATTTGTTCTTGGTCAAGTGAAGCACCGCCTGTCATTTTTGCGCCAGCATTTAATGTAAGTTCACGGAATTTATTTTTTGAACCAGCAGATAACGTCTGGGCTGGGTTCGTCTGTGTTGCGATTTGTGTTAAAATCTGAATGGCTTGCTGGTATTTGACATCATCATTAATGGTTCTGAATGATTGTTGTATTGCCTGAACCGCATTAAATTCATTTGACTCATTTATAAAACCATCCAATCTAAATTTATTGGTATAAGAATTTGGTGGAATTTGTTGCGCAATTTGCGAAATTTGTGCAATTCTTATTAATGATGAGATTGCCTGATCAAATGATATGGTAATACCAACATCATAAACAGTTTTAAATGATTCATTTATAAAATCAATCACTAAAACATCTTCATTTATAACACCTTCATTTATAACACCTTCAATTATAACACTTTCATCATATTTTTCATCAATTTTTTCTGCAAGTTGTGAAATTTGTGCAATTCTTGATAATATTGTAGTGACTTCAGCGAATGAATCATCATCATAAACACTTTCAAATGATTTACTTATATAATGCGATAATTCAAATGATTCTTTCGCACTTCTTATAATTAGTTTCGTATTATATTTTGTGTTAATTTGATCAACAATTTGCGATATTTTATCAATTCTTTCTAAAATTTTAATATGTAATGCGTTATTTCTTTGTTTTGAAAATAAATAATTATTATATTTTTTTTCTAAATCTTCTGTGGTTTCATTTACAAAATTACTGACACTCATAAAATCTATAAATTCCTCATCTGCCAAACCAGTTTCAATGCAATCTGTAAACCCACGTTCCAAATCATCTTTTGTTGCGTGAATTTTATCAATTTCATGATAATATTCGTCTGACGAATTTATAGAAATTCCATTAATTGTTTCACATCTGTGAAAATTCAAATCTAATTTTATTGCCAGTTCTTCATTATAATCGGCAATTTCAGCTTCTTGTGCTTCAATTGCTATGGCACTGGCACTGGCACTATATGGCTGAATGCGATGAACTTGACTAACAGCGAATTGTTTTGCATTTATACCAGAAATGTATGACATAACAAATTGTTTAATATGAACAACATCAAGAACGCAAATCCCAAGTGTGGAGTTTATTTGAAAACCAGTTTTTTGTAATATTCCAAAAAATATATTATCATCAACGTCTTCATTTATGTTTGACAATCCTACCGGATTATGTGACAATCTCCAGACTAAGTTACCTCCATTAGATATTCTGGAAAACGTTGTATTGGTAATTCCAAGTCCAGTTCTTGCAAACTCTCTAAACGAAATTACACCGAACCGCGAAATAGCCCCTTTTTTTATATCACTGTCATTTATATCATATAATATTCTCTGATTGGAACTCCTATAATTAATTTCATTATCAAACAGCGTAGTGCAAGCATCAAAAACACATTTTCCAGTATTATCGTTATAGTCAATTTGTTCATCTGAGACGCATATAAAATGTCCGTCTTTATGAAATTGCCATCCATTTTTTGGTGTTCCGTCGCTTTTAGTCCACGAAATCCGATGAATGTTGATTTTTTCAAGTTTTTTCATAGTTTTTTCATCAAATTGGAAGGGGGGTTCGTATGTACTCATTAATAAATAATTCTTAATATATTAACTATATATTAATTAATCATTTTTTAAATTTATCCCCTCCGACTTCTTGTATTTCCACTCCTTCTACTTTCTCTCCGACTTCTCGTAAATCTGCTTCTACTCCTACTAATACTCATAGTTGGACTCGGCCCTTCTTCCACACCTCCAAATGGAAAATCCGCATACCTATGGTCTCTCCTAATCTTTTTTTTCATATATATGCTTTTTGGATCACTTAAATTATCATCCTCTATTCTTCTAAATCCGTAATTCTCATAAATCGGCACCAACACATGTTCATTGCGATTCTCCACCATCAAATAAATATGCGGCTGTTTCAGTTGGTTCATCACCATCTGTTCAAATAAATGAAGCAATACTTTAACCGGTGATATCTTAGATCGCATTACTCTATTGTCATAATGTCTACACAAATCCGTTATCCATGACTGCGGTTGATTTTCTTGTTTCGGTTTCTTAGACCAATCATATATCTGTATTGCCCCCGACGCTTCGTCCTCATATCCCATTTGCCGCACAAATCCATATACGCTCGTCAGCTCCTCATCTAATTGTTGTTCTATTACTTTTTTTGTTGTTCCTAAACATGCTTTGCGGGGTTCACCTTTCTGTCTGCGTCTTGTTATGTTTTCAACAATCCACTCATAATCTGGTGTGCCTCTTGTGATAGGCGTTACAAAAAATGTGTACTCAAATTCGGTGCCCTTATAATTAATCGTGCCATCAAACCTACTTATGTCGGTCGGATTTTCAAATTGGCCTGCCTTAACATATGATGTCATTGTTGAGAATTCCTATATATAATATATTGTTTTATTCACAAACATAACATAAACAATAACATAAATACTTCTTCGCGTGGATAATATAGAATGCACAAGCTTCACTCGTTGCTCCCTGCGCATGCGCAAGCGCCAGTAGATCCCCTGCGGGGATCCCCTTCTAGGGATCTTACTATCATCAGTTTTGACATTGGTATTAAAAATCTCGCGTATTGTGTTTTCTCTATTAATAAAGGTGATTCTAACAAAACTTCTATCCTTAAATGGGGTGTCGCGAATCTCATTCCGACGGATTCAAATGCTGCTAACTCCCCGCATACATGTAATTGTAAAAAGAAGACTAAAAATACCTCTTCACTTTGTGGCAAAAAAGCTACTTTCCAACATGAACAAAATTATTATTGTAATGTCCATGCAAAAACTAGTGGAAAATTCATGCCCACCGATTTCTCTATCGCCGCAATAAAAAAGCTCAAATTGGAAGAACTCAAAAGTTTTTGCGATCTCCACTCAATCCCTTTTGACCATGCCTCTGACAAAAAGCCCGATATTATAGGGAAAGCCGACGCCTTCATTAAAGCAGGATCTCTTATACCCATTAAAGTAGAGAAGAAAAACGCGAATCATGTCCATATTGTGGAAATCGGCAAACAAATCAAAATACAATTGGATGAGATTTTGACCAACGTCTCTATTGACGCCGTCATTTTAGAGAATCAGATTTCACCCATCGCAGGTCGCATGAATACCATCCAGGGCATGTTGGCGCAATATTTCATTATGCGCAATAATATTGTTCCAATTATACCCTCTATTGATTTCATTTCATCCTCTTGTAAATTGAAGGGCTTCAAGGAAGCGAAAACCGACGAATCCACTTACAAAGATCATAAACGCGACGGCATAACAATATGTCGCAAATTCTTAGAGAAAAATCCTGAATTCAAAAAATGTTCTGATGTCTTTGAAAAATCCCCCAAAAAAGACGATTTGGCCGATTGCTTTTTACAAGGAATTTACTTTCTAAGGAGGGAAAAAATAATTAACTATTCGGAGGACTTAGAGATAAACAGTGTTTCTTTATAATAAATGGAAGCTTTTGATCTCAACATTGACAATCTAGATGTTGCCCCTCTTAATATCTCGGATGACGCGCCATCCAGTTCTTTGGGAGGCGGTATTGAATTGCTTATGAATACCAAGAAAATCAGTGGGTCAAATAAAGATTCTGGGAGCAGTTCTTTCAATTTAGGCGATTTGGATAGTTTGGAAAATGAATTGAATGATCTCTCTAAAACAGACACTTCAGCGCCTGCTCCCGCCGCCGATTCTAAAATGTTTTCCGGTATCAGTAATATGTTTGGATTTGGGTCCAAACCGGCGCCGGCAGATTCCAATATTGGAAAAGCCACTAAGGAAGAGAATTCAGGAACCACCAAGTCATGGGACGGGTTCTCAAAGTTCACCGACATTCCCAACGAAAGAACCGTCCAAAATAAGATGACCGATAGAGAAAAGTTCAGAAAGAAGAAAATGATGTTAAACAGATTGGAAGAGTGGCGCGAAAAGGGCATTATTCACGGAAGCGGTCATTATTCGCAAGACACGCCGTATGATGAGGTGGAAGACGAGTATGAGACCGCTCTAGAAGACAAGAAAAAGAAAGAGGCAAAGAAGTTGTATGGTTGGTGGTTTATGACTGCCGTAAACACAATGGAATATGCCAATGCTGCTTTTAATCCTTTTGATATTAATTTGGACGGATGGGCCGAATCTGTGAATGACGACATGGAAAGTTATGACGAGGTTTTTGGCAAGCTTTATGAGAAATATAAGGGTGGCGAGATGTCGCCTGAGCTGACTTTAGTCATGCGTCTTGGTTTTAGTGCGGCAGTCACTAGTTTTACCAATAAGGCGCTTTCAACAGCCACGCCTGGGTTCAATGACGTCATTCGTCAGAGCCCAGAATTGATGAAGATGTTCTCTAATGCCACTGTGAATTCCATGGCGCAGCAGAGTCCGGGATTTGCTTTTGCTAACAATTTAGTGAACCCAGAACCGCCACAGCAAAAGGCACAACAGCAACAGAGGCCGCCTCCGGCGGCCGTTGATCCCAAACGTGATACCAAATCTTATAACACCGCGCCAACCCGACCTGATTTGAATATGAGCAGAGGCGTAATGTTTAGAGAGCAGGGCGTTGATATTAAGAACAACCAGGCGAGACCGGAAATGAGCGGGCCGCGAAATGCCAGCATTGATAATATTTTGTCGGGATTGAAGCCTAAGACCGTAGATTTGAATCAGCGCCGAGATGACGATTCTATCATGAGTGTGTCGTCATTGAAGGATTTACAGGATGCAAGTATGCCCAGATCGGGCAAGTCACGCAAGGGATCTAACAAGAATGTTGTGTCGCTGGACCTCTAAGTAAGGGAACCAAGGTTCCCTTATAATCCCTCCTATTTTTTAGTATAAATTTACCATAATATGATTGTAAATTTATTATTTTTTTGATTTGCTTGAAGGAGGGGTCCAAGGTGCTTTACTACTCGGCGCCTTGGAATGTAGTTCCTTTTAAAGGGAAAGGTCCAAGGACACAACTTACCTTAGGTTTGCCTTAAAGGAGGGATCATAAGGGAACCTTGGTTCTCTTAGTTTCCTTGTATATTATAACTATGACATCTGTTTCAAATTTTACAGGAATTTTCATATTTAGGCGAGATCTGCGAATCCAAGACAACATCGGTCTTCATGCCATGTCCTTAATATGTAAGCGCATTATTCCCATCTTTATATTTACTCCCGAGCAAATCACCGAGAAAAACAAATTCCGATCCAAGAATGCTATCCAGTTCATGATAGAGTCTCTAGATGATTTGGCAGGAAATCTTAGTATTCACAAATCAGGTCTCTATTGTTTTATGGGGGAAAATCTGACCGTAATTCAATCACTCATTAAAAAAGTCGGCGCAAAACACGTCGGGTTTAATCGCGATTACAGTCCGTATGCCTTGAAGCGCGATAGAGAAATCGCCGAAATGTGTAAGAAAAATGATGTTGAATGTCACATGTTTGATGATTATTACTTGTTTCCTCCCGGGACTTTAACCAAAAGTGGATTTATAGACATTGATTATGAAGAATCTTCCATAACTAAAATTTCATATGAAGATTATTACAGAAAATTCACACCCTTTTATGAAAAGGCATTAACTGTCAAAAATAAAATGAGGAAACAAATACCTATACAAAATGAATGGATGCGGTCATTATCAAAACTGGAATCGGCAACTGGATTAGGCGCAGTGAGTTTAACCGATATATATATTCGTTATGCTTCTATGAACCCCAATGTTTCGTGTCGTGGTGGCCGAAGATATGCCCTAGATGCCTTAGCAGACGCTAAGAATTCTCAACGCAAATATCAAGAAACAAGAGACTTTTTAGCAAAACCCACATCAAGAATGTCAGCATATATAAAATTTGGTTGTGTCTCTATCGGAGAGGTTTTCAACTCATTCAAAAATATTCGTGAATTGGTTCGTCAACTCTTCTGGCGCGAATTCTATGCTCACATTCTTTTTGTTTTCCCTGAAGTATTGGATGACACACAGTATGTTTGGAATAAAGGTTCAAATAAAGACACCTTATTCAAGGCATGGAAAGACGCCGAAACCGGCGTGCCCATTATAGATGCCTGTATGCGCGAATTGAATACAACTGGATACATGCACAATAGAGGCAGACTCATCGCCGCGTCATATTTAGCAAAAACCATGAATGTTGATTGGCGCATGGGTGAGCGCTATTTTGCCCAACAATTAGTGGATTATGACGTGGCAAGCAATAATGGAAATTGGCGGTGGATAGCCAGTGCCGCTGAATTGAAAACAAAAGAAGGTGATGTTGTCCATTTAGATACCCAGCCGCCGTTTCGCACATTTAGTCCATGGATTCAGTCAAAGAAGACTGATCCGGACGCAGAATATATTAAGAAATGGGTCCCTGAGCTAAGTCAGGTGCCTGCCGCGGATATTCACAAATGGAATATAAAATGGGAAAAATATCCAAATTTAAAATATCACAAACCCGTGTCACTTAAAGAATAAACAACAAATAAACATAGAAATATGTGGATAATTATTAATAAGAATGCTGATTCAATGGATTGTTAATGGATTGTCCGTTTTGGCCAATTATACAATTTATCCTATATTTAATACTGTGAAAACAACATCATCAAATGTAGGCCAGGAATTGATAAAAAAATACCCAGACAAGGCATTTCAAATATTTTGGTCATACAATTATTATTCAGTTATTTTCGGGGAGTTCATGGAACGCAATCGGATTTTCACAAAACAAAGTACAATTTTAACCCTTCCGATAGAGAATGAATATTTGGCTAAGTGTTTTTATTATAATTTTGAATTCAATGGCAATGATGATTTTTTCATCTATTTTGAAAGTGGTGATTCCATCACAACTAGTAGGGATCCAATTCCGGGAACTATTTACATAAAAAAAACGCCGGAATGCACATTTTGTAATTTGACAAGCAATCATTCATGTGAGATTGTGATGATGAAAACCCGCACGAAATTCATCAATGTGATTTATAGCAATGAGGCGACTAAGGCGCCACTGACCCTTAAGTTGGATCAATCTTATTTTTGCGTGGCCAATGAGATTCTTAGCGCCGCGCATGTGTTATTATTGTTAAGAACTACATATGAATCGTCAGTATTCGTTTTTGATTTAACATATGAATTAAAGATAATGGATAGTAAATTCAATTTAATAGTATTGAAATCAGATCAATATATAGAAATAGATAATAGTGATTTGGGATATAAGATAATTTCAATAAATTCGGATATGAATAGCAAACAAAAGTGAATAATTAAATAAATCGCAAAATCGCTTAAGATTTCAATTGCGAGAGAAACTAGTCAAAGGATCTTATCTTCTTTCATGTGCGATTTGATGAGACCGGGTGTGATTTTTATGCGTCTTTTGTCAATTGAAATTTTCAATAGATTATCATGAACTAAGAATTTTTTATTGCGCATGTACATGTAGAGCTCGTAGTTGTCCGTTTCCACGATTTTTTCATTTATGCCATTTGGATAATGCAAATATTTACATTTGGGGATTTTTCGCAAATCATCCATGGTAAATCCCATGTGGGTTTCTATAAATTGGACGACTTCTATTGAGCATGAAATGTCCAATGCCTTGTTTAACATTTCCTCACCCAATTCGCGAGTATGACCAAGTGATCTACTAACGAATAGTTCTTTGAGATTTTCCAGATTGCTCATGGCATCCAATATAATTTTCTTTTTACAGGTTTCATGACAAAATTCGTTGATGTTGGGAATAAACGCATCCAACATCAACGCAAATATGTTGCGCGGGGCCTTTTTAACAGCATAGCAAAAGGTAGATGTTCTTGGTCTCAATTCGTGTTTCAAACTTTCTTTTATTAAAATGTCAACAACTGTCAAGTTGTTTTTGTCAATGGCTTGTTCAAATAAGTCAAATGTGACGCGACATCCCAAATCAATAGCGCGAATCATCAAATCAATGTTGTCGTTCACAATGGGGTATATTAACAGACTGTAATTTTGACAAAATGTGCTGTTGTTCACAAATATCTCGGTTCCATATCTTTGGAAAATATACTCAAATAAATCGGAATAATTGGATTTCATGCATGCCATTGCCAACATGAATGGGTCGCCTTTTGTCTCAAATAGGCATAATATTTGGTCACCAAACCAGGATACACCTTGTTTAGGCAATTGAATGTGCGAAGACAATGGACTTTCCATCCAAAAGTTGTCCATATTTTTTAAAATGGTGATGCGGGTTTTTTGATTAAATAAGTGCTTGGCTTCACATTCAATTATTTTTGTGAAATCGTCTGGACTATTTATATCCAGGGTTTTCAAGTACATGTTGGCGTGACAACTGTATGATGTTTCGCGCGGAAACATCTCGCACCAATTCTTAAAATACCCGGATTCCACAATAAAGTCCGGCAAAGATTCAAAAGTGTAGGTATTAATTAATTCTGTCATTTTATTTTTTGTCTAAACATGTTTAACCGAAGGAGGATCAATTTTTCATCTTCAAAAAATTGATGCCGATGAAATCTTTGTCCATTTTAGCAAATTAATAATTCGTAAATAGATTTAAATATATAATGACAACTAATGCTATAAACGTGGACATGGAACAAATTGTAGACACAACTCCACTACACCCATTGAATTGTAAATGGGATTTGTATTACCATTTACAAACCGATAAGAATTGGACACTTAACAGTTATAAAATTGTTATGAGAAACATTCATCACGCGGAAAATGTCATCGCGCTGAATGAAGCTCTTCATGATTTTGTTTTGTATAACTGTATGTTCTTTTGTATGAAAGAGGGTGTGACACCTATGTGGGAAGATTCGCGAAACCGAAATGGCGGGTGCTTCTCATATAGAGTGTTGAATAAGAGTGTGCCTGCCGTTTGGCGGAGACTCATGATGGCGATGTGTGGCAATGCGCTCTGTATAAATAAGAAGCACGAAGAGCATATTAATGGCATCACCGTGTCACCCAAGAAGAACTTTTGTATTATCAAGGTGTGGTTGGATACATGTAAGTTCCAGGATCCCGGAATGATTGTTCCAATTACGGATTTGCCGAGGGAAGGATGTTTGTTTAAGAACCATGCACCCGAGTTTTAATTAAGGGAACCAAGGTTAAAGTTTCATGCTTTGCATGAAACAGGCTGTGCCATCTGTGATGGCACTTATGCCTTTGGATCCCTCCTTTAAAGGGAACTACGTTCCCCTTGGACCCCTCCTTTAAAGGGAACTACGTTCCCCTTGGACCCCTCCTTTAAAGGGAACTACGTTCCCCTTGGACCCCTCCTTTATTGTGTTATAAAAGGTTGAATGTTTTTTCATAAGGATTTCTTATGAAAAAAAGCGCAATGCGCCTTTCCTTTCCTTTTTTAATTAATTAAATATATGTATTAAAATGTGTTTTAAAATATGTATTAAAATGTGTTTTAAAATATGTATTAAAATGTGTTTTAAAATGCGCGTTTATAATATGCTGTGTGTGTAAATTTACATTTCCATAAGTTCCGGCATCTCCTCATCATCAACGTCTAATTCTGACAATGTCATCTTGGTTTGATTTGTTTCTCGCACACTGGAACCTCCGTAAGAATTGTATGAACATCCATACGAGTTATCTCCGCCTTGAAGTATATCATAATCAAAATGAAACTTTGTTGTGTTATCATATGGTTCTGCGGTTGACCTGCTTAATTCAAACTCGCGATACGGCTGCGCGCTTGATCTGCTTGGCTTAAAATTTTCCAAATCTTCACAATTCAATTCCTCGCTTTTGAAATCATCTTGTTGCGCGCTTGATCGGCTTGGCTTGAAATATTCCAAATCATCATCATCCCATTGTGCGCTTGATCGGCTTGGCTTGAAATATTCCAAATCATCATCCCATTGTGCGCTTGATCGGCTTGGCTTGAAATCATCTTGTTGTGCACTTATCATCGGCGAATTGGTAGTTGGCAATACGCGACCAACGTAATTCGGAATTTCATATGGTCCCACTAATTCTGGGTTATCACAATTAGGATGTCTCATGTAAATTATTGACGAAAATTCTTGAATTTCATTGTATTTGACAATTTCCCATATTTCGGCGAATTCGTCTGCGTTTTCGTGTATCCAGCCGGAGACAATCTTCTCTCTCAGATCATAATAGTTTTTGAACGCCTGGCACTCTTGGTTTGTGTTTAAATAACACATGTATTTCTCGTAAATTTGCGAGATCATTATAGTTGTTTGTAATATAGTTTTGCTCATTTTATTAATTGGTTATTATTTAATGCCAAGAAATGTTTGTCAGAAAAAAAGATCAATTTTTTTCACGAAAAATTGATCTTTGACCATTATTTGAAATCCATGTCAAATAATATATAATATAATAAAAAATGAGTAATTCTAAAAAAATAGATATTTCGGCTTTGTCATTTAACGAATTAGTTCAATTAATTTTCATTGATTGGTACAAATATTATGAAGACGAATTTGATACCATAAAATGCGCAAAAATCAGGTTAAAGGAAGTGTGCCCTCATGATAAAATAATAGATGATTGCGCGGATGTCGGGTTTGACTCGGTAAGTTTCTCTTATTGCCAATTGTGCGATAAGATTATTGAATAAATGTATTAGTTCGGTCTCATTAATGTTCCTGGGTTTTTTATTATTATGCGGAATAAAAAAAAGGACTGTGGTCGGCGAACAAAGTCCGCCTCCCAGTCTATTTAATTTAAGAATTTAATTTAATTAATTTATAAATACAAATACAAATATAAAGTCACTGCGATTTAACGCGAAAATATGTAAAATATAAAATATGCTAGAATAACAGGCCAAATCCAGGTTAAAGCCGAAATCCTTTCTTCAGCTTCAATTACCTTGTGCATGGCATCCTCCTCATCCTCGTTGTCCTCCTCATCCGCTTCGTATGCGGCATCCTCCTCAATAGCCTCGTCTATGGTCTCTTCAATAGCCTCGTCTGTGGTCTCTTCCTCAATTGCCTTGACTATGGTCTCTTCAATAGCCTCGTCCATGGTCTCTTCAATAGCCTTGACCGGCACAGGGTTCTTTGTACAATTGATGACATCCATTCCCTTTTTGATAGTTTGATTGATTCGGTCATTTCCCTTTTTGATAATTTCGTTAAATTGCTGTTCTTCGTTTCCGCTAAGTTTATTGACAATGCGCATTTCATTTTTTATAATATCTCTGGTGGTTTGCAATTTGTGTTCAACAATGCCGTCAATGGTCTCCAACTTATATTTGACAATGCCGTCAATGGTGTTCATTATGTAATCACGATTAGAAGGAGTGATTTGCGACATCTTGTATTTGACAATATCATTGGTTCCACTCATAGTGGCCTCAACTATATAGTTGGTGGTTGACATGCATGCCTCAACAATAGAAATTACGTGATTTGCGTTAATACTCATTTTATTATAGGTTAATAGTTTATTTTTTTATTTGTGCTTTCTTTTCAAAAATAAAAAAAGTGATCAATTTTTTTATTAGGCAGAAGAACTTGATGATGACACGACTGTAGTGGACACATTCGGCTCACAATTACCAGTTTTTAATCTCTTCAATAGCCTGTTCTTCTTTAATCTCTTCAGGAGCAGGATTCTTCGTATTATTGATCACATCCATTCCTTTTTTGATAGTTTCATTAATTTTTTCGGTTCCCTTTCTAATAATCTCGTTAAATTGCTGTTCTTCATATCCAGTAAATTTATCAACAATTCGCATTTCATTTTTTATAATATCTCTGGTGGTTTGTAATTTGTGTTCAACAATCTTATTAATAGTAGATTTCTTATATTGAATAATGCTCTCAATAGTACACATTACAGAATCGCGATTGGCGTCATTGATTTTAGCCATGTTGTATTTGACAAGATCATTGGCAGTTGACAAACAAGCCTCAACAAGATAATTGGTGTTTGACATACAGCACTCAACAATTGAAATTACGTGATTGGCGGTAATACTCATTTACAGTAGGTGGTAATGGATTTTATTTATGTTTTTCTTTAAATAGAACATGATCAATTTTTCATTTGGTAGAAGAACTAGATGATGACACAACAGTAGTAGACACATTAGGTTCACAATTACCGGTTTTCTTACTTCGGTGTGTTCCCTTGGGGCATTTTGGTTTTTTACCAATGGGTTCGCAATTGCCAGTTATTCGGCTGCGTTTTGTCCCCTCCGGACATTTGGATTTTTTTTCATATGGTTCGCAATTACCTGTTTTCTTATTTCGTCGGGTTCCCTTGGGGCATGGTGTTTTTTTAGGAGAAGGCGTTTTAACTTTAAGAGTTAGAGGCGATGGTGTTTTTAAGACTAAAGGCGATCCCTTTCTTAATTCATCCTTCTTTGGAGATAACGGAGAACGTTCCATAAGTATTAGAGGCGATCCCTTTCTTAATTCATCCTTTTTGGGAGAAACCGGCGATGGTTTTTTGATGACTATGGGCGATGGCTCAGGCTTCTTTTCAAACTGTTTCATAACCCTTCCAACATCACCATTATATCTATCATAAATCGTGGATTTGTAGTGTAAAATAGGGAACTTCTTAACCTCGTATTTTTTATCACGCTGGATAATTTTCAGCCAATCATTACCCTCTTCATCAAACGGCGTCTTGATTATATCCAAATGTTTGTATTTAGTTTCGTTGAAATGAAACACCATGACATCTTTGGCCGAAAGATTATACTTGGCTAATTTTTCTGGTTTTGCCAGAAAATGCGACATATTATACTGAATCGGCAAATTGAAATATCGGTTGTTCACGTATTCAAACAAGGTCTCATTCGGATATTTACATTCCCGCTCAACCACGTCCACAATCTTTGTCTTATATGTTTCAAACATCCGGCGACTCGGATTTATCAACATAACGCCGCCATTTACGCGGCCCATCTCTCTACAATTGTCCAGGACGTCTTTTGGATTATTCACCACTTGATTGTTTGAAGTAAGTCGTTGATTGCCGATATAATAAGTGAGAAGGGCGGGACTTTGAAGATCAAATATGGAGTCAATTGATTTCATGAGGACCATATCGGACTCAATAATACAAACCGTGTCATATTGTTCAAGCGTGTAGGCAAAAATAAAATTACATGTTCTTAAAGTATTGAAATTAGCGTATCCACTTTTGAAAGAGACGTCAAAAGTTATTTTTTTGTCGTCGTAGGGAATCGCGCGTGTAACCAATGGTTTAATGGCTTCAACGAATGAGGCAGGAGTATCATTGACAGAATACAGATAGAGGATGTCATAGTTGGTATATTGTCGCAACATGCGGAAAAAATAGAGTTCCAATTCTAAATAAACCGGATTGCTGCCGAAATGAATAGTGGCATATGCGCATCTTTTTTTAGGAGGAGGCCTGGTGTCCGGCTTTTTGTTAAACGAATTGTAGTTAGATTTCATTTATATATAAACAAGATATTTCATTCTCTTTTGTTTGCGACCCTAAGAAATTAATAGGTAAATTTAAATAAGATCCAAAATTTACAGTATAACTAGTTATATTAAAATTAAGACCACAAATGGTGATTATAGTATAAACATCCACTGCATGAATATTTAGCCAAAAGAAGAAAACAAGTAGAAAACAAGTAGAAATATTAAAATTAAAATAAAATATAAAGTATTTATATAAATAGAAACAAAAAAATGTCAGAATGGGGTAATCAAGAAAAAAAAATATTTGAGGCAGTGGCTGTTGGCGATATTGGCCAACTTACAGATTTTTTTCAAAAAGAAAGAGATGAAGAAAAAAAAAAAATAGTAAATCTTACTTGCGATTATCTTATTTTATTGCCCCCTGATTCACAAAGCAAATATATACACTTTGACCTAACTATGAGACATTTACCCCCTTTATTTATTCCATTTTTTTATAGTAATAATAGGAAGGCTGAAGTTGTTGAATTATTATTATCACATGAAGCAGATGTAAATGCAAGCGCGCTCGGCGGAGAAACCCCGTTATTTATGGCATGTGCTTTTAAATATGGTGTTGAAGAGCCTAATGATAAGTTAACAGTTGTTGAATTATTATTAACACGCGGAGCAGACGTAAATTCACAAACGGAATACAGATACACCCCTTTAATGATAGCATGTGCTAATATTGAAATTGAAGTTGAAGTTGTTGAATTATTATTAACACGCGGAGCAGATGTAAACGCATACGATGTCAACATAGAAACCCCTTTAATGATAGCATGTCGTGAAAATAATAGTAAAGTTGTTGAATTATTATTAAGACACGGAGCAGATGCAAACGCACACACGTACAGCGGAATAACCCCTTTAATGATAGCATGTCGTGAAAATAATAGTGAAGTTGTTAAATCATTATTAAGACACGGAGCAGATGTAAATGCACACACGTACAGCGAAAGAATGACCCCTTTAATGATGGCATGTCGTGAAAATAATAGTGAAGTTGTTAAATCATTATTAACACATGGAGTAGATGTAAATGCTAAAACACGTCATGGTCATACTGCTTATTCAATTGCTATTGACAATGGTAATAAAAAAATACAAAAAATTTTAGAACGCTGGGCAACTACTAAAGGAATAATTGTATTACAAGAATTAGTTGTGTATCATTTACCTGAAGCAGAATTTTACAATGAATTGAAAGACTTTATTGGAACCCCAAATGATGCTGCCGGAGCAGATAATGCAGGAGGTAAAAGAAAAAGAAGAACAAATAAAAAACAAAAAAATAAAAGAAGAAAAACAATTAGAAATATTAAAAATAAAAACAAAAAGTTAAAAGCAAAAAAATAATATATATCCTAATAAAATTATTAAATAAGAAAAGGTATAGAATCCAACAAAAACGTTTTGTGATTTCATTTAAAATGGGTGTTTTAAATGAGAAAAGATTTAATAAATCGCTATTAATATGTGTCTACTTGTGTAATATATTTTTATAATATCTAAAATAAAAGAAGGATCATAATGCATAAGTGATGCGGGTTCCCTTAATTAAGAAGGTGGCAAAGGCGCCAAACATAACTTAATTTCACCTAATGAGGCCACGTCATACTTCACAATCAGCGGCAAATCGTTGCCCAAATACATCTCCAAATGAGTACACAGCGGTGTGCACTTGATGAAATTGTTCAGACTTTTAACCGAAAACTCACCTTGAATTACCACGGAAGGATCCGGCTTCATTACAAAGTCCATGTGTCTATCGGATTCCGACCGCTTAAACTTGGTTTTGGCAAATGTCCCCACACACGAAAATATCAAATCATCGCCGACGGATTTGATCTCCACGCGATCCGTTAGCGCATTCAGATCCCTTACGATCTTCTGGAAATCGGCAGTGGGCAAATTAATAATGGTAGAATACTGGACATCCGGAATCACTAATTCTTCCGTGTCAGGCTCTATCAGGCGCAACTTGTAATCATAGGTTTGGCCTACATTGCGATTGTCAAACTCCATGCCCAAATATGACACGATGCCGTCCTGGTAATCCTCCTTGTCAATATACATGGTGAGAGTGTCGTCATTGGATAGGGTGGAAATCAGCTTGAAAAAATGCATGGTGTTTGTGCAAACCACGATCTTGTCGGGATGACAAGTGTAATGTTCAAACTTCTTGGAATTCAAATTCACACTAACCAACATTGTGTGAGTCTTGTCAAAATTAATGATTTTCATACCTTCTTTAGTGAAGGTGATTGTGGCATCGGTGAGAATATCCTTTAGAGCAGTAGTCAAATTTCGGATAGGTTGGATCTGGACAGTTTTGATTGTTAATACATGATTGTCTTCGTTCATTTTTGTGGATAATAGAATTATAAACGCAGTTTTTCTAAATCTATTTTGGAGAAAATAATTATTATTTTGGCAATTATTTTCTATTTTTTAATTCTAACTTTTTATTTAATCCAATTTCTTTTTAAATTCAGCCCAAGACAATTTCTTAGGCTCCACAAACTGTTTAGCTTCGGTGGCATTGGCCTCATCCAATTTGGCACCTTTGCGCATAGCACTGTCCACATACATCTCCTTCAAAATCGTGCCTACTTTCACCGAGGCATCATATTGATCAATGGTGCCTTCCTCTATCTGCTTCAGAATTTGAATGAAATTCACCATCATTTTGAGATCCAACTCATCATTGACAACTTTATTAAAAATATCAGTATAATTATTGTATAGAAATGGACACGAAGTCTGGCATAGATGTTTGAATTTCTCCTCCTCCACGATTTTCATTTTAGGATGAGTATTTTTCAATTCGCATATCTTTCCAATATCGGCTAAAATATCCTCACTGTGTTTGACTGTCTTGATTTTTTCAGTGTTGTTTATATAATCATCGCTTTCCATTAATGCTTTCATATTTAGACTCTGCGTAATTGAATTCATGGTTATATGAAAACTATATGATTAATCTCTATGATTATTTTAAGCAAATTAACTTATCGGAGAATAAGTATATAGGATATGTCATCAGTCCCTTCAGAAAAATTATTTGTATTTGATTTGGGAGTAGAAGACGCATTATGGTCAAAAACAATGTATATTTTAATTGTATTCACATATGCCACTTTGGGAATCATGTTTTCTGCTAAACACTTAAACATATCTGGCAAAATGGACAAAATAGAATGTAATCCAAGTTTCATGACTTTTATGTGGATGTTTTCATGGATATTTGGAAAAAGTTCAGAAGAACAAATCCAGAAATGTATGAGCAATCAATCAAAAATACTTGTTCAAAACATGCAGACGCCGCTAATTAGCAAAATAAATGCCGAAAAAACGGCATTTGATAAAAAAATGGAGGTCTATGATAGCAATCTTGTAAAGCTTCAAAATAGTTATGACAAATCAGAAGGCCGGGTCACAAATTTAGCAATCGCAATTCAAAATAATATTTTGGCAATTAAAGAAGGAATGCAGAAAATAATAGCAGCCGCCATTGTTCAAAGCCGCATGACAAAGGGCGCAATGTCTGTTGTTAAAACAACTAATACAAACTTAGACGAGTTGAAGAAAAGAGTGGATAAAATGTAACAATACATATTATAATGCCAGTCATTTCATATTTCAATTTGAATAAAATATATATTTTAAATTCGGCATTTTTTTTGACCATCATATTTGTAGGCATTATTTGGATGCATGTGTTGCTTCATACAAAAATCATGACAAAAACAAATAATGTGTGTGATGATCCAGTCGCGCGGTTTTTTAACAAGAAAGCAGCTGAAAAATGTATTTTAGAGAAAATGCGCAAAGACACTATGTGGATTGAAACAAAATTTGACAACAACGTAGTTTTGAATAATGATAAAGCGGATGAAAAAAATGTCAAAATTGTGGATCTTATTGAAAAATACAGAATACGTAATGAAGCAGCTGGATTAAATGTTGCCGAAAGTTTATATAAAAAAAACGAGGAGGTTCTAGCACTTGCCAGTGCCGCGTCAAATATTAAAACCACGTATTCCGACACCGAAACTAACATAAAAAATTTGTATAATGATTATTTGGTAGCATTGAGAGATAGCATTGACTATATTAAAAAATTGGCGGACAAAATAGCATTGAAACTAAGTAGCAATATTTATGTTAAAAAGAAGTCATACAAAAAGACACGTAAATCTCTATCAAAATCATATGACAATTTGGCAAAACGAATGAAGACAATGTTTTCAAGAGGAATAGTGGATCCCAGCATTGGATTTTTATCACCACTGACTTATTCACAAAGAAACGGAAAAAAATAATAGGTTTAGGTACAATTATTTATATTTGCTAATTATATAATTATTGTCATAAATGCCTTCTAAAACTAATTCGGATATTTTATTGATTTGCGTCGGATTATTTATAATCATTATAGTCGCGATGATGTTTAGCACCAGCGGACTATCTCCGAATGATGAGCGCGGCGCCAACACTTTGTCGCAATATCCATATGAAGGATTTGCCGGTGCCATGGAATATTTCTATAATAGAAATGCCGAGCCCGAGAATTATATTTCTCAAACTATTACCACTGCCCCTGGCAAAAAAGTAGAGGGATTTGAAGGACTTCAGAGTGGCGTATATTCCCCTGAACAAAGAATTGATGAAATCATCTACTCTTCTGCCGGTCCGGATTGTAATGGCAAGACATTTGGTCTATCCACATCAAAGGGGTTTTTGTGTCTTTCTGACAAAGATATTAAGCTGCTAACAAGTAGAGGCGGCAACGCATAAATTACCTAAGAGTTTTATAACAGGTTCCGCAATACCATATTCTACATGAGCTATCCAAACCATAATCAATATAATCATCAATGACATTAGTGTGAGGACACACCTCGCATAATAACACTTTGGCTTTTTTGATGAATTCGGCTTCATATTCAGCACGATCTTCAAATATAATTTTCATCAATTCTTCAAAAGTATATTTCATTGCTTTTATATAAACTATCAAATAGTTTATATATAAATTTCATAAATTTTATGTGTAAGTGAACCACACAACAATTATTCCAGAACTGCCTGCTCTGTGAAAACCCACTCCTCTGGTAGCATTCGTTCCTGCGCCGCCTCCACCAGAATTAAGATATCCAGGAGATGACGCAGATTGACTTATTCCGTTTGGACCAACATATGGATTTACACCATTGTTTCCAAATCCTCCCGCACCACTACCGCCTCCTCCACCCAATCCTCCAATTGGTTGTAAAGTGCTATCATTTCCTCCGGCACCACCGCCGCCAAAATAAAATGTTGTTCCATTTATCAAAACACCGGTTCCATTAGTACCTCTGGTGCCTTGATTTCCCGCAGTATATCCTCCAATTCCGCCACTTCCGCCGCCATTTTCTCCAACTCCTCCAAGTCCACCAGCAACAGAACTTGATTGACCTGTTCCGCCACCGTTTCCACCCACTGACGTCACAGTTGTTATTCCCGGAACAGTAAAATTCAATGTCGTTGTTGATGCAGGACTTCCTAAAATATTTGTTGTCTGTAGAACTTGTCCTCCTGCTCCACCGCCTCCTCCGTAATTTATATTTGAAGTCCAACTACTACCGCCTGCTCCTCCCCCAGCAACTAGCAAATAATTCACAGTTGTTGGTTTCTTCGCGTTTGCTAAAAATGTCATTGTTCCGTTTGTTAAAAACGTCACAACATAAGTGCTGTTTGTATAAGTTGTGGCGTTATTTGTCCCTGTAACTGAAAATGGTGGGAATACTGACGGAAGACTAGCTGAAAATATGGCAAAAACATTATTTAAATCCCCAAGTGTTGGCACTAAATATCCAGTGGCTGCCGCTTTAGTGCCACTTACGTATGGGGCAAAAACATTGTTTAAATCTCCAGATATACTTATTTCGTATCCTGTTACGGCTGCTTTAGTGCCACTTACGTATGGGGCAAATATAGTAATTAGATCTGCGCCACTTACTTACATCATATTTAGTTGTGCCAGACATTATATATATATTCCAAAAAAATTGATTTGAAATTTTGTTTTCATATCAATAAAAACCAACTACGACTTTACAATGGGAATCAAAAATTTAAACAAGTTTTTATCAGCAAAATGTGATGGAAAAGCAATAAAGAAAATTGGATTGGAAGAATTATCTGGAAAACGTATCTCAGTAGATGCAAGTATTTATCTCTATCGCTTCATAGGCGAAAACCGATTGATAGAGCATTTCTATTTGATGATTTCGGTGTTTCGCGAATACAATATTATTCCGATATTTGTGTTTGACGGGGTCGCTCCAATAGAGAAGAAAGAATTGCTAAAAGAACGGCGCGAAAAAAAGATCCAAGCCGAGGAGAAATACAATGAAATCAAGAGTCAAATGACAGAAATAAAAGACGCAGATGAAAAGGCCGATATGGAATTGGAATTGGTGAAATTAAAGAAGGAATTTGTGAGAGTTAGGGACACAGATATCAAAATGGTGAAAAACTTGTTGACGCATAGTGGCATCACATGGACAGAAGCGCAAGGTGAAGCTGACGTATTATGTGCTGAGTTGGTTTTAAGCGGCACAGCTTATGCATGTTTGAGCGAAGACATGGATATGTTTGCTTATGGATGCGACCGTGTGTTGCGCCACTTGAGTTTGTCAAAGCATACAGTGTTGATATATGATTTGAAAGAAATATTGGATCAAATACAAATGACAAAATGCGAGTTCAGACAGGTATTGGTTTTGTCGGGCACCGATTATAATAAAAACAGTGCGACAGATTTGCGTGAGTCATTGAAGCGGTTTCGCGAATACAAAAGCGAAAATTTGGATTCAGAAAAGATATCATTTTATGAATGGTTAAAAACCATAATACACTTGGACATAGATGAATTGAACAAAACATACAAGATGTTTGAAATGATCCCGACAAACAATGATTTTATTATGCCGATAGAGAACTCTCCAAAAAACGATGATGAAATTAAGAGGATCATGGAATTGGAGGGATTCATTTACATCAATAAATAATTATAAACACATAAACAATTTATAAAATAAATTACACCTATACATAAATGAACAACGTGACAATTTATGTATTGAGATTGTTAAATGCGCCCTTTGATTTTTTCATATATCCGCGAATAAGTGTGTTGAACGATAGTTCGGAATCCGATATAATAACAGAATGCGGTTGTCTCTATCGGGACATAATAAAAACCCATCAAATAAAGGGAATAGAAAGTAGTTATTGGAATGAAATGCCGAGAAACGCGGACGGAATTGTTTTAACATACATGCATAATTATGGAATAGAGAAAGTCAGAGGCGGCAGTTTTTCTAAAGCCTTTTTATCGGCGGCGGAAAAGGAAAACATATCCGACCGGATCAAATTCATGTTCTACGATTTGGAAGAGAATGCGACGAAAACAAATGAAATTCACAAATTTAAAAAGGAATTGAATGAGCATCCGATAGAGAATCTCCAAAAAACATTGAATCAATTAGATGTTGAAATTTGTGAAATGAAACAGGCGCATTCAAACATGATTAATTACTATCCAAAAGCAACACCTGAAGATATCCAACAACTCCAACATCTTATTGAAAGTGCGTGTGATCCCAATAGAGATTGGCAATTTTTGAACATTTTGTCTAATTATTCCGGAATCATGGACCGATTACAACTGACATACAAACAATATACCAAATATATTGAAGACGCCGCCTATAATTTAAACAAAATTTCCAACAATTTGAATAATATTTATTACGAGGTGCCACGAGTATATTTTGATTCACGAGTTATAGAATCAGAACGCGTGAAGAATAAAATTACAAAAAATAGCGATGAACAAATATTCAAGGCGATAGAGCTGATGGTCTATACACTTATAAATAGGGCTGACGAATTCAAATTTGATGTAGGAGATGGCTGGAAAACTCACGAAATAAAATGTGAAATTATTAAAGAGATATTGAAAAAGAACTCCCAGTATGAATAACTGGATTTGTGTCAAATTTCATATTAATTTCACTAGACACAGAATTCTTAACACCAGTTATCATGGTAGATGTGAAAGAGTCTATATTTGTATAACTATTAATTGAGGCATAATGTATGCTAACTTCATAGACAAAACCGGGTGATAAATATAATCCAAGATTGCTTATTTCCAATCTGCCAATTGCGATTTGTCCATTAAAAGATCCGCGAGATGTTTTTCCTACAATTTGAGTACCAAATGCGACAACCGGAGTAGTATTAAGAGTTATGTCCGATCCACCATAAGACACAGAAACACTAATATTTTCATTAGGAATTGTTACAGTAAACGCACCACTTACATCTAATATTGGGTTACTTATTCCAGCGATTCTGAGACTAATTGGCGCAGAAAATGTGAAAAGAGCATAATTAACATCAATCGCGGGTCCGACAAAAAGGGTAAATAACATTGGATCATTGCTAAGAATGTCAAAATTATTAGTATAAGTCCATGTGACAGTATTATCAACATTTTTACTGGCATAGGGATCAGATATCAAATAATTATACAAAGGCACATTGGGATCCAATTTAAGATAAAAAGGCTTTCCTGGAATGCCAGCTGATGTGCTAAGAGTTTGACATGCGTCAACGGCCGTGTTTGCGGTTCCATTGCGCAAGGCCAACAGTTGCGATTGTGAATAAGTGCGACGTTGCGAAGCGCCTTTAACAGTTTGGGTCCAAGCCTGTTTTTTGGTCAAGGACACATTGCTGGATTTATCATATTTGAGAATTTCCACTTTGCGCCGCATGTCAAGTTCATATTGCGTTAGGGGTAAGCCAGTCGTGGCATTTATTTTAACATAAGGATTATTGTTGGTAGTGTCATATCTGCCATTTATGGTTGCTAATAATAATTCAGTATTTATATTTCTTTGTCGCCGCACACTATAATTAAGACAAAATTGGTCAGTCATTATTTATAATATTATTAGACGTTATTTTTGTAAAATTGTGATGACAAGAAATAATAATACCCAGATGAAGGCGATGTGGATGAACCGCTTGTGCTAGTAGAAGGTCCAGCGGACACAATTTGATTGATTTTAAAAACATTCAGCGCACTGTCATGATATCTTAAATCAGACAACTTACCGGCAAATCCGCCATTTTGGCAAACAAATACACTTCCGTAATTCTGTCTGGGAATATACTCAAGATCTTTACGATTGGTCAAAACGCCATTGACATAAACATCTAAAAGACGGTTCTGAAGCCGAATAATAACGTTTGTCCATTTGTTATGAGGAATGTTTGTGATTTCAAGTGATTCGCTATTGCTGCTAGAATTCGTGGCAGTTCCGTCAGCTTTCAATGTATCCATGTTAACTATGAGCGTGGAAGTTCCAGTCGGGTATTTACTTGGATTACTTGCGTCGGCAGCTTTCACAGTTTTTACAAACAACCCAGGGGATTGTGATATGGCAACATTGAAACTAGAATCATAAACGCCTTTGTTAAAGATGTGATGTTCAGCAGCGTCAGCTTGCCCCCTCAAATATACCCAAACACTATAAGAAAATTCAATTCCAGATTCTTTATTCTCTGAGAATTTAATCAAAGGATTACTGCTGCGCGAATCTTGAGTAATTTCAATGGCTTCATTGCCGTCAATCTGACCTTTTACTAAATAAGGAGATCCGGATGGCGAAAGAAAATATGACATAATCATTACACCAAGACGGAACAGCAACATAAAACCAATCAAAACGATAATAATAAAAGCGAATTTGGCAACAATGGTATTGGATTCTAAAAACTCGGAACTTGCGTTAACTGCTGATTTTGAAGAAAAATCGCCAACGGCATTATTTAATCCGGTTTTGGCTTCATTAATTGAGTTTGAAATATTTTCAAGACCACTGGTTATGCCAGCCATAGTGGGAATACCAGATGCTGCTTCGGGTTTTGGTTCAGGATTTGGATTTGGATTCATATTTATAATATAGTATAAATATAAATGATACTATTATTTACATCAAAAATTAATATATAATTTTGTCTATTCCAAATATCCATGACATAAATGGCATTTCGGGATTAATAATGCTCATATGATATCTAAAATCTGCTAAATATGCCTTAAAATGCGAAAATTTTATAGGATTAGTAGGAGAAGGAGGACTAATAGATCCATGAATAGATTTTACCATTTTGGAATCAACATAAACGGCAATTGTTGATTTATTGACAGTAACAATCAGGTTTGTCCATTTGCCCAAAGGAAAATTATCAACGACCATTACTGTTTTGTAACTTGTGCCATCTCTATAATCAATCCACATTTTTGTTAAATCAGCTTTGTCCAATCTGAGTCCGATGTTTTTCCCGTGATTGGATGGAGACCACGCATTTTCATTAAAATTATCATCATACGCATTTCTATAAAACAAATAATATTTTGGTATGTAATCTGTGTCAATGTTGTCAACGACTCCTTCTACCAAAATATTCGTGGAATATGAATAAATAATGGATTCTGGTTTGTGCATTCGGTTAAATGTAAGATCGGATGTGTCTTTTTTTAAATTCACAGAACTAGCAATCAAACTTGTTTTGCTGCCGTCCTTCTGAAAATAAATAAAATACACAATTATTAAAATTATTATGAAGAAAATCCCAAAATATATATAGTATTTTTGATCCATCTATATATATTTTACATTTTAAACCAGCAAAGAATTCAATCCGCCGCTTGCTTGAAGCAGATTTATATTCTTCTTGGTTCGTGTGGCACCAAAGGTGCCACGAAGCATTATCTCCACCCTTTGGGTGGAGAAGATGACAAGACCGATGAATATTTAAATCCTAGCACCAAAGGTGCGGATTTAAATATTCATCGGTTTAAATGTGATTAAAAGATTTAAAGAAGATTGAGCTGGTAAGCATCCTGGTCATCTTTCTTGAATGACATTGACACACCATAATTACCCATCACATTCTTAAGTGGATTCTCACCATTACCGGCCAAATAACTATTCCATGCGGTCTGAGGATCTGTGGGAGTGATAGTGCGAGTGAATTTTGCTAAATACGTTTTGAACGGAGTTGTGCTAAAATTCACAACACTTGTCAACGAGGGTGATTCAACGTTATCATTAATTGATTTTACCAATTTGCCGTTCAAGTAAACATCAATATATTTACCATCAACACTTACAATGACATGTTGCCATGTTTGAAGGGGGAAGTTATCTGAAACCTCAACACTTGTTGAAGTCGCAGAACCCAATTTATTATATTCCAATAATAAACTTGGAGTTCCGCCACTACCCATTTTCAAGCCAATATTTTTGCCGCTGCCAGTTTTTGCGTCTCTTGAGAAGAAATACTTACCCTTAATCATTCCGTCATTGGATCCATAAACATAAGTCCAGAGTTCAAAAGAGTATTTTGCGGAATCGGGTTTTGTGAGTTTATCAATTGATATTGGCGGTTGGATTTTTATTAAATCCACTTTTGACGCTAAAGAGTCTTTTCCGGTCATGAAATAAAAAACAGCAAATAGAAGAATCACAACAGCAACTCCCATAAATATAATTGTAGTATCCATAGTTATATATTTTTATAACATATTTTATTATGTTCGCGCGTTTTCTCTATCGGAGCACAAATAAAATACATTATTATAAATGAATTTATCTGAAATAAATGACGTCCGTTCATCTGCTCAATTCAGAGGATTCAGTTTTTCTAAACATAAAAAAACAGACGTGAAAAATACGCTTATTAATAGTGTTTTAAAAGGTAAAATAGAGCCCGCGTGTCACTGGAGCGCCGAACTAGTTTGTGCCGGTCATTATTTAGATCTATGGGAAATCATCATCTATTATTGCGCAAAACATGTCCACGTCGGAAATCCTAAACTAATATGTTATTTAGAAAAACGTTTCCTCTGTTTTAAAGATATTATTACGTCCGGTAAATTCTTCTCTGACCTTGATTTGCGCAACAATGAAACTATTCGCAACATATTTGCTGAAGTCGTGAGTGTTCTCAGTCTATCACCCAAAAAACACAGTTTTGAAGTCATTAAAATTAACCGTGCTGAAGAGTTTGATATCACTCAAATGACCGAGCGACTCAAAGCCCCCAATGTGAATTTTATTACCCCCATTTTCAAGGATGAAGACCCTAAAGAAATATTTATACCTATGAATGAATTCGCCTATAACATATCCTATTCCAAGCGCAACACGGTTTTTGCATGCTACTGGATTGAATGGATCATTGAGTTTGAAGCTATCTGTAAAAAACGCAAAGAGAAGTGTTTTTGTGTGCGACGTCCCTTCGTAAATGTAGAGACCAAATTCTCGCGCGATTTAGTGTGGATTATCTGGGACACGCTATTCTATTATGTGAAGGAGCGCCACTCGGCTTTTCTAGAGAAGATCATGCAGTCTTTATTTACGCTTTTTTGTCTACATTACACTAATGCTTGTTGTAAGAAACGCCGCTACATGTTGTATTTTGCGGTATCTCTTTGTACTGAGACGGTGGATTCGTCGGTGGAATTGATCGCGGACAAGCGCAAGGTAGAGTTGGCAATAACAAACATCAATGATATTTATTGTCAAATAAAGAAGAATGAGGAGAGCCCAAACACCGATTATTTATTTTCGGGGTTGGATCAGAAAAACACATTTACCAAATCAATGGAGAAAATAAATATCATGAACTCGCTTACAATGGGTAATCACGAATCTGATTTAGATTTTTCATAGAGTGTCGGTCAGTTTATGAGGTTCATAGAGATACAGAGAATTTCCTTTGTAAAAAATATGTAAAATTTCCTTGAAACGTTTATATATGAATTTGCTGATAAAATCAATAGTGAAAGGTAGAAGGGCAAAAACTGTCAATAATATAACAATCTTCGCCGCAGAAATTTCGCCATAATGTGTGTAAAACCCAAATACCAATATAATGTAAACAATAGCATACATGAATATAAACATTTTGTTTATGTATAAAACAAGTGCTTGGTTTTCAGTGAAATATGTTTCGGTGCGACTCACCATATTAGCATTGCTATCAAGTTTTTGTATTTTTGTTATTAAATCTGAATTGGCTCGTTGTAATGCGGCGTCTGATGCTATGTCAAACCCTTCTAATCCCTCAAGAGAGCTAAAAAAATTGTTATCATCCAATCCATTTTTACATAAAAGATTCAAATCTTTATCTCTGAATAAAAGAGAATGCATAAAATCGGTCATTCTATATGTTATGCATTTATTTTGTTGTTGTAATTAATATTTGCCATAATTTGCGAATTCATCGGCAGTAAAAGCATTGGCATCTGCTGATGTTCTGCCAGCATTGATGTTTCTAAATCCATTGGTTTTACATGCCAATGACGCAAAATCATATTTGTCTACTCCGCCACACCCATTTGCGGTCGTAAGAGCAGCCGCGTCTTTCCATTCAAATGTTCCATCATCTTTGACAAAATATTTATGAGTTACTGTGTATCCAGATTCAACACTACCGACAAATTTCGGCGGCGCGTTTGGCACACAAATTTTATATTGTGCGTTGTAAGCGTGATCGGGTTGACAAACCCCTTGACTTGTGGCAATACCCAATAAATTGCCGCTCTTGACATTAGCTTCCATGTCTTTATTAATTTGATCCTGCGATTTTGATGACGGCTCTATCATTGTCACCTGATTAAAATCCATATTGTATCGGCGCTTGATGTCAATGTACAAATAAACACAATAAACAATTCCCAGAGAAATAATAATAATGTTTACAATATCCAACACAAATCGTGGAACAATTTCCATACTCTTCAACATATTTATTCCTAAATAAGCAAAAATAGTCAAAACCACGATAAACAACATGTAGTTGTATGCCTGATTCTTGGCAGTGACGCTATCTGTTAATTCAACCATTCGTCGTTGACCTACGTATGCGTCATCTATAATTCTTTTTCTTTTGTCAAGTCGGTTTTTTTCTCTATTAACGATTCCCAAAACCTCTTTTTGATATGTGAGAGTCGGAAGTATGTTGTTATTGGCATTGTTAACCGCAATATCTAAACTATTAAAACTTGCGTTATTTGCTTCGTTGTTTATACCCAACAAACTGCGTTGTATTCCTAAAATTCCACTTATATCTACCCAATAAGGCGGTGGTGTTGTCATATTATATATTATGATGACATAAAAATAGCAGTCATTAATAATGTTGCGATCGTCAATGTGCTAACAATGTACAAATTATTGTGTTCTATCAACATGGTTTGTTTGTCTTTCAATAAAGCAGGCACGAATGCTCGGTTTTCCTTTAGTGTATATACTTCAGTGTCGCTTGTAAAATCGTATTTAATGTGATCTGGGTTAAGTTCGTCACCAATTCTGTTTCCACTCATGTCCATGTACAAATTATTAATTAGAGAAATTTTATTTGAAATATCAGCCACATTTTTGTTAACTTTGCTTTGTCTGTTTATGTATGAAGTGTAATTTGATTCAAACTGGTTAAGTTTATCTGGAGTCACGGAAGACATTATAATATATTATAAGCCGATAATAATATATCATATTTATATTTTAATAAAAATAAAGTAGAGAGCGGTTGTTGCTAAAACAGTCCCTAGTATACTAATGTACATAGCAGAACTTTGTTTTGTTGCCGATTCCAATTTCATTCCCGATTTGTCATTTAACATTTCATACATTTTTCTGTCTAAATCCAATTGAATTTGCCGATTTGAACTATGTGTTCTTTGCAAGTTTGATTTTTCTATTTCATACTCATCTTTAGTAACTCGGATATTAGCGTTTCTATTAACTGCGTCCACTAATCTTTCGCCGGCGCCACCATTTTTAAAACTATTATCACCAATTGATTGCATTTGAGTTTTATAATGAGTGTCATAACACATTGTTTTAGCATTTGGATAATCAGTTAAACAAGTTTCAAGATTATTTTTTATTCCATTTGTTACAATTGTTGTGTCAACGTTGTTTATTTTTTTTGTTGTTGTTGTCTCATAATTATTAACATTATCACGTATCTCATTTGAAAAATCCTTCAAAGCACTAAACACGCTTACGTTTTTTCCATTCACTGCTGTTTCTTTTGTAAAATATGTGCCATTTTCGGTCTGAGCATATGGCAAATCAAATCCCTCAGCTTCTTGTTCAAACATCAATGTCACAAATATCAAAGAAAATAAAAAAACAATTGTTATCACGTTTTTTTTCATTTATATATATAATTCGCATTTTACTTCTCTGAAAATGAATAAATATAAGACATCATTATTGCTATTCCAATTCCTAAATTAATATTGCTAATTATTATTTCTGATTGTTTGTCTTTACTATCTTCAAAACTCCCATTCATAGTGTTGTTTTTTACTATTAATTTGTCATATTTGTCTGCGTTGTAAGCATATTCTTTTGAACATGTGGTCGCAAATGTGCCAGATGCTGGATCTGTGCAAGCAGCCGAATTTGACACATAACTTTTTGCGTCAAACCCTGCGGAAATAGCCTGATCAACATAAACTTGATTGTATTCTTTTGAATTACTAAATGCTTCAACTTCTTCATTATCTTCACCATATCTATTATGAAAAAACTCTGTCATCCGTACTATAATTATCATTGACACAATTAAACACAGACTCGGTAATAATCAGAGACCACCGACGTCTGACTCTTTCTGTAAATCTTACAGACTTGACCCGGCCTCATACAAATCATCAGCGACACTGGATCAAATCGGGATATCTCCGGCAACTGCTTCACCGTCTTCAAATTGTATTGTTTCATCAATTCGGCCGTCTGGGTTTCCGTCAATATCTCGTGCTTGGGCACCAGTTTATGCTTCAAAATGTTGAATTGAAGTCTTTTGATATTGTGAATTACGACATGGATGCCGCGTGAGTCATGCCAGAATTTCAGCTTCTCTACCATAGTATCATTGGGCTCGTCATTGACAATCACAATAAGCGTGTCGCTTTTTTTCAAAACTTCTTCTAAATCATATAATTCCTCAATGATTTCCTCTATCGCTGATTTTAAACGGATTGCCTTAGCTGTTAGCATGTGCTTCACATATACCTTGGTTTTATTGTAAGAAGTTGATGTTATTTCGTCCGAATATTCAATCAACATGTCCAATTGATTATTTATTATCATCGCCTCAACTTCGTTTGTTGAAAATGACATGTATTCTTCGGTTTTGTATCCTAGAGTAGACAAAATATCCAATAAATTTTTTCTAGAATTGTAAATCATGGTTGTTTCGCTTGACATTTTAAAAGACTATATGTTATGTATAATATATTGTCTATATTGTTTCGGGATTTTTTTGAATCAATTTTTTGACGAGTTATAGAATTAAATTTTCTTCACCACAATGGCGCCTTTGGTGGGCAACGCATCCACCTTATCATTTTCTTCTCCGAACGACACCTTTTTTTCTTTATCTATTGGTTTCCGAATCATTGGAATGTTGTTTATTGCGTGTGCTTCTCCAGAAAGTTCAGTTGGAACGGCTGAAGGAACCGCAGCACTTTCAATCTTATTCTCATTATCATTTCCTGTAACGACATTAATGACTGGTGCAAATTGAATACCAGGGCCATATTGCTCTGGATGTTGATGAATATGACCAACCGGTGTTGAAACAGGATTTATAGCAGGATTGAAATCCGGTATAGTTAACAAAACGTCTGCCTTCACCAAATCACGAACATTCACCACATGAACAGAATCATTATGACTTAAATTCTCCATATCTCCTGTCTCTATCGTAGCAAAATCTCCCGTCACATTCTTAACTGACCAGTTGCGAGTTCTCTTGTTATCCCCATTGAAAACTACCAAATCACCTTTTTGTATTTCATTTCTATCAATCATAGCATCATCGCTGCGTTTTCGGATATCATCAATAATAGTTGGCTTCTTTGAACGGCCGCCTCTTAATTCAAACTCACCAATATAATTTCCTTGAACATCATAGTTTCCTTTATTATTTTCAACGACTTGTCCATATTCATCATATTCTGGAGCCTCATATTTATTGTAATTTCCAGCAAAAGGATCCGCATCATAATGATTGTAATTTCCAGCATAAGGATCCGTGCCATAATCATCATCATATGGATTGTTATAGGCAATCAACTTATTCTCCTTATCTTTGTGAAGCTGATTCTCTATCTCTCCCAACTCATTCTTCTTCGGATATTTCTTTTTCAATGCCGAATCCGTCTCAGTTATTACAGTCTCAATCTTCTCATGTCCCGTCAAAAATTCTATATTCCTAGAAAAGTTCATATTATCAAACTGATTAATATTTTCTTCTGTGATAACAGACATCTTCACATTAATTGCTTGTAATTCATGCATCAGCAATTTGAATACATACGGCACTCGCACAACACTAAAACTGCGACCATATTTGGTTATGTGTTCAACATCCATTTTCAATCCATCCAATGATTCCACAAATCTCAACGGCCCATCCGCCATAGGACTCATGAACATATTCTTTTCCGGATTATATATCGCAATCGCACCCGTCTTATTACAAATAGCCATGTAGTATTCGTCACCACGAACTAACATTGACTCTTGTAAGAAATCAGTGGCACCGTGTGATATCATGACGTCGCGCTCCATTTCACCTATACGCAATCCGCCGTCATTCGCGCGACCACTGACTGGCTGCCGCGTCAATAGTGTTCGCGGACCCTTGGCACGATAATTGATCTTGTCCTTAACCATGTGTTTCAATCTCATATAATAATTGGGACCAACATACACTTCCGCCTCCAATAATTCACCCGTCATTCCATTATACATCAATTCATTGCCCGACGAGTGATAATTACATTTGTTCAAAATCTCACCAAACGCACCGATCTGCTTATCACTTGACATAAACGCAGTACAATCTCCGTGATATCCCATGTTCAAGCACGCCTTGCCCACCAAGCATTCCACCAATTGTCCCACCGTCATTCTTGTGGGCATAGCATGCGGGTTTACAATGATATCCGGTCGCAATCCATTCTTGGTAAAAGGCATGTCCCGCTCCGGAATGATCTGACCAATTGTGCCCTTCTGTCCTGATCTAGAAGCCATCTTGTCTCCCACCGCCGGTATTCTTTCCTCGCGAATGCGCACCTTGGCAATTTTAGTGCCTTCTTCACCTTCAGTGATGTAGGACTTGTCCACGATTCCCAACTGTCCCTTCTTGGTGGTCTTAGACGCGTCTTGGATCTCATCAGAATCATTACTAAAATGCGCGCATCCGATGATGACGGTGCGGTCATTCATTTCAGTGCCTTCTTTGACTAAGCCATACTCGTCCAATTTACTGTAATCATGCTCTTTTTTAATTCCGCGCACGGTAAGCGGCGTGTCATTAATGTTGATAAACCGTTTGCTACTTGCGTCCGAGCGTTCTTCGTGGGATTCATACACACTGTAATAGGTTGTTCTAAACAATCCGCGCTGAAGTGCGCCTTCATTGATGAGGACGGCGTCTTCTACATTGTATCCGGTATAACACATCAGGGCGACAATGGTATTTTCGCCATAGGAATTCTCTTCGTGGCAGATGTGTTCATAATATCGGGATTTTACCAGAGGTTTCTGTCCTTGATTGAGAATAAGTGCGGTCTTGTCCATGCGCATGGTAAAATTCGTGTGATACATTGAAACCGCCTGTTTGCTTTGTCCAGTAGAAAACGAGTTTCTGGTTGCGGGATTGTGATGGGGATAAATAATCAAATTACACATCATACCAAAGATAAAGGATTCATGGATTTCGCAATGGGTGTATTTCTTCAACTTATTGTATTCACTTATTTTCATACAAATCAGCGCGGTCTCTTCTTCATTGGGGTCTATGTAATCAATGATGCCCTTATTTTCAATAAACCTCTTCAGCTTTGTAGGATTGGTTTCTTGACTATCCACGCCATCATACATCTGATGTAATTCATAAAATCCTGTTGAATTAATGGCAACTTCATCACCTGCCTTACGTTTATTAAACCCGGATAACAATTTTGCCCATGAGAAATCCGTTGTCGCTTTAATCATTTCAAACGACATCTTCTTCAAATCCTGGTCAAAATAGAAAATTGGCCGACACAAACGCCCCTCATCCGTGAAGATAGAAATCGCATTTGATTGACTCTCAAAACAAATACTTATAAAAAGGGGAATGAGACCGTTTCGGCGGTAAATCTTGAAACGCTCAACGAGTTCCATGGGATTAAGCACACTTCCCGCCCAATAACCATTGACTAACACTTTGGTCATTTTATCCAGATTTTTCTTGCCACATTCCTCAATATGTTTTAAATCACATTTTTCTTTGAGCCATTTTATTATAGGTTCTCTGGAGACCGACCGCGAAACATATGTCATTATACACAACTGTTTATGTAAACCAATATTGCCTCCGTCGGGCGTGTCAATCGGATCCACCAAACCCCACTGCGACCCATTTAAAATGCGCGGCCCCACTAATTTCGCGCCGGCATCCATTGACATATTTGTTTTGCGTAAATGACTAAGAGCCGAATTGAAAGATAGACGGTTAAGATCCTGAACCACACCGATACGTTTAGTATGTTCGGTTGACCCCCAATTGCCTTTGAATGCTCTATGGAATCCCTTCTCCACAATGCGTTCATCAAAAATAGTCTTGTAATTTGTCATAACCAACCCGTGTAAATCATTCTCATAAATCTGTAAATTATAATACAATTTCTTCTCAAATGACACACTGATATGTTTGAACTGCGCCTTGTAATATTCGCGAAACAAATCATTCATCAAGGTTCCTACTAATTCAACGCGTTTGTATCGGAAACTGTCGCGGTCTATCGGCGGCTCCATCCCCTGGTATGCCGACAACAATCGCTTCACCATGTATCCCAAGAAATACGCTTTTTCAGTGTAATTCGTTTCTCCAATGTGCGGCAAGAAATAATCGGTCAAAATGAACAAAACGTTTGTATTTGTTTTGGTTTTAGTGAGTTGTGCAATGAAATGTAATGCCTCTGTTTGCGTCATAATAATTCCCGCGTCATGAATGGAGGGGATAAAAAGGTCCATCATAGGCTCATTCTTGTCTAGATCCAATAAACATGTTTCAATGATTTCCTTGTCGGTTAATAAGCCGAGTGCGCGAAACACGATAAATAGAGGCACTGGTTTTCGCACATTTGGAATATTTACAACAATATTCATGTTTGAGTATCGGGCGCCGGGTTTGACAAGTTCAACGCGCAATGTGCGAATCGGTTTGGCAGTGTTTTCGGACACACTCTTAATCTCGGCTACAAAGAGGGTTTTCTCATCATCTACTTTGGAAATGCGCAACATATTGTCGCCAAATTTTTCTTGGGGCACAACAGTTTTTTCTTTGCCGTCAATGATGAAGTATCCACCCAAATCGTTTTTACATTCGCCCATATTGAAACGCATATCGCGAGGAAGGCCCGACAATATACAAAAATCCGATTGAATCATAATGGGGAATTTTCCAAAGAAAATGTTCTTAAGTTGAGAATTTCGCGTCTGAATATTAAGCGCATTCACCGATTTTTCTAATTGGTTACGCAAATTGGCTTTTTCATTAGGTGTGAATTGGACCTGGACTTTTTTGGCGTCGGCTTTGGCTCCGCCTATGAACGAAGATCCACCTAACATGGAACCATCATCACCATAATAATTAGCGCCTCCTTCCAATTCGCCAGGTTTAAGATCTTTGGAATCTTTTTTATAATTTTTAGGGCGTTCCGGGCGATCCACAGGATCCGCATTTGGATCCATTTCCACATCAATATGTGGAATTTCGCCATTTTCTAAAATATCAATGAATTCCAAATCCACATCTACATGGATGGTCATGGCATATGTCATATTTCGCAAACGCGCTTCATTTGGAAACATATAATGCGCATTGGAATCATAAATCACGGGTTTAGCAAAATGAATAAGATCGCCATTTTTTCCACCTATATACATATTACATTTTGACCGGTATTCTCCGATAGATTCGTCATATTTAGAAACAATTTGAACGGGATTTTTCTCTTTAAAAATTTTGTAAATACTTTGTTTGAAAAAATCATTGTATGATTCAACATGATGTCTTACTAAACTTTGAGGATTCTCACTGAAATGTTTGTCAACAATATCCCATACAAAATTATCTGCGTTTTTTTCCATTGTTGATTCAAATATACAATATTATAATATTCTTTTTCATATTTAATTCTTTTTCTTTCAATAAGATATACAATGTCTCAATTAATGAATACTCTTTTTGGCCCTCTAGGCGGAGAACAATGTAACTTCTTCTACTTTATCATGATATTTATGTATGCTCTTTTTGTCATGGTCATTGTATCTGGTTTTGCGCTGGGAATTTCCAAAGGCCGAAATGGCATGTGGTATATTTCCGTAATTGGTGCGTCCATCACATATTTTGTCCTCTATTACATTAGTCGCTTGTTGTATTCTATCTGCAGCAAGTCTCTATAAATTAATACATAATAATTTGTAAATTACGTATTAAATATGAAAAGTCGTATATTTGTCTACATAGAAAAGAGTCAAATAACATAACACTGCTAAAACAATAGAAAACACCCAAATTGGCACAACTGTCTTTTGTTTGTATCCAAGACCAAATTGTCGGAATCCGCCTTTTTCATTGTAAATAAGTCCAGGTTTTAAATAATGAACGATAGAGAATATTATCAAAAAAAGTAAAACACTATATACCAAACGGTTTATCATTCCTATAACAATAAATACCATTTTATTTATTCATTTATTGTGCGATCACTATTCTTTTCTCATCATTTTCAAATCGTTCTTTGTCTTTCTTATAATTACATCCAAACCCCTCATTGGATTGCGGAATGACATCCATGGCATATTCCAAGAAAACATTCATGTCACCTCCATACAACGACCATATTCCAAGACCAACAATAGAGAATACGAGCAGAACCATCACATTTGTAAAGTTGCTTCCAGTTCCCTTCGTCAATGAAATGTTAACTAAAAATATTCCAAGTATTAAAATTAACGAGACGACAATCATGTAAATGATTGCTTGAATATATAGAGCGGTTTTCTCCCATTTGTCAAGACATTCGCATGATTCGGTTGATCCGGATGATGCCGATAGAGCGTCTTTGAAATTGTTGACGTTGTAAATGAAAAAAATGTAAACCAAGAATGCGACGGCAAATATGAATAGATTTAACGGCGAATTCATCTTATCAATTTTATCAACTTTAACAGAAGTTGACATCTCATAGACTTTGCGTAAAATTTGAATAACCATCAGACCAATGATGAATTTTTCAAGGAAAACGATTTTGTCTAAAATACTTGTGTCTGCGATTTTGGCACATTGACAGCTAGGAACCGATTTTAGGAATTCTACAATTTTAGTTATAATAATTATCACAAAAATGCTTGAGATGATTGACACTATTTGTTTGGTGTTTTCCATTGTTATATATTTACGCGCAATAATTTTCGGCGTAAATTATATAATAATGCCTCTAACGCCTAAAAAACACATTAGCCCTGTTTTCGGAAAAATAACACCAAAAACTTCACCAATATCTAAATCATTAGAAGAAATTGAAAAACTAGAATTTGTTCAAAGAATTTTTAGATCACCTACCTCAAAGAAGAAGAAAGGAATGGGTGGATCCCGAAGGGATAGTCGCAGTATGCTTGGATCCCGAAGGGATAGTCGCAGTATGCTTGGATCCCGAAGTGATAGTCGCAGTATGCTTGGATCCCGAAGTGATCTTAGATCTAAGAAAAGACGCGGAGGTCAAAGAGGACGCAGAACTAGAAAGCATTAAATCTTCACCTGTATAAAATATCATTATGTTGTATATGAATGCCAAAAAATGATATAACACGTAAAAAAATATCCGAATACTCGCAGAATTTCAATAAAACACGCGTCAATCGGGTATTTAAAAATATGAATACAAAAAACGCATTTACTAATATTATCATGAACGCCGATTATATTCAAAATAAAAACACCAAGTTTAGTGATTTCATCAACATTGAGACAAAGCTAACCGATCAAAAAAAATCGGGCAGATGTTGGCTATTTGCCTTCATGAACGTGATGCGATTACCCATGATTAAAAAGTATAATTTGGAGCCCAATTTTGAATTCTCGCAGAATTATCTGTTTTTCTACGACAAGTTGGAAAAAGCCAATTTCATATTAAATTACATCTATGACAACAAAACCGCAAAGTTAGATGATGTTACCAACTATGATACAAATGACTTGAAAGTCATTCATCTGCTTGATACTTTAACAAACGACGGCGGGGACTGGAACATGTTTGTGAATCTGATAGAAAAATACGGAATTGTGCCAAAAACAAATATGGATGACGATTTTCATAGCGCAAATTCGGACGAATTAACCAGCTTTTATAATGATTTTCTGAGAAAATCGGCAAAACGCGTTAGAGAATCCAAGGAAAACGTTATTGATGAGATACTAGAAGAATGCTACAAGATATTAGTAGTTTTTTTAGGAGAACCACCCACTAAAGTCACCTGGGAATATTATAGCAAGGGCAAAGGTTCAAATAAAGAGGCAAATAAAAAATACAACGTTATTAAAGACATTGATCCTGTTACATTTTACAAAAAATACGTGCCATATGACGCCAAAACCAAAGTGTGTTTGATGAACTATCCTTGTAAGCAGGCCCCCTATTACAAAGCATATGAGGTTGAACTCAACCAAAAAATGGAACCCGCACACAACTCTAAATACATAAACGTGCCCATTGAAGTCATGCGAAATGCCGTGAAAAAATCTATAGATCGTCAAGAAGCAGTTTGGTTTGGGTGCGATGTCGGTAAATATTTTTCCAGAAAAAACGGGTTTTTTGACGAAGCCGGATTCAATTATGATGATGTATTTGGATTCAATAATAGCATGGAAAAATGTGATTCGCTGGATTACAGGCAATCCACCCAAACCCATGCCATGGTAATCCGCGGATATAATTTCAAGGGAAAGGGCAACGGATATTTGGTTGAAAACTCATGGGGTACCGACAATGGATTTGGCGATGATTCGGCTGCCGCATCGGGTAATTATTTCATGTCATCCAATTGGTTTGACACATATGCGTTTTCAATTGTCGTGGATCGCCATTGTTTGACTAGTAAGGAATTGCGGGTTTTAAATCAAAAACCAGTAATTCTTCCGTATTGGAGTCCCTTCGGAAATATGATGTTAAATCGTTAATTCAATTGATAAACTTACACAATTTCTGCCAACAATGGATTACAAACAATTGGAGTCATTTCTAAATCATTGTTTGCTGCATTAAATCGCAAATAATAATACGTCACTGTTCCAGACATAATCAAATCGGCAATCATTTCTGTCATAAACATGTCCACTTGGGCCAATAATAAATTCATGTAAATGTACCAATCTACCCAATTGTATATGGCAATTACATAAGTTGCTTCATAGGCAAACCACTTAATGTTAATGGGTTTATTGACTTTCACGTCCTGAACAATATTTATCATCCAAGGATTTAAAATATTATGAACTAAGTTTCGCATCAAACTATTGACAAAACAAAACGTAATAACCACTCCATATTTTATTGGTGTGTTTATTTTTATTCCAATTACTAAAAAATCATCATGCGGTCCCAATCTGTAAAAATTTGTGCCGGTTTTATTCATTTGATTATATAATCCACAAATTGTTATTACTATAATTATCATCCATCCTATTATTATTCTACTCACTGCTTTTTTAATCATGTTTACTACAGTAAATTGTATTATTATCATTAATACAATTCACATTGATATGATTTATTTTAATTCGCATATTTCACAGTATATTCTTTTGCTATTCGGTTGAACTCTTCTCTATTGGTCTTGTAAAGACGCGCGATTTCGGGAACCAACGGATCATCTGGATTTGGATCTGACAATAGAGAACATAATGAAAGTAAAACTTTTGTTATGCTTAGAGCTGGACTCCATTGTGATTTCAATATGTCCAAGCAAATTGAACCATTGGCATTTATATTTGGATGATACACTTTGGTATCAAATGTCACATGCGGTGCTTTAAACGGATAATCAGCAGGAAAATTTATAGTAAGCATGAAAATGCCATTTTCATAGGGTGTTTCTGATGGCCCAATTAAGGTCGCTTTCCACTTCATTAAATCGTCGTTCTCGGGTCCCGCCGAACAATTAGAGGGACAGTCTTTATTTAGATCATGTAAATCTTTCTGTATTCGTCTAATGGCCATTTGTGGTTTATAGTTTATATAACCATTTATTTATATTTTCTTCATTTGTATATATAATGAAGAAAACAAGAAAGAAACATTCCGGTGGATCTAGGTCAAGGTCTAGGTCAAGGTCTAGATCAAGGTCTAGATCAAGATCTCCTTCAAAATCTCCTTCAAAATCTCCAAAACCTAAGTCGCCTTCCGCTTCCACAGAAAAGTCACCTCCAAAAAACAAATTCAAATTTAAATCATTCATACAAAAATCCGGGTTTGACGATCTCCCTGATCCAAATGAATTTGAACAAATATATATTGGGATCGGCGCAAAATATTATAAATACAGAGATTATCCCATAAGTGTTAATACCGGCGCTTTTCAATTGTATCCGAATTTCGTTGATTGTGAAAAATCGGCTTTAATAATAATAATAGATCCGCAATTAGATGTGGCGGTAGAAACTCAGCAACATGTTGAAAGAACTATATTGGGTGAGCGCGACGTTTTTTTACAAAACACTACTTATGTCATGATAAACGCCAATTTTAATAAAAGAATGTCCACAAATTTGGTGTCATATTTGGAAAAAAGACCATCACTTGATAATCTCTGGATATGTAGTTTTGTCACTTTCATTAGTCCAAATTCAAATGAAACAATTATAGAAAATAAGATTGACGCGTTTTTTGAAAATGCCGCCATGCCATATAAAAACAACTCATACAAATGGCTTGGAACCTGGCAACCATACATTTTAAGAAAATATTCTTTTCCGATGGTTGTGTTTGCATTATCAATCCAACGGCATCGTGCGGGTTCAAAAACAATAAGACCAATAGATCCAGATAAATATTTAAATTTTTGTTATGACGCGGATTTTGAAGAATCCATCAAAATTATGTTAGACAGATGAAGAAAAATTGATTTGAAACCATTTTTTTGTCAGATGATTTCAAATTATAAAAATGAATTCAGAACTAATCCACCGATACTCACCCAATCACGTTTTAATGAAATGCGCCATCGCAGATTTGTTTACAACCAATATAAAAAAATGGAAATACAATCGTCCTCCCGATATTGAGCGATGTAGAGAAATCGCTCAATCCATTCTTAGTCGCCGCCCCGCCATAGATTGGATGTTTTATGCCATCTATGAAAACAGCAATGACACCATCTATTTGTTGGACGGATTACACCGATTCACCGCGCTTCAATTGATCCATGATGAAAATGGAGAATCATCCGGCAACGACATTTCGCATATATTGTCACAACATGTTATCATAAGCATTCGCATAGATGTCACCGATGGCGAAGCGATAGACCTGTTCCAACAAATAAATAAGAGCAATCCCGTGCCAGAATTGTATTTACAAAACGCGGATCAAGATAAGAAAACGGTAATTGAAGAGATTGCCAATAAATGGATGACCAATTATCGCGGGCATTTTAGCACCAATCCCCGACCCAATGTGCCAAATACAAATCGCGACCGTTTTATTGAATTTCTTGATTCCATGTATCAAAAAATGGAATTGACAAGAGAAAACGGATATAAATTGAATAATGAGCTCTACAAGTTGAATGAATATATGCTGAAAAATCCTCCGCCAAAATTAAGCGCAAAAACCCTAGAAAAATGCCAGCAATCTGGTTGCTATTTGTTCATTGTGAAACCGGATGTATTACTTGACATTTTGAATTAGATATATCCATATAAAAACAATTCAATTATAAGTTCATCGTCCGCCATGGATCATTCTCACACCACAAATAGCATTTTATTGAATTATATTAAAACCAACAATCCCATAATAGATGCCATAATGATGACCGTTCTTTTAACCGCAATCTCAAATCTTTTTTCATACTTTGATAAAATCAATATTGGCCAATTTTTTGGGTGGATCTTAAATTTCAGAATTTTCACCAACAAAAACATGATAGAATATGAAGGCAAAATATCATCAAAAACATGCGCTTATGATAGTACTCTTCATCAAACCGCGTGTTTCAGCAACAATTTCAAAGCGCTGTGGAAACATATCATGGACACGGTTGAAACAAATCCTACTATTCATTCCATCCGAGAACATAATATGTCAAAAAACTCAGACGCAGACGTCAAAGGTCAGGTATCCATGTATGTAGTGAATCAATCCAACGATTTTTTGATTGACGCCGATCTAAAGATATATGCCAATGCCTGTAATGTTGTAGACACCGAAGAAGATACCACAACCAAGAAAAGCGGAAACAAATACAGCGCAAAACTGGAACGAATCATCATCCAATTGTATTCAAAAGAAAGTTCTATAAGCGTCATGAAGAAATACGTGGATAACATAACGGAAAAATATCTTGCGTCCATCAACTCTTTCCGCCAAAACAAACAATATATTTATACATTATCGCAATTGAAAGTAGAAGACGACTCCTACGAACGCTGGCAAGAAACCCGATTTGAAAGCACCAGATCCTTTAATAATTTGTTCTTTGAAAACAAAGACCGAGTGTGCGCCAAAATAGATCATTTCCTGAAAAACAAGGAGTGGTATTTTGACAAGGGAATACCCTACACTCTTGGGATCGGATTACATGGCCCGCCAGGCACCGGCAAGACATCTTTTATTAAGGCCATCGCCAATTATACCAAAAGACACATTGTCTCTATTTCGCTGAAAATGATAAAGACCAAAAAACATTTAGACGCGGTGTTCTTTGAAGAGCGATACAACGAACAGAATCTAAAAGGCAGCATTACTTTTGACAAGAAAATCATAGTATTTGAGGATATTGATTGTATTGGCGAAATTGTCAAAGACCGCGCCAAGAAGAAGGCAGAAGCAATTGAAACAAACGAAAAGATCAAAAGTGTAGAGACTTTAATACTGGAAAATTTGATAGAAAAAGACACCGTGTCAATTAAACCAAGTTTGTTATCAGAAGAAGACCCCATCACATTGGATGATATCCTCAATTTATGGGACGGCATTCGCGAAACATCGGGGCGCATCATGATCATGTCGTCCAATCATTACAATGACCTGGATCCCGCCCTGAAACGTCCCGGCCGCATAGATATTGAGCTTGAATTATCCTATACATCTAGGAAGACAATTGGCGAAATATATGAGCATTTGTTTGATAAACCAATTTGTCCAGATACTCTTGAATTAGTCCCAGATCGCGTTTATACTCCCGCGGAAATAATTAATGTCTACACAGATGTAGAACATGATCCCGATAAATTTGTGGAGAAGCTAATTTTGCGCAAAAATGAAAGGAAAATATCAGATGATATAGTAGTTGTAGAATGAAATTTCCCCTCCGTTATTTGCCCGTCCAATTGTCTCAAAAAGACAAAATAAAAGCAGCACAAATGCTTATGAAGTCTAAGAAGCTTTACAAGAAAGGCAAATATTATACTAGACAAAAGGTGAAGTCTTTTAAAAGTAAGCCGTCCAATCATGTGGCAAACGCGCGCCGAATATATGGCGTTGAGAACGTGGCGCCTACTCCAGAATTAGCACAAAAAACGGGATGCTCTATCGGCGCCTTGGAAAAAATAGTTAATAAAGGCGCTGGTGCGTATTTCTCATCGGGGTCGCGGCCGAATCAAACGGCGCAATCCTGGGGTTTAGCGAGACTTGCAAGTGCTATTACGGCAGGTAAATCAGCAGCGGTTGATTATAATATTTTGCAAGACGGATGTGATCATAAAGGCAAAGCATTTATTTTGGCAAATAAGTCAAAAAGAAAATATGGATATGGCCATGGCAAAACTAAAAAAGTACAAATATAAATATAAATTATGTCTTGATTGTTTATAATGGATAGTGAAATCGCAATTGTGACTGAAAATGCGCAAATGTGTTATACTAGATTCTTTTTTAGATTTATTGTGGACGCTGTCATCGGAGGAGCGGGGCCGCTTCTAATAGATTCCACTCCCGAACAAGAAATATTATTTAACACAAATATGTATGTTCGGTTATGTAGTATTGAATTTAATTTTGTAGGTGAAGGTAATATTGTGTCAGTTACAGTAGTGAATATTGATGAACAACTTTTTAAAATCAAATTGGAGAAAGATGGTTTGGCAACAGAACATCTCTCAAATAATTATGAAATAATTCATTTTGTTGATCCTGTTAATGAGAACGTGTTAAATATATTGCCTAATATTATGGCTGTTCCTATACTTCATAATAGAAAAGTTGTTTTTTTTGGGACATGTTACTCAATTGGATTTTAATATAAATATCATTTTATTAAATGATATTTACTTTGTGTACTAAAGAAAATCTTATAATCCAAAATATTCTATTATGTCTTTTTTAGGTTCGTTTCTTATATTTAACAACCTTGCGTTGTCATCCTTTAATTTTTTAATTTCCAATTCAAGTTCTATTATTTTATTTTTAAGAATTGTTACTTCCTCTATTGATTCCTCTTCTGATTCATAATTTGGATCGCATTCTTTACAACCGTTTCCATGTCGGCAATCATTACATCCCCATCTGTCACATTCATCACACGGCCATCCATCCGATCCGCGATCTACTTCTCTATTACACCAATAACATTTTCCATAACATCCACACAGATCATCGCCATTTCTACATTCTTGACACATGGAAACCGAACAGTCACAACATACAGTTCTAAGACATTCTTTGCAACCTCTTAATTCGCAAATAAAACATTCATTTGAACAACTTTTACATACCATTTTTGGTTCTTTGATTTCTTCTTCATCGGAATCATCTTCTTTATTACATAATTCGCACTCAAATATATTTTCTGTTGGAAAAGATTTTTTACAGTTGCAGCATTCGGTTGTCATTTTATAAATATAGTATTTTAGGTTTATATTATATTTATTAGTAATTTTATATATGAAAAATAAAACGCACAAGTGGTCGGATAAATACAAAAAGAGCATAAATTGTACACCTTTTCACCTTTCAAACGCCGATTATATATTATAATTCTGCCTGAAGGGCATAATTATTGATATATAAAGGTGATTTATCGGTGAAAAGTAACAGTTACCTAATAACATTAAAAGATGCCGACCCTTTGGGGTCGGCATTTGAAATGTTAAAAGGTGTAAAAGGCCGCGCGGATTTTCTCAAAAACAACACTGCAAATATGGGAGAAATAAAGGTAAACTAAGAAAAACAAGAAACCTATAGATCTTTAAATTTGTAAATCTACATATATTTATCTTTAAACTCATCTACAGTCATGATGGGTATGCCTTTCTTGACGGCATCTTTAGTCTTATTAGACACGTCATCTTTACTCTTCACAATTAAAGCTACGGTATTCTTCTTAAAAGAATCTTCCAGAGTTCCATTTACGGAAATCAAATAATCAATGATTGACTGATCGCGGACCTTTGTCATAACCACAGACTTCTCATATAAAGGGTTTGTGAAATCGTAGGTTTTCTCTATCGGCTTCTTTTTTTCTTCTCCATTCAATTTACTTTTCAAATCGCATTCCTCCAAGAATTTCAAAAATATGTCTATGTTTTCACAAAAAGCCTCCGCATTCTTATGGATACCCGACGCATTCAATTTACCAATTTTATCGGCTCTAGATTCCGCCTTCGTTAAAAAGTCAGGGTACGATTCCATCAACGGTTTAAGGATTCTTAATCCAACTCCGCGTCCGAATTTATTGGACGCCGCCATGATTTGAACAAGAGATGCAGAACCCACTTTTTCTTTAATTGATCCATGTACTTTCTCTATCATCTTGTCTTTAAAACCTTCCACCTTTTCAAAATCCTTCGGCGTCATCTTCAAAATCTTCGGAATCGTGTCATATTTCGCCGCAATAATTCGCCTCGCGTTTCCCGTTGATAATCCTTCCACCTCCAAATCCGTGAAAAATCCCACGATATTCTTCTCCTTCACTGTAGCATCATCTGCCGCGTTTTCTAATATGACATCCACCCTCGTTGGATTCCATACAAAAGCCACGTCAGGCATTTTCGCCTTTTCCGCGGGAATGAGCACCGACTTTATGTAGGGGATCACATCCCCCGATCGGATCAATTGTATGACGGCGCCCGGTCCAATCCGATTGTCTTCAATGAACTTGCCGTTGAATCCGGTAGTAAATTCTATATTGACGCCGCCGATCTTGACCTGCTCCACTTTGACTCGCGGTTTCAAGTATCCATCTTGACTTGCCTCCCACAAAACATCTAGTACTCGGGTCTCGGCCATTTGCTCCGATATTGCCATCTTGAACGCAAACGCATGTTCAGGATTCTTGTCCATTCTTGCATAAACGCCATCATCCGCAATAATGATTCCATCAATCTCATACAAATAAGTTGCACGCCAATCTGTCACGGTATTTACAAGAAGTTGACTTGTAATTGTTGGCACAGCGTTATATTTGACGACATTGTATCCGGTCTTCTCTAATGCGGTCATCTGTTCGCTAGGTTTGATAGCCGGAAATACGACTTCATAAGCCACGAAATCTAAATCCGCAAGGACAGTTTTATCAGCCTTCTTGGAATTTATTATGCCGGATACCATGTTGCGTGGATTAGAAAATTGGCTCTTGTATTTTGCGTCAAATGTTGCCCGTTTCATTATAAATTCGCCCCTAACAACCATATTCTTTAATGTAGGCAGATTCATAGGTTTAATCAAATGGGAAATATCTTGGCCAACTGTGCCGTCGCCGCGAGTGTACATTTTAGACCCACATATCATGCCGCTGACGCCGTCCAATTTACAGGAAATCACGTAGGATCCGCGATACTTTTTGGTCCAATTGTCTAGAATATTCATATTATCGGGCTTGATCTTGTCCATGGAGGGCATATTATAGGGAAGAGTGACCTTATTTTTGCCGGCCACGGGTGCGCCAATTTCTTTGACGGTTTTATTATTGGGAAACTTGGATTTGATAAAGTCAATTAGATCGTCGTATTCGGAATCGGTCATGATGGGTTTTCCTGAAGAATGATACGCAAAATTTGCTTTGATAACCATGTCGGATAATTCTGCCTCCGATAGAGAATTTAATTTGTTACTCATTGTGAATAACAAATTAATGGTTTTATGTTTATATCTTTTATTGAAGATGAAAGTAACACTTGTATACCTTTTATTAGAACAGATTAAAGAATTAAGTACATCTATAACATCTATAATCATGTTTAAATTAAATAATAATCATTTGAAAATGGCATATGCGTGTTGGTGCGGATTGGGATTTTATCGCGGAACGAAAGCTTATAATTACTCTTACAATAAATACGACAAAGATGAGTCTTATATGTATATATATTCAATTGGCCATGGATGTAGGGGATCCTTTTATTATTTCCTTCCGATATTTTTGCCAATAATGATCCACAAAGAATTTTACAGATTGGAAGTTAATATGAGAAATATAGAAAAAGAAAAAAAAAGTGGATATTACAATGAATTGTTGTTTTAATTAATTGTGGGTTCCGCCTCCTCAATAATAAGCCGAATTGTTTCCTCTACAACTGGCTGAATAACCTCTTCAACGACTGGCACAACAGTTTCTTCAATAACTGGAATAACAACTTCCTCAATAACTGGAATAACAACTTCCTCAATAACTGGAATAACAACCTCCTCTACAACTGGCATAATAACTTCCTCAATAACTGGAATAACAACCTCCTCAATAACTGGAATAACAACCTCCTCCACAACAGGGGCAACTACTTCTTCAACAACTGGAATAACAACTTCTTCAACAATAGGAGCAATAACCTCCTCTAAAACTGGAATAACAACCTCCTCCACAACAGGGGCAACAACTTCTTCAACAACTGGAATAACAACCTCCTCTAAAATAGGAGCAACTACTTCTTCAACAACTGGAATAACAACCTCCTCTAAAATAGGAGCAACTACTTCTTCAACAACTGGAATAACAACCTCCTCCACAACAGGGGCAACAACTTCTTCAACAACTTGAATAACAACCTCCTCTAAAATAGGAGCAACTACTTCTTCAACAACTGGAATAACAACCTCCTCTAAAATAGGAGCAATAACCTCTTCAACGACGGGAGAAATAACCTCCTCAACGACGGGAGCAATAACCTCCTCAATAACTGGCATAATAACTTCCTCAATAACTGGAATAACAACTTCCTCAATAACTGGAATAACAACCTCCTCTACAACCTCCTCTAAAATAGGAGCAACTACTTCTTCAACAATTGGAATAACAACCTCCTCAATAACTGGAATAACCTCATCTACAATAGGAGCAACTACTTCTTCAACAACTGGAATAATAACTTCTTCAATTATAGGAGCAATAACCTCTTCAACAACTGGAGCAACTACTTCTTCAATAATAGGAGCAACTACTTTTTCCAAAACAACCTCCTTCACAACAATAGGAGCCACAATATTTTTAACGGGCGACATGACATTTTTGGGGGGTTTTTTTTTAAAATTGAATCCAAACATTTATATATTTATTTATTATTTTATTGCGGGGTCCAATTGCGAAGCAAGCATCCAACAAAAAGTTGGATCAATAAATGACTAAATATTACAAAAATTGATCCACTTTCACAAATGGAAACATCAAGTAAATAATAATAAAAATGTTTAAAATGGGAGGAATGTCATCATATACTAAAACGGGCAGGAAAATTGCCCTTGGCAGGGCTGTAGGCCGAAGCTTGGCCAGAGGAGGGGGGGAAGGAGGATCAAGTAGATCATATCCCAAATACAATATTGTAGTTACAGAGTCTAAGATAGAGATTTTGGACGGAATTCATATGAATGAAAACGGCGAATGGATGAAAGAAACACTTATCAAGTTGGTCCCGGAGGACCATCCTGACAATATATACACGGGCTCCCCTGAAATATGGGTTGACAAAAATAGACTATTGAATTGCTATTTTGAGGAAGATGTCAAACGCGCGATTGATTCCGCATTGCCGATATATTTGTACGGAGACATCACAATTCGCGACGGAAAGATAATGATAAGAAAAAATTGTGATTTCTTAATTTTCATGATTGTTATTTGTTTATTTATTATGCTCTTTAAATGCGCATGAAAAAAAACATGTGAATAGTTAGTTGTTTTTTCATAAAAAAACGGAATCATGTATCCACAAAATTATTAGACAATAAGTATTTTAGCTGCCCGGTGTGCGGCATAAGCAGGATATTTCTCAGTCAATTCACAAATGACCATGTCCAATTCACAACTAACAGGAATGCCATATCGCAAACAGCAATCACATTCACATTCGTCGTCGTCACCATCATCATCTATTTTGATTGCGTCAGTTATAATTTTGGGTTTTCTATTTTTCCACGAATGCTCGTCATCAATTAATATTTCAGGGTATTTCAGCTCCAAATTAATAATCTGTCCCTTGGATTTTTTAATGAGTTTAGTGGTACCTCGGTATAATTTCATACCCATTTCAGTAGGGGAGCAATTGGCTTTTTCAAGCCGGGATTTGGACATATTCATTTCAGCGAGGAGTTCAAAGAAATTCTTACCGCCGAAGGAGGCGTCGCCTTTGTATTGGGTTTCTGTCCACATATGACGGGAATCATCTATCATAAAGAATGTTTTATGAGATCTGGGATCTTTGATATCATAAGTCCTTGTAAATTTGTCGGAATCGGAAAGTTTAAACATTATTTTAAGTTATTTAGTTGTATTTTTTGATGGCCGATAGAGATCTCTCAAAATGAATCAATTTTTCCAAAGAATGAGTAAAAACATAAAGATTGTTTTCCAAGGAACGAGTAAAAAAACAATGTCTATGTTTTTACTCATTAATTTAAAACATAAAGATTGTTTTCATTAGTAATTCTGCGATTTTTCATTTGCCTACAATGTATATCAAACAATGTGCGGAATTTGCGGATACATAGGATATGAGACATCATTTATTTATGGATATCTAGGAATATTGAAACTTCTCAATCGCGGATACGATTCTGTGGGAATAACCACCATCAATCAGGATAATACTTTCATGACGCATAAATATGCCAGCGATGATAAAGAAATGGCCGATTCCAAGATAATCCGACAACAACATCTACATGATGGCACAATTTCTATCCTACATTCACGCTGGCGCACAGTAGGCGCAAAAAGCGACGTGAATAGTCATCCTCATTTGGATTGCCGCAATAAGTTTTCAATCGTCCACAACGGAATCATAGAGAATTACGCGGAGTTGCGCAAGATGTTGACGACATTTGGTTACACATTTGTTTCGGAAACCGACACAGAAGTCATAGCAAATATGATTTCATTTGAATATTCAAATCTGGATTATCAGAATGCGAATCAAAAAGTGGGATATCATGATAATATTGTTAAAGCCATTCGCGAAGCGCTTTCGCAAATAGAAGGTACATATGCTCTCGCCATTCTGTGTGTTGACACGCCAAACACGATGTATTGTGTCAGACATGGTAGTCCATTGTTGATTGGCTACAGTTCACGAAGTGGACCACATGAAGACAGTTCAGACAGTTCATTCATGATGGTCGCCTCCGAGTGCCACGGATTTGACCACAAGATCAAAAAATACGTATCATTGGAAAGTAATGACATTGTCTCCCTACATAAGATTGATGGAAAAGTGACGATGAAATCGCATGGAAAAGTAGAGTACAATCTTTTAACCAAATGCTGTGCGAATCTAACATCGGACGCAGTTTCACCGGCGCCATTTCTGCATTGGACAATTAAGGAGATCCATGAACAATCGGTATCTTGTGTAAATGCCATAGGAAACGGCGGACGCATACCTTCAAATGAAGAAGTGAAATTGGGTGGATTGGACACAAAACGCGAGGCCATATTGAAATCTGAAAACATAATATTGTTGGGATGCGGCACATCCTATCACGCGGGGCTTCTTGTGACGGCATTGTATAAATCACTCGGAATATTCAACACGGTTCAAATATTTGACGGCGCGGAATTCACAGAAAATGATATACCAATTAAAGGCCAAACTTGCTATATTTTCATATCACAATCTGGAGAGACAAAAGATTTACATAGATGCCTGGAAATGATCAAATCTGCGGATGGCAACAAAATAATTATTGGGGTAATAAACACGGTAGAGTCATTGATAGCAAGAGAGGTGGATTGCGGAGTGTATTTGAATTGTGGGCGAGAAATGGCAGTTGCGAGCACTAAGGCATTTACATCGCAAGTAATAGCACTTTCTTTAATTGCCGCGTGGTTTTCTCAAAACACTATCTATTCGCGAAAAGTGAATTATCCAACAAATAGTTGGATGCTTGCTTCGCAATTAGATCATGTGATTCCAAAAATCCGACGAATGCCGAATGATATTTTGAAGACGATAGAGACAAATGCTGAAATGTGTAAAAAAATAGCTGTTTATTTGAAAAACTGTCCAAGTATTTTTCTATTGGGAAAGGACACATATTATTCGGTGGCGCGCGAAGGCGCGCTTAAATTGAAAGAAATTGGATACATCCATGCCGAAGGATATAGCAGCGCGGCCCTCAAACATGGCCCATATGCGCTCTTAACCCCCGGATTCCCGGTAATCCTATTTGCGCCAAATGACGCGACATTCACAAGAAATCAAGCAATTCATGATGAATTAAAATCCCGTGATGCCATAATTATTGGCATCTCCGATAGAGAATTGCCAGAAACATATGATTTTTCATTAATAGTTCCTGCCAGCGGTTATACAGAAATCTTGATGACAATTTTGACGCAAATGATTGCCTACTATTTATCGGTAGAAAAAGGCATCAATCCCGATTACCCTCGGAATATTGCCAAGGTTCTAAGTACGGATTGAACCAACAAAGAAAAGTGACATAGAGTTTTATTTATTAATAATACAAATAAATAAAATGATAATTGGACTATGTGGAGCACAAGGCGCTGGAAAAGACACCGTTGGCGGCATATTAGAATCCAAACATGGATTTGTGAAATTGGCATTTGCGTCGGCAATAAAAGACATCTTATCCGCAATATTTTCTTGGCCTAGAGATATGTTGGAAGGATTGACCAAAGAATCCCGCGAATGGAGGGAAACCCCGAACAAATATTGGTCTGACAAATTAGCAATTCCGGATTTTTCGCCGAGAAGAGCCATGCAAATTGTAGGAACGGATTTGTTTAGAAATCATTTGAACCAGGATATTTGGATAAACATTATAGAAAATAAAATAATAATGTTGCGTGAATCCGGAGAAAATCATAGATTTTTCCAAGTGTATCCTCAGGCGGATATTCCCAACATAAACATTGTAATAACCGATTGTCGTTTTGAGAATGAATTTGATATGATTCGGAAATTTTCTGAAGCACGCATAATTAAAATTGTCAAAGACACGCATGTTAAAATAACAGCAACACATTCAAGCGAGAATGACTGGACAAATGTAGATTGTGAAATTTTACAAAATAACGGATCCATTGAATCACTTAGATTAGCTCTTGATACCATAATTTATTCGTCTCTATCGGCGTCTTCTTCGTAATAGGCGCCGTCCATATAATTGTCACCTAAACCACTAATATCATTGGCTTCTCTATCGGCATCGGCATCGGCTTGAGCTTCAATATCTGCTTGTAAATCATTGACATCGGCCGCTGTCTCATTTGTTGTAGCATTAGCCATCATCTGACCCGACACTTCTTTATCATAAGTATTAGAATCATATTTGAAAAGTCCCTTCTCATTGCCTGCGTTCCAAGCGCCGATACGATATGTCTTGAGCAAATTTTCTACACCGCGATCTTCAGCATCTAAAGTTTCAAACCGATCGGTAATGGTTTTCTTCTCGGCTTTGCCCGCTTTATAAATCTTGTCTGAAAGCTCAGTATAATTAAGATTAATAGTTGATTTGTTTTCCATGTCAATCTCTATCAGAATGGTGAATAAATCACACACACGTTTCTTAAAATCTTGTTGTTTTCCCATGACAATATCATATTCATCGGCTCCTAACAGATCTTCAGCAGCGTCTTCGTCATCCAAAGCCTTAAACGCATCAGGTTCTTCGGCATTTCGCCGCGCCTTTTTAATATGAATCATTTCCATTTTAACATATTCCTCTTTGCTACTATCAATGATCAAATCATGAAATAGAGAATAATACGCATAAATATGTAAAAGTTGGACGGATTCTCTATCAAACATGAGATTCTGGTCGGAAAATATAGGAATATTAGAAATGAACAAATTCAAATTGATCAATAAATCCGTATTGCTTTTGAAAAAATCGCACATTATAGAGCCGGAATTCTTCATGAAACTATCTAATTTGGCAAACTTTTCAAGAGAAAATCTTAATAACTTTTTTTCGTGATTTTCGGAAAATTCCCAGTGTTTTTGCGATCTAGCTAGGTTCAATGCTCTCTTTTCACTTATAGAATAATCATGATCAGTATCATTGTTACACAAAACAGATGAAACCACCTTGGTAATAAAATGTACGCAATTTCGCATAAATTGCGACGATTTAAACATGATTTCGTTATCATTTTGACAAGTCCATGCCCCTACATTTGCTAAGAACGTTTTAATCTTGTTTTTATCACGTTTAGTAAGAGAACTATTATCAACAACGTGTTCATCAATGACTGCCAACATATTGCGGTTGGTGCGTTTCAAATATTGTTTCAATTCGTTGACGGTGTCTTTTTTATTAGGAGGACTCGTTTTCAAATATTGGTCAATAAGCGTAGTCAAAATTCGGTGAAGAGGTTGATCTACAACATTCTTTTCCAACAAATGTTCTAGCAAATCGGAGAAACCCATGACCGGATTAGTAACTTCATCTTTGCTATTCAGATGTACAATGTTTCTATGTGCCACAATCTGCATCAAATCTTCTAATGATTTATTATTATGAACTTTGCCATGTTTCTTCATCACCTCAATTGTTTGTAACAAATCGGCGCCTTTCTCTATCATTGGTTTATCATCCTTCTGATAAAATCGCTCCAAATCATCCGGCACAGGCGCGTCCATATTCAGCTTACAATAGTGAATAAACGCCTCGTAGATTGCCTCCTCAGAAAATTTATCATTAGAGATTAATGGCGATTTCTTGCCTTCAATCTTAGGGTAGAATAAATAAGGCGCACGACACAATGTGACAGTATCATTGTAAATCATGCTGTATATTTTCGCAATGTCAATATGTTTTTGAATATTCTCATTTGCGGCTTTAAAAAAATCAATTGCTTTGGATTGCCCGTTGTCTTCGCAACACGCATTCTCTAAAAACACAATCGTACCAGCGCGCAGAATCGCATCTTTGCCCGCGGTAGCCACAATCTTATTAATGGATTCAACCACGCTGTATGAATTGCTGATGATTTTTTGAAATATTGTGCCCAACATTTTGCGTTGGCTGGCATTCCCCTTTTTCATTGCCTGAGCCAATTCTTCTCTGAATTCTACCGAAACACCGGGCGACGTTTTCTTATCAGTCACTGAGAATTTCACGATCGGTGGCTGAAACTGCGTCCATTTGGTTATGTCATGAGATACAGGGATTTCATCCACATCAGTCGGTTGCTCTTTTTTACGCAAATAAAGATCGGCTACAGTTGGATGTAGGGTCACGCGTTTTGTCATAAGTTCCATGAGACGGGTCAAGATTCCGTCGCGTTTCTGATTGGAAATACTATTCCAAGGCGCAACCTGACTCTTAATATTATCAATTACGCAGGCCACGTATTTGAGACCCACTGTGTTCTCCTCGCCGGCCTCCAAAGGGTATCCGCCGAAACTGAATACGCACCCAGGAAAAGTCTTCTTGGGTTTAAATGAAGGCACTGCCGTCTGAATCGCCACAAATGTCATACAAGCCGTATAATAAATCTTGTTTTGATCTATGTATGTCTGATAAGATGCGATCTTGATATTCTTTTTTGCGGCTTTATCTTGCCGTGTCTTGTAGGCATCCGCACTATCTAAACTCTTAACAAATTCCACCGACAACTGCATGATGCGTTCTTCAATCACTTCAAAATCCACCGACATGTATTCGCAGAGGGCACTGGCAATATTATAAATGTGTTGGGTGGTCTCGTCTTCAAATACTTTTTTTCCCGATTTGGTTTTGCGGCCCAACACGTGTTGAATATCGGCATCATCACTGGAAGATTCAACCGATTTAAAATAGCCCATATCATCGGCAAAATCAATGCTTTTGATAACATATCCACTGTGCTTGTCTACAATGGACTCCTGATCTTCACTTAGTTTGCCCGAATGTCGGCAAATACGATCCAACTCGGCTTCATAATCATTGCCGTTTACATAGCAGTGTGCCAAATCATAAAAGAACTTGGGCAACAATTTAACATTAGTATCTACGCAATATAGCCACTGTAATGGCTCATCATTCACGGCATCACGGCAAAAATTATCGCGGAATCGCAGAATATCGGCGCTCCTTTTAACTATATCAGACTGACTCAATATATAATCACGCAGCCCCTCATAAGGCGATTGAATGCCAAACCCAGATTCAATGATTTGCGTTCCTAACATGTAGGAATAAATATCATGTTGTTTGGCATTACTTTCTTTGATCCAGAGGATTTTTTTGAGTAGGTTCATGTGATATTTGGCGCGATCTTTGAGGTGGGTTTCCATATCGCCAACAGCATACTCAACAATTTCATCAATTCGTTTAGGTTTTTCTTTAGATTTTGCGGATTTCACATCTTCGTAATTTTCAAAAATATCAAAATCATTTTCATCAACATCATTGTCAGGTATCCAAATATTCTTACGTCTGACATAAAACGACACTTTCTTGCGCGCATTTTCTTCTATTTCAACAGCTTCTTTATCCTGTTCTTTAATTTCTGTTTTTGAAGTGGGAACAATTGTCAACATGGCATATTTGCCATCATTGATCCTGCGTTTTTTGGCAATAAGCGTCAATGCCAATTCTTCCGCGGTTTCCGGTTCAGCATCGTGTTTCTCTATTAAAACCAATTTCAAATAATCAATGAATTTCTCAGGCAACATTTTCTTTTGGTCCTCTTCATACTTTGACATGATGTTGTAAGGAGTATTGTCAAATTCCTTATCATACCAAACGTCTTCCGTGTTGTTGTCTTTCAACATATCACGCACTGACCCATATTTTTTGGCGATTTTGTATTTAGATTCAAACATGTTGCCGGCACCGGTATCATTTTCCAAATTTTTGACCAATTTTGCTAGATCGGGTTTAAAAAGAGATCCCATCATGAGTGACACAGTTGCCATGTATGCCGCTCCGCCATCCGTAGTCAAAATACGATTTAATGTTTCAGTTCCATCAACGTCAGATTCGGACAAACGATAACGTTCTTTAATGGATTTCAAAAATTCGTTGTTTTCGGTGAGAACCCGATAGAGAACATTGGGAATGCGCGAAGATTCTCCATCATATCTTTTATTAAGCAATTCGGTGAATTCGGATCCCTTGGATGCCATGTCCGCCTTATATTTTTTCACCATTTCTTTGACATGGAATCGGATTTCATTGTAAGAACCGCCCTTTTGATTTTCACTTTCTTCGCCTTTGCGTTTATCTTGCGCGGTCTTGGCAGAATATGTGATGTTGTCTGGGTATATCAAAAATGGTTCGTAAAAAGAAATCATATTGTAAAAACTATAAGGATTCGGCACTTCTTCGCGCAACATATGGATGATGGAACGGGATCTTGGAATCACATTATTCAAAAGCTCATCATAATTAATTTCTTTGTCTGAAGAAAACCCAATCATTTTTGAAGCAAAATACGCGCCGTCTATGTCTTCATAATCTATTGGTTTTTTGGCCGACATTTTTTCAACATTAGTTTTTGTTCTTAGCAAATTGAAATAGTACAACCAATTATGACTGAGATTGACGCGATCAATTATACCAGTGCCGGGCAAATCCACGCGCGAGAAATGGACTGCCGAATTGGGAAGCATCAATACAGATTTTACATTGGCTGAGTCATTCTGCGTCATTGCGCCTCTCATATAAACAGTTTTGCCGGATTTCATAGTATGTTCAAGCATTTTGCTCATGCCAAGATTGTATTTTTGAATAATGAAACGGCGATTTTTCACTTCATACATCTTGGCGACAGCTTGACCACCATTATGTTCAACCAGTTTCAATACTTTTGAAAAAACATTACTGTAATAATTATCAAAATTGTCAACAATCATATCCAAATTGGTTTTCACCTCTTTCTTATTAGCATTTTCAATATTTGTGAATGGTGTAAAATTATCATTGATATTTTCATAATAAGCAGAATAGGTTTCACTTGATGCTTGTTTTTCCGTCATTTCCATGACATCAAAAACATTACCTTTTTTGTCCACAAAATCATTTTCAAACTCTTCATCAACGCCATAGAATTTCATTTGTTGTTTGACTACCGGTAGCAACCATCTAAGATTCACGTCCATTTCCTTCAAATGCTCAACTAAAGGTTTATAAGCCGCGTCAAAATTCTTGTATCCAGTTACATTACCATTCGCGTCAAATTTGGAAAACTGTTCTCGCAACTCTTTAAATCTGGATACAATTGTCTTTACGCGTTGTTTGACCCGCTCAGTGCGTTTATTGGTAGGAATAGTAGATAACAGCTCATCCATCAGGTCATTGAGCTGAATATCAATGCCATATTTTTGTTCAGATCTCTTTACTTCTGTGCGTATCTCTATTTCCTCCTCTTCACCGAACACAATATCTTTGGCGCTGAAAATAAGGTCCTTCATAATATCATTGAAATTTGCGTCCATTTTGGGATTTTCGGGAACAATGATGGCAATTTCACCGTTGGGCATAGTTTCCATGGAAGCCGTTTTGGAAGAATCAAATGCGGGTATTTCACCTTCTTCTGACATATCATCCATCATTTTTCTTAAACTACCCTTGATAGATTTGGGTATTTCACGAAGAACGATTTTCTCTATTGGCAAGAATCGGGGAATGCCCTTGTATTCAAAATTAATATAGATCATGTTAACATCAGGATATGTCATAACTTCAATCATATCCTCGTCCACGTTGGTGATTTCACCGGTAATTACGGTAGGCACTTCGCCGTTAAAATGGACATTAATCCATTTGCCAACTATCAAACCATTTTGTCTGGCATATCCTTCGTCGGGTGCGCGTGACAACAGATGGATGCGTTTAATAGACTCATCAGTTAATTCTCCGGAATCGTATAATGACAAAATATGCTTAAAAGCAGTATTTACATCTAAAATCTCTATCTCGGCATCGTCAATGTAATTAATATAAAACGTCTTTTGATGGTATTTTGCGTTGGCAGGTGATACTATTTCAATGATGTCTCCTAATTTCAAAACCAATTGATTTGAATTCAATGATTTATCAGATTCCGTTGAATTGGCTTGAATATCATCTGATCCAAGTGTTTCACGACCATCACTCTGTGATCCATCACTCCAAATAACTTGTTCTTCAAATTCTGCCATTAATACGATATAATATATAAAAGTATATTCTTTGTATATTACAAAATCAATCAAATCTATATTTGGAAGAGAAATAGGCAAAATATAGATACGATTACTAAATCACAATGCAATGAAAATCGCAAACATATATAAAGATTTGTCAACAATTATAGTATCAAAAATGCTCTCTATTGACACAACAAAAATCCCTCCATTTGTAAATACTGCCACTAAAAAAAGTGGCGACCAAACTTACATTGTGCGAACTCTGGATTCTGACTTTATATCAAACCAGGATATTTCAAACAGGATTTATAGAAGTATGATTTCTGATGAAAATGACAATATAATCTCTATCTCCCCCCCAAAATCATTGCCCAATGACGATTTCTTAAAAGCTAATTTCTCAAATTTTTCCGGCAAGATCATTTCAGATAGCATCAAGGCTGAGGAAATCATTGAGGGAACCATGATTAATTTGTTTTATGTAAAGCCCATCGGAAAATGGGAAATTGCCACCAAGAAGAGTGTAGGAGGCAATTATCACTTTTTTCGCAACCAATATTTTCCGGATTTAGTAGAAGAGCAAAAGACGTTTTTACAGATGTTTTTGGATGGATTTAACAATACACCAAAAACCTTGGATGGATTCAATAATTCGTCAAAATCTGAGAAAACCTTGGACGAGTGTATTCGCGCGATCCCTGGATTTGATGAGTCGTTTTGTTATTCCTTTGTTCTTCAACACCCGGCGAACCATATTGTTGTGCCTGTTGTCAAACCCGCTATTTATTTGGTTCATATGTGTCATATTATGTCTGACCATGATGGAAAACCTGCCTACAAATATGTAGAACCTGATCATGAATTATTCAAGGACACATGCGTCCAATTTCCGAGAAGATACAACATTTCTTCGGAAACAATTGATAGATCATTTGACAATTCCAATATTATTTTTAGTGGAGAGAAATATTATGAAGAATTATTTGAAAATGTGAAGAAGACGATAGAGAATCCTCTGAATTCTCATATGATTCCGGGAATCATGGTTACGCAATTGGAGACTGGGTTTCGCACATCGTTTATTAATGCCAAATATGCCGAGGTCAAGATTTTAAGAGGCAACAATCCGAATCTGCATTATCAGTATTTGGTTTTGAGAAAGATTGGCAAGGTAGCCGCATTTGAAAGGTATTTTCCCCAATACAAGACCTATTTTGACAGATTTGAGACGCATTTCATGGCTTTTGCCACGAGGATACATCAATTGTATATTAATGTTCATGTTTTGAAGATAACCACGTTGGCGGAATTGTCCGACAAAAAAGACAAGTATCATGTGGAGAAACTACATTATGAGAGATATTTGCCGATGCTTAAAGCATCCAAAGATGCGTCTGTTCCTTCGGAACTTAAAGCATCCAAAGATATAAAGGATCTTAAGCCAAAGATCACACGCAAAATCGTAATTGAATATCTAGATAGCGAGAACGTTATGGTTCCTCTTGGAACTTATGCGTCTACTATTGCTTAAGCTGACATAAGCCAATTTCATTATAAGCCCATTTCATTTTGCCACTACAAATATGTAGTGGTAAAATATCATTAAACTTCAGCCAAATCATTAAAAATCACAGACAATTTACATAAATTATCAATATAAGTCACAATATATGCTTTGTTTTTAGGATTCTCACAAATCTCTTTGGCAGGCTGACGCACAGTATCAATAATATCCATGATTTTTGCCGAATTTTTCAGTTTTGTCAAATCCTCCGTATAATCTTTCTCAAAGAAAAACTCCACATCACCCTTTTCAATGACATCCTTGTATTTCATGTAAACAAACTTGTGCCAGCATTTCACCAATATGGCTTTGTTCACGTCCGTCAACAAACGAAATGAATTAAGTGATGTTTTTATTGATTTATTATCCGGCAACACTTTTAACATGTCGTCCAAGAATTCAAAGAAATGATCATTGAATGAGCGTATAATTGTGGGTCTGTCAATGGATGCCATTGGCTATTTATTTTTATTATAATTTTTGTTTTATATTTTTTTCAATTGTTTAACTAATTATTTGGAAAATGGGTTATATGGCGGCGGTTGAGGACTGATTCCCAACTGTGAATCCTGTGTTTTGCGCATCTGTTCAAAATTTGCGAAAGCTGAATTGTCGCCTTCTTTGATTTTATTAGAAGCATATTCCTCCGGCGGTGTCATAATGCTTTGTCTACCACTATAACTATCATTCAATGAATTCAACATTTGACCGCCCGTTCCAAATCCGCCTAAAGTATATCCCATAGGTTCACCATTGAAATTGGTTGCCGCCATTTTGTCATTTACAATGCGCTGCTCATAATTTTTCAATATTTCGTCTCCATAAATAACACGATACTGCTGTTTCACCAAGAGAATCGCAGGAACACTATGAACATTTGGAGGCATCAAAACCCGATCACCATTGTCTAAAACCACAAACATCTGATTTGTATTGGGGTCCCGTCCACGTTTGTCTAAACAAATAAAATTAATCTCGTTTGTTAAATTCGCTTTTACCAATAATTGCAATACTTTTTGACTATGTTTACAATAATTGCTGTAGTAAAAAATGTTCTGCGCCATTATATTTAAAAACGCCGAAAAATTGTTCTCATTTTGAACTCATTCTCACAGAAAAACAAAACAAACAAACATAAACAATTCAGCAATACTTATGCAATGAGCACAAAAGTCAAAAAAAATGATAAATCCACAATAGTTAGTTGGGTGTTACATGCTTTGAAAATAGTGCTCGGCGACGAATCCATACGTGAGGAAATCATCATGCATTATAATCCAGATTTACACAAAGGAAACATCACAAAGCTTAAAAAAATCGGCAATGTCAATCATGATCATCATGTTATCACATTCAATGCTTTTATAGAACCTGGCAAGACCCGCGAAGACAAGATGGACAAAATCCAAGATTATTTGGAAAAGATTGTGGAGATGTCAGGCACTGTGGCATTCACTGCGACTAATGTACAGCAAGATGAGAATGATTTTGAGACGCATTTCCAGTCATTTATTGTGGACAATGACGCAAAAACGGTTTTAATGATTGATCCCGCATATGACAAGAAAAAAAGATCGGGAAAAGGTATTTATCATGCCGAAGTGGCGCGAGAAATAGTAAAACCATTATTCAAAGTGTTGAATATGGACTTGGAAGAAGAAGATGAATACAAAGTAAGATTTTTGAAATTGAAGAATCCGGCGCAAATCGCTCATGACGATGTGTTTTGCCAATCATGGTCGCTTTTCATATTGAATTCTCTCTTAGAAAATGACGCATACAAAACCACACGAGAATTTAAAATCCCGGCATCACAGACGGATAAATATGGCATGATCCTTAAATTTTACAAACGCATATTTACTGATATTCCAAATTTGCGTGGATATTTGAAAGCCGAGTATGAAGGCGAAATCACCGATGATTATCTATTTAAATCCGATCCTTATAAGGTTCTCATGAAAATGACCAAAAAGGACATGGCCGTTTGAAAAATTGATCTCTTTTTTTCAATCCTTTTGAAAAACATAAAAATAAAACATATTTACTAAAACAAAAATGACAGAAATTCAAACACAATACTGGCAGGTTAGTTGGAACGCCAAGAAATACGACTATAAGAGATTAATCCATGATTATCAAAATGGACGACACGCCGGAATAATTACAAACGCAAAGGGCATGGCAAAAATGAAAGTTCTTCCGCAAATAAATGATTGCGTTTACGTTTCGTGCGCCAAAAAGAAAATAATGAAATGCCGAGTCGTGTCGGAGTTTATTTCAAATGACGCCGGAAGCACCGACGAATACAGCATTGGTCCGACGAGTTCGCGGCCCCACACGCACAACAATACATTTCTGATGCTTCAGATTGTTGAGATTTATGAAAACCCGGAACCCCTGAATGGCTTCCAGCGAACATGGGTTAAATATAGAAATTAATATATTTGTATATTTATTATTTGTGTATTTTGTATAATTTAATTAATTAAAAAACCATATCAATAACAATAGGGAAGTGATCCGAGTTATAGGTGCCGCAATATTCCGAATAGGGATGCGGCATGGATACTTTTTTTATTTTACCAAACAAATTCGGCGTCATCAATACATGATCTATCATAGACATCTCATTAGGCGTGGATTTACAATCATTATTGGGATCCCACCAATCCGTGTATCTCTCGGTTTTATCAATTAATTCTGCCGAGGTCTGCATCAAGTATTTGCCCTTGTGATCCCCCGCATTTCCTTTCAGAATTTCTAGGACCTGCGACGTCGGCTTGTCATTATTGGAGTCCAGTGTCACACCGTCAAAATCGTTCAAATCACCCATCAGAATAATGCCCACATTAGGATTGCCATTATCCAACAGCTGGACAATCAAGTCTTGTAAAACCGATGCCTGTGCCTCGCGTGAAGCGCATCGCGATGGTTCCGTTGGAATTGCCAATAGATGCGCACCAATCAAATACACTATTTCAGATCCAATCTTGTAACTGGTGTAATAATGTTTGGACACACCCGATGACCCAGTTCCACTGTAATTACAATGCGACCCCACAACAGGATAAGTGTGGGTCTCACTAGATCGCTGTAAATTCGCTGATGGCGTGTATTTCGTCATAAGACCAACGTTTTGACCTGTAGATGTGTCGGTGCCAAACAACAAATATGTCTGGTACTTGTTTCCGAGAAGCTGATTTAGCTGTCCCAATTCATGGCAGCCCTCCACTTCACACAGATTCAAAATATCGGGATTGTATTCAGCGACGACGTTTGCCAAGTTTTCCATGTGAATGGTGGCGTCATTCAAATTCGCCCATGAACAACTAGTGCCGGGACAACCGTTGTAGGTTTTCAGAAAAAACCACTCTACATTATACTGCATTATTCGCACGGGTGTTCCTGTTACAATTGAAGTTGGACTTGTTGTTGTCGGCACAACATAACATTGCGTATCATTGGAATTGGCTTTAACAAGCGCACTCAATAGAGAAACAAATAAAATAAGAGATAATAACATTTGGATATATACTGTCTAAATATTATACCATTTTGAAAATTAATAATTTAGAATTCAAAATCGGACCGAATGAACATTTTTGAGATGTCAGGTTCTACCAATGTGTAATCCATTTTATCCAATTTATAAGCCTTCTGAATCAATTGATTAATGCCATGTTTATGTTTAATCATTTCCATCATGGGATATTTCAAATCACGCAGTGCTTTAATTTCCACATGAAGTTCGTAAATTTGTTTATCTACAGCATCCCGCAGCATCGTTCTATCGCCGGTTTCTTTGTAAGTTTCAATCATTTTACGCACATCCTTAAGAATGTGTTGAATCTCGCTTGACTTTTTCTTAATAATTTTTTCACGAATAGGATCATTCACCACATTTTCCTCATATTCCTTGTAAGTATTGTACATGGCCTCATCCGCTTGATACATTTCAAGCTCTTCTTTAAACTTTTTTGCCGATGCGGTTTCTGACATGTAATTGAAAAGCGTATCCATTTTCAGACGCATTATGTTCTCCTGCTTCTCATCCATATCATCTTTTGTGATCTTCAACAAATACGGCACATCAGCCACCGTACCTAGCGGAATGGATATATTTAATTTACATTGTTTATTTGCGGGAGCACCACATTCCGCACGAAGAATCCCATTTTGTCGCCAAAACCGTGTGCCGCCATTTTTATGACAATTGACACATTTTCTAGGAATAGCACGCACCATTTTTTTCTTATCACGAATGTCAATTGGTAATTGAAAAATATTATGCAACTCTGTTTTTCTTTGTTCTTCATAACGGCTCTTAAACATGTAATAATAATCCAATGTGTTCTCTACCACCATGTTATCAGACGGCTCTCCAGGTGATTTGGGAGAAACCGGTGTATGGGGATTAATAGAATTTTGATCGTCATCCATGTAGGAGACATCTACCCATGAATTGTGGTCACATACAAAAGTAGGATCACTGACTCCCGAAATGGGCACATTCATAATGCGTTCCATGCCAGGATTGTTCCTACAACTGATGTAAGTACAATTGGGCGAATTCTGCATATCCAATTCAACAAGATGGTTGTTTTTAATTTCAAGTTTTGTAAGATTGGGCGGCAGATTTCCTAAATGTCCACTGAGTTGATTGTCGGCAATGTAGAGTTCTTCCAATTTTGGAAAATGGTCGGGATTCAATTCGGTTATTTTGTTATTATTACAGCTACAAATATTGAGATTCTTCAATTCGGCGGGGAGATGAGTGAGGGCATTTTGGTCAATTCGGAGGATGCGGACCGTGGTGGGAATGTTATTTAGTTCAGTGATGCCGCCATCAACAAAAGACAGTTCGGTGGGACGATGATCAGGGACGTCCAAAGAGCGCAAATCAATGGGTCCTTCTAGACTGATTGGAATATGGCATATCTCAGAATTAGGAGATAATTTATTGACAAATTCTTCAAAAGCTTGTTGTGATTCAGACATTCTATATTCTCATAGGATAATATTATCATTATTTTTATTTGGAAACATAATAATCCATATCAACAAAAGGCAAATTAGTGATATCAGAGAATGTCGCACGTTTTTTGTCGTCTTGGTAGCTGTGAATTTTGGACATGATAATCTGTTGATCCCTCATCATTTTATTATATTGTTCTTCTGGGGATGGTTTAGACCGGTATCTATAATAGAGAAACCCGCCAAAAACTAGAAAAAATAAGGTTCCCACAACAATGTTTAGAACCATTGAATATGTTTTCATCTTGTATTCATGGGTTTTTTTAAGAGCATCCGAAATAAAATATTTAACGGTGGGTTCTACTAAACTTGGAATTGATGTATTTCCTTGTTCCATTTACATATTTTCACTTGATGTTTTTATTTGTGTGATAAACACGCAAATATAATTATCCAAAATAGTATATAAGACAAATGTTTGGATATTTTGCCAATAATAAATATGAAAATTTTGCGACATCAATTACGGCACCCAATGATGATTCACGTATACAAAGATTATTTGATGCTGAAAGTAAAGCACTGACGCAAATTAATTCCACTGGAGAAACCGCCGCGGCTGAAATAAAAAAGAAATCAGATGATGCGGTTTCACAGGTTAATAAATCAACGAATGACGCAACTCAACAAATCATTGGAAAAATAAATGAGAAATACAATGAAGTGGAACAAAAAATTCCATTATTGACAAAGGACGCAATTGATAAAACAGTTAAACAAGCAGTTAATGACGCAATTAAAAATGCCGAGCCAGCTGCTAAAAGAATGGTATATGATGTAACTGGCGCTTATAATTATGGAAAAACCAATTATAATCAAACGGAGGGTTACGCAAACATATCCAAAGATATTTCAAAAACTTACGATAAAATATCCGCAAATATTTCAAAAGATTACAAAAAAATATCCACAAATAAAACAACATCAAGTTTGATTTTTATTTTTTTCATCGCATTTGTCATTTTATCTGTCTTCGGAATTTATAAATTTAAATATGATCAAAGTCATATAAGTGAATTGATAAAAGAATTTGAGTCAAATGAACCAACATCATCATCATCAAAAATATCAAGTATTGGCAAAGGTCTTTTCAGAATCGCAATTATATGCGGAACAATCATGTTATGTATTATTATATTCAAAGCAGGTATTTTAAAAATAAATATTACTTCAACCGAAGCTCTTGACATATTAACTACGGTTGCCACAATTGCCGTGCCAATTATTGGAATTACAATGATGACTATTGAAAACTTGCCTCTTATGATGCGATCATTTGAAAACACAATTGGATATTGGTTTATCAAGGGTTCTGATTTGTCAGAGTGCACAAGAACATTGTTCAATGAAACAGGAAATTACAATGATTATAGCATTGTAACAACTCAATTGTTTGAAGAAAATTTCACATATTACTTGACATGTATGAACAAAAATTTTAAAGCTGACGGAGAAACTATAAATTTAAATCGGTTCAAAAACACGTTTTTAAATGATTCATATTTTACAAACAATAAATTGAATATTGCGAAATTAAAAGAACCTGATAATGAATTACACAAATTATTGGAATTTGTTGTTAGAAAAAGATTTATATCTAATATGTCATGGATTGCTTTCAGCTCAATTTATGCTTTGTACATATGTAGTTTGGCCTTGTTATAAAAATAACAAAAATCATCTTATTTGTTATTTTAGACATGAATAAATAATTTAAGAACAATAAGCAGCATTGGTAACGGAGTCCCATGTGATTTTATTATCAGTTGCCCATTTTTTCTTGGCACATGTAGGGGTTAAACCAGACCCAGACCACTTATCATTGCTAAAATTTACGGAATTGTTGCTTACGCGTCCAGGCGTGTTTTCTGGGACTGTAATATTATTGTATTTTCCGGGGCCAGGCGCCACACAAACACCAGGTGTGACATTATCTGGCGTCCAATTGTCCGGACAAGTAGTTGTCATTGCTGGATATTTGGTGGTTTTGTTAGCATTACTAATAGTCCATCCCATAAACGCGAGCAACAAAATTAAAATTAATGAAGCAACTCCCAAAACAATCAAATAAAAAGTATCCATTTGTTATACATTATTCGCACAAACAATTTTCTGTTTCTATTGTATTATCAAACAATGTCTAAATCTCCTGAATTGATGATTTCCCACAATAAAAAAATCTTGGATTTAGCAAGATATAATGGCCGTGTCAATCTAATAGACATGCCCGATCCACGCATCCAATTTGCCATGGCCGAGAAAGTTGCCATCAAAAACAAAGCCACCGATTATCGCTGCCCCCTATCCGGCCAATTAGAAGAGTCGGATTTGTCACGAGCCTATTTTTCTGCCGCCAATATTCAAATTATCCAAAATGGCATTCGCGCCGGTGTCTATTCCATGTCCGGATCCAAGTTTACTGTTGCCCCTCAAAATGTAGACACAATTAAGATCATTATGCGTAGCATTTATTTACAATATGCTGAACATAATCCTAAAGACATTCCAGGACAAATTGCCGTAATGAACAAATTGGTCCTTGATTATGCCGTGCCTTACACATTTAATGAAGCGGTTGGTTACATTAAATATACGGAGGATGTAAGCACATTGATCAAGCCTCTTGATTTGCCTACAAAGATTGACAAGGATTACAAGAATTTAGAGTCTAATCGCGAGTTTTTTATTGCGCGATGAAGATTTAATCATAACGGAATTTTCTTGATTTTCTTCCACCTTTACTTTTGCTTCCGTTTAATGGGTTATTTGTCATTGTAATTGACATTGCTGGTTCTATTGTGGCATCTCTTCTTCTGGTAAATCGTGACATTAAGTTGCGAAAAAAACCGGGTGATGACGCTGAAACAGTTGGTTTTTTCTTAAGTGTTGTTTTGCTAAATTTTGACAGTTCGTCTGCTTTACTGTTTATGGGAACAACTGATGGTGTTGAAAAAATATATGAGGTTCTTCTTTTAAAACCTGGTTTTGATTTTGATTTTGATTTTGATTTTGATGGCATGCTTATAAATTATGCAATCAAAAAATTATTGACGCGAGTGTTTTTTCATAGTTCGTTTTTGTCTTCCGCCCTTTGATACTTTAGATGCGGTTTTGCTTTTTGATTTCGGCTCAGGCAGTCCCATCATTTGCCGCCACTCTTTCATAGATGGTGTTTCTTGTCTTTCCCCAATTTTAATGGGTGAGGGAGGTTTTGGAGGCGACACATTGAACCATGATTTTTTTTTGGCAGTTTTGAAAGCAATCCTCTTTATTATATTATTTCTAGTTTGTGAAATCATTGTTGTAATTGGTTCTTTATTTGGATTTCTTTGTTTTTCCATTAAAAAACGTTGATACGCATCCTTTTTGCGTTTAATTTCTAAATATTCTTTTTGTTGTTTCATTTGTTGTAATCTGATTACTCTTTTTTTCTCTTCTTCTATTTTTTCAAATTCTGATCTTTTTTGTCGCCGCGTTATTTTTCTTTTTCGTTTTTCTTTTTTGTATTGTTTTGTTTTTTCATCATCATCGCTATCACTGCTACTTTCACTGCTACTGCTAGATTTGTCTGAATCACTACTACTGCTACTGCTTCTGGACATCCTGATATATATTAAACAAACATTATTCATCATCTTCGTCAGTTTGTAATATTCGGCACATGTTCTGCGCCTCCACATTATTCGCATTCGGACAAAACAAATTCGCAATAATGTCGTCATCGCGAAAACGCACACTGTATTCCTGCTGAATATTATTACGACCAATGCGTCCCATCGCCTGTATAGTCTTCTGCTGCGTCATCTTTAGCAAATCCTTTCCGATGAATCCGTGACAGAATTGATAGTTGGTTCCGTAGATGTAATCGGACGACGCAATAATCATGAATAGTTGCTTATTGTTGGCCAGTCGCTTCACGATTTCATTGTAAGAACTGCTGTTGGTGGTTTCACTAAATATTCCGATGCCCAACAAAACCAATACTTTGTGTCCGTCCGCAATTTCTAGACTCATGATTTCTTGAACAGTGGATTGATCTATGTTTGGCGCAAACGCATTCTCCACGGTTTTCGTCTTGTCCTCAGAAACCCATATAGTTTGATGTCCGACAGTGTTTGGAACGTAATTTGTGTCAAATGAAACATATTTCATGTTGGTTTTCAATTCGTTTATTTTATCTTCTGTGCGTTTTGATTTCACAAATAACATCTCATCGGTTTCCGACATTCGCGACGCCTTCCTGGTATCTTTCTTGGTTTCTGTCTTTGTGGATTCTTCATTTTTTATGAAATCCTCTAATTCATAGGTTAGCTTGGCAATTTCTTCAACAATTGCGTTGTTGTGTCTAATCTTGGACATTATTTCGTCCAATGTGTCCTTTGAAATATTGGTTTGCTGAATGTAGAAATTTCCGATCTTGTCTACATCTTCTGTCAAATAAATAGTCGGTCCGTCTGTCAGTGTATGAGCATCCACTGTGGTCAATAATATTCCGCCAGATGTGATTGACTTTTCCTTTGCGAGTTCTAGTGGGGTCTTCTGTGGTGGCACAAATACGCTTTTGGTGCGTGAAAGGGCGCTTCCCATGCCACCAACTCCACTAACTCCAAATCTTGATAACGACACGGTTTCAATGCTGGACGACTTTTTAATATCAGCAGGAATCAACTTCTTTTCGCCCGGCAAACATCTGCGCAAAGAGTCCTTCATTGCTTTGTAAATGAATGACCACTGGTCCTCGGGAATTTGTCTAAGAAGATCCAAATAATAGACCTTGATGCTATTGATGCGAATGTTTGTGATGGATCCGTCAAAGTAAGCGTCCACCACATAATCCTCAGGAATCATATTTGTCCGCGTCAAATGATTAATCATTCGGACAACCTCGGCCAAATCAAAGTAGCGCAACAATGTCTTATTCTCATGACAGTACATGACACATTCTATCATCTTCTCATATTCTTCATGTAGCAAATGAGGGCACACGCAATATCCCATCTTGTTTAAAAGTGTGATTGACTTCTTACAATCATGACTGTTTATTTCTGTCACGACCACATTATTGAACTTGGATCGGAAATCATTGATAACCGGCGCCAATTCATCGGTTGTAGGCAGCGTGGCCGATGACAATACCATGTTTGGTATCTTGTTTTCCGACCAGTTTCTATGCGTGATTTCATGTAAAATATTGTCCTCATTCTCGTCGTCCATTCCAATTGTGGGTTCGTCCCAATAAGTCAGTAAATTGTCTTTATTATTAAATGCCATCATGTAATACATCGCAATCAAATATGACTTCACGTCGCATATCATGATTTCCACCTTTTGACCATATCCGTTGTCAATCTTACCAATTCCGCCTGATCTCTTATTTATCTTGAAAACATGCGCCGAATAATTATGGAGCCGAATATCCGCGGCGGTTTCGCAACCAAATGCGAACGCCACACATTTGTGTACTGAAATCGCAGACTTGGCCAATGCTATGCCAACGTGACGAGCCGCGCAAACATATATGATGCGATACGAATTGGACAATCCGATGGGTGATAATGTCTTGCCGGTTCCAGTTGGCGCAATATACAAAACCAGATTGGATCGCTTAACTGAAAATTCGGGTTGCGGTTGTAAAACCGTGAATAAACGTTTCTGGTGATCATACAAGGTTATGTCGCCGTACTTATAAATATTGTCGTTCTGTTCAATGAATTCGCAGGCGTTAGAAACAACATTGGTGAGCGACATATTCTCGCCGACATGTGTGACCGCCAAATCAATGAATTCGGACACATACTTGTTAATATTTGTCACAGATATGTCGCGCAAATGTGTGAGTGCGTAATAATAAAATCCATACTTGCTGGTTTTTTCACAAAAGTGTTTCATCATGTTATGGGTTAAATCCAAGAGAATAAATTCAATTAAATTTTTCATGTTTTCAGTTATTCTGGCCGAGACGTTTTCAATACGAATGACGTCCATCTTCTTGATCTTCTTGATGGGTTCTTCCTTAATGGAAAATTGCTTAAGTAGTTCGGGAATATTTTTTATTTTTTGAGTTTCTAAAACAATGGATCTGAAGAACTTCACATAAATGAAATTCTCAATGAGATCCGACTTCTCTATCTTGGAATAGTCCAATAGAGATATATTATGATTGTGTTTGACATTGACGTCGTTGTATCCGTCAATGATCATTTTTAGGATTTTTTGTTCATCCTCTGATACTGGTTCTTCAACAGAATCCCATTCTGCCTTAGATAATTTAGGTTGTTGTGAAAAGTTCATTTTAAATAATTCTATAATTTATGTGCTTCAATGTTTAAATTGTTTCGGCAATCAATTTTTTGCGGAATTCACAAAAACCAACTTCAATAAATAAATAAAGACAAAATATATATCTCTCTATCGTTTCCAATGAATAACCTTTTTATTTCTCTCTTTTGTCTTTTGTCTTTTGCTTCCTTTCATAAAACATTGTCTTGTAATGTCCTCAGTTTCAGCGGCGGTGGATCGTTCGGCGCTGTTGAAGTGGGAATCTTAGACAAAATCAAGTTGCCCACCGGTTATGATCTTATTACCGGAATCTCCGCGGGTGGGCTTAATGCCGGTTTCCTCTCCTACTTTCACTCGCTTGATAAAACCAATTCTCATTTGTTTGCGGATGGCGTAACCAATCTTAAAAACATCTATGCCGGATTGACAAATGATGATGTTTATGACAGACATTTAGCACAAGTTTCGCGTTCGTGGTCGTACTATGATACCACGCCGCTTCATAAAACTATTGATTCAAAGCTCGCTCCGCTCGCCTATAAGGGCCAACCCAAACCCGTCCTCATTGGTTCCACCAACTTAAACATGGGCGCTCTACAAATATTTCGCTTTGACGAAGAATCTAAGTTGCGTCAAAGCCAAATTATGATGGCCACCAGTGCCATACCTCTTGTTTTCCCACCCCAAGTCATTGATGGATCTCATTATGTTGACGGCGGCGCCATTGCCAATGAAATCTTAAGCGGAATTGAATCGTTTTTGCCTACATGTACTGATTTCAATATTACTTTTATTTCTGCTTCGGGTAAATTAGATCCGGTCGCGGCTTCAGAGATAGACACTTTGGAAGAATATGTGCGCCGACTCGCCAATGTGGTCATGACCGATTTCAACAATGAATTGGCGGAGATTAGTGGAATGCCCGATTGCCAATCAAAAGGCGTGATCCACTATTGCTATCCTGTCGGAGACTATTTGTCTGAGTATTCCTCTATGGATTTCTCCTATGGAAAAGAGTTGTATGATATTGGATACAACCACTTCACTTGCGAAACACTGAAATATTGTTAAGCCATCTCTTCCAAATTAATTAAGCATTTGCGTTCTAACTTGTTATCAAGGTCTTCAGGATCTTCGTTTTGAGGATCACTAAGATCTTCTTTCGGTGATTTTCCAGAAACCACTTTTGGCACATATACTGTTTCCCACGCAGTATCTGTACCCTTATATGTAGAGCTAACACTTTTGACAATCTCATAATTCTCCTTCCTATAAAAAGTCTTACGTTTTGCCCATTGTTTCACAAAAGAATCGTGACTGTCCACTATGTCAACCACTACTGGTTGGTCATGATCCGATCGCAGAATCCGTCCCACCGACTGCTCTATATCGGTTTTCGGCGTCACCATTATTAAAGTGCACAACGTCTTTATATCCAATGCCTCCGCCGCCATAGCATAAGTAGCTATCACCACCTGTTTTGACTCTGTCAGTTTTAGTGCCGATTCTTTCATGCCACCGATATAGTATCCAACCGTGGCAATTTCGCGTTCTTTTATCGCGTCATGGATGTAGGTCAACACATTCTTATTATGCGCGATAACCATGATTTGTTGTTCACCATTTTCCTCAAACATATCCTTGATGACTTTAATAATGAATTCTGTCCGCGGGGCATAATCACACAATTTTGATATCATGGTGCTGAATGCCGGATTTCCTCGGAAATCATACTCCATCTTATTAAAAACAGGGTCCGAACAATGATAATGGATGGCACGCACTTGTACATTGCGTTGTTTCTTGGAGGCGATTTTGTAGACTATTTCTCCCAAAAACATCTTAAATACAAATGTGGTGCCGTCTTTACGATCCATGGTCGCCGATAGACCCAACGTATATTTAGGAACTATCTTGAATAAGGCACACGAAAACACCTCCGACCCAATATGATGGACCTCGTCAATGAGAACCATCCCAAATGACGCAAAAACAGAGTCGTCATAATCCTTCATTGATAGAGATTGTAACATTCCAATTACAACATCTTTGCCCTCAACATCAATAATTTGGCCTTGTATACGCCCTATGCGAGCTGTAGGCAAATACTGATTGATGCGCTCCACCCATTGGTTTAGCAAGAATTCTTTATGAACAATGATGAGTGTTTTCTTTTTCATGACGGATACAATATTTAGTGCTACTGTTGTTTTCCCGTAACCACATGGCAGATTCACTAAGCCACCACTTGTGCCAGTTCCAGATTGCGTGACATTTACATATGCGTTGACAACCTCTATCTGATAGTCACGCAAAGTCCCAGAAAAAGGCACATCAATGTCGTCTCCATTGGGAATCTTCATTTGTTTTGGCGGACCGAAATGTGTAACGCCGAAGAATCTAGGAACATATATTTTCTGAGTGGATTCACGATAAGCTGGGAAAGTCACGGTAGAAGTCAAATTTATACCGGGGGTGAAAGGCTTAACCATTAACATTTGTTTAATTTGAGCGACATGAGCATCTGATAATTCTGATTTTAAAATTGTGTATCCTTTGGGACCGATGTAAGTATTTAGGGTTTTCAGATCCGTGAAAACAGGTTCGGAATTGTCTAATTTAGGTTTGGGTTTAGGTTTTATTTGTGGTTTTGATTGAGGAAACTTTTTATTATTACGATTCATTGTGGCAGTGTCTCTATTATATTTAGGATTGTTTCTATTTTGTTTCATAAAAACATCTGTGAATATATATTATAAATGAACTTTTCATCCTATTTCACATCATTAAAACCCATGGAAATTAGCATCCTAATTCTTTTTGTAATTTATTTGATTTTTGACATTAACCCGCCCGAATCCATGGCCAGTTATATTGACTCACCAATAGGCATGGCAATAGTTCTAATTACAACTCTTTACATGTTCATTTCTTTTAATCCTGTTTTGGGCGTGGTAGGTATTTTTGTGGCTTATGAGGTGATTCGCCGCAGTGCTGCTGTAAATAATCGCGGGGCAATGCTTAATTATACACCGTCGCAAGCAAAAAAAGATACTGAATTGGCACAAATGAACCCGCCTGCGGACCAGACGTTGGAAGAGGACATGGTACAAAAAATGGCACCCATTGGTCAAAGTAGCATGATCAGCTACAATACGAGTGAGTATAAGCCGGTTGCGCATGACACACATGGCGCGTCGTTGGCCCTCTAAATTAAGAGAACCTACGGTTCCCTTATGATCCCTCCCTTATTATGATTTATATTTTAAAGGAAACTGTGATCCCTTATGATCCTTTCTTTTAAGAGAACCCGACGGTTCACTTAAAACATTTGTTTATTTTTTGCCAAATTTCTGACAAGCAAGACCAACTATTCCAAGAAAAATCATGTAGCTGTATAAAATTACATCCGCCAACATTTTCTTTTTATCCGAATCTACATTTCTTTTTCGTTTTTTGCCTTTAACCACTTTAATTTTCTGATTTTTTATCCATACCCCAGCCACGCCTAGTGCCAAAACACAAAGTAATCCAGCAGTAATCAAATATTTTATATTACTTTCACTATTATAAAAAAAATAGGCATCTTTCGTTTTATAATATAAAAATATCAACGTCATTGTCAAAACGAATCCATAAATGTAATTATAATAATATTTATTCCATAATTTTGTTTTTTTCTTTTTTTTTGGTTTTCCTTCTAAAATTTCGCATTGATAATTTGGTTCTGACATTCAATATATAGTTTGTTAATATTTTATAATCTTTTTCACAATCAATTCATTTAAACCCAACAATAATAAAAATATCAACAACAATATTGCGCCCGCATTTAAAACTGGTTTTAAAATATTATAAATGAACACATCATCTGAAATAGACCCTGAACTTGAAAAAAAAGCAATCAAATTTTTCATCCAATTTCCAACATCGGAAACTCTATCTTCCACATATTTAAACATTAGGTTGACAAAAGTCATATTTGAATTGTTAATTTTTTTGTAAATCTCAAATAACAATATTAATGACACTATTGCTATGCTGTAATAAGAACCAATCAAAGTATATTTAAAAAATTCCGAATAATTAAAAATGAAATTGAAATTAAATTTAATTGGCTTGGAGCGTTTTTTGCTTTTACGTTTTTTGCTTTTACGTTTTTTGCTCTTAAAACTTTCTATATTTTCCATTTTTTCTTTTTTTAGTTTCAGTTTTCTTATTTTATATTTTTTGCCAGGTCTGTACATGAATGAATAAGCAAATAATGGAATACATAGTACAAGTAGACCCCACGGCGGAATTGTGTCATAGTTATTATAAAAAAGCAACAACACAATGAGAAAAACTACAATAATTAAGACATTCATGTATATGAATTTTGACATTGCGTCTGGTTTTTTTCCAATATTGAATAATGACGAGGGTGATGATGACCTCGGGTTCCTGCAAGATGCAGATACGGAAACAAATTTGTACGTGTTAGTTGAATCGGGCTCTCTATTTCGGTAAGAAGTTGTAATCAACTGTTTGTAAAAAGATGATTTGACAACCGGTTCAACATAAATAAATTTGTCAATTACATACAATGTGGTTTTCATCGTTTTTTTGTCATTATTTTGATAATTTATTTCAATGTCATCGTATCTTTTACATGATCTTCCAATTCCCTTCAATTCATTAATGGTTGAATTCAAATCAATTATTGTAGACGTCTGATTTTGTATCAATTTATCAATGGATCTGACTTGGGTTTTTTTCAAATATTTGGCATACATGTTCCATGGTCCATTATAATTATTACAAATTGGTATTGCTACACAATTACTGATTGATGCGTTCTTTTGAAAAATTACTAAATAATGTGTCGCGTAATTATCTGGATAATTTGGATCCGATAGAGATGGCAAATATTCCGCTGAGTTTATAAATAAATTTTGCGCTATAAATTGATTATTGTCGGAAGAAGATGTGGCAAAATTTTTACTAAGTGGTTTGTTGCCACTCAAATCAATATTAAAACTTAAATCAAAAAATATTCTTCCATCAACACTAATTTGTTTTGCTGCCGTCGTTTCTGGATAATATAATTCCACGGTTGTCATGGCTATTTATATATTAAGGATATTATTAGGGAGTGTGATGTCCTATTACAAAATCAGCAAATGTATTTTTTGAATTGGGTTGTTTATTAATGTTGTCACTGTTTGTGCCAGTTGTATTGACATTGACATTGTTATTGTTTATGCTATTGTTATTGTTATTGTTTATGCTATTGTTATTGGCACCTTTATTGTTATTGTTGGTGACTATAGGAGTTGTAGTATTTGTGCTAGTGCTCACAAGATTTTTATTGGCATTGTTATTGGCACCTTTATTGTTATTGGCACCTTTATTGTTATTATTGTTATTGGCATTGTTAGCCGCAGCAGAATTTAATTGTGTCATCAAATCTAAATTTTCTTTTCTAATTTTGTCCAATGCGGCATTTGTATTTCTTAATTGGGTTTGCAAGTCCACAATTGATGCTGGTGTTTGCGATGAATTACTTTGGGGTTTAGCAGCACTCTCTAAACTATTAATTTTTGTCAATGCTTCTGATAATTTTTTTTCCGCGTCCGACTTATCTTTTACGTTGTCTAATATAGCTTGCTTATTTTTTAAATTTGTAACTTCTTGTTTTAATTTTGTAATTGTTTCATTTTCATTTGCTTTTGTAGCAATTTCCAATTTCAACCTATCATTCTCCGTTGTCAAAGTGGCTAGTTTAGATTCTTTTTCTTTAATTATTTTAGCTTTCTCATCTTCAATCTTTTTTTGCGAATTGGCAATTTTCAAATCGTGTTGCGTGTTAACAACATTTTTTTGATTGTTTAAAGCATCAATATCTTGTTGCGATTGTGTTTTATTTACTTCTTTCTCTTTACTTAGTGTTTCTATTCGTTTTGCCAATTCATCAATCTCATCTTGCGATTTTTTACTACTTGAGCTTTTGCCTTTATTTATTTCATCTATTTCATTTTTCAATTTATCAATATCACCTCCCAATTTTGCGGCATTTGAATCATTGTAATTTTTCAAATTTATTATTTGTTGATCTAAACTATCAATCTTTGTTTTATTTTCATTTTTCAAATCTTCTATTGTTTTATTTAAAATACTAATATTTGCTTGTGATTCTAATGTATTATTATCAATTTTCTGTTTTTCCGCAGCTAAACTTGCGGCTAACGCATCAGCATTATTTTTCGCATTTTTCTCAGATTCATCGGATTCAATAGCACATTTAATTCGCGTTTTCAAATCTTCTTTGGCATAATCTATGTCGTTAAATATGCGGTCAATCTTACAAGAAACTAGATTTTTAACCATCAATGACATTTTTAAAAATTCATTTTGATTTTCCGCATGATTTTCATTCATTCTCAACTGCGAATTTATGAAATTAAACTGGCCTGGTGCTTCTTCCATAATTTTATGATGTATATAATTTCATAAAATTATAAATTGGGCATATAATTGTATTGCGAGTTCTCATAAACAGTCGCCTTAAATGTGTCCGAGTATCCTTCCACATAAACCGTGTCGCCATTTGAAATTTCATCGCATCCATATTCGCCCGTACAACTCTTGCCATTTCGGCTGATCGGCAGTTTCGCATTGACGTTCCCTGTATTTGACAAAGTATAATATTGCATCTTCTGACTGCGGATTCTGCGACCCATGAGAGGCAATATAAGATCATCGCCCTTTGCTTGGGTCCGCGTCAAAATGCCGATTTGCGTGTATTCACGTCTTTGATACATATGATTTGACGGTGGTTCTGCTAAATTGTCTATTGCGAAATCTTTTGCGCTCTCTTTGACAATTATTATTTGTTGTGCCGGTTGCTGAGATGGTTGTTTCTGAATCTGTCGTTGTTGCTGATACAAAAAATATCCCAAAAAAACGGCTATAACAAATAGCATGAAAAGTGTCATATTTTCAATGCAAATTAATCCAGGTATGCATTTTTTTCCCATTTATATAATAGGATGAGAATAGGTTTCCCTTCCAGCCAATAAGGTTCTCCGCATGGTTTCTAAACCTGGCGAATAAGAGCAAATGAAATCAATAGACATTTTAAAAAAATCAACAATCCAATTGAATATTTGGATCAATATTAAAATCGGCATTCGGATGATTTTATCCGCATAGATTGTAAGAATATCTCCTAGCCTTCCGAACCATTCTCCTAAATATGTAAAAAAATCAGTAATTTTGTTGAATGGAGTTAACATGGGATTATTGTTGTCAAAACCTTCTTTTTTTTTTGATTTGTAATATTCATAAACAATTGTCATGATGAAAATCGCAAACATAATTGATGCCAAAATGATTGATTCTTTTGTATAATCCATACTTAAATATAATATACAATATTATTTATTTGGGATAAGCTTCGGCCAAAGACGTGAACGGTTCCTTATTTTTTGACAAGAACGTGTCAGCTTTTTTCAATAGAGGCTCCAATGATTCCATGTTTTTCATAAGTTGTTGTTGTGTAGTCAGCAACTCTTTGGTCTTGGTTGTCAAAGAGTTTGAATCCAAATTACTTAACGCGTCTTTTACAGATCTGTCAGTATCTTTAATTGTGCCTCGGAAAGATTCACTCGGCTTTTCCGTTTCTTCAGTCTCATCCGCAAATTCTTCCTTTTCGTCCTCAAACCCTTCATCTTTTTCGTCCTCAAATTCTTCTGTCTCGTCTTTGTCAGCAAATTCTTCTGTTTCATCTTTGTCAGCAAATTCTTCATCCTCATCCTTAAACCCTTCAGTCAAATTTTTTCCATATCGGATCAAATGAGTTATCACAACAGCCAAAATCAAAATTACTACCATATTCTTGCTAAAAAAAGATATCAAGATTCCCACAATGAAAAAGATCATCACCGATTGAACATCCCCCTTCTGGTAAAAATGAAACACGTCAAACACCGCAAAAAATAAAACCAAATACAAAATCCATTTGTTAGTCAAAAAACCACCCTTGGCTGAAGGAAGTAATTCAGTTATTCTTTTACTCATAGAGTCCATCTTTTTAACAATAGGCGAAGGCATTATATTTTACAGTCATATAATATTATGCTAAATAGAGGTTTTTGTTTCGCAATTAAATAAATAAAATAAAATATGAATTAGAAAAAACAGAAATACTAATATATCAGAATGCCCAATCACAGCATCAAGAAGAAAAGAATCCAACAAAACAATGTGACAATTGATGAAAAACACTCTCAACTGCTTGATGAATTCCGCACGATAGAGACCGAGACTGTTCCTAATATGGAATCGGAAAAAGCCAATCTAAAAGAACAATTGAAGAATTTACATGAGGATGATATTGATGTGCGCATGGAAATCAAAGACCGGATCCGTGATCTAACCGCCGAAATCAAACAATTAAAGATGAAAAAGAACAACTATCTTTTGGAAAATGTACAATACGTCTTTAATTATTTTGAGGAAAAAAAGAAGATCTCTATCGGAGAGAGTTCAAATAAGAATGTTCTCAATTCGTTTTTTAAAGTAAAACCCATGGAGAATGTCCTAAACGATCCAAAATATAACAACTCCCGGCAATTCTATCAAAACTATTGGCGAAATGTCAACAAAGATATGTGTAATATGGGCGATTTTTCCGTATCCGTTGACATGTGTTCGCGATGTTCCGTGGGTGAATTGATACCTCAGGATGAAGAGGGGATTTTGATATGTAACAATAAATTATGCGGTGTATATGTTCAGCATATTGTGGACAATGAAAAGCCGACTTACAAGGAGCCGCCCAACGAAGTTACCTACAATGCCTACGTGCGATTGAACCATTTCAAGGAAATCTTATCACAATTCCAGGCAAAAGAGACCACGCAAATACCGCCGGATGTCATGGACAAAATTAAAAAGCGCATTAAGAAGGAGCGCATCCAGGATTTGGCGACGGAAATCAATTATGAAAAGATGCGCGAGATTCTGAAAAAGCTAGGATTTAACCGCTATTTTGAGCACATTCAATACATCAATTCTATATTGGGAATCAAACCGCCCATGATGAGCGACGAATTACAAGACACTTTGTGCATCCTGTTTATTGAGATCCAGGAGCCGTGGGCAATTCATTGCCCCGCTTACCGAACCAATTTCTTCAATTGTACTTATACCCTGTTTCAGTTGTGTGTTTTGCTGGATCAGACACAGTATTTGCCCTACATTCCTATGATGAAGGACCGCGAAAAACAGTTGGAACAAGATATGGTGTGGAAGAAGGTGTGCGAGACGTTGGATTGGGAGTTTGTGGCAACGGTATAGAAGTTAAGCACCGCAGGTGAGAGTCAACCCCTTATGATTAATGCTTGAATTTGTCTGTAATTGCCTCACAATTAATTCTAGATTGCCTTATAACAAATTAAGTAATTATATTCAGCATAAAATTCTGAATATAATATATCAGACACATCAGAATGCTCGGAAAGAAATACCACATAACAAAATACGAACACGCATATGAAATTGCGCGTCCATACATTGACGCATCCAAACGCATGTTTTGTATAAAGGGTGATACGAAATGTAATCAAGTCATGGATTTATTTAAAGAACATAAGGAACAGGTCCCTAGACACGCGACTTCGTCGCGATGGGCCATGACCGACGAAGCGTTACAAAACACCCTCAAATATATTTTCTTTAAGCTTGCCCACAACTGTTACATGTTGTGCGTAGATGAAAATGGACAACAAATGTATTGGATTAAACACAAAAAAACATCCGAATCATTTGAGAAAGCCGTCCAGGACCAATTGGCTACTTTAGACTCAAATAAACTTATCACCGACCGCCAACGCGCAAAAATTCGCACAGTAGCCGCAAACCCAGTTCGTATCATGCAGTGTATTCTAAAAAATTACGAAGACAAAGATGAAGATGTGGATGAAGAGGAAGGAGAGGAAGAGAAAGACGCATATAAAGAACAAAACGAGTATGTGGATTTGTTAAAAGACTTATCCTTGCCATATGGTGTTTATATTCTGAATTTGACTGACGCAGTCATACTTCACCGAAGTGGTCGCGAGCCTTTTCCCATGTTGACCGGCGATCTGCCTCTATCTAACGAATTCCGAAACACGAAACAAATCCCCATATTTAGCATTTCCGGACAAAAAGCGTATAGCGACATCCCCATTCCTAATTATGATGACATGTTTATTGTCATGGGGATGAAAGACATGAAGTTTGACGAGTATGAAACTGATTGGAGCAAGAAGAAATACAACAAAGCCGTGTTTCGTGGTGGACCTTCAGGGTGCGGATATACCACCGAGACAAATCCGCGAATTCGTTTAGCGGCAATGAAGTCGCCTCTATTGGACGCCAAATTAATAGGCAAGGGCAAGACCATTGATTCCAATTCCATTAAATTTGATCCTGTTCACGGTTTAGGAATGCTCAATACTGGCATCGCCGCGTCAAATCAGTTTATGACGATGGCGGAACAGAGTCAATACAAATACATTATTCATGTAGATGGAAACGTCAATGCTTACCGTTTGCTAACAACCATGATGACCGGATCGCTGATAATTCGTGTGGATGGGCCGTATTTGTCATGGGTGGATCAATTAATTAAGCCAAATATTCACTACATTTTAGTAAAAGCGGATTTGTCGGATTTGCTTCAAAAAATCAAATGGTGTGAGATGTCGCCCAAATCGGCGCAAAAGATCGCAAAAGCCGGATACGAATTTGCCAAACGAGCATTGACGCGGGAATTTGTGAATGAAACGATAGAGAAGACGTTTTGGACAGTTATGCCTTTGGTAATAAAACAACGGTCAAGTGATACGCGAAAGATTAAAAGAAAACCTAAATCTAAAAAAATTAGTCCCAAGTCTCCTGCTTTTTCGCCTCCTCCTTCGCCTTCACCTTTTAGTCCCAAGTCGCCCATTTCTCCTCCTCCTCCTTCTCCTAATAAATTTGTAAGACCTCCTTCACCCGATTATACGCCTCCGTCATCCGATTCGCCGCCTTTTGTAAGACCTCCTTCGCCCGATTATACTCCGCCGTCATCCGATTCGCCGCCTTTTGTGAGACCGCCTTCGCCCGATTACACGCCTCCTCCGTCATCCGATTCACCGCCTTTTGTGAGACCGCCTTCTCCTCCCCCTGCTTCGCTTGTAGATCCACTTTCGTCATCAGACAAAGTCAGTCCTCTCATGAAACCGATCAGTCCTCCCATTAAGAAATCCAAATCAATATCTTCGGAAGAAGATATAATAGAATTGCCACCCGGAGCAAAGAAATGCCCCGATGGCTATAAAGGGTTTACACAGAATGGTAAAAAGATGTGTAGACGCAAAACCGCGAAAAAGGCAAAACCAACAGCTGAAAAATAAAATAATAATGTATATGTCAAACAAACCAATTCATCTATATTCAAATCCGGCCCAAGTGCGTCGTCTTGCTAAAAAATACCTCGGAAAGACGGCAAAAATTAGTCTTTCTACAAAAAAAGAAAAAAAGTATATGGTTACGACACCAGATGGAAAAATTGTACATTTTGGACAAATGGGATACGAGGATTTTACAAAACATAAAAATAAGACGCGGCGAAAAAACTATTTGACAAGGTCGCGTAGAATTAAGGGCGACTGGAAAAAGAATAAATATAGCGCGAATAATCTAGCAATACATTTGTTATGGTGATTCGGACAAATAAAATCCCAAATAATAATATAAACATGAAATATTATTATTTGAATGAATGGTTTGAAGTCTCAAGCGATAGAGAAAGTGTCACAAATCAATACATTTCTCTATTGTCTCAATTGACAACCGTTGAGGACATGTCCGTTGAAAAATTTGAAGAATCTATTCGCAAAATATGTGAGATGGGAGACGTCATTTTATGCATTGATGATCAAAGAATAGTTGGATCAGGCACCATCATATATGAACCAAAAATAACACATGGTGGCAAATCAGTTGGTCACATAGAGGATATTATAGTAGATGAACCTCATCGCGGTTATCAAATAGCGACAGAAATAATAAAAAAACTGACAGAGAGCGCCAAGATAAACAATTGCTACAAAGTCATATTAGATTGTTCGCCCGAGATAGAGAAGTATTATGAAAGACGAGGATTTACAAAGAAAGGCGCTTACATGGCTATTTATTTTTAGGTGTATTTCTCTAAGAATTCCACCAGAGAATCCAATTTGTGATGTTTGGCAGATGCGATGCGTTCTTCGCGTGAGTCACATAGGACCATGATGCCCAGCTCCCAGAACCGACGATTCGTCTCAAATTCTAGAGAAAGGTCGCGCTCATTTTCATAAAGAATCCGTTTTAATGTTTTGGAGAGCCCTTGAATCTTGTAATAGAAAGTATAAGGGATATTGTCAAAACGCCAATAGGTTAAGGTATTTATGGCCGAGCACAGTTCTTTGTAATTGCGCATATTGAGATCAAAATTACAACTATTTGAGAATAGATGTAATTGTTTATTGTCTTTGAGGGTTTTGTATAAGGCGGATTGTTTGAACATATCGGACAATTCGTCCATGTCAACGGAAATTATTTCACACATTTTATGATTGATTGATATTTTTTGAATCCGATAGAGAACGCCCAGAAACAATCAATTTTTTGACTAATCAACGCGATCCATCTCATTCTCCTCCTTAGGCTTGCCGCCCATTTCTGAGACCTCGCGATCATCAAAGTTAACAGTCTTATTGACACCCATCAACTCGCCCTCTTCCGTAAGAGTCTGAGTGAGCTTATTACCCGACTCACGCGCCTTTTTCACGTTCTCCTCTATCGCCTTGCGCTTAGCATCCCTGACGCGCGCATCAAACTCTTGCTTAGCCTTCTCCTCATTCTTCACCTTCTCATGGTGTAGCTGATTAAGCTCCTCCTCCATGAACTCTACGCGACCCGTCTTGTAGGCATCAGGATCCCAAGGAATCCAGGTGAAACCCGCCCCTACAAAAATGTCGTGATTGGGATCAGCCTCACGCAATTTCTTGCATCTAAGCTCAGCCTCCGCCTGACTGGAATAGGCGCCACGAAACTTGAACCCACGCACCGAGGTCTGGAACCCATTCTTCTTGCCGAATTCCTCAGTAATCTTCTCTTCATTCTTGTCCATGAAATTCTTGTAATCATCAGCGACAGAATACTCCTTTAGCTTGGCCTTCTCTTCAGTGACATAGTCTTTATAATCAGCCATGATGTCATCCATCTTAAGATTATACTTGAAGCTCACAAAATTCATGAAATCGCCGAACTTCTCCAAAGATTTAGCAAAATCCCATTGTTGAACGAATTTCTCAAAAAGGTAATGTTCTCTTTGTTTTAGGATCTTTTCGGGGGAAACAAAAGATAAACACACAAATTTCTGGGAGGGGATTACAGGATCCTCATCGCACAGATCAATGTATTTAGGATTAGAGGCGCCATTGGGCAAATTCTTTCTTTCAAAGCCGGACATTTGATATGATTTATAACTGGAATGTTTTTAAGTGTTTTGAACGACTAAATATTTAGGAATTTTTTGTTTTATTAGTATATAATAAAAATGAACCTTGGAGAGTTGTTTAAGAGAGCTATCAAGTACATTGTTGAAGGTATTATCGTTGCCATCGCTGCTTACGTTATCCCTAAACAGAGACTAAACATTGAGGAGGTTGTCGTCGTCGCACTTGTTGCCGCTTCCACCTTCGCTGTTTTAGACACTTTCATCCCCTCTATGGGAGCCACCACCAGACAGGGTGCTGGTTTTGCCATCGGCACTGGACTCACTGGCGGCATCAAGATGATGTAAATAATTAAATGGTAATAATATTTGTGTTTAATCGCGCAAATATTATTTAATAAAATGATGAAACAGCAATTATTTGTAAAAAAGACATAGAAATAATTTAGCATATTATTCAGACTGCACCTATAAAATGAATTTAGCAATGACACCCAATCAATTTATGGCAAATCGCATTTTTTTCATGGATAAGAAACCAAATAGTCTTATTGACGGACTTTTCACAAAAATCAATTATTGCGACGAGCAAATGACTATGAATGGCATATACGTATTGTCTTACTGTGCAAGCGTTCCTGCTACAAAACAAAAAATGGAGTCCACGCAATACCGCATTTTAACCGAATTGGAGAACGAGATTTTGCGCACATATCCAAACTCGGATCCCAAAAACATAACCAATAAGTTGAGTGAGGCACTCAATTCCAAATACGATATTGTGGGAACAAAACTGACAGGAAAACCGGAAAATGTTCTGATAAAGATTTCGGGAATATGGGAGAACAAGGCCGGACAAATTGGCTTGTCATACAGAATTGTTTAGTCTTATTTGATATGGAATGGATCTTTACACAAATTTATTCTGGCTGAGTTTCTTAATTTTCATTGGACTATCAATGTATTTATTGTGTTGTACAAAAAAGACCCCAGTGTTTTATGCCCAGATTGCCTCCGGAATTAGCATGTTTATAACTAGCAAGATTGGGCGCACATTTTTAGGTCTGGAAAAATAATATATAAACAACACACAATGGTTGTTTATATAATGAAAGAATTGTACGAAAATGCGCTTCTGAGCATTGATAAAAGCAAATTTAAATACAAGGTTAACAAGAGTATTAACGGAGTTAATAAGAAACTGGCCGTCATAATTGATCCGCGATACAATGACCTCATGTTGTCCGTCATTCACAATTTCATGTCTCATCTAAATCCCCTTGGATGGAATTTATTAGTGGTTACGCACTCAAGCCATAGAGAACGCGTCAAACAAGATATACCTGGATGTGGATTCATGGAAATTAGCCCCGAGTTCTTGGACGAAGGCCATAAACCCAACATGTCAATAAAGAATTACAACAGAATACTTATGGACGCCGAATTCTGGCGATCCTTGCCCGCCGAAAATATCCTCATCTTCCAAACTGATTGTTATATGTATAAGATGTTTGACGAGGCTCATTACCTCTCCTACGATTATGTAGGGGCAAATTGGTTCAATCCTATAGATGTCTCGCCGAAATATGGAGGCATCAACGGCGGTTGTTCATTGCGAAGTCGGCAATCAATGTTGGATTGTTTGGAGCACATTTCGTGGAAGACGATAGAGAATGTGAGAAAAAATCAAAAAAAGACATATGGAATCCAAATAAATGAAAAAGTGGGAACAATGAATGAAGACGTGTTTTTCACGAGTGCGTGTGAAATACTTAATAAAAAGGTGGTCCCGATAGAAGAGCGTCATAAATTCGCAATAGAAGCCGAATTTCATCATGACGCGTGTTTTTACCATGGATGGAACAAGAATTATCACACAGTTGATCAAACGATTCTAATGCTTTCTGGTTTTTCTTAGAAAGTTGCGCTTACGTCGGGTCTTTTTTCCTCCGGTTTTAGCTTTTTTATCTTCCTTTTTCTCCTTATATATATTTTTATTATTTAGGTTATTATCATGAATCTTTTTAATTATTTTAACTAAAAAATAATAGATGGCGTATTTATTTTCATGAGTTTGTTTAATAGCTGGGTCTGTGGATTCATCTCGGCTAAACTGTTCAGTTCTTTGTTTTTTTTCAAAGTTACTCAAAATTTCATTAAATAATCTATTTTCTTCGCTAGAATTTAATTGAATGTTCATGTCAACCGTATCATCAAATGACAAATTAATATATTTTACATTAATTGAATCAGATTTAAGTTCTTTTATTAAATCACTCAAACTAATGTTTTTAAGATTTTTTGCCGGAACATAAGCAATATGATTTTCGGCTAGTTCTTTTTTACCGTCATATTTTTTAGTTTCTACTTCACTAGATTCACGAAAATATGAATCAATTATTGATTCATGTGTATCTGTTATTGTCAAAGACTTGTTACTTTCTTGTTTAGTATTTTCACCAACATTTGCCGGATTGGCATTCACATAATCTCTTTTTCCATCTGTTCCTTGAATTGGCGCAGGTAGAATAGGAGCAGGCGCTTTATCTGGTTTGTTATTTTGTCCTTTTTGAGTTGCCGCCATTTTCTTTTCTATTTTGGCAATTTCACTTGTCAAATCAAAATACTCAGACTGTTCAGAATTAATTATATATCTGGTTATATCGGCGCCAATCTTGCGTTCTTCATAAATACATTTGATGAATTTTTTAATTCTATCGGAGACCATTCCTCCAAAAATAGAAATTTGAACCTGAATATTATATCTCGGATTGTTGCGATCTTCGTTGTTCAATTCTATTTTGTCAACATCAATCCGAATTTTTTGTTTTATTCTGTCATTGAACATTTTTTCTATTTCAACAATGTCTATTTCATTTCCAGGGGTACCAGTATTGAATAAGGATTGCGCTTCTGTGTTAAGAGTCATGCGTTTTGGAAAATAATATTGAGTAAAGTCATCTATTGTTTTTTTATGAAACCCGTATTTTTTAAGATCAGCAATCGGACTAATATCGTAATTATTTAAATTGTCTCTGTAAGTTTCAATATAAGATATTAATATTAAAAAATAACTAATTTTAATTAATTTTTGAATATTTGCTAATTTGTATAATTTAATATAAACATCTTTGTAAAAAAGTTTATCCGTTGATATTTTTAAGGGATCTTCGCTAGTTAATTTTTTAGAATAAAACAAATTTGATGCGGTTTCATCCAAATATTCTGCGTATGATTTTAATGCTTCGCTTATTTTTTTAAAATTTGAACTAAAATTTTTTTGCGTCATTTTAAAAAGCATTATTTCGTCCATTTTTTGTCGCATTTCTTTATTTTTTTCCACCAAATTAAAACCTACATTAAAATATTTAGAGTTTATGGCACTAAAAGTTCCATTTTTAGTATTAATGTCAATTTTTTTTTTTAATTCTGTTACAGCAGTAGAAAATTCATCATGAAGCATTTGTAATCGTTTAAACAAATCATCATGCACCGGAATTATTTGTTGTTTGTATTTCTGTATTATTTCAAATGCTTTTATGTAGACAGGGTTTGTTGAAAATGTGTCTAAAATAGTGACTCCATCAACCGTATTTGTTTTGCCGCCAATATTTAAAAACGTGTTGAATTTTTTTTTAAAGAACTCTTTTTTGAATGCTTTGATGAATCCTAATGCCATAGGTGAACTTTTGCGTTTGACAACTTTAATTACGGGAAACGACATTGGAAACATATATTCTAACATAGTTTCCACATTTTCTTGGACAGTTCTATTTTCATCTTGGTTGGTTTGAGTTTCATAATCAATGATTTGTTCTTCCCTTAAAAAATTAATGAACGCGCGTTTATTGAAAAAAGTTTGAATACATTCTTGATGTGTCATTTTGTCCAATTTTCTGACATTGTATTTAATATTAGAGCTCAAATATGGATGATTGTTCAATTCTGATGTTAGCGAAGAGCCATCAGGAAAAACAAACATTTTAGAATTTAGATCAACTGGTTTCCCTAAATTATTGTATAAACTGACTCTTATTGCGTATATTCCAATATTCAGTTGTGATTCTTTGTTTAATTTATCATCATCGCTCATTTAGATTCTTATCTATATATGTTTATTCATAAATTTATAAACATGTATATTATACTTGATGCCGCTTTTTAAATTTAAAAACAGCAAGCCGCTAACTTTGAATTCCTTATTTGAAAATTTTCATCAGCACGTCACTAATATCAATGAAAGTAAAATATTCGCCGGGTTGATGATCGTCATCCTCAATATTGCGTCAAAATTCGTTAACTTCAAATTCGGACCTACCGCCGAAAAATACCTCAAATACACCTTTAGTAGACAAATTCTCGTTTTTGCCATGACCTGGATGGGCACCCGTGACATCTATATTGCGGTCATTCTCACCTTAGTATTTATCTTGTTTTTTGATGTGCTTTTCAATGAAGATAGCCAGTTTTGTATTTTACCCGAAAATCTCAAAGAATATTACAAAAATTTGGACGAGGAAGAACAAATAGTTGGCGAAAAACAATTGGCAGATGCGTTTGTAACTATTGAAAAATACAGAACTCAAAAGCATGAAGAATCTAAGCAAAAACAAGTTGTAACCAAAGAAATCGCTTAAAAGCAAAGAAATCGCTTAAAAGCAAAGAAATCGCTTAAGTAAAAACTTTACTCAAACTATCAGACACATCCGCAAAAAAATCCCGCGAATTCTTTGGTGTTTTCAGCTCATCTTCCGTTGTCATTTTACTTTCTAAAATGTCAAAATAACATGCCTTATCGCACGGATTACACGGTGTGTCATTCTCATAATGTATTTCCGGATAAACATGCGACGTCATCTCTGTTTTCACTTCCAATCCATTATGCATCAATATGCCGTTTTTACATTTTTCCTTCGTAAATTTGTCCTTTGCAAGTAGCATTTTTTTGTCAATTTCGGCACTAAAATTCTCTATGGTCTTGTCATTTAGATGATAATAAAACACGGCAATTACGCACGCCAATGTTCCATAAATCTTGTTTATTTTGGCATAGAATAGAATTACAACTACGACAAACAGTTTTCCTAAAACACTGTGGCTCATTGAATCAAATGTGCGATGATCAAACCCATAGAATAAGGCTAGCAAAATGGGAATAAATTGCATCACAATATTGTCGTCTTGAAAATAAATAAATCCGCTATTTAATGTTTTGCCAATTAGATTTGATTCCATGTATATTATAAGCAATCAAAATATAGATAAATATTAAAGGAAGATGTCGTCTATTTTATTAAGTGCTTCTCCATGGAATGGTTGTTCTACTAGAAAACGAACTCCTACTATGAATCGCAAAAAAACCATTAAACAAATGCCCGATGAAGACGATTATGAACCCGCCGAAGATTCTGGACATTTAGAAATATCCAATATGTCTGAGAATTTTGAATCCACGATTGGTGAACAAGAAACTCGCAACTCCCGAGTTAATCAACTTTTGAACAAAATTACGGATTCCGGAGGAGGTCTCGCCGATTTTGTACCAGTTACATCCAAAAGAGATTCTCAATCTTTAGCCAAAAAAAGCACATTGGCTGATTTGTTGCCCACATCAGAAACCGAGACGCCGATGAGTCAGCGAGCGGCTGGATTGCCCGAGTTTGCCCCCAATAATTTAGGCGAAGACCGCATGAGCAACTATTCAAAAAGTTATCAACAAACCACTTCTGGAATTTTAGGAAAACCGTATTATGCCTCTATGGGAATTGGCGGCTCCGCCGCCTCGGGATCCGATCCCGTTTTACAAAAGCTTAACTACATCACCCACATTTTAGAAGACATTCAAATGGAAAAAACTAGCAACATTACTGAAGAACTCATTCTGTATTCGTTTTTGGGCGTTTTTGTCATCTTTGTAGTTGACTCCTTTTCTAAGGCTGGTAAATATTATCGGTAATACCCTAGCTAAAGCTAGGCAATATGAATATCCCTGTTGCCTTCTACGAAGTGCGGCAACACAAATATTATAGATAATTACCGGACTAAGTCATAAGGCTTTGAGTTCCGAGGGAACTGTCGCATCTTTAGATGCTTGACCAAAGGTCCACAAATATTATCGGTAAACGGCCTTCTACGAAGTGTGGCCTTTTTACCAATAATATCCCTGTTGCCTTCTACGAAGTGCGGCAACACAAATACTATAGATAATTGCCGGACTAAGTTACAAGCAAACAACATAAAAACACAAATCATTATTATTTATTCTGCAAATAATAATGTCTATTCCAATTTACTGTTTAAATTTCAACAATCCCACAAGAAAAACATCCATGGAATCTAGGTTCAAAACCGCAGGAATAACCAATTATAAAATGTCCGCGGGTGTGCCCTTATCCGATCCGCGTATTTCCGCAACATGCGACCACACCAAAAGATGCCATTCATGTATGTACGGCCATCTAGACATGATCCGCGATTTCCTAGAAAATGACTCTTCACCATACGGCATCTTTTGCGAAGACGATATCATGATTGACGCTGATTTTTTGCCAAGACTCAACCATATTGTCTGCGACTTTGAAAAACAAAATCTGGATATTATGTTGCTCGGGTATCTAATAAGCTATATAATCGGAGAAGGACATGACGGATTTTCATCCTTGTATGAAGGCACCACGTATAGATATTACGGATATGCGCCGGAAACAATATGGGGAACACAGATGTACATGATGACGCGGAAACACGCGAAATATATAATTGACAAATATTCAAGTCCAGAGGCAAATCCAGTTGTTCATTTTAGTGCGGATTGGACAATTACGCAGGAAGGCGAACGGCGCATTGTGTATCCCATGCTGGCGATAGAGGACGGCAAAACCACATATAAAGATGCTGGTCAAGCCCATTTTCACCATTTGTCACATATTATACACTTGAATTCATCAAAATATATTTAACTTATTATCAGTGTTATCGCGTCTGTAAAGCGTCCCTCAGACGCAACATGGAAAAAATGCGAATTAATTCTGCGACGGTTTAGATGATTTCTTTTCAGATTATGTATTATATGATGGCCACAGAATCCGATGCAGTTAATTTTTTAAAAACAAAAGACGGCAATGAAACACTGGAAATCTCTCCTCTTGAACTGACACAAAAAGACTCGGATAAAGAAGATAAAGAAGATAATATACCTTTTTGGAGCACAAATCCCAACGTGCTTTTTAATAAAGAACATATTCTAGAGTTTTTTCCTGTTGAAGACATGACTTTTACGCAAAAACTCAACGCTGTGACCCGCGTAATTATTTTGATGACCATTATCACATTTGCTTACACGCGAAAGTTACAAATACTTGTTGTTGGCGCGATTTCCATCTTTTTCATATACATGCTTTATCAATACAAATCCAAACCGGCAGAAGGCTTTGACTTGTCTGGTCCGGCAGGTGATTTAGTAGAAATCAACATGGGAGGTGGAAATGTCAATAATGTTTTCCAAAAACCGTCGCCGAATAATCCTCTGGGAAATGTATTAGTAACTGATTATATTTATAACCCAAAGAGAAAGCCGGCTCCGCCGGCCTATAATGAATCCGTTGCCGCCGACATTGTTGTTCAGGCCAAACAAATGGTCAAAAACGCGAATCCGGGCAACGCCGATTTGGCAGACAAATTATTCAAGGATTTAGGTGATGAATACGTCTTTGAACAATCCTTACAACCTTTCTATTCCACCGCAAGCACCACCATTCCAAATGATCAAGAATCGTTTAGTGAATTTTGCTATGGCAGCATGATATCATGTAAGGAAGGTAACGCTTTTGCTTGTGCCAAAAACAATGCCACCAAATATAACAATTATTAGAATATCGCTTGTATAAATTATTCTCTACAATCTATATATCTTAGACTTAAAAATGGCGTCTCTACACCCTTATACATTTAATAGCACTGGCCGAATTCGCGCCGACAATGTGGACAAGACTCAACAGAATATGATGAGTTCCAAATACAACAATTATTTGCTGACTTCCTATTTTAGCGAAAATAAGAGTGACGATTATGTGAATTTTGCTACGTCGCAACCTGGTGTAACTTTTAAGGGTTCTTCTGGAATTGGATTTGGTGCCTCCAACATTGATGTTGATTCCGCTTTAACAATAAAAGTTGACAACGAACGATCTTTAGATAAATTGTCTTTACAGCAGCGACCGTTTTTGACTGTCCCTTATTTAGGAAGAGGCAGTTGCGACACTACTCTTGAATCTCAACTTAAACAGGGCGATGTCATCACCAATAAGAAGAGTGTTTCCACTATTTCGGAGCAGTCTTTCATTAACAATCAGATGTATCCTCTCATGGACAGCATCAAGGACACGATCACGAATCCCAAGTATTTGGTTCAGGAGGCGGCTTTAGACGGATGGATCAGAGGCGGTTCTGCCACTCGGGAGTTCACTAACCATTTGCCCAATAATAGATCTTTTTAAACCGATGAAGATTTCTCTCTGAAAAGTGACTATTTCATGCGTATTTATAATACGCAAAGGTATAAATGGTTCGTTTATTTTTTTCTTTGATTAGTATATAAAACAAATGTCTACTACTACTACTCCTTCCGGTGGTTCTTCTAATCCTTTTGCTTCGTTTGGTTCTGCTGCTGCTTCCGTTACAAGTGGACCCGTTACTGGTGGCCGAAGACGCAGACAGTCCAGACAGTCTAGGCAATCTAGACAGTCTCGCAAGTCCAGACAGTCTAGACAGTCCAGGCAATCTAAACAGGGTGGCAAGAGACAGTCCAGATCTAAGAGATCAAGAAAGCAATAATTTGCTTACTGTATCACTGTAAAAACATATATAGATAACAATCGTTAGTTTATTATCTATGAATCTTGATTTAGGAAAAATTACATACGACGATGATGACCAGTATCGCGAGACCATTTGTAAAATATTCAATATTTCCGAGGACGACGACTTTTTCACGAGTCCCTCCGTAAATGCTATTTTAGACGAAATTTATTCCAAGACCGGCGAACATCCTTTCTTCAAACGCATCTATGAAACCGCTGCTGGATTCATGTTCTCTACCGATCCGCAAACTGGAGCATGTGTCCTTTTTGCCTATGATTATGCCGACAAATTCTACGATTGCTTCTCTACATTTATGAAGGTTCCAGATGAGGACAAATCCGCATTTTCCGAGACCACAAATGAAGCGGCAGCATCAATTTATGCCAAACTTCAGAGATAATCATCTTTGTCAATTATATATTTGTGTAAATGACAGACACTCGCAAAAAAGCCAATCGTGGAGACTATGAAAAGGAACAGGAACTCAACACAAATCATCGCGATTATTTCAGCAATCCCGAAAATTATATAAGAAAACCGGACATGACTTATTTGCCCGGAAATGGCCTAATTGGTGCCAAGATTCACACCCTGGATTTAGCAAATAATGGCCTGGCAATTCAGAACTATTTGAGAGGCACCGGAAGCGCCAACATGGTTAATCCGAGTTCACAGGAAACTCCGGATATCAAATATATAAAATCGCTTAATATGTTTGACAAATGCGTCTACATGCCGGATCCGCTGATAATTCATAGAGGCGAGAGACCGACTTGGTCATAAGATTTCCTGGTATATGATCTTGATCCAAGCGTTCCACCTGACCCTTTTAAATTCTTAAATGAAACAACGTTCGTATGTTTTCTCATTTTCATATCATTTTTGCTTATTTTTAGAAACTTCTCATCTGTTTCTTTTTTTAACATTGCTTCCATGTGATCAACTTTGTATTTCTCAAATTCCTCCTTTTCCTTTCTGATTTTCTCTAATTCTACTAATTTCATCTTTTCTAATTCCGCCTTTTCTCTTTTGTATTTCTCAAATTCCTCCTTTTGTATTCTCTCATTCTCTATCTGTTGTCGGCGAATCTTGTCCATTTCTAATTCTTCCTTTTCTTTCTTCGCCGTCAAATATTCCGTGATCTTATTGTTCAATGTATCTTCTCCTTCCGGAGGTAGAGATTCTAATTCGGATATTTCTATTTTTGTATATTTATTTATCAATGTGAATTTTCCTGAATTGCTTATTTCAACCGGAATTCGCACATTTGCCATTATGTATTTTGGCATTTTCTCTATCGGTCCATTTTTTATTTTCTTTTAAAACGCAAAGATTTACAGAGCAAAAATGTAAAATCAATAGTAGGAAATTCACCTACAATGATATTACTTTTTCATTTTCATTTTGTTTATTTCAAAATGTCAAAGACAAAATTTGAAAACATGAATTAAACTAATCAAGTTCTTAATATTCATTTATACCGGTAAAGATTTAAAATAGGAACTGTGGTCGGTTCCCCGAATCTCGTAGGGATGTAATTTCAAATCATTACCGATACCGCGCCCTTCCGTAGGAAGCGATTAAAATGTCCTATTTTAATTCTTCAATGGTGTAATGTATTTTTTTTAGACTTTCTGTTTCTTTTCTTAGACATTCTTTTATTTTTCATGGACTTTTGTTTTCTTATTTTTTTGCCACCTCTTGGTGTTCGTGTTCCTAATAATTCAGCCAAATCCATCCTATTTCCGTCATTTAATCCTAAATTGTCGGTTGCTAATATTCCCATAATAGTATCCCAATCACTGAATAAATTTGCAATTTTTTTATTTTTACCGGATAATTCTAATGCTGTCTTACCAGCATTATTTCTAAGATCTTTATCTGCTCCATTAATTAATAACATTTTAAGAATATCTAAGTGACCATTCCCAGATGCTAGCATTATAGGAGTGTTACCATAATCATCTTTATCATTAGGATTAGCCCCATTAGATAATAGCAGCTCTACCACACCAGCGTGACCATTCCCAGATGCCCATAAAATAGGGCTATTACCATACCTATCTTTATCATTTGGATTAGCTCCATTAGACAATAGCAACTTAACTACTTTGGTGCGACCCTCACTAGACGCAAACATAATAGGAGTACGACCAACACTATTTCTATCATTCGGATTAGCGCCCATAGACAATAGCGCATGAACTACATCAGTATGACCACTATAAGATGCCGACATAATAGGACTACGGTCATCACGATTTCTATCATTGATATTAGCACCTTTGGACCGTAATAGCTTGACAATATTAGCGCTTTTAGACCGTGACGGCTTGACAATATTAACATGGCCTTCACTAGATGCTGATATTATGGGACTCTTTTTTTTATTATCAATACTCATTTATATATAAAATAAATATTTTATTTTACACCTTTGCACTTTTAAACTGCCGATTATATAACCAAAAATCGCCTTTGGCGATTTCACGGATATAAAAGGTGTTTTATCAGTAGCAAAGGTGTAAAAATATGCTTTTGTTAAATTCAAGAATAATGCGAGTAGTCATAGAAATTCAAGGGAAAAGAGGTAATAAATAAAGACAACCATTTATTATATGCTGTTCCATATCAACATTTATGAGTTTTCATATAAAATGTGTGTTTTACACCTTTGCACATTTTAAATGCCGACCTAAAGGTCGGCATCTTTGAATGAGCTTAGGTAACTGTCACTTTGCGACTGATAAAAACACCTTTTATATCCGAGAAATCGCCTTTGGCGATTTCAGGCTATATAATCGGCGTTTTAAAAGTGCAAAGGTTTAAAAGAAAATTATAAAACTTATAAAGATTTTATCATTGATATTTAATCATGGATAAAATTTATGTTAAACAAGCCACAGATCTATTATCCACCCACAGTTATTTTGAGAATTTGGATGTCTTCCTAAGTCCTTTTGGGTTCGCCTTTAGAAAAGTCAAGTTTAGACATGCCATCCATTTATATGAAAAAGCGATAAATGTATTAATAACAGAACGTTTAAATACTGATTCTGTAGCAGAATATTATATGGAAATTGGTTATTTGTATAGCATCCTAGGAGAACCGCTAAAATCCGCCGACCATTATTTGAAATCCGCCGAGAACTTTTTAGACACAAACCGCGCTTTCATTTCAATAAGTTTTGCCATGGACATATATTTTTCTTTAAAAAAAGATCATCTTACAAACCAGATATATGTGAAAATTGTTGAATGCTACAAACTGTTGAGCGATCTACATTATAAGTTGGGCGAATACGCCGAATGCGCAAAATATTTAGATAAATGTATTCATGAATTAAATAAGTATGATTTTAGCAATAAACGTATTGAATTTTATGAGAAGCTGGCATTCATTTATTTGATTCATTTGGAAAGACAAGCGATCGCATTGACTATTTGTGAAGAAATTGTCCGAATAGACAAAACCGAAAACCGAAATAAGTATTTGAAAATTTGCGAGTATTTGCGCAAAGATGATTTAGCCAGTTCTAGGCAATTGGCTCTTGGAAAATGAATATATAATACAAATATATAAAGAATAATATGAATGATTCTCCTTTAGTTATTACGGTTCCCAGAAATAAGGCTTTTCAAAATAATAAATCAGGAGATGGATATATGTTGAACACCAATTTGAAAAAAGATGATTTTGAAATTAAATTAAATGGTGAAGATTTAAAAGATTTATCACCCCAAAATCTCAAAGAAAATCTTAAAGATATTCCCGGGTTAAAAATTAAGCCTTATTTGTCATCAACGTTTAATTCAGAAAAAGACGATGTAAATTTAAAAGCTAAAATTGATGCAGTTATTGATTATGTCAAGAATAATAAAACTGATATTGACGCCCTAAAAAAAGGAGATATACTTTTGATTGATGAGTTTTTGAAAAAAAACGAAGGTAAATATGGTAATTTGGACAAAACATCAATTACTTCAACAATCATATTTCAAACCCCCGACAAAATAGAATATTTGGCAGGGGAAACAGGATCAATAGGTTTAAATGTGGGAATTTCAGGCAGAGAAAAAGACGCGGATGATTTATTGGGATTTTTGAAAGCAGTAGTTGATTCAAGAACAAAGTTTAATGCGGTTTTAACTGAGTTAAAAAGATTGGCAAGTTCCGACGAAAAAACAATAAGAAAAGCTACTTCTCAGGGTTTTAATAAGCTTATGAATATAGGAAGGAATGGTAACGTTACTGATGAAAGATATAAACATTATAAGAATGAATTAGATCAAACAGGAGAAATAATTAAAGCAGACTATAGCATTGAAAAAATATTAAAAGAAACAGAATATGTTGGATTCAATTCTGGTAATTCTGAATATACAAAAGCAGCAGATGACAAAGATTCACAAATATTAATTAAATTGATGAACAAATATGCGTCGGAATTTGATAGCAATGTTCGCCAAATATTAATAACACCAAAAAAAGGAGGCCGAAAAAGCCGCAAGGTATCAAAAGGCGGCCGAAAAAGAAAGACCCGATCAAATAAATTTGCGTAATTGTTTTCAATATTTAAGAACTGGGAAATGACTTTAGCAAAAATAGACGTTCATTTTTTGATAGAGTTTCCCAGTTCTAGGCAATTAATTTTATGAGGATAATGTATATTAAGAGATGGCTGATGCTTTATTGAATTTGACGTTAAAAAATGCGACGTTTGAAGAAAAAGATGGTAAAATGGCATTTGGCAAAATTGAAGCCATTACAAAAATTGGAGGCACATATATGAAAGATGGTGTTGCTACAGAATTTACTGAATTAGAAAATACTACTGGAATTACAAGTGAAGGATTGACAGAAGCATTGAATAAGGTTCCAGTTGTTCTGAGTGATGCTGACAAGAAAGGTAATGAAAGTAATGGTTCTGGTGATGAGTTGGATAAGGCAAAATCTGAGTTGGATAAGGCAAAATCTGAGTTGGAGACAGCACAAAATGATTTGACAGCACTTCCGGAAGATGCTGACGAAGCCACAAGAAAAGCCGCACAAGATAAGCTTGACGCCGCACAAAAGATTGTTAATGGCTTAACCACCAATACAGGAGGCGCCAGAAAATCCCGAAAGGCCAAGAGAACAAAGAAGGGCGGAAAGAAGCGCAGAAGTACTCAAAGACGTCAGCGCAAATCTCGTTAAATAATAGTTGCGAGCCTTATACTAAGGCACACAACTATTATTACTACTTTGTACAAATAATGATTTGTACAAATAATATTACTAAGAACAAATCAAAAACTCCCGAATCCCCTTTATTATATTGGACCCCAATTTGCGTTTATTCACAGTTAAGCCATCCAAATAAGCCGGTTCCGCGCGAATCTTATCCATGAATTCCGCAAAATTCTGAAACGGTTTCATCAATTCCACTGCCGTAGTAGAACTGATTCCCGGGATTTGACACAAGATAATCTCACCGATGTTTTCTTTGGTGATATTAGCCTTTTTAGACGTTTTCACCACTGAGCAATAGGGTTCTACCACATTGGTTCCTGTTGTTCCTATAGTTCCTTCAACGACAGTCCCCTTCTTAAGTTCCCGAATGATCTTGTCCGCCATATAAATAATATGCTGCGCGGTTTCCGTCATGGATATGGTGCGAAGTACCGAAAACCCCTTGAAATAATTCAACGACGCAATACACGCAATGATCTTATGTTTGTCCGCGTCGTTTTTCACGGTTGAAAACATACCCTCCAGCAAATAGACCACATTGTGTGGATTCGGAAAACAGTTTTTTAGGCGATGCGACTGCTCTGAATATCGGCCGTCCTTAATGCTTGACAATAAATCCGCGAACGATTTGCGCTCAATAATGAGATGTGTTATAGATTCGTCGTCGGACATAAATAGGATATCTCCTAATTCAAGAACGCGTTTCTCTATCGGCATGTTCAAAGTTTGGTTCATTGAAACACACAATTCGTATAGCATGGCTTCGCGCTCATCAATTATGATTTTCATGTTATATTTATAATATGAAAATGGTTTCTATGTGGTTTATAAAAATTCTAATACTTACACTAATGTGTGTATTTTTGTATCATTTACACAAAAATTCTAAAATCCAGGATTGTCCGTGAATACGGGTGCCTGCGCAGTCAATACTTGTTTGTCCGTAATGGCATCCAAGAATCCAGCAATGGGTTTGTTCATGGTTAAGACCGCAAATGCCGCGACGGCAACTGATAACCCGGCAATAAATGCGTCGCGCACAATTTCTTTGAGCGGTTTCATTTCCTTTTGGATAAATTTCATGTCTATCATCTTTACTAAAATGAACAAAAATGTGCTAAATACAATTATTGAAATGACTGTTTCCATTTATATTTTGAAAGGGCTTTTAAATGAAGATAATATAACGCAAATATTGTTAATTCTTAACAATACACCGTTTACAAAATATTATTAAGCATTAATAATATTCCGTTTAAGAAACAAAAATTGATTTGCGAAATGCCCGACAAATTCATCAACAAAATACTAAATATAATAATGAAATTCCTATGCTTCTCTATCTGTGGATCTAATATTCCAAAAGAAAATCCTGATTACTTTGACGATATTCAACCCTTTGTCCCCCCGATCAATGAAGGGCATGTTATAAAAGTATATGACGGCGACACAATCACTATAGTATCAAAATTACCTTATTCGGGATCGCCGAAATACAAATTCAGCGTTAGGCTGGCAGGCATAGATAGTGCTGAAATGTCTAGCAAAAATGCAAATGAAAAAACGAAGGCGATAGAGGCGAGAGATGCACTTAGCTCAAAAATCATGGGTAAACAGGTTACACTGAAGAATGTAAAAACAGAAAAGTATGGCCGGATTTTGGCCGATGTTCATTTAGATGGGATGAATTTAAATGAATGGATGATAAATAATGGATTCGCGGTGCCGTATGATGGAGGGAAAAAAATCAGACCCGATGACTGGAATTAAAAAAAATATAAAGGAGGGATCATAAGGCATAAGTGCCGCCACAGGCGGCACAGCCTGTTTCATGCGCAGCATGAAACTTGAACCTTGGTTCCCTTAGAAGGTATCAAAATCCAGCTCAATCAGATCTTCCGCCATTTTTTTTGCGTCATTCAACGGCGCGTCAAAACTCATTATACCTAGGTCTACATTAACGTCGTCGCCCATAATAGTAAGTTTATCTTCATCATCTGATGCTTCCTCCTCCAATTTTCGCTGTAAATTGCGCGACACACTAATTTCCTCCAATCGGTCTATTGATTTTGGCGCCTCTATTTTCTCTTCTTTGCCACTCTCGTCTAACACGTGATCTATATCATCAAATGTAAGGCGAGTAATGACTGGTTCATCGCTGACATTGGAAATAGCAGGAACCATATCAAACGTCGGAGGAGGCGGGCGTTCTTCTTTTATTTCTTTGGAAACTTCTTTAGAACCTTCTTTTGTCGGAACTTCCAAAACAGGTTCTTCGGGGGCGTTTTCAATGATCTCCTCCTCCTCTTGTTCTACAGATTCGTCCAAATACGCCCGCACAATAGATTCAGTCGGAATACTCTCGCGAATCGTCTTCAAAATACACTCTTCAGTAATAATCTCAAATTCACGGTTATGTTTCTGCTGCTGTAGCGGCGCCGCATGTTTGTCAAAAATATAAGCATTTTTATAAACTTTGCTTGCTAGATTGATGTAGACCTTATGTATAAAATCAGACAACTTTGGAATGGAAATGTCTATTTTCTTCTGGCGCGCGCCGACTCGCACACATGTCAACACTTTCAGCTGTATTACATGAACACACGTTATCAGATCCTCCAGATAATTACATCCAGATTTCTCTATGATGCGTTTGCGTTCGTCGTCAATGATATTTGCGTTCCATTTTGGAATGCGACACAACAAATTCTGAAAAGTCATCAAATACTTCTCCACCTCGTTGTTTTCTAAACTGATTTTCCATGACTCGTTAAAAATGGATCGGATGCCCTCCATTATTAGAGGGCACAAGACGCCCACCAAACGACTACACCATTCATTACGCGATTCATTCAAATTGGCAAGCACAAAATCGTCCATTGAAATTACTTATATAAATGATATGTTTTTCAAACTCTTATTTGAACGCAAAAACGCATAGTCAAACAAATAAAACATCGCCATCTTCTCGCAACGATACTCATTCTTGATTTTGTTAAAACAGAATTTCAGCGAAATTACTAATTTTTCATTTCCTAAATCCTCTTCCAAATATTTTATAATATCCAGGCACGAGATGCCTTCCTCGTATAAGCGGTTGGCATAAGTCATAAACCATTTGTGGTCATAATTTGTTTTAGGAAAAGTCTTAAGTATTTCCTTTAAATCGGCGTCCAATATTTGTTTCCTATGAGCCGCCCTCAATTCCTCCGTTTCATAAGTAGAATTTATACCAGTGTGATGTAGGCTAACATATTTCGTCTGATTCTGCCGGATCTGCGTCTTATCGGGAATATATATCTCGCAAAATCTGGACAAAATCGGGTTCAAAAGCTTGTATTTATTCTCTATAATTATGAAGAATCGCGTATTGTGGCTAAAAAGCTCAATACACCGACGCAAGGCACTTTGGGCGTCAATGGTCAATTCATCGGCATTCATGAGGACGATGCTTTTGAACATATTATTGTCGTTACATTGCATATTGGCTTTTGCGAAGTATTTGAGCTCGTCGCGGATGAAACGGATGCCCTTACCGTGGGCGCAATTTACAAACATGACGTTGGTTTTGATACGATTGCGGTCGCCCCCGTAGATTTGGTTGATGAAATTGCCGACGATGGTGCGTTTGCCGGTCCCGGAAGACCCGTGGAAAATCAGATTGGGAATCTTGCGAATGGATATGAAATAGTTCAGTTGTTTTATTACATTTGCGTCTTCCGAGTTCATTTGCGGCGAATAATAGAGAAAGATCCGATTTTCTATATTATTATTGTTGGAATTCTACTTTTTCTTCCCCAGAAAACTCTACGATTTTTTTTGTTAAAATAGAGAAAATGCTGTTTCCATAAATATCTTCTTGCTCCAAATCCGCAATATTTTCAGCAATGAAGTCTTTAACGTCTTCTTTTTCTAAATCTTCTTTTGTCATATGTTTTATTAATATCATGAGCGGGGTAGTGCCTTCAATGTTTTGATAATTCTTGTTGGCAAGTTGGTCTTTCATAATTTCCATTTTATTTTCCGTAGACATGAAACTTCCAGCTACATAATGAAGTGCGGTATTTTCCAATGGATCAATTGGAATATTTGTTTCGGGTATGTCTTTGCTGGTAATTTTATTTTGGATTATTTTTTCTATGAAGTCCGACGAAGCTCCCCGCAGGGGAGCAACGAGCGCTTGCGCAAGCGCGGAGGTATTTTGGATTTGAATTTCTTCTTTTCTAGAAAACTCTACTATTTTTTTTGTTAAGATGGAAAAAATGCTGTTTCCGTATATATCTTCTTGTTCAATATCATCAACAAATTCTATACTTATTTTTTGTAAATCGTCAATATTTTCACATTTTGAAAATAGTATCATGAGCGGAGTTGTTCCTTCGGCATTTTGATAATTATAAAATGATCTAATTTTGTCAAGATCAATTTTAAAAGCTTCAAACATGGCTTCTTTTTGTTCATAAAAACTTCCAGCAATGTAATGAAAATGCGTGTTTCCAATTTCATCTATTTCTTGTGGATCTTGTGAATTATTTTTTGTTATCATTTTTATTATTGTGTCGGCGTCTGCGTCTGTTGTGGGATTTTTAATAATAAGTTTTATGAAATCTTCTTCCTTTTCTTCAACAATTGGTAAATTATCAACTTTTTCTGGCATTTTTTTGTTTAATAAATTATTTAGACCTGGCAATAGAGATCTTTGTAATTTATTATCTAAAACTTCTGCTTTCGGTTCAACTTTAAATGATCCATTCAAACCTGGCAATAGAGATCTTTGTAATTTATTATCTAAAACTTCTGCTTTCGGTTCAACTTTAAATGATCCATTCAAACCTGATAATAGAGAATTTCGCAATTGATCATCTATAACTTTCACTTTGGGTTCATCTTTAAATGCCATATTCAAACCTGATAATAGAGAATTTCGCAATTGATCATCTATAGCTTCTAATTTTGGAGGATCAACTTTAACAGTCTCATTCACAATTGGAGCAACTGAATCTTTTAAAGATTTATTTAAACTTAGAAAAAGCGAGTCTTGTAATCTTTTCCTCTCGGCTTCTTCCTTTCTTTTCCTCTCGGCTTCTGCTGCTTCCTTTATTCTCCTTTCTGCTGCTTCTTTTTCTAATTTTTCTGCTGCTAATCTTTTCTCTTCTGCTTCTAATCTTTTTCTCTCGGCTTCTTCTGCTTCTAATCTTTTTCTCTCGGCTTCTTCTGCTTCTAATCTTTTTCTCTCGGCTTCTTCTGCTTCTAATCTTTTCCTCTCGGCTTCTTCTGCTTCTAATCTTTTTCTCTCGGCTTCTTCTGCTTCTAATCTTTTTCTCTCGGCTTCTTCTGCTTCTAATCTTTTTCTCTCGGCTTCTTCTGCTTCTTCTGCTAATCGGATTTTATTGGCTTCTTCTGCTGCTAATCTTTTCTCTTCTGCTAATATTTTCTCTTCTGCTTCTTCTGCTAATCGGATTTTATTGGCTTCTTCTTCTCTTTCTTTCGGAGTTCCTCCCGATATTATATCATTCAAATCATTTTCAATTCCCATAATTTTGAACATTTTTTCATCAACATTTTCATTAATATTCCATTTTTTATCTTGAATAAGTTTGTGTTTACCTTCAAAATCTGTAATTTTTAAAATTGAATATATGTTTGAAACATCCTTAACATTGCCGCATATAAACAATTTAATTTGTTCTTGAAAAGTTCTGTCGCATATTTCTTTTATAAAATTTTTTTTATTTGCTGCTATTATTATTTTTTTTATAATTGAGTCATTTATATTTTTTTGTACTTTATCACAAAATCTATACAATTCGGTGTCAGGCAAATTATTTGATTTTATTTTACCAAGCGTTTGTTTTAATTCATAAATTTCATATTTTTTATCAAAATTCATTTTTAATAATTCATCAATCGTTTTTTCATTGTTATTGTCAATTGTTTTTAATATTTGTGTCATTGATGGATCGGTTCCTTCTTTTATAAAAAAATAGATGGCATAATTTTTCATGCAAAATATATCTTCTCCAATATTGCTTTTATTATTTTTAAAATTTGCGTCAAACAAGTCCGACAAGTTATTAGTACATTTATTTGTGATTTCCATTCCTTTTAACAAATACTCCAAAAACATGTTTTTTAAATATTTTTTTTTAATTTCTGGAGTATCTTGATTTTCATCTTTTATATATTCAAATATTGTTTGATCTGAAACAATTTCGTTGAATAATTTTGAAAATTTTGTTTCATATCCATGATACGAAACTTTTTTATCAGGGTTTTTTTCAATAAATTCAATTATTCCTAACCACATGTTAACAAAATCCAAAATAAATAATGTTGCGAGTTGGTTTTTCACAATTATTTGTTTGTCTTCTATAAATTTGTTTTTTAAAACATCACTAATATTTTGTAAAGCAAAATTACTTTCACAATCATTGCTATGTTTTTTACATGTGTCTTGAATACATATTATAAATTTGTTGTAATTATAATTATTTAATATATCGTTGATTTTTGTGAATTTTGACGAAATATTATTGCCTAATTTGTTGTCAAAATTTTTATACAAATTAATTAATACAGTTGCCAAATTATTGAATTTGTCTTTTTCAATGGAAGTGTTGAGTCTTATTTTTTCAATTAATTTTTTTGTGTTATCATATTTGTCCTTGAAAGTTTTAAATTTATTTTTATTGTCTTGTGTTACTTTTGATATTGACGCATTTATTGTATTTACATTTGTGTTTGGCTTTGGTGGCATATCCTACTTATATTATCCAAAGAATAAAAAACACTTTCTAAACCCAATATATATGAATCAAAGTCACAGATTAAAAAATAAAACAAGATATCAAAAAATTCCAAAATTTACAAAATCTCTATCGTTTCCAAAATTCACTCGCAAAAGTAAAAGCAAAACTCATGTTCCACTTCCGCTTCCTCAATATGTTCTTGTGCCACCTCCTCAAAATACACACATTGATTTTGATGCACGGCGAATAGATCCCATTAAGAATGCGGGCAAATCCGAAATCATCCTCTTATTTATCATGCATGGCCAAGATCTCAAAACAAATTTAGATGAAAAACTAAAAGAAAATACGCTGATGTTCAGCATGGCTCAGCCTGGCGGTGCGTCATCCATGTCTTGTTTTTATAATGTTGAATCTAAATCTAATGTTACCGGTGTTAGCCCATATTTTATTAAGAAACATCTCACGAAAAAACTTCACAATGGAAACCGCAGTGTGGTAGATGTCATGCGCGAATTATCAGATAATTACAGAAATGGCGTTTCTCTCAAACAATATGATATTCCATCCGTCTCATTCAATTATTTGGCCGAACACTCAAAAGAAATGTTTAAATATCACAAAGGTAAATCCGACAAATCCGAATTAAATAATGAATTGAAATTGTTGAGAGAACATAAATATGCGAGTCCGATGGTTTACACTAAAGATCGCAAATATACGTCTTTTTATGAAACATATGAGGAAAAAGAAATACGCGAATCTGAAAATATGGATGCGGAATATAAAATATTACAAACTAAGGACGACTTAAACAGCGTAAAACGCGTCAAATCGCTGTCTATTCCGCTTGGAATACATGTGATTGATGTGCGTTATCCCAAAACGGCACAACAATCTAATTTGTTCAAAAACTTTGATATGAGTATTTTCAAATCATCCAATATGATTTCAAGACATGTTGTTGAATTTAAACTGAGTGATTTATTAAAATCATTGAAAAATAAACTGGGATTTGATAATGTGGCAATTTTTGATTATGCGTGTCGCTCCTATGGAGACGCAGACACATACGAACCGGATGTCAAAGCGGGTGAGCAAATGTCTAGGATATTCAAATCCAAAGGCCTTGGCTAAAAACAACGTTTTACTTTAAAAAACAACGTTTTACTTTAAAAAACAACGTTTTACTTTAAAAAACAACGTTTTACTTTAAAAAACAACGTTTTACTTTAAAAAACAACGTTTTACTAATAAAAACAACGTTTTACTTTAAAAACAACCCTAGATAAAGTATATTTTGCAAAACAATATAATGTAAAAATGCTATTATTTTCAAATAATAATGTCTAATTTTGTTGGAGATGGTAAATTTGAATTTGTTGATGAAATGGGCAGAGCATATTTTATATCTGCCCACAGAACAATCACACAATGCGAATTGTGGGGTTGGTTAAGAGATTTTGAACCCGATCCGGATCGCGGATTCATGTTCACTAGTGGCGTGCCCGAATTGGATCGCATCCAACAGACTCTATTCCGAGATCCAGTGAATAACGGTCATTCGGGGGCGTCCTATGCCGTTGTCATGCGAAACATGTCATATATTGCCAAGAATGGGTATGAGGCATTCCGTAATAAAATTGCTTTTGAATTACAAGTATAATTTTCACATTTTTACAACATTCAACTGTTTTGTGAAAACGTATCTTTCATGGTACATAGTGCGTCGTCGCAAATTACATAGTAAACACGCAATTTCCACATTGCCTCTATTGTGCCCCTTGGAATTATCCATGCGATCCAATGTCCATTGTTTGTCTTCTCTTACAGCATTGTATAAAAGCATCACATTTTCTTTACAATAAAAGCATTTCATGTTTTTCTCACGCAATAGAGAAACTACATAATCATAATTAACAAATAAGCTTTCATCGTATTTGTTTTTTTTCAGGTCCTGACTCCGATAACTGTGGATTTTGTAATTGATTTGGCGACGAATTTCTATCTGACTTTGACTTGCGCCATGTTCGTCATTTCCATTCTCATCAATCAAACATAAATTCAAATATTGATTCTCATGCGATAGAGAAGCCTCGTCAAATGTCCAATTTTCAGTTACTTTGCGATTCTTTATTTCATCAGGTTCTTCTTCTAAATATTCTTTTTTTTTGCCCACTTTCATTTTTATTATTTTCACATCATTTTCAGACATTATTCCGTGTTAGAATAACATATACAAACAATATAAACCTTAATTAATAACTATATAAAAGCGACGCAATAATATAATGTTTCAACCAGAATCAATCAACAACATTTTTGTAGAAGAATCCGTATCCACCGAAGTTCCTACTACCAAAACCGCCGACACCAAAATTATGAACAAGTACAAGAATTTCATCGCTGCCTCGGGTACGCAAAAAAACGCCACGTTGGATCCCAACCCCACCACGGATAAGATTGATGAGCTTCTGGAAAAAGAGAAGCAAAACATGAGCACCGAGCCATGGAACAAGCTAGATAAGCGACTTAAAATACAGAAGCTACATGCTTATGCCGAGAAATACGGCAAGGAAAATTCGCTCCCACTTAAGGAAATCAAAGCCTTAAAAACGTTTTTCAGCGAATGTCTTACTAAAGACAAGCTGGCAAAAGTAAAGGACGTTGATTATGCCCGCGATACTGGCACCATTACTAATATTGGCGGGCTATTTTTGAATGTTGTCACGCGGACATTTACTATTCGCAATTTGGAGAAAAAGGTCTCTACATTGAAGTCGCTGACACCCAAGAAAACATCATTGGAAGTGACAAATGAATAAACATTGCGAAAGAATACAAAAAAATGCCATATATTAATATAACTATTAATATAGAGCTTTTACAATGAATACCGAAGATTTGGAAGAAATAGAACAAGAAACCCACGAATTTTTCCAGTCTTATTTAGAAAAAAACATCATTGAATTGTCGCATCCTGATTTTTTTGATAAAATGGTGGATTCCGCCGCTCAAACCGCATTTGAAGACTGTGTGTGTTCTGGATACATTGACCCAGATAATGAAGACGCATTTGACCTGTTTCGCGAACAAATCCGTATATTCGCTACCAGTTATTTGAAATTGATAGGAATGCGTCGTCGGTCTTACAAAAATCCCAAGTCGCATCATTATGTGAATTTGCCGATAGAGACAATTGATGAGCGAATGCGCGTTGTCAATTCGGCATATCAACCGGCCCAACGCACCCCCGAATGGTACACGTTTCGGCATGGTCTCATAACCGCCAGTAATATTTGGAAGGCGTTGGGCAGTGACGCAAATGTGAATAGTTTGATTTGTGAGAAATGTAAGCCATGTCAAGCGCGCGATAGAGGCAATAGTGTAGAAGGCGATGAAGAAATGCATTTACAAATCCAAACTAAGCATGTTCATATGGAACATACTAAGCAAATACAACCATCAGTTCAAACCTCGGTTAATACACAATCTACATTACATTGGGGTGTCAAATACGAACCTCTATCAGCCATGATATATGAAATGCGAAATGAAATCAGGATCGGTGAATTCGGATGTATCCAGCATCGCGAGCATACCTTTATTGGCGCTTCGCCCGATGGGATTGTTTTGTCGCGCAGCTCGCCTCTTTATGGCCGCATGTTAGAAATCAAAAACGTGGTAAATCGCGAGGTCAATGGAATCCCGTCCATGCCCTATTGGATCCAGATGCAGGTCCAAATGGAAGTGTGCGATTTGGAAGAATGCGATTTTGTGGAAACCGTTTTCAAGGAATGCGATGAAGACGACTTCTACCAAAATAGTTACAAATATCAATACAATGGTGTCATTCTCTATTTTATCAAACGCGATTTCGTGGACAATTCGCCGAAATACGTCTACATGCCTCTAGACATTCCGATAAAGAGATCGGCGATCAACGAATGGATTGAACAACAGAAACTGGCCAATAGAGATGATTATGTTTTGTTTAAGCGAATTTATTGGTATTGTGAGATGTTTTCGTGCGTATTGGTTCATAGAAATCGGGAATGGTTCGCTGCGGCATTGCCAAAGATCCGCGAAATATGGTCAATTATTGAATTGGAACGAGTGACTGGTTGTGAACATAGGCGACCCAAGAAGAAGGAATCAGCAGATGCGTTGATATTTCAAAAAAGCAAATGTTTGATTGATCTGCAAAACTTATAATCAAAACCATTTAGATATTTCGTCAAATATTATTATATTGTAAGATGCAACATAATAATCAAACAAAGGATGAGATGCGCGTTTTAAAACGCGATGGAGTAATTGAAATTGTATCTTTTGACAAGATTTTGCGACGCATTAAAACCATCGGACAAGAAGTCGGAATCAAAATTAACTACACTCAACTTACCATGAAGGTCATTGACCAACTCTATGACAAGATTTCTACTACCAAAATAGACGAGCTCACCGCCGATCAGTGCGCGTCCATGTCATCTATTCATCATGATTATGGAACCTTGGCAGCCCGAATCGTGGTATCTAACCACCACAAAAATAGTGATTCCGATTTCTCATTCGTGTGTAAATCTTTATACAATTACATTGATAAACACGGGAATAATTCGCCATTGATCTCGGAAGATCTCTACAATCTTGTAGAGGCCAATGCGACAGCGATTAATGCTCATCTAGATTTCAACCGAGATTATTTATTTGACTATTTCGGATTCAAGACATTAGAGCGATCCTATTTGATGCGCATTAATGGCAAGGTGGTGGAGAGACCTCAGCATATGTGGATGCGCGTGTCACTGGGAATCCACGGCGCTGACTTGGAATCCGCGTTCCGAACTTATGATCTGATGTCGCAGAAATACTTCACCCATGCCACGCCGACGCTTTTTAATTCGGGCACTCCAAGACCACAGATGAGTTCGTGTTTCTTAATTGCCATGGAGGAGGATAGCATCGCGGGAATATACAACACACTGAAAGATTGTGCTCTCATTAGCAAGTGGGCGGGCGGAATTGGATTACATATCCACAATATCCGGGCGAGCAATAGTCATATTCGGGGGACCAATGGTTCAAGTAATGGAATTGTGCCCATGCTGCGCGTTTTTAACAATACGGCTAAGTACGTTGACCAGTGCGTCGTTCCTGAAACCATAATATACACGACTCAAGGACCAACAGAAATACAAAACTGTTCATACGGAGAAACACAAGTATTCAATTTAACTGGTGGAGTGGAAACCATTGAAAATGTATTGGAACATCCTTATGAAGGTCAAATATACAACATAGAAACCATGCATTCAATTGACAATTTGAAAATCACGCCGGAACATCCAGTGTATGCTTTGAAAAATCAAGCAAAGGGTCTTAATTATGACGTAATCACAAACAGATTGAATAAGAAGATTGCGGAATTTGAATGGGTAGACGCAAAAGATTTGGATAATGATGACATGCTGATTTATAAAATTCCAACCCACAATGTTGAAAATGACTTAATATCCGAAGATGATTGTTACATGTATGGAGCAATATTGGGCGATGGATGTATGAGCAATGCCGATCAGAATGGTTATTTGTCTCTACATACCGTGAATAAAAAACACATTCTTGATTTTTCAATTAAATATTTTGAAAACAAATGCGTTGAATATAGAATAGACACGAATGAAAATGTTACAAGAATCCGATGGAACAAAAACATAAATATGCCTTTTAGATACAGTGATTGCTATGATGAAAACAAGATTAAGCGTGTTCATCACAAATGGTTAAATCTGCCAATTCAAAAATCAAAATACATATTGAAAGGGTTGTTGGACACCGATGGATGTAATAACAAAGAATTAGTATTTGACAGCACATCAAGGAATTTAATTGAAAGTGTTAGGTTTATTTGTTTGAAAATGGGAATTCTTACTAGCGGATATGTAAGAGACAGAGTAGGTGAGAGTCACGTGTCTTCCGCGGGAAGTTTGATCATCAATAAAAAAATAAGTTATTGTTTGAAAATACCCAAAACAAAAATGATTTGCGATTTGATGAACATGGATTATGATGACAATCAGTTTTTCAAATTTTTTAAGTATAATGATTTCTTATTAACACGCATTAAAAGCATTAAAACTGAAGAATATTCAGGAACTTTGTATGATCTACAAATGAAAACCCAACATGATTATTTGCTTCACAATTGCGTTGTCCATAACGGTGGTGGAAAAAGAAATGGCTCCTTCGCAATTTACATGGAGCCATGGCACGCAGACATAGAACTTTTCTTGGACATGCGAAAGAACCACGGCGACGAGGAATTGAAGGCGCGCGACCTGTTTTATGCTTTGTGGATACCGGATCTTTTCATGGAGCGAGTGAAGACCGATGGCACATGGACTCTAATGTGCCCGGACGAATGTCCGGGCTTAGCCGACGTATGCGGCGACGAATTCGCCACTCTTTACACCAAGTATGAACAATCGGGCAAGGGTCGCAAAACAATTAAAGCCCGCGAGATCTGGTTCAAGGTATTGGATGCGCAGATGGAGACGGGCACGCCTTACCTCTGTTACAAGGACGCAGCTAATAAGAAATCCAATCAACAGAATTTGGGTGTCATCAAGAGTTCCAATTTATGTAGCGAGATAATTGAATACTCCGACGAGAATGAAACCGCAGTTTGTAATTTGGCGAGCATCGGACTCCCCACATTTGTTGATGCGGAAACTAAGATATTTAACTATAAGAAACTCCACGAAGTCGCGCAAGTGATCACAAAGAATCTGAACAAGGTGATTGACGTGAATTATTATCCGACGGAGAAAACCCGCGTCTCAAATATGCGTCACCGACCGATTGGCATCGGAGTCCAAGGATTGGCTGACGTATTCATGTTGATGAACGTGCCATTCCACAGCGACGCCGCTAAGGAAATCAACCAGACTATATTTGAGACTATTTATCATGGGGCCTTGACCGCTTCCGCCGATTTGGCCGAGAAGGACGGGCCTTATGAAACTTACGCTGGGTGCCCCGTGTCCAAGGGATTACTACAATATGATATGTGGAATACTGAACCCAAATACAGCACAAATATGTTTGACTGGACCGCTCTCAAATCACATATTAAATCGCACGGACTTCGCAATTCACTGCTAATGGCGCCGATGCCGACTGCGTCAACATCGCAGATCCTAGGATTTAATGAGTGTTTTGAGCCGTTTACGAGTAATATTTATAGTCGCCGAACATTAGCAGGAGAATTCATGTTGACAAACAAGTATTTAATGCGAGATTTGCTGGATATAGGATTATGGAATACTGATATGAAGAACAATATCATAGCGAACCAAGGGAGTGTTCAACATATTGAAGGCTTGCCTCAACATATTAAAGATAAATACAAGACAGTTTGGGAGATTCCGATGCGCCATGTGATAGATATGGCGGCCGATAGAGGCGCCTACATTTGTCAGAGTCAAAGTCTTAATTTATGGATGGAGGATCCTAATTACAACGCGCTCACATCTATGCATTTCTACGCATGGTCAAAAGGATTGAAGACGGGAATGTATTATTTGCGCAGAAGAGCCAAACATAGGGCGCAACAGTTCACGATAGAGCCGGAGAAAGCGGTTTCTATAGGAAACAACGCAGGAAATGGAAATAATGAAGAAGTTAGTTGCGATGTTTGTAGCGCCTAGACTTGCGTTTTTTAGTTTTATTATTGCGTTTTTTGGTTCTTCGTTTGCGTTTTCCTCCTTTAAAACTATCTATTTTTTCAATTGCGTTGACTAATCTTGTTGTGTATTTAGTTTTCTTTTTGTCGCATTTTTCCACATGTTCGTTATCTAAACAATATTCTAAATGAAATCTGTAAATATATCCAATTTGTTCCAACAAACTTAATTGAAACCCAACTTTACCAATGACGCATTCGGCTTCAGTGCCGTTAACTGGACATCTAAGTGGCACAGTTGTCTCATATTTTCGTGGTGCTGCTTCTCCTGGTGCTGCTTCTCCTGGTGCTGCTTCTCCTGGTGCTGCTTCTCCTGGTGCTGCTTCTCCTGGTGCTGCTTCTCCTGGTACTGCTACCGGTGCTGCCACTGCTTTTGCCTGCATTGTGCGCACAACATGATATACAGTTGGCGCGCAAGTATAACTTTCCATACGATATGTCAATGCGGTTCCAATTAATTTTAATAATTCTATCATTTCTGTTTTTTTATCCTGTTTTTCAATACTCAAATAACCATTTTTTGCGGTTTCAGCAGCAATAACCGCATCATAATACATTTTTCGTCTGTCATGTGAAGATTTATTCATAAACTCTTTGACTACTTCTTTTGATTTGTTCAACCATGTTGTATCTTGTGTAAATGGAGCCAATTTTCCTTCTATTTTGAAAAAATCATAAATTTTTACGGCGTGTGTGGCTGCGTCAAACGCATCTTTCAAAACTTTATTGTCTTTGTCTGCGTCAAGTGCTGTTTGGGTTTCTGTGATTTTTTTATCAAGTCCTTCTCTATCACCCGTGTATTTAAGTTCTGTCAAAATTTTGTCAAAAGTTAATCCGTCAACATCTTCTTCTTTTGCCAAATACACATTTCTAACAATGCTATTTCCAGCAATGGGTAGAAATGTTGCTAAATCAGCTTCAGTCAATTTGGATGTATCCAAATAAAATATATCAGGATGTTCTTTATCTGATTGATCCGGATTTGGTATAGTTAACATGTCAGCATATGTTTCAATGTCAAAATCCAAGCTTTCTTTTCCAGTAAATATTAAAAATAAATTTTCAATGGTTGAAACAATAAATGCTAAAGCGGTATTTGTTGACTGTCCCGAATATTGTATTCCAATGTCTATGTCGGATGAGGGAGACATACTACCAAAAATTCCCATTTTGTAATTTGTCAAATCATCTTTTATATCTATGAAATCAAGTTTAAACAATTCTGCCGCATTCGTATTATTTTCGTAAACCGCTTTATGTAAATTTTCATCTAAAAACATTGCGGTGGCAAATGTCAAGATCTGATAAAATAAATATGTTCGCGCGATCCACAGTTTTTGTTTTTTGCTATTATCCTTTTCGTTTGTCACCATTTCAATGTAATTTTCAGGAGATTCAGGATTGCCTCTTATCTCTTTCATTAATTCTAATATTTTTGTAATTTTCGCTTGCATTAATTCTTTTGTTAAATCTTCACTAATTAATTGACATTCTAAAAATAGATCATTCGCAAATCCTGTATCCAATCCTTGGTCTTCTTTAAACTTGGCAATATCTTTATTACATCGGGTTTTAATGCTTTCAAAATCAAAAAATGGATAAACTTCCGCCATTTATATATTATCTAAATAGAAAATATATAATTTAATAAGGTTTTCCCGTATAAAATGGTATCAAAATATGTTTAAGTGTGAGCAACCACACCATTGTCATAAATGAATTCTCAACAATTGTATAAATAAAATTCAAAGTGGGATGCGTCATTACTCCAATATTTGTATCGGACATGTTTCCAAAAATCTCTATTTTGAATTCCTTCATTATATCTTGTAATTCCAATATCCACGTGCAGTCTTCTTCCGAAGTTTGCCATTTTTTATCCAACATAAATGTAGCAGCAATTGTCATCATCTGGTAAGACAAATATATTTTGCGCAATTCGCCATAGGTTTCATTTGATATTTTGGCCAATTGTTTATCTATGTCTGATTTTGTGAGCAATGAGTCCAGGCAAATTAAATAAGCATCATCAAATTCATTGTTTGTAAACTCGTTTGTTAACTTGTTTAAGTCTTGTTGACACCTATATTTGATATTGTCAAACGAAAAAACAGGATATTCCATTTTATTTATAAAATATATATACAAAAAGGTTTTATATATATATAATAATGTCACTAATCTACGTAACAGCTTTAATAAATATTGATTGCCAAGTTTCCCATAAAACCACTGAATGGCGCATCAATAACTTCAAATTATTACTTGAACATAAAAAAAGTCATCCATCACACGGTGAATTCCGCGTCATACTATTCTACGATCCCATTTATGAGGAAGATCTGAAGGATATATTTGACAAACATACAAATATATGTCATGTGCCTTTTGATTATAAGACAGAATCGTGGATTTACCAGGCAAGTTTGCCATTTGCCAATAAATTGCCCGACGTGAGAAATGAAATCAAAGATGACTTTTTATTTTTGTCTTTGATAAACATGAAGATAGAGATTTTGGAAAAAGCGATTAATTTGATTAATGATGAATCAAACGAATATAATCATTTTGCGTGGATAGATTTCAATTTACCGCATGTATTTAAACGCCACGCAGATACAATTGATTACATGTATTATTTGTTGGAGCAACAATTTATACCAAAATTCATCGCGGCACCTGGGTGTTGGAACATAGATGCTCATACCCACATAGATTTCAATCATGTGAACTGGCGGTTTTGTGGCGGATTTCTGATTGGTGATGCCAACTCCATTTTAGACATGTATGAAATGTATAAAAATCATTATGTTGAGGCCATGACAAAACATAATCGCATCACATGGGAAGTCAATATGTGGGCCTATTTGGAAAGCGAATATAAATTAGAAATTACTTGGTTTCAGGGGAACCACGATGACAGTATTGTTTATATGCCATCATCTCTATTTTCGGCGAATTTGTCTGATTATTATGCCAATAAAATTGTCCGTTACAATTACCCAGAAATACCTGGATTCTATCCATCGTCGGCATCCTTTTTAAAAGAGGGGAATGTCATCAACACCCGATATGTAAATTACCAAATCAACAATTTCGGTAAATTTATTATAAATCATAATGGCACAATTCAATCCCTCAATATGAAGAGCGTATTGTCACCAGATTTGACCAAGATTGTAGAGTCTACATTAATGGACGAGTCTAAGATCGGATTGGAACAACAGAATCAGCATGTGATTGGCTTGGAAGACTTGCGCATCTACATGAATGCCGATAGAGAAATGGAATTTGTGGCGGCTAATACTTCCTACATAAAATCGGGGGCAATCCGAATTGTGAAGGGAAGATATGGGAAGGACGGATTGGAATCAGGACAAATTTTAGAACCGCCGACGGAGACCAGGTGTGAAAAGAATTGGATTCCGTTTTTGGGAAAATACATTTACAGGTGGCAGCCGTTTGAGATTGGATCTTTGAATGAAGATTCAAAGCTTGTGATAGAGAGCAGTCAACATGTGCCAAATCTTATATTTGACAAGGTGCGCGGATCAACCGTGCCAATATGGTCGGAAAAAGATAAATGTTATATTTGTGTGGTTCATTACTCGGAATCAGTGAAAAATGCGCCTCTACACTATTATCACATGATGGTTAAAATCCAAGTCAAAGATGACCCTGTCATTATTGGCTGGTCTAATCCGTTTCACTTTGTGCGATTAGGAGTTCAATATTGTATAGGATTTACAATTAATGAAAAAGACAATTCATATGGATTCTGGTTTTCGGAGAATGATAATTGTCCGGGGTTTATTCATAATTGTAGTAGTTGTCAGTTTTCCTTTTATGAATAGGCAATTTGTAGACGCGTTCTCTATCGGGGTTCCTTTTTCCTCCTGTATTTTGTGATTCAATGGTATCATTGAGAACTTTTGTTAGTTCAATGGATTCATTGTTTGGTTGTGTTTCAGATTTCATGGTATTATTAAGAGATTCTGTTAAATTGCTGTTAAATTGACTATTATCATTGGCAACAGAGACTGTTGGTTTATTCAATGCTTTTTTTGCTTCTTTTGTTTCTTTATCTTTTTTATCTTTTTCATCTTTTTCTGCTTGTGAACATTTTTTAATAGTTCTCCAATTTGCACTATATTCATGAGTTTTATAATCAAGGTAAATAATTCCTTGTTTTTCACTACTCCATTCATCATTTTCCCAATTCTCATAATAAATACAATTTATTTTTTTGTTACCTGTATCATAATCAATATTATATACTCGTTCTTTGAATTTTTTTTCAATCACACCTTTGGAAACAAATCTACCAGTTTTGGGTATTATTTGTCTTTTAATAACTTCGTCAAATGTAATACAGTCACCCGATTGTAAAGTTATATTCAAATCTTTAAGCACAAGTATTTTGTCATCAGAATTTGAATCAATTTCTGGAATTTGTTTGAAATATAAATTTGTTCCATTTGTGTTTTTATAATCCAAATTTTTGCCATTGTTAAGAATTACGGAGTAATTATCTTTTGAAATTTTTGTAACACTTTTAATTCTTCCTTGTTTAACATAATAATCTTCTGTTCTTATTAAAGTTCCTTCTTTATCTACAAATCTTACATTCTCTTTAATATAATAATTAATTCCGGATTCACCATATTCCTGTTCATCTTTTTTTAAAACATCATCTAATATTTTTACGAATCTCATATCATTTGTGTCTTTTGAAATAATCCTTTCTTGCTCGTGCTGCTCAACAGGATTGGCATCTGCGTCGGTTTCATTGCTTAAATTTGAATCAGCGGTTGAAGCCAATTTAAATACTGAATTTACAAACTCAGTGGAGTTTAATTGTTGTTTAGATTCTTCAATTGGTTTAATTTCAGATTTGATGGTATTATTAAGAGCTTTTGTTAAACTATTGTTAATTTGACTATCATTATCAAGTGGTTGTGTTTCAGTTTTGAAAGTATTATTAAGAGCTTCTGTTAAACTGTTGTTAATTTGACTATTATTATCATTTGGTTGGTTTTGATCATTTGTGTTTGAAGCTAATTTAAATATTGAATTTACAAACTCGGCGGAGTTTAATTGTTGTTTGTTGAGAGGTTTTGGTGTATCATTTAGTTGCGTTTCATTTTTGAAGACAGTGTTAAGAGCTTCTGTTAAACTGTTGTTAATTTGACTATTATCACTATTATCACTAGGTTGTTTTTCAACATTTGTGTTTGAAGCCAATTTTAATATTGAATTTACAAACTCGGCAGAGTTTAATTCTTGATCATTTGATTGATCATTTTGCTTTTCTTCAACTTCACCCGTGTCAGTTGTCATAGGTAAAGTCGTGTTTGAACTTGTATTTGAACTTGTATTTGAAGCCAATTTTAATAATGAATTTACAAACTCAGCGGAGTTTAATTCTTGATCATTTGTGACAGCTGGATTTGATTTAACTTGAATATTACCATCACTTGCTGATGAACTTGTATTTGATGCCAATTTTAATATTGAATTTACAAAATTTTCGTTACTTGATCCAACTTCTGGATTATTATTAACATTTGTGTTTTGACCAACACTTGTATTATCTTTTAATGGTAGATTTGCTCCAGGAGTTGTAGATGTATTTGTGTTGTTCGCTAGTGTATTATCGTTAACTCCGTTATTTGATAAATTATTAGAAACACTATTTTGACTTGCTGACTTTATTTCTTTTATCAATTGATTTATTGATATTGCTCCTGCATTTATGGCATCATCAAATAATACTTCTTCTTCTATTTTGTACAAATTTTCGCCAATAATAAAATCTGTTAATTCATTTATTTTTGATTCAGCAGATTTTAGTTGCTTTGAAAATATCGTAAAAACTGGATGCCAATTTAACTGATTTTCTGTGATTCCTATATCAGTTAACATTTCTAAAAATTCTTCTGACTCTTCTTTTAATTCTCCTGACTCTTCTTTTAATTCTCCTGACTCTTCTTCTGACTTTTTTTGTGACTTTTTTATAAAAGCGTTCATTGTTTTGTCATTATTAAGCATCAATTCGTTTATATTTCGTTTAACATTTTTGTCATCTGTAAATTTGCCATCGTTCACTTCATAAGAAGGAAAACTTTTCCATTCACCCGATTCTGAATTAAAAATGCGAAACATGTAATAATATTTTGGATTTTGTTCATTTATACTTGAAGTTACACCTTTATTTAATGCCTGTTTCAAATTCATCATCTATATATTTATAATAAATACAAATATACAGATCCAATAAACGTCATAGTGAAATCCCTAACAAATACCAACACAAGAAAAATTGATTCCAAAAAAAAAGTTAAACAGAAAAGCAAAAATATACTAACACAATGAAAAAATCAACTAACACCAACTATTCTTTCCGTTTATTCCATTTTGACATTTTCAATTCGGCGCCTTTAGACGTCGTCGCCGACAACGCCTCTTCATCCGATGACGAAAAAGGCGCTAAACCAAAGCGCACCGATGACAAGCTGTTCATGGTTCAAATGTACGGAATCAACGAAAAGGGCGAAACCGCCAGTATTTTTATAGACGATTTCCAACCATTCTTCTACGTGAAAGTAGAGGACAATTGGACAGAATCCACCATGCAAGGATTCGTAAGAGAAATTAAACAAAATTTGGGGGATTATTACAAGACTTCACTCGTCGCGTTTGAGATGATTGATAGTCAGAAATTATACGGGTTCGCCGCAGGCAAATTATCAAAATTCGTTAAACTAACATTTAAGAACACCGTGGCATTCAATAAGGCCAAGAATCTGTGGTATGTAAAGACTCCTATAGGCGGTAAGACTTTGTGCTACTACAAAACCAAACAGGGCAAAAAGATGCATAATTCGGCTTGTTTGCCTTTCCTAAAGGACACCGAATTGTATGAAGCCAATTTGCCACCATTGCTCCGATATTTCCACATCAATTCAGTGTGGCCCAACGGCTGGGTTTCTGTAAATGGCCGTGACACTGGAATCCATACTACATCATGTAAGTATGAATTCATCATTTCACAGAAAAACGTTATCCCTATGCCAGAGAAGGAAACGGTGGTTCCTTACAAAATCATGAGTTTTGATATTGAGGCAGGCAGTAGTCACGGCGATTTCCCTTTACCCAAGAAAACATACAAGCGTTTGGCTATGAACATGATTGACGAATACATCAAGAACGGCATTTGTGACAAAATTATTGCTGGTCAAATGTTCAAATCTATGATTTTAAATGCATTTGGATTCTTGAGTGGATCTATGGACGCAGTTTATCCCAAGTCGGGCAAGCAAGATAGGAAACAGATAGAGGCCATGACCGATTATGTATTGAAAACATCATTCAATGAGGCTACGAGCAAGCAGACGGTTGAGTCCGCGCGTCTCTTAACTCTTGACACTATGTTTGAGAAGATGAAATCGGCCAGTAAATTTATGACTACATCAGATGAGGTGGAATTAGACGTAGATGATGATGAAGAAGAAGATGAGGAACAAGAACAGCCAGAAGAGGATTCAGAAGAAGAGGATTCCAAAGAATTAGAGAAAGTTCCAGAAATCATAATAAAAAAGAAACCCGTTTCAAAAATCACCATAATTGATATATTGTTAAACGACAAATACGATCGCGACGAGAAAATCAAACAATTAGATGAATTAATGACAATTACATTCCCTCCATTGGAGGGTGATCCCGTAACCATGATTGGCTCCACATTTGTGAGATATGGAGAATCAGAGCCCTATTTGAATCATTGTATCACGCTTGGTGGGTGTGCGCCCATTGAGGGCGCGACGATAGAGGCCGTTCCAATTGTTAATGGAAACAAGGTAGACGCAGAACGTGAAGTACTCATGCGATGGAGAGACCTGGTTATAAGAGAAGACCCCGATATTATTTTGGGATACAACATTTTCGGGTTTGATTACGAATTCTTGTTTCGTCGTGCAGAGGAGACACATTGCGTGGAGGAATTCCTACAACTATCTAGGAAGACTGGCGAGTTCTGTGGAAAACGCGACCACAATGATGCGTCTGCGATAGACATTGAACAGACTAAGATCGCAATTGCTAGTGGAGAATATGATTTGCGATACATCAACATGAGCGGCCGATTACAAGTGGATATGTACAACTATTTCCGCCGTAATTTCAACCTGTCCTCCTACAAGTTGGATGACGTCGCCTCCCAGAATATTAGCGACGATGTGTCCAAAACCGTCAACATAATTCACCCTACATTTGGTGAATGTACCGAATTACATACCAAGAATTTGACAGGATTACATGTGGGTGATTTCATCCATATTGAATTGAGTTCATTCACATCGGATTATTACATGAGCGGCAAGAAATTTACTGTGCTTGATATCACGAAACAACCCAACGCAATCCTTGTGGCGGGTCATCACGAAAATACTATTGACAAGACCAAAAAGATCCGTTGGGGCATGGCAAAGGACGATGTGAGTCCTCAAGACATATTCCGAATGAGTAACGGCACAGACGCGGAACGCGCCATCGTAGCAAAATATTGTATTCAGGATTGTAACTTGGTCCATCATTTGATGCGCAAGATAGATGTTTTGACCGAATACATGGAGATGGCGAATTTGTGTTCCGTGCCCATAAATTTCTTGGTATTCCGCGGTCAAGGAGTGAAACTCACTAGTTTCGTGGCTAAAAAATGTATGGAAAAGGGGTATTTGATGCCCGACTTGGAAAAGGTGAAATCCGACGGAGGATACGAAGGCGCCATCGTATTGCCGCCCAAAACCAAGATCTACATTGATGAGCCAGTAGCTTGCGTGGATTATTCGTCGCTTTACCCTTCATCCATGATCAGTCAGAATTATTGCCATAGTAGTAAAGTCTGGGCAAAAGAGTATGATTTGACAGGCAAGTTGGTTAAAGAAGAAGGCGAGAAGGACAAGAAAGGCAACTACATTTATTACGGACTTCCCAACTACGATTATGTAGAGATAGAATTTGACACATTTGAATGGCGGCGTAATCCGGAGCGGCCAGCGGCGAAGGCGGTTAAGACCAAAGTAGGTAAACGCGTAGTCTGCTGGGCGCAGTTACCGAATGAAGAAAAGTCGGTGATGCCGTCTATTCTGATGGAATTGTTAAAGGCGCGTGAGGAGACTAAAAAGAAGTCTAAGAAAGCGGCAGATCCTTTCATGGCGAATATATTGGACAAGCGTCAATTGGCATACAAAGTGACTGCTAATTCGCTTTATGGTCAATGCGGCGCGCGCACATCAACCTTTTATGAGAAGGATGTGGCGGCATCAACTACCGCGAGTGGCCGTTTGTCCATCATTTATGCCCGGGAAATTGTAGAGGAAATTTACAAGAATCGGATCTGTGATACCAAGAAGCATGGGCAAGTGATGACCAATGCTGAATATGTATATGGCGACACGGACTCGGTGTTCTTCATATTCAATCTGACAAACAAGGACACAGGCGAAAAGATCATTGGAAAAGACGCGTTAGAAATCACCATAGAACTGGCTCAAGAAGCCGCGTATTATTCCACGATGTTCTTGAAACCGCCGATGAATTTGGCTTATGAGAAAACGCTGATGCCGTTTGCCCTACTATCAAAGAAGAGATATGTGGGCATCCTGTATGAAGAAGATCCCAACAAGGGCAAGCTCAAATACATGGGATTGTCTTTGAAACGCCGCGATTCATGCGACTATTTGAAAGACACTTATGGTCAAATTATCAACCTTGTGATGAAGGGCGGAAACGTGATGGAAGCGATCAAGTATTTGGATAGCAGTTTGACGAGTTTGATTGCGGGAACAGTGCCGACGGACAAGTTGGAAATAACCAAGGCACTGCGCGGATATTACAAGAACCCGCAGCAAATAGCGCACCGAGTATTGGCTGACCGAATTGGACAACGCGACCCGGGAAATATGCCGAAGCCGGGCGATCGCATGAAATTTATTCATGTGGTGACGAGCAATAAAAAGGCGCTTCAGGGGGAGAAGATAGAGACGCCGGAATTCATTATTCAGGCGAAGCTGAAGATAGATTATGATTTCTATATTACCAATCAACTGTTAAAACCGATTTGCCAGTTCATGGGATTGGCGTTGGAACAGATCTGGAAACAACAAGGGAAGTGGTCGGCGATCAAGAAGTTCAATGATGAATTGAAGGAGATAGAGAAAGAGAATCCTGACTTTGAATTGTTTATAAAGAAGAAGGAGAAGTTCTGTTCGGAGAAAGTTAAGGCGCTTTTGTTTGATAAGTATTTGTTGCAAATCAAGAATGAGAAAAATAGGAATCAGCCGATCACGAATTTCTTTACAAAGAAGTAAAAATATCTGTGCTTTATATATAAAATGGAAAACAAGTGTGATGCAGAACCTGACGCCGATGAAAACAAGTATGAAGAAATTGATAAGGCCAAAGTTAAATTACAAGATAGTGAAAATAAATATTATTATAAACAACAAAGAACTGACGAAGCTGGAAAAAAAATTTCTAAATTCACACATGTATATGTGATGAAAACGATAGAATCTTATACAAAAAATGGAGAAAATCATTCATATAATGAATTTCTTCTTTATACTTGCGACGGAAAAGTATACGAAACATTATCATATATGCCAACTTTATATTTAAAAAAAATCCTAACTCCATCTGAAGAAAGAGTTAGCACTTTAGAAAGAAAAGTTAAAATTTTGGAAGAACAATTAACAGTTTTGGAAGGAAAAAAAGGCGGAAAACGTTCGCGAAAAGCAAAAAAACAGAAAAAATCTAGAAAAGGGAAATCTAGATCAAGGAAATAGATCAAGGAAATAGAATAAACAATAACAATTTATAAACTATTTATCATAAATTATTATTACGCATGGAATATATTTGTCAGCATTGTGGTGCGAATTTAGATGATGGAGATATCTTTGAATTTTTCTTTTTACAATATAATGATCACGAAAAAGCCTTAGAAGTTGCTAGACAACATGGATGGTCCGAAACAAATAAAATACATTTTAATCGGTCAATCATTATTCAAACGGAAGGATGTCCGCAATATGATATATGTCCGGATTGTGATATGGCCGAACCCTTTTTAAATAATAATAAAAAAAATAAATCAAAGATAAAATAAATATCAAAGATAAAATAAATAATAAATATGTTTTTTATTATTTATGTTAAAAAGAATTAAAATTAAAAAGAATTAAAATTAAAAGAATTAAATAAAAAAAAGAATTAAATTAAAGAATTAAAATTAAAAAGAATTAAAATTAAAAGAATTAAAATTAAAAGAATTAAATAAAAAAAAGAATTAAATTAAAGAATTAAATTAAAAATGATCCAATAGAGAATTTTACATCCATTAATTAAAATAACACATTTTAATTAATCTCTATTGAATTAAAATTTAAATACAAATAATAAAAATAAATTAAATCATTTTTATTATTTAATACCCTATTTTTGATAAACCCCGCAATACCATTTGCATTTAATGAAAAAAGGCACATAAGGAAATCCTCCATAATCTTCTTTAAAATATTTCTCTTGTCTAAACAAATCCCGAATATATTTCACATGTTCTCTATCCGGATAGACTTTATCCGTGGCAAAAACCTTTTTCCAAAAGCTGTCATTGTCATCCACTGTGAAATCCGTGATCATAAAATAGCCATCATCCTCTAGCAATTCATGGATTTTGTTCAAAATAAGCTTCCAATCAGGAACCATGGTTAGGGTATAACTTATCATGATGACGTCATACTTTTTATTTTGTCCATTTGATCCAAAGGTCATAACATCTTTGTGGCACGTTTTCACATTTGTCCATCCATTCGTTTGGATACGCGCATCCGCCACATCCAACAATGATTTACACAAATCCAAAATAGTTATTTGTTTGTAAATTTTCAAATCATCTTTAATGTATTCAAAATTGAATCCGGTGGCTCCTCCAATATCAAGGACACTTTTGTTCTTGATTAATGGAAAAACAGACATCACTTCATGTTTGCCATGTAGAAATCGTTGTCGGTAAGAATCATAATTTTCTGACTGGTCTTTGTAAAACGACTCCAACTGCTCCGTCTGATTTTTGCCCGAAATCGGTTTCAACCACATATTGTATAATGTGTTCATGTCTTTTGCGAAATTGGTCTCTACTTTAATGGGCACTATTTCTCGGAAAACCAGATCTCGCGGAATAGTGACGCACGCAACGGTGGTATACATATGAACCTTGTCAACGGGGATTTCCGCATTAGAATTGATGACATCCTTGTAAAGATAATTCAAATAAAGCAGCGACTTATCAATGTGTTTCGGATTCGCAAAACTGCGAAAAAGGATCTTATGATCGTCGGCGACATTTTTCTGTAGCAATTGGAACTCCGCGACAATATCCTTAGTATCAAACCAATCCAAATGATCTAGCAAGGATATTTTGGTAAATTTGACAAATTCATTCCCTACATTTTTAGACAAAAAGTCATTGATTGTTGTGGTGTGCGTTTCAATGGTGTTTAAGCGCGCCTTCACATTTTCATAATTCTCCTTCTTCATGTAAGGAAGACAACAATCGTCCGTCATTTCGCCAAAAATGTAGGAATAATAAAACGGGTTTTGACTGAGCAGCGATTTTGTGAATAGGTCTTTGAATATTTGTTTTGTTTTCACAGTGAGGTCGCCTTGTTTTTCTAATTGGGATTTGGGGACGCCCTGAAGTTGAGTGATGGGGTATTGGAAGAACATGAGAATGTTAATGAAACTGTGAAATTTGCTCTCATATTTATTGTACCATTCTATTTGTCTCTCCAAATTAGTTTCAAGTTGAATTTCATATATGGGAATCGCAAATAAAGCAAAAAACTTCAACAAATAATATGCCAAAAATCCGGAAGCGCCCGAATAAATAAAGTTTTGCATGAGGTGTTTGTTTTCAATCCAATATTCTAAGCAATCATCTCTCAGCAATTGGTCTTTTTGTATTTGTTCAAACTTTTCGCAAAACAAAGCATAGCTATCATCGCACGGTTTGCCAATGATTTTCAAGTACTCAGATTGGTCGCACACCCGAATCAAAGCTATTTTCATTTTTAATAAATAATTTTGATGTTTGTTTAGATCTAATGATACTATTTTTTTGGGATTATATTGTAAATAATTGAGAATATTGTCTCCTCCTGTCGTGATACACAAAAGTGTATCATTTTCATCAATATTGAGAAAGTGTTGATCAACCTCGCTGTCTTCCCATGAAAAATTATATAGATAACTAATTTTTATCCATTTAAACATGATGTTGTTTTCTATGAAAATAGTTTTAAAAAAAGACGTTATGGAATTGTAAATATCAGCAAACATCGGATACAATATTAAATAAATTTCTTTCTAAGTTTGTTTACAAATTAATCAAGTAGTATTACACGGATGTCATATTAATTGTTACGACGAGTCGTTTGTTTCCTGCCACCCTTGCTTCCCTTACTTCCCTTGCTTCCCTTACTTCCCTTGCTTCTGTTTTTTTTACTAAACGATTTGATTACCAATTCCGCGCGGCTAGGATTTGCTTTTTTATAAATAGATATCTGCGCATTTACGGCTTCTTCTTTCATTCTTGTTTCTGCTTCTAATTTATTTCTGGCTTCTTCTTCTAGTTTCTGCTTCTTTTCTTCTTCTTGTCTCTTCTTTCTTTCTTCTATTTCCAATTTCTTTTTTGATATTGCTTCTTTTCTTCTAGTTTCTTCTAGTTTGGCCGATTCTTTTCTTTGTATTTCTGCTTCTTTTATTCTTGCGGCTTCTTCTTGTTTTGCTTTAAATTTCAAATCTTTTTCTTTTTTTTGTAATAAATAATTGTCATATGCTTTTTTTTCACTAAAATTTAATATTTGTTCTGCGGTTAAGCCTTCTTTCTTTGCTTTTACTATTTTAAAAATTATATTTGACATGTCTTCATCGTTATATTGAACCGTTTTTGGTGGTACTTTGTGAGATGAAGGCTCCCCTACAATAAGTGAAGGAGGGCATTTGCCTTTGGTTCCGTCGGAACTTGAGCAATTGCCACCTCCGTTCTTCTTAAAAATATTTAAAAATTTCAGCATTTGTTTATATATAACGCATATTAATTATTTATTGTGCACCGGCAAACAGGGCATCGCGAATCGCGTTCTAGCCATCGTAGTAATGCCGGTTTTTTGAATATATGTCCGCACCGATTTATTTTAACAACGGATTCATTTTCGGCAATTGGTTCTAAAGTGATGGGGCAAGTTATTGGGTCAACCTGTAACGGTTCCAAAACATAATTATAACTTGTGGTGGCTAAATCAATTTGATTTGGAGTAAGTCTTTGTGAATTTGCGGACAAATCAATTAAATTTGTGAAATCAAGCGTAACAGTTGGCCTGTCCAACATTTGAATCATGCGAGTCATATTAGAATTGAAATCATTTTGCGCATGTATGTATTGTGTCATCAGACGCATCACTTGTTGTGAAGTTGGAGGCAGATCTTCGTTCAGCAACGAAGAGAGCATATTTGAAAAAATATTTGTATGTGCGTTCATTATTTTATATTAGGATATAGAAATAATCCGTCATTCTTCTATATTATTATTATTCAAAAACAATGAAAATTTCAAAGAAACAATATTCAGAAAATGGATATACAGGATTGATAAATTTGGGAAATACATGTTTTTTGAATTCTTGTTTACAGGCTCTATCGCACACGTATGAATTACACGGCGTTCTCAACAAACAAATCGTCGCAGATCGGATGGCCATGTCTAAACATCCGCATGATCTTAGAATCTTCCAAGAATGGAAAGAATTGACAGAGACTATGTGGTCAGGAAACGGCGTAGTAAAACCTTTAAAATTTGTTTCGGCAGTTCATCAAGTGGCGAATCACAAGGACATTGAGATATTCACCGGATGGGCGCAAAACGACGTAACCGAGTTTCTTAGATTTGTCATTAATTGTTTCCACACGAGCATATCACGTTCAGTGAATGTAAATATTGTAGGAAATCCAGAGTCAAATTTGGACCATTTGGCGGTCAAATGTTACGAAATGTTGCGCGACAGTTTCAGCAAAGAGTATTCGGAAATACAAGATCTTTTTTACGGAATCATGGTATCAGAAATAAGCGGTGTAAAAGAAATCCATTCTTTAAAACCGGAGCAGTATTTTATATTGGACTTGCCTATACCTGCGATTGATAGCTCAAATGGGAAAATTAACTTGTATGATTGTTTGAATGAATTTTGTAAAGAGGAATTGATGGCGGGGGACAATCAATGGTACAATGAGAAAACCGGCCTAAAAGAGGACGTTAAGAAGAGGATGCGATTTTGGAATTTCCCCAAAATCCTAGTCATCACCTTGAAAAGATTCACGGTTTCGCGCAATCGCATAGAAAAGAAACCGGATCTAGTAGATTTTCCTTTGATTGGGTTGGACCTCTCCAAATATGTAGAGGATTATTCACCCAATAAATACATATATGATTTGTATGGAATTTGTAATCATATGGGATCTACGAATGGAGGGCATTACACAGCATTTGTGAAGAATTGCGAGAACAAGTGGATACATTATAATGATGATTCTGTTGGATTAATTAGTGATCCAATTCAAGTTGTAACGCCCATGGCATATTGCTTTTTTTACAGGATAAGAAACAAATAATAATAATATTATAATCTAATATATAGCGGATTATAATATGTCATCAACAACAGCACCTTCATCAACCACTAGACCGTCGTTAACTACTAGACCGTCGTTAACCACTAGACCGTCGTTAACCACTAGACCGTCGTTAACTACTAGACCGTCGGTAACTACTAGACCGTCGGTAACCACTAGACCGTCGTTAACTACTAGACCGTCGGCAACAACACCTTCATCAACCACTTCTTCTTCAGCCACAACACCTTCATCAACCACTTCTTCTTCAGCCACAACGCCTTCATCAACCACTTCTTCTTCAGCAACTACTGAACCTTCAAATGAAACTAAATCAGACAATTTCTATGACAATCAAACAATGATGATGACAATCGCATTTTTAGGAGTATATTTTTCCATATTTGCAATAATGAGCATGCTTGGAATTGGAGGAATGATGGTAGACACAGTTGTATTAATTGTCGTTCTAGTGTTATTGGCATTGTATTATTTTTCTTTAGATCAATCGGAGAAGGATAGTTATTTCAAGGATTTGGCAAGAGGAACGCGAGATTATTTTAATAATGCGTATTCAATTTTAGAAGTAGTCATTTTTATAGCGTTGTTTTATTTGGGGACCTATATTTTAAAAATTCCCATGAATTCTGAAAAACCTATATCAATTAGTTTCTTGGAATCAAAGGCATTTCTCTGGCTAATAATATTGGTTTTTGTGCAGTTTTTCAAAACATTTTTGGGAATCCGAATTGTGGACATGATTTATGATATGGATTTTAGTGGTTTGTTTCCTAACACAACGCCGAAAAAAGAAGATGACCCTTCAGAAACAACACAAGCAGAAGCAAAAACAACAGAAACAGAAGATCCAGCGCAAGACGAAGTATTTAATATTTCAAACAATTTGTACACATTTGATGATGCAAAATTGGCATGCGACGCATTGGGTGCAAAATTGGCTGATTATGATCAAATTGAAGAATCATATGAAAATGGTGCCGAATGGACAAGTTATGGATGGAGTGAAGGACAACACGCGTATTTCCCAACTCAAAAAAAAACCTGGGAAAAACTGCAATCAATTAAAGGTCACGAACATGATTTAGGACGACCGGGCGTCAATGGGGGTTACTTTAATAATCCCAATATTCGGTTTGGCGCAAATTGTTATGGAGTCAAACCGAAAATGACGGATGCTGAAAAAGCTTTAATGGATTCTCGCAAAAGTCGTATTTATCCCAAATCTCCTGAAGACACTTTGTTGGATAAGAAAGTTAATTTTTTCATGAATAATAAAGATAAGTTGATGGTGATCAATTCGTATAATAATCAGAAATGGTCCAAATACTAATGTTTTTGCGGCGTGGCCGCCAAATATTAGGATTAAAAAAGCTGCGCTGAGACATCCCTAATATCCCTGTTGCCAAAGGCAACACAAATACTAACATTCATGGCTTTGCCATGAATTGTTTGTATCCCTTCTCCCAACGGGAAAACAAATACTAAATTAAAAAGTATATCTATTTCTTTTAACAAATATTTTTACATTTTGATTAGGCGATAATTCCCTAATTTTTTTCGTGACATATCCAATTATATCAGTCCCTACAAAGGCATGTTCTCTTACGTCAATCAAACAATTAAAAAAATTATCAACAATAAAAAACACAGAGTCTATCTCACCCTGTCTTTTTTCTAGTTCGTTCGCAATTCGGCGAAAACATATGTCTATCATTTGCCGCGTAAATGTGTTAAGACAATGATAACATCCAAATTTGCGTGAACATACCGCCACGGGAAAACATCGTGTGCCATTTAAATTACTAATTTCCATATATCCAAAATCACTGTCAGTTGAGTTTAGCCGTTCTTCTACATCCGCATAGATGAAAATAGCCCTGGCAAATTGCGCCTGTCGCGACATCCACAAAATATTACCAATTTCATCCTTCAATGTAAATTCAACTGCGATGATATTTGGCATTATCATAACAAATACAAATAAAATAATATTAAGGTTTGCTGTGATCATTGCTTCCAAGATGAACCTCAATTCGCAGAAGGTTATTCGCTTCGCTCATAAATACCTTAAGGGGAGCCTCCGCCAGCAGCGGCAGCAGCCACTTCTTTGGGTTTATTTCGCATAAATATATTGACCGGTTCTTCTAAAGTGGTTTGCGGATTATATTCCAAGCGATGTCTGATACACCAATTCACGCATTTTTGTATGTGATTTTTCATGTAAGATTCAATCTTCTCCGTGCGGTATTTATTTTCTATTAAAGACAGCGTATTGTAAATATTCTCTATCTGGGTCTGTCCGATGATGGAATTACATTCTTCAATCTTGTTGTTCAGAAAAAGAGGAATGGGAGTTTGTTTCAGAAACCCCGTGATAAAAGTTTCAGGAGGCCGATTTACGACCTTTTCCAATGTCTTTTCAAATATTCCATAATAACTCGCCGAGCTGCTATATTTGAATCCCACGCATACTATGTATTTCTCCGAATTGGCATATCGGCTGGTATTTGGTTTTATGATGTAAACCCTGTCATAAAATGAAGACAAAATATAAATGATATCCGCGGTTGGTTTATAGAAACAATCAAACATTTTTAAAATGAACGATCCTCCCTGGCGTTGCATACAAACGGCATAGGCAATTTGGGCAAATAATAGATCGTGAATGATGATTTCCTGACTATTGAAATCGGAGCTAAAATCAAACCCGCCGTCGCCCGTAATGATGTCCATGGAATTGCGATATTTTGAAACCACGTGGCGAAAATTCTCCATTTTTAGTATATTTCCGGTTCCATCGGCACCCTTCTCTAAAATCACATTCTCATTATTTCTAAGAAAAGCACGGGTTTTTCGCCACCCAGGCACCTCATCGTTGGTAGAGTCCTCAATTGTCATTCCATAATAAATATCTTTTATGTTCATCCCGGAATGGCTTCTGTGATTACAAACGGCTTCAATGAAACCGCCCGGGCCTTCTGCGATTCCAAACATTTTAATGGGCACATTTGTGCGATTCTTGGACCATTGGTTGTTGCCGATGATATTAAAAGTGTCTAATATTTCCAGCATTTTGAAATAGGCGCGCGAGATGGGCCGATATTTACATATGCCCGGCTTGTGTGTATTCCCATGAATATATTCATAAGGATTTGTGTACTTTTTGTAAATGTCCCAATCCTCGCCGCATTCGCTGATTTTTTCTTTGATTTCGCACAAATATGAATGTAGCGAAAAAGACAAATGCGGTTCTGGTTTTGCTGTGCCGACTAAACAATCCAGTGATTTCCATGGAGAACTTGAAATTGAGGGAAATGAAACATACGACATTGATTTATCTTAAACTACATAGTAAGAAGTCAAATTTCTATGTAGTTTTGTTTTGTAAAAATCACCTCAAATAACATAAACTGATTTCATTTTAATGAATTATTAAAGCAAAATGTTTTGGATCACAATATTATTCACAATTGTTATTTCAAATGTTACAACAATATTATATTTTGTATTAACGTTTGTCTCTATCTACACTGATTATAAAGTTTTTTTTATTGTAGACAAAAAGAGAATATCAAATATAAGCAAAAACATAACATATTCTACATTTGTGGATGAGAACAAAAATCCTTCTGGGATTTTTATAGGCAACAACTGTCTCGGATTTATTAAATCAACCAATGCAGCAAATGATAATCACAAAGAATTATATATCTTATTGTGCAAAGACAATTATTCTTCGGTGTGTCTTTCAAAAATAGAAAAAATAAATGAAGAAAAGAAAGACGAGACGATTAACATATGGTTTCGTCGCGGCAATTACTTTTGGCTTGAATATGAGAAACGTGCCATCACAATTGAATTAACTCCGCACGCAAATCAAAAATACATCATTGAAGAAATTGCGAAATATTATAATGAACATGAAAGGGGAGTTTTTTTTATAACGGGAAGTCCAGGCGGGGGAAAATCAACAATGCTTGGTTTACTTGGCAAACATTTTAAATCAAACATTTGTAAAAAATTGCGATTAACTGAACCCGGCGACACGATGGATTACCTATACAATAAAGTTGAACCCACTAAAGAAAGCCCTTTGATTGTGTTGTTTGATGAAATAGATCACATGATAGACAAGGTTCATAATAATAAAATTGCGCCACACAAACACATACCCATAGAAATTTATGACACAAACACATATAATACGTTTTTTGATGACATAAACGACGGATTGTATCCATATTTGATAATACTTCTCACTTCAAATAAAAGAAATAATAGCATTGATGATGAGTTGCATCCATGTTATTTGCGCGAAGGTCGCGTGAATGGGTATTTTGAATTATAAATATTTAGATTCTAACGGTTTTGTTGCTGTTGCTGCGCCATCCCATCAGCCGCATAATTCGCAGGATTCATGCATGTGACTTGAGAAGGAAAAATTTGACCCGACATACATTTGTCTTGTTGACCAACTTCAACGCATCCGCGTTTTCCGTCATATTCGCCCACTAAACACCAATTTGTTTTGTTGGCGGTTATGGGTTTTTGAATGGGATTTCCGCTGGTGGAAGGCGTCGGTTCTCTATATGTTAATGTTGAATTTGAATTATTTGATTGGACATTAAGGGCGCCATCTAATCCAGCAACGGTGGCTGGATTTACATTTTGTCGGCTAGCATCTTTCAAAATAGTTCCTACTGATTGGATAGAATCTTCTGCTAAATCCACGCCGGTTTTAGCAACAGTTCCCGCGACATCAGCGGTTTTTGACAAAACACTTCCGGTGGTGTATCCAAAAATAGAGAGAATTTGCGAAATCATGGGTCCAAATATTTTTATAATGGAATCAACCAGATTGCCGATCACAATGAATATATTTATTCCTAAAAAAGAAAGTCCTAAGGTTACTAACAATATTACTATGATGGCTTGATTATTTATTCCAAAAGTGGTATTTGAATTTGTGCTTGCTGAATTTCCTATGTTGTCAAATTTAAATCCAGATGGTGTTCTCGCTTCTTCCATTATTATATAATATTATACAGAATATTATAAAATTTTAGATTTTTTAACCTTTGAAATTTACAAACAAATATGCGTTCTAAACTATTTATAATTTTGCGGATCTATTATAAATATAAATATGGGAGCATTTTTTGAATCTGCATTATTATTTAGTTTAGCCGTTTTAATCATATTGGTTGGGTTGTTAATTTATTATTTCAAGGGTCGCATCGCAGACATTGAGCAAAAGAACATTAAATGTTTGGATATTATCAATGATGTCTACAAATCGCATTTGGAATTTAAACAATTGGTTAAAAATGAATTTGAGAATTTGTCTGTTCCGCAAATGCGTGTGATCGGAGGAACTAACCACCAAGCGCCACAACAAGTTCAAGTATTACAGAGTAATTATCAACAACAAGTATCACAAAGTGATAAAAGAATTACAGTTGAAATTGCTGAACAAGATTCAGAATCGGAATCAGACGACTCGGACTCAGATGACTCGGACTTGGAATCAGAATCGGACGTTGAATTGGAAAAAACCAAGCTGATCAATGTTGATCTATCTATTCCTGAGAATTATGATTTGAATGTGGATGAGTTGGACGTGGATGAGTTGGACGTGGACGAGTTAGACGTGGATGAGTTGGACGTAGATGATTCGGATGTGGATGATTTAGACCCTAAAGAACACACTGATATTGTGGTAAATAAATTAGAAAATGTTGCTGAGAATGAAATTAAAGATTCGGACGGAATTACATTGTCAGTTGAAAAAGATTCATACAAGAAAATGAATTTGCCGGCATTAAGAAGTTTTATCATTTCCAAGGGATATCAAACGGATTCTGCTAAATTACAGAAAATGAAAAAAGGCGAACTGATTGATTTAATTGTGTCATCTCAACAAAGTGACAAGGAATAAATACAAACAAACATTTTTTTATGTGATAGCTCATTATTATCATATAAAATAGGCAACTTACTTTGAAGTAACATTTAGTGTGGGAGCAACTTTGCGCGCTTCCAATTGCTCTCTGGACAAATAAATATCTTTTAAATCACTTTTGTTATATTTGAGACGCGCATCCGAAGTGTTATCCAGAGCTGTTTTAAACAAATGTGGTGTCTTTGTGTTGGAATTAACAATCTTGTCAGCAAATCGTTCGCCCGCTGGATAACCGGCATCTGTACTTGCCATGCGGAAATCGGTTTCCATGATTTGTTTGGCGTTTTTGATCATATGAGCGCGGTATTGTGCGTGATTTGTGGTGCCGTATTGTTTCAAAATAGAATTGTGTAATAGTGCCTCGGAACGGTTGCTGGCAATCAAAGATCGTCCGTCATTCATAATAGGCGGAAACCCATCATAACGATTGTTGGATCGGTATCCTAAATTGGATGCGGGAATGGTTTCTTTAATTATGGGATAAGCGCATTCAACGGTTGCTGTATTAGAAAATAATGACATTATATACAGATACAAATATTTATTTACAAGACAAAACTTGTAAACAATTCATGGCTTTGTCAGAATTATAATGATTTATCGGCCAACCTAACTTCTTTCATGCCATTTTTTCGTTCATAAATAGTGACATAATCCGGATACTTGACTTTCAATTGTTTCGCGGCTTCTTCATTAATGGCAAACCGATTGTCCATTCGTCCTAAACCACCCGGACTATAATAAATCGTTTTCAAACAAATATCATTGAATCGCATCACACCGCCGTCTTTCAAATAATGTAGAATGGTATTTTCATAGTCTTCTTTCTCGGTTACTGTTGGAATTAGATCTTTATCATGCCTGCAAACAAATCCATACGTGGTTCCCAAAATAAGTCGCAGATCGGTCGTTACATTGTGCTTCATATAATAAGCATATCGCATGGGATAAATTCCCCATATATAAAACCCTTTCTTCTCTATCGCTGTGAAAGCCCTTCTGAAAAATTTATCTAAATCTCCCGTCTTGAATTCTATTAGTTTCTGACCATCGCGACTCAACTTAAGAAATTTCTCAACATCGTCATCCATGCTTACTATTTTGGTGCCTTCTTTAAAATATTTGACAATGAATTTGCGCTGGGGAGTTATGCCCTTTTTGCCCACAACGATTTTTCCATAGAGATCTTTGGGAACGGTAGCCTCATATGTGGCACACTCGGCGTCATTTGCGACAAAGATGTGGATGCACTGGGCGGCTACGCCGCCATTTTTAAGCGTGGTCAACGTTTTATTTATTATAGCCTCTACACGTTCATAGGACGGAATTGCTATTACATAATCCTGCGTTGAATTTTCACGGGTTTTTTTAGTTTTGTTATGTCTAATAGTGGCATTTTTTAGTGAAAACATGAGACCGCTATAAATAATTATGAGGTTTAAAATCCAACAGGAGGATCAACATCTTTATTGATTGAATACAATTGATCTATTTCCATTTTTAACAAAGACCGGTTGTAATGGATGACGTTACAAATGCCGCCATGTAATCCTGAGTCTTGGCCCACAACAACATAATCGCTGATTGCGGTCTTGTCATTCATAGTTCTGGGCGCAGTAGAAACCAATTCTCCATTAATAAAAATGTCTACATTGTTCACGGAATAACTGACGACGCAATGTACCCATTTTTGCATGGTAATTTTGAAAGTTCTATTGTCGTCGGGAACAGGGGAGAACTGGACTTTACACAAATTATCTTTTCCATTATAGGTGATCTTCGGGTGCTGATTGACAAATTCAAAGATGGTCGCATCAGTATTATAAGATGCTTGGTTTTGCGGCAATCTCACAATATAGAACCACATGGAGAACGCATATTCATTCTTGATTTTTGTATCAGAATTTATAGGGACTTTTTCGGCCGTCATCAGTTCTGAATAACCAATCAATCGTTTTTCTCTTTTAAGCAATTCCGGCTTGTTTATTATTGTGTGTCCGTCCTTAAGAGCATACGCTTTCATAATTTCGGGCATATAAAAATAAGCAAGAATCAGTAAAATCTCTATTCCAAATAAGACGTAAACCACGAAAGGTGACGCCGCCATCTGCCCCATCAAGAAATCAAATAAATCTGATAATAAACAGGGAATGAAAAATATTAAGCGCATGATAATTCCGGGCATACCTTCAACAGAGTAGGCAATATCTTTGAACACTTTGGCGAAAATGATCACGGCAAAAATGACGATGGATGCCATGACGATGTTTGTCATGAAAGATAGAGATGTTAATACAGTTTCGGAGACTTTTAAATAATTGTATAGATATATTGCCAGGAATAGCAAACCGGTGATTGCCGCAAATTTACCCAACTCTTTTGGATCCGAAATTACGCCACGAGCATAAGTCAAATAACCAAATCCGATCAAAACCGGAAATAATATTGACATTGTGTAGAAGTATTTTTTTGAATACAAATCATTCATGTCTTTGGGAATTAAAGTTGAAAAAATAACCAAATAAATTGCGATGGCAATTGTTATTCCGTAGTCTTTTAATATTTTAAATATGATGTCAAATCTGGTTGTTGCTGGTTTAATTGGTGTTGGCATAATATAATTACAATATATATTATGAAATGATATTTGGTTATAAATTTTCCATAGCGGTTTTACACCCATGGCATTCTCTACACAAAGCTACTAAATTGTCCACGTGATTACTTCCCCCATGTTCAAGTCGGATTTTGTGATCTACTTCAAACCAGGCGGATAATTGGTTGCCACAATCGCCGCATTTCCATCCTTGTCTGCTTGCCACGAACTTTTTTTTAGTTTCACTGACGGATCTTTTTGATGAGTTTTTACCCGAGTTTAGTAGGCGGGTTTCTGCTGAATTTGCTCCGCTACTATCATTTCGTGATCCTCCGGTAGATTCCATATTCAAAACCGGATGATTGTATGTTTGTGAATTCTGGGAATCATTGAATACATTTTGCTTGGAAGTGAAATCCAATATTGGACTTACCATGCTTGCCGTTCCGCTGTCAACAGGCAAATATTTCATGTATTCATTTGAACTACTGATGATGTTCTTGGCTCTATCGGGGAACTTTTTTAACAGAATATAAAGCATCAATCCACCTAAAGCAATTCCGCCCATTTTCACATATTTCTGGTTCGTTTGAATGAGTTTCAAATATTTGCCGTCTGTGTATATGTTGGCTATTATTAATGCGGTTATTCCAAAAACGATGATTTCTATACGCATTTATGTTCTTATATTATCAACACAAAAATATCTAATATCTCTGAATGCCCTTAACAACATATCCACCGGACCTTACCCGGCGAATGGCGGTAAACTCGTCTTTTCGCGAAACGGAATCGGAAGACACAAAAGAATTCACAGATTTATTTACGCGACCGATGGCTACGGCGGTTCTTCTGGCGGCCACTGAGGACGCGTCTCTATTGCCGCCTATAAATTTTTTTTCTCTGGCTTGCACAGCTTGCACAGCTTGCGAGGTTTCGTAAAAGTTGCGCCTTCCCATGGCAAATGAACTTGTGTTGTCTGAAGTGAGATCTTTGAGAGGCATTGCGGCCGCTCCCGATAGAGAAGCATTGTTCATTGTGTGATTTTTTATAGGTCTTCCGTCAAAAAGTTTGCTATTAAACATTTTTATTATATTTTATCAAAAGACAAAAATGGAACTTTAGTTTTCTTAAAAGGAAGGATCCAAAGGACAAGTTGCGTTTGCGCAACAGCCTGTTCCCTGCTACGCAGGGAACTTAACCTTGGTTTCCTTCAAAGGAAGGATCTTAAGGACAAGTTGCGTTTGCGCAACAGCCCGTTCCCTGCTAGGCAGGGAACTTAACCATGGGTTTCCTTAATTAACTATACAAATAAACCAAAACCAAACATCCAAGTATAAAAGCTACATGCATGTAGTATCGGTTCATCTTAATTTCCTTGTGTAAAGAAATCGGTTTGGGCAAATAGTGATTATAATATCGCGCCATGGCTTCGTCAATAGAGATCTCGTCTTTTCCCAGCATTTCATTATACTTGTTGTGTATGAAGATGACCCATCTGGACAAGGAATCCTTGCTAGTCAAATAAGGCGACACCGGATAACTGTCTAACAATGTGCTAAATTTGTTTCCCATTTCTACGTCAGGAATAAAAAGCGGCAAATTCTGGAAGAAATCGTAGTATTTGCGTCGGGACACTTCATTGGGAAAATCAGGATAAGTCAGCGCGAGAGTTTGTATAAAAAACCAGTAATGTGGTCCCCATACTTTTGGATCACCATTTGTTTTTCGCACATGGCTTATGTCGCTATTTGATTGTGGCTTACTGTTCATGTGAAATTTAAAAAGTATATAGAAATAAGATACTTAAATACACAAGTAGCAACTAATTCGCTAAGATGAACCAAAAAGAGATAATCTACTGTAATAATTGCGGCAAAAAAGGACACAATTTTCATCAATGTAAGATGCCTATAACAAGCAATGGAATCATCGCATTTCGTGTGAATCCGGGAGGGCAAAAAGAGTATTTGATGATTCGGCGTAAGGAGACGCTGGGATTCGTGGATTTTGTGAGAGGTAAGTACTCCGTTTACAATAAGGATTATTTGGCAAACATGATATGTCAAATGACGATGGCCGAAAAAAAGATGTTATTGGAAGATGAGTTTGACGATTTATGGAAACACGTGTGGGGTGTAAAAGAAGATGAGTCCACATACAACAATGAGGAAAACATATCACGCGACAAGTTCAATCAATTGCGAAAGGGGGTTTATGTGAAAACCGCAATGCATGATCTGAAACATTTAGTGGATTCAGACACGACGAATTGGCAAGAACCCGAATGGGGTTTTCCGAAGGGTCGCCGAAACCCAAATGAATCCGATTTGGATTGCGCCAGTCGCGAGTTTTTTGAAGAAACCGGATACGCGAATGATAAAACTGCTTGTAAAATCATAGAGAATTTGACTCCATATGATGAGACGTTTATTGGATCCAATTACAAATCATATAGGCATCGGTATTTTATAATGAAGATGGATTATGATTATTCGCACACGGTGGAATGCGGCGAAAAGGAAAATAATAGTGAAATTAGTGCCATGAAATGGATGTCATTTTTGGATTGCGTGAATGCGATTCGGCAGTACAATTTAGAAAAACGGAAATTGTTTATTTGTGTGAATACGGTTTTAACTAAGTATGCTTGTGTGTAATGTGTTAAATTTATATTTGTAATAATATATACTATATATTATTAGAAATGATGAATCGGACAAGAAAGAATCAGCAAGCGGGCTCAAAAGAAGTCATCACGGAAGAAGAAATTGAACAAGCCAAGTTGTTGCCTCCGATAGAGAAAGATTTTTTTGAATTAGATTTGAAAATGAAACCAACTAGTGATGCAGACGAATGGCATTTAAAACACAAGGAGAAGTATTTTGCTAAGAAAATGGGTGGAGTAGAGAAGAATACGGCGCCGCAATTGTTTGTTTATGATGGATATGTTTTCAAGAAGAACCGAGTTCAAACAAATCAAAGTCATTTGAAATATACAAGAAAAATATTAAACGATAGAGAAGTGAAAATATCAATTAAAGAAGATCTTAGCAAAAAAGAAAAAGAAGAATTGAATAAAGAGATTCAAAATGTATCTGAATTGGAAGAAGATTTAATTGAGAAAATACAAAAAGATGTGGAAAAAGAAATGAAAGATGTGGAAAAAGAAATGAAAGATGTGGAAGAAGAAGAATTAGAAATCAAAGTGCCTATTAAAGAAGATGTGAGAATACCCATAAAAGAGAACAAAAAACGATCTGGTGAAGATGCCGAGTTTGAATATATCAAAAAGAATCCTGAATCTAAATTCTCTATCTCTCCAGCAATTTCAGAATCCGACGATTTTCTCTATCCAACCGTCAATGATCCTTATTTCAGTCACAAGATCGCCAATCGCACGGAGTTTGCTTCCTACAAATATGACGGCAAAAAAGTGGGAATTAAAGAGTTAGCCGATAAATTGTGCGCGAATCCGGACTTTGAACTGATGCCGCATCAATTGTTTGTAAAGAATTTTATATCTAAAAACACTCCCTACAATAGCATCTTGTTGTATCACGGTCTTGGGTCCGGAAAGACGTGTTCGGCAATCGGAATCGCGGAAGACATGCGGGCCACAATGAGCCAAACAAGTATGAAAAAACAGATCATGTTAGTAGCGTCCACCAACGTCCAGGACAATTTCCGGCTCCAACTATTTGATGAACGCAAGCTAAAACGCGCCCTGGATGGCAATGGATCATGGACGATAGAGGCCGGATCCTGTATTGGTAACAGTTTATTGAAAGAAATCAATCCTATGAATGACGTTGGCATAACAGCCGAAAAAATCATTAGTCAGGCCAATGCCATCATAAATAGCAGTTATGAATTCATGGGATATACACAATTGGCCAACCAAATAAACAAATATTCTGTGTCCTCGGATGAAGATGTGAAAATCGCAAATATTAAGAGGAATTTCAACTTTCGCATGATTGTCATAGATGAAGTACATAACGTTCCTAATTCAATGTTGGCGCCTCTATTGGAGGACGTGGCGAGGCACGCCGAAGGCGTCAAATTCGTATTGTTGTCGGCCACCCCCATGTATAACTCTGTGGATGAAATTATATGGTTGTGTAATTTGATGAACATCAATGACGGGCGCGCCAGAATCAGTTACAGTGATGTATTTGACAAAACAGGCGAATTCAAAGAAAACGGCGAGAAATTATTGCGACGTAAATTAAATGGATATGTATCCTATGTTCGTGGAGAGAATCCGTATACATTTCCGTTCCGTCTCTATCCGGAAACATTTGAAGAAGGCGACAGATCATCCACGTTTTTAAACAAGAAGTTCACTTATCCCAAGAAAAGCATCACCAGTCGGCCCAATGTGCCTGTCCTTAAAGACGTCATGAAAACCCGCGTTTATTTGACTCAAATCGGCAAAGAACAGGAAAAAGCGTATTCCTTCATAACATCCAAGATTTTCACGCGACATAATAATGGCAATATTTTTGCCTCAGCCAAACCGGATGACGATGAGGATGTATTTGAAAATATGGAGAGTTATGGATACACCAAGCTTCAGATTCCATTACAATCGCTAATTATCACATATCCATCCACCAAAAAATTCAACAGTATGGACAAATCCGATTGGGGCGACTTAAGCAAAGAAGAAGCCAAAGAAATGATGAAAGATATGGTGGGTAAATCGGGCATAAACCGAATCATGGATTACACCGAGGTAATTCCCAAAGCCGATGATGACAATCAGATCTACATGAAATACAAATATAAATACAAATCAGGATTTGAAGGGTTCTTCACTATAGACAAGGCCAATCCGGAAAGCAAAACCCTAGATAAACATAGTAGCAAAATTACCCGAATATGTGAGAAAATCTTGGAATCTAAAGGAATTGTCATGGTTTACACGCAGTTTATTGATGGCGGAATTGTGCCGATGGCGCTTGCTTTGGAGGAGCTCGGATTCACCCGATATGGAAGCAATTCTAAACCTATGTTTGCCAAGGGCGCGGCCATAAATCAAGAGCCGCGCGATGCTATTACTATGGAATTGGGAACGAAAACCAAACAGGCTAAATACATGATATTGTCCGGCGACAAATTCTTCTCGCACAATAATGCGGAAGACATCAAATATGCCACAAGCGAAGCCAATAAAAATGGTCATGATGTGAAGGTTATTCTCATTTCACGCGCGGCCTCGGAAGGCTTAGATTTCAAAAACATCCGACAAATCCATATCTTGGACCCATGGTATAACTTGAACCGCATAGAACAAATCGTTGGCAGAGGCGTAAGAAATATGAGTCATTGTAAACTGCCTTTTGAAGACCGCAACGTTGAAATTTACCTACATGCCACTGTATTGGAAACCGGCGAAGAAGAATGTGCTGATCAGTATGTTTATAGATATGCTGAGTCCAAAGCGATCCGAATTGGCAAAGTGACGAAACTTCTTAAGGAGGTATCGGTAGATTGTATTTTGAATATTGGACAAAAGAATTTCACTGATGCTGAATTGTTTAAAATCGCGGAAAATAAGAAGATAGAGATTCAACCGTCTTCTCTTAATAAAATCGTGTCTTTCCGAGTAGGCGACAAACCCGGGACAGAAGCATGTGATTATGACAAATGTGATTATACATGTCGCATAGATAAAGAGATGGATTTAACCAACATGCCATTTAAGGAAGTGAAAGATACTCACAATTTGGAGGTGATGAAATCAAATGCTAATTATTTGATGGACAAAATCAAGAATCTCTATCGGACAGAGAAAAAATCATTTCACAAAGATGAATTCAAAAAGTTGTTGTCGGTGAATTCCGATGATCACGATCTGTTGTTTTATGTTTTGACAAAATTGGTAGATGGTAATGAAACTGTGGAGGACAGTTTTGGCCGTGAAGGCCGTGTTTCTAATCGCGGAGAATACTATATTTTTCAACCCATTGAAGTAAGTGATAGCCGATCCAATTTGTTTGAAAATATGATACCTATTAATTTCCGTCACGCACGATTAAAATACAAGATTTCGGACAAGATAAACAAAGATGCCCCATTGGAAGCAGCTATGGATCCGTCGTCACCTATGTCACCAACTGCGGAAAGATTGGCAAATGCCGATTATCAATCAGTTAAAAAAGAAATAGAGGACGGCATGAAAATGGTTCAAAATCCCGCACACAAATACAATGAAAGAGAGAAAGATTGGTCTAAAAACTTGAATTCTAAATTGTTAAATTCAACAACAACATTAATTGAAAAATACTTGTTTCCGTTTTTTGAAGGCGAGGATAATACCAAAAAAAGAGAGCAAATAGAAAAATACGCATTTGCGCATTTAATGGATGCCTTGAATTATAGGCAAAAAAAGATCCTGATAGAGAAGGTATATGATCCGCATCAAGAATTAGATGATCTGGAAATTTGGATCAAGATGTATTTTGACGATTTGCGTTTTACAAATGAAAGCACTGGATCTGTAGGAATATTGATAACAAAAGTCACCAAAGGGATTGTATCAAACATTGTTTATAAGAGAGACAAGGGCGAATGGACCGAAGAGGATCCGACGGATGTATTTGATTTGAAAGATCAGATAGAGACAAAAATGAAAAAACTCAATTTGGGTAGATTGTCCGATCCAATGGGGTTTATGGGATATTTTGCGAGCACTTTGTCCATGGTTTTTAAAACGAAGAAATTGGAGCAAAAGAAGGGCGTTGCCAAAGGGTCTTATTTAATTAAAGAAGGTAAGGGAATGATATTGAAAATATACAATGAAATCATGCGATCTGTTGGAAAAGACGAGATGGGCGACACACCGGAAGATGTCACTAAAATTGGGTTTGCGATTGTTGTTGAAATCATCATGCGGCATTTTAACATGCAAAGTATGGCGGGTAAAATCTGGTACTTGCCGTCGGAATACATGGTTGAATATGGATTGGCAAAATAATAATTGCTAAAGCATAGTTTTGCCTAATACGAAGTGCGGCAAATTGAAAAATTGATGTGTGAATCTTTTGAAACAACATCAATAAAACAGATATAAAACTTTGCCAATTAAATATATACAATGGAAAACAACAAAACCAAAACCAGTGACAAGTATGGAGTCTACATCCGATCTATTTTACAAATGAAAATCGCATTAAATATCACAGAAATCGGAAAAAATTTGACACAGAATTTGGAGAAGCTAATTCGCTTAAAAACTGAGGGCAAATGTATTGCCGAGGGATTCATTCGGCCCAATTCAGTGCGCGTTATAAATTATTCAAGCGGGCTTATCAAAGACGATCATGTTGAGTTTTGTACAACATATGAATGTATGGTATGTTATCCCATCAAAGATATGATGGTGTCATGTACTGTATCAGAAGTCACTAAGGCGGGCATTCATGCTTATGTAAAAGACGTTGACAGTGATAATGTCCCGATCACTGTTTTCGTGGCGCGTGATCATCATAGCACAAGCAAGTATTTCAACAACATCAAGGAAAACGCAGTAATTGACGCGCGAATTATTGGGATCCGATTTGAATTGAATGATCCGTCTATCACAACCATCGCAAGTTTAGTAGAAAAAAATGAATAAGCAAAAATACAAATATAAAAAATATAGAGGCACTATCACATATATAGTAAAATGATTCCACCCACCAATGAATATTTAGTGACCTTGAAGGACAAGATAGAGAAGATGACCAAGAACCAGCAATTAGATGTATTGCGAATACTTAAGAAAAACCAGGCGATAAAGTTGAACGAAAACAAGAGCGGAATTTTTGTTAACATTTCTTTTTTGCCACAGGATGTGATTACAGATCTGGACAAGTATGTTAAATATGTCTATGACCAAGAAAACGAATTCAACGTTTTGGAAAACCAAAAACAGGAATTTAAGAATACGTTTTTTTCTGGTATGGCGATTGGGGGCTTTGAATAAAGGGAACTCGCCGTTAAGCAAATATTCGCCCAAAGGGCGAATACACATGGAACAACCGCAGGTTGTTCTCCCGTAGGTGCGACGCTCTCACCTACGGTGAGAGTCAACCCCTTTGGATCCCATGCTTAAGTTTCTTTGGATCCCATGCTTAAGTTTCTTTGGATCCCATGCTTAAGTTTCTTTGGATCCCATGCTTAAGTTTCTTTGGATCCCATGCTTAAGTTTCTTTGGATCCCATGCTTAAGTTTCTTTGGATCCTATGCTGAATTCTTGTATGATGTTCATTTTGAATATCATACTTTATTTTTTGCTTCATTTTGTGAGTAATTTTCATAATTATTCACAAAACATTTGTGTTGTCAAAGGCAACAGGGATGCAAAGATTGAAAAAGCGCGGCTTTTTCAATTTATCATTTGAAAACAATTTATAAATTGCCCTACATTTATGATAGTACAAAATATAAAATAAAATGGCAACAATTCCCCGATTTATTACCGAGGCACTTTATGGACAGAAGAATTTCTTCACTACTGACAAGAGTCTTGATGAATACATGTTAACATCTGTGTTTTTGGAGAAATTTGCTCCTACAAATGAGGACAAAAAAGATATTAATATTCTTGCGTCAAAGACAGAATTAAAGACGCCTTTAGTTGAGACAGTTATAATGGCTAAGCCCAAATCAAGTCGGTTCATTCCTCATATTCGTGATTCACTTTTTTGGTGTATGTATGTATTTTCTCACGGTTACACTGTTTATGAAACCCAAAAGGCGATCGGCACAAACATGACAAATTTAATGATGAATGAGAAGCGCGCCATGTATGATTTCTTCAACAAAGATTCCGGCGCTTCCCTAAAAAACACAAATCATAAAATCACAAATATCAAAATCAACGAAATCAAATGCGATCTCATGACCAAACCTCTATTGTCCTCCATTGAATCCCTCATTCCTTGTTGTGCGTATTTTAAGCGCCCAATCTACGTCTCTTTTGGTGACAATATTTACCTACATTTTGTGAGCAAGGATTATATAGCAGATGACGATTCAGAATCGGAAACAGTATTATTGTATGTGAATCAAGGAAAGTTTGAATTGGAGCTGGATCAAACAGTGAAGAAAACGGCCATTGACGAACTAAAAGAGAAAGGTTATAAGATGCCGACTTATGAAAAACCATTGTTGGGTCTCTCTACATACAAGACGGACGAATTGTGCGAGATCTATGACAAATTGTTTATTATAGATAAAGAAAGCTTTTGTCCGGGAAGCGTAGTCAAATATAAGAAGCAGGATTATTATGACAAAATAGCGGAGAAGTGTGCCAAGAAACTGACGGACAAATTAGTGTGAACAAAAATTGATCTGTTGAACGGAATTTACATCAATTTCAAAATATAAAATAATATAAAATGGAATTTAATAGCCTTAAAATCAGACGAATCCACCGCTTATATACCGAGGATATGATAATCAATATATTTTGGAAATGCGGATTGGGAAAAGTATATCGCGTGGACTTTGAGACAATTGTTTATGACGAGACCGGCACATGGGACTTTGAATACCAAAACGCATACATATACTTAGCGGAAGGGCATGAATGGGACATTGAACTTACGAAATCCATGACTGAAAAACATCATTTTGTCTTGTATCACACCACATTCGCTGGCAAGGAGGTATGCTGGACCATGTACAAAAATCCCAACCCAATACCAAAAGCAAATACAATGTTGAATATTCACCAATTGTTTAATGACAATAAGATTCTTAAAGGCATGATTGCCGAACTGAAGACGGAAAACGACGATCTGAAAAAGGAGCTGAAATTAATGAAAGAATAGGAGGAAAAATATGCGGTTTCTCTCCAGTTATTCATGTTTAAATAATTCAAAAATTGATCGCACATCATTCATGAAATGTGTGATCAATAATAAAAATGGAATCTTTAACTGACACAAAAAATATACTTTCTTGCGAATCCTGGGAGAATTCCAAGGCATTCAAGGCAATCACGGACAAGGAAACCCAGATCAAATATTACAAGCGCAATAACGCGGCGCCATCGGTTCTGGCATTGGTAGAATTGGATTCTAAACCGTTTGGGTCCGAGGCGGAGAAGATCCTATCGGAGATATTTGGATTAGGAAAGCGCACATCAACACAAAATGACGGCACATTTGAAGGCAAAAAGATAGAAATAAAGACCGCTAGATACTGGGCGGGCTGCGACAATTGTAAATGGCAGCATTTGGAACCGGAACATGATTATGATTATGCGATGTTGGTTCTCCTGGATTTCCAAGGATTCAAGGTCTGGACTATTAAGAAGTCGCTGTTGATGGGGGAACTGCGTGACAAGAAAATAGTGACATTTCAAGGGAAACAGGGATGGTGGGCCACCAAATCGGATCTGATGCCATATTTGACACAGATACATACGGTGGCCGATTTGAAGGCTTTCTCTGAATAATGTGAAAAATTGATCCGGTTTTTTTCTTCCTGATAGTTTTACAAATTTTAAATATTAATATTTGTAAAATGCTAACGCGATCTCATAAATTAAAAAAAGTCCAAGACGTTTGTAACACATTTACCATATGTGCCATATGTTGCGATATTCTGGAGTCAACCCAGCCGATAAAACTCCTACATTCCGGTGGTAATTGGAATCACAGTTTCCACACTAACTGTATAAATGAATGGGAATTAACCTGTATAAAAAATGATAAAATCCCATGTTGTCCTCTTTGTCCGGGCACGCCATTTCCCGCGTCAAATACAAACAATATAATGAAGATATTAACGTCCATAAAAGAGGCTGAAATTCTTTTGCCTTATGTCGGAATAATGATTTGTTTGGATGGCGAATGTAAAATTAAACTGACAAATTTAAAGTTGTGCGATAGAAAAAGGGAATGGGAATACAACAATTCATATCACCACAAAATGTCATTGTGGGAAATAAAACAAAAAATACTGGAAGCAAGCGAAGCGATCTATAACAGCTTCGGAAACTCAAATGAAACCTGGAAAGACGTGGTCACACAAATGATGTATCCCAAAAGTCATAATCTGCGAGTAATCAACACATGTTATGTGATACCGCCCAAATGCGTGTCTTTTGGCGAAATGACTATGGACGATATAGACGACACTTCAACATTGCGCGACATATATTTAGATTACCATTTGAAATTGGGAGAAATGAAAAATGACCCGGCCACCGACGCCATCACGTTAAAACACATAACCAATATTTATGCGGCGGATTCTGAAAAAGTACATGACAATGGATATGTACAATTTCCTATGGCTTGGCTTGCCATCCATTTGGATTGGATATAAATTAAGCTTTCCTGGACTTCTTTTGAAATTTCTTAGATCTCTTTTGAAACCTTTTGCGGGTTTTCTTTGGTTTGTTGCGTCGGGTTTTTCTTTTTCCTCCTTTAACTGATGCCGTTTTAGGATTTCCCCAGTCACCCCACGCAATTATAGGTTCACTCCTGAAGTTTATGTCCATGTTTCTACTCACACTCTTCCTATGTCTATCCCTCTTATCTCTATCACTCCCATCTGTATCATCCCTCTCTCTACTTCTACTTCTACTCCTCCTTCTACTCCTCCCATCTCTATCATCCCTCTCTCTACTTCTACTTCTACTCCTTCTATCACTTATGCCTCTGTCTCTATCACTCCCATATCTATCCCTATCTCTATCCCTATCACTCCCATATCTATCACTCCCATATCTATCCCCATCTCTCCCATATCTATCCCTATCTCTTTGATTTTTTGCGTGTCTTTGAATTTCTCTTCGCATTTCTCTTTGCATTTCTTTATTGCACTCAGCAATATCAACTGCTTGTAACTGATCCAATTGTTCTTGGAATGTGTCGGCAACCTGAAGTTGTGTTGTGGTTTCAGCGGTGGTTCTTGCTCTCGCAGCACGTTCTTCAACTTTTTTTTGCTGTAAAATTGGATTAATGATAGCATTCAATGAATTTCCAAATATGGTATATTGTTTTCTTGAATTTATAATTTCAATTGTTGCAAAATTTGAAATGTAATTCACAGCAATTTGACTATTATAATCATTTGTTGCTGCCGCATTAAATCTATCATTATATTCATCGTTTGTCATATCTACATTATTATAAAGATGTAAAATATTATAATTATTTTTATATGTCACACCCAAATGATCATTTCCAAATGTATCATCAGCAGGGGTTGCGCCAAATCCACCAGCGACATTGAGATCACCATTATAAAAAACATTTATTTCCTCACCGTGTGGGTGCGGTTGCGGAAGTTGCGGTGTTGATAAAAATGTCAACAATTCCGAAACAGCATTAGCCAAAACAACATTCGCAGTTCCTAATGCGGTTGCTATTGCAAGGATATAAGGATCTGCTACTGTTTGCATAAAACTAATAAGCTCAAGACAAGAAACAAGAGTGTGTTTAATTTCATCATTAACCGCATTAAAAACATCTTCTTTATTTGAACATTGTGTGACAAGTCGTTGTTGCGCTATTGCGAATGACATCAACATATAAAAACATCCATAACAATTATTATTTATTTCGGCTTGATCATAAGCATTAATTGTGCCGCCTTTTGTTTTCTTTCCTCCCATTAATTGATTTGGTGCTGGAGGCGCTGGCAGTGCTGGAAATCCCGGAGGCGCCGGAAATGCAGTATTCACAACTTTAAGAACTCCGGCTCCGGTTCCAACTCCAGCGTCATTTACGTGTTCGTTGTGATAATATGCCTTGGTTTTTTCGCAATTTAAAAAGTTTGATATATGAAGAGAGTTGCCATTTGGATCAAATATTTGTTTCATGTAACAAGCTATTACAAAATCAAGAATATCACCTGTTTTTCTAATTGATGAAGCTAATTGACCATTTTGTGGATTTGCTATTTGTAAAATTTGAACCATTTCATCTGTTAACCCAACTTGCTGATCGGCTGTCCAAACGACTGATGGATTGGAGTTTAAAAGACATAACATTTGCAAAGCATCCAATGACCATTTAAACGCAAATTCAAATATTGATATAATAACATCATTTTCATTATGCGGGATATTTTCAATAAAGTTTCTAATGTTTGGCTGTTCATGCTCGTAAATTGTTCCATTGTGGTGTCTTTGAACATTAACTGTGTGAGTTTTTTGTATTTCTCCGTATTGAAATGTCAAATGTAATAAATTATCAGCTTCAATATTTGCTGAAATTTCAAAATTGCCGTCGGCACCTTCAATGGCAATATTTAAATTTGACTTGTAAAAATGAGATTGTAAATCATTTGTAACTTTAGATCCTCCGTCAACAATTGGGCCAATTCCTGCAAGATTTATGAAAGGATTAACACCGGCATCTCGTTGACACACTTGATCATTAAATAAATCTGGATGAGAAACATTATCAGCAACATTAGAACATCTAATGCACAAACCGTGCAACTCTTCTTGGGTTCCAGAATTAGAATTTAAATCTGTTCGCATAAGATTAAACATTTGTTCTTCAAATCCTGATGGCGCATGATCTGGTGCGTGTAAATATAATTCTGCATATGTTGTATTTTCACCTGGATTAAAATTGGCATTGCAAGTGAAAAGATGGCATAAATATTGACGCAAACACGCACAAAATCCATCAGCTGGATCATAGATTTGTAACAATAAAAAAAACGCGTTTGTGAATAAACCTTTTATGAATTTTGCGTGATAAGTATTTAAAAAACATGGATTTACACCTGAATTTCGTAACCGAGCTAAAACCTTATCATGGATTGAATCAAGTGACATTAAAATTAATATTTTATATATTTTTTTTTTACCAGGATCAACATCTTGATTAGCATTTGGAACGCCAATAGTTACAACATTTGTCACTGACATATTTGAAAAACGAAGTAATGTATCTGCGTTATGAGGTCTGCTTATACAAGCGCGTTTTTTTCTAGGCGCGGTCAAATTAGTAAAAAGAATTTCAGCTTTTATTATTTTAATTACAACGCCTTTTATTCTGCGAGAACCATTTTCAATGTTGTCATAAATTAAAGTAGAACCTGGCAACACAACATCACATGCTCCTGCGTCATTCAATTGACGAACACGTGCGGCATTAATGTTCTTAAAAATTTTAGTCATTGAGCGTGTTATTGTGTCATCAATAGGTCCTGGCAAAAGTTCAGGTCTTAACTCATCTCGTGCAATTTGATTTGCGTTTCGTCTTGTGATAATATTTGGAGTATCAATAGCAGTTGTCAAAAATCGCAATTCATCTTCATTAATTGCTTGATTTTGATTATTTGCTGCGTTTGGAGTTGTGTTGTTAGTTAATAAATTGTCATTTTCAAAATTTGGGCCAAACCAACCGGTAAATTTTTGTGATATGTACTGCATTCCAGTATTAAATATATTTTGTGGCGTTGAATTTGGAGTATTTCTTTTTATATTTAACCAAAAAGTATTTATTCCTCTTATCATAATCTATATTTACATTATTTACATATATTAAACCGATGAATATTTCAAATAGGATACCACATGGGTCCGTTTGGAAACTTCATCGGACATAATCCTTGAAGAAAAATGGAACTTAGTTTAATCACACCATTCTCTTCTAAAATCACAAGAAAAATTGACCCAAGAAATCATTCATTCTAAAATAGATTAAATATAATATATCTAAAATATATAGATCTACAATCATAATGAAATCACAATCGCCGTCCTCGTCATCACCATCACAATCCGCTAAAGATTTGAAAAATAAAATGGATAAAATGCTAGAACACTATTTAGCAACTAATCCCGTGGTGCAAAATAATTCCCAAATTAATGAATTAGAAGTCCGTTTCGGCACAAATCCCAGGAAAGGCAAGTTTATCTCTAAAGTTGATTATGACAATGTCATCAAAAAACTCCTATCTTGCGGTTTTATGTGCGACAATATGGCAGGCATCACTATGCTCCGAATCTCATCAGAATATGTAGACAAAGATACTGGCGTCACCAAGATGTCCAATATTCGCGCCGAAATTATGGGTTCAGAGCTAGTTCAACAATACTGCCGCACTAACAGTATTAAGAAGTTGATGGATATGCCTTCCGGTCACGAAAATAAGATGAAATTCACCCAGAAAAACAGCGCATTTGTCAAGGACGGCATGCGTCAAGTTCCTATCCAAAAAGTCGTATTTGAGGATTTCAACTTCAATGTGTCCTTCAATGTGGAGCGTGATTTTGCTGTAAATTCTAAGCATGTTGCCGACATGGTGCGCAATTGGACCGAAACTCGCAAGACTTTTCGTCTAATCAATCGTGTCAAATTCTATAAACCCGCTCAGGGCAAGGGCGCTCGGGGGCCCATCATCGTTGATCTCAGTATTATCCGCAATTCCAATATGTCCGGTCATACCATGGTGCCCACACACACCATGGAAGAATCCGGCATATTCAGCAACACCGAACACTGCGAGATTGAGTTGGAGGTTGATAACAGTTTGGTCGGAGTCGGCACCGAATATACTGTTGAAAACGTGAAACCGCTGTCGGACGAATTGCGACGTGTCATTCGCGTCGTTTTAAGCGGTTTACAAGGCACCAATTATCCCATTTCTTATCCTGAGCAAGATCAGGTGCTATATGCCTACATGCGTCTAGTTCACGGAGACACCTATGAATCCAGACGCATAGTTCCACGCGATTTCATCGGACCGTCGTCGTGTACTTTACAGCTAAAAAACGTCATTGAGCCCGATGCCAATTCTTTAGACCCCAACATTCGCAACAATTACTGCGTGACCGACAAGGCAGACGGTGATCGTAAATTGATGTATATTGGCTGGCAAGACGGCAAGGTCTATTTAATTAACACAAATATGTTGGTGGAGTTCACTGGATGCGTGGCAACTGATAAGACGGTATGGGACACAATTGTGGATGGCGAACACATCAAATACAATGTGCGCAAGGAATTCATTAATACATTTGCGGCGTTTGATTTGTATCATCTGGCTGGCAATTCAGTGCGTGAATTGGATTTTGCGCCTTCTGACAATGATGTGGTTTTAGATCCAGCCACAGAAGAGAAAACCAAGAAGAAACAATACAGATTACAACTCCTACACAAAACCATTAGCAGCATAAAGTTGAAATCCGTCATTCCAAATACAGAAATCCTGGATTTCAAGGCAACCGTCAAGAAGTTTTACCCCGCATCCAACGGCAAGACCATATTTGACGCATGTAACACGGTTCTAATAGATGTCAATGATCACATATATCCTTATGAGACGGACGGTCTCATCTTCACCCCCATGAATACCGGCGTGGGCGGCAATCGGTCAGGTCATACAAGCAAATTGGAGAAATTCACATGGCCGATGTCATTCAAGTGGAAACCACCGAAATTCAATACGATTGATTTCTTGGTGACATTTAAGAAAGACAAGGCCGGCAAAGACGCGATTCACACCGTATTTGAAAGCGGTATGACGAATTCCATGACACATTACCGAACATTGGAATTGCGATGCGGATTTGATAAGAATGTTCATGCCTATATTAATCCTTTTCAAGATCTAATTGACGACAAGATACCTGTCCCCAAAGATCTGGATAACGAAGACCGATATATTCCAGTGAAGTTTCAGCCGACGTATCCGCATGACCCTGACGCATACAATGCCAATATTAATTTGATAACCGATGGCGAAAATATGTATATGGTAACTGAACAGGGCGAGCGATTTGAAGAGAATATGATCGTGGAGTTTAGTTATTATCCAGATATGGAACGTGGTTGGCGCTGGAAGCCGCTCAAGGTGCGTCACGACAAGACCTACAATTTACGCGCCGGCAACAAAGAGTACGGAAACGCATATCACGTGGCAAACGACAACTGGAAATCCATACACCATCCTGTAACAGAGGATATGCTTACAACTGGGCAAAACATTCCGAATGCTGACACGACAGATGATGTATATTACAACAAATCCAAGAACGAGCAGGTGTCATATACCAAGGCGATGCGAAATTTCCACAATTTGTATGTGAAGCGCAAGTTGATTACGGGGGTTTCTAAGCGCGGCGACACACTCATGGATTATGCGGTCGGAAAAGCCGGTGATTTGTCTAAATGGAAATTCGCCAATTTGAAATTTGTATTTGGTGTGGATGTGTCAAAGGATAATATCTACAATCAGAACGACGGGGCTTGTGCGCGTTATTTGAACGAGCGCCGAGACAACGCGCGCATGTTTGACGCCATATTCTTGCCTGGAAATAGTAGTGTCAATATCCGAAATGGCGACGCGTTCTTCAGCGACAAGGAACATGCGATTGCCGATGCGGTATTTGGCAAAGGCAGCAAAGATGCCACGAAACAACCCGCGGCAGTATATCGCAACCATGGAATTGGAGAGAAGGGATTCAACATTAGTTCATGCCAATTTGCCCTACATTACTTCTTTGAGAATTCGGCGACATTCAATAATTTCTTGCGGAATATTTCGGAGTGTACTCAGCCGGGAGGGCATTTTATCGCCACCTGCTATGATGGCAAAACCGTGTTCAATATGTTGAAAAGTAAGAAGCGCGACGAAGGCGTCTCTATTTATGTAGAGGAGAAAACCAAGATATTTGAGATCCAGAAGATGTATGATTATACTGGATTCGCGGAAGATGAGACGAGTTTGGGATATGCGATCAATGTGTTTCAGGAGACGATTAATCAGTATGCGGTAGAATATTTGGTGAACTTTGACTTTTTCCGAAGATCCATGGAGAATTATGGATTTGTGTTGGCGACGGACGAAGAGGCTCGCAACTATGGATTTGAGCACGGATCGGGGATGTTTGATGAGCTTTTTAGAGCGATGAAGCGCGAGGTAAATGATCGCCCACAAACGCGAAAATGGTATGAGAACGCGCTCAACATGACTGAGGAGGAGAAACGCATATCTTATTTGAATCGGTATTTCATATTCAAGAAGGTGCACAATGTGAATACGGAGAAAGTCACAAAGATAATAGCCAAAGAGGTTTATGAGGAGGAAAAAAAGATAATGGAAAAGGCCAAAGAGGTTGAAGAAAAACTGGAATCTAAAGAGAAAGAGAAGAAACCGAAGGCCAAAAAGATTAAGAATGTGGGCAAGATAAAAATAGATGAGTATGTGCCCATTTCTGAAGAAGCAGAAGATGAAGCCGGCGAAGATAAAGAAAAAATTAAAATAGTCATAGCTGAGGACCCTGAATCTTCCCAAAGGGAAGAAATTGGCAAAGCAAATTTGGCTGACATGGAAGATGAAGAAGTAAGAGTGAGCGAAGAGACTGAAATAAAAGTAACGGAAGAAAAAGCTAAGAAAGAGAGATGTAAGGATGGAACCAAGAGATACAAACCTCTTGGCGAAGGCTGTTATACAAACGCAGAAATAGAAGCGCATAAACAAAACAAGACAAAAAAGATTCAAAAGAAAGAGTGAGTAATTGTTTCATAAATACATATAAAGACAATGTGTGAAATATGACATACAATGCTTACTCGCAGTCAAAGTAGAATGAATTCAAATATGCCAATTAAGTCGGAGGTTCCCATTCCTAAGAACAAAGTCAAGTCTAAGCCAGTTGCTACGCAAGAGCGAATGATTACTCGTAGTCAGGCACGTCAAGTTGAAGAGGAAGAGATTATCATCCTTCATGTGAATCCCAGTAAGAATCGTCGCATTATTAAGGATGATGCCGAAATCTCACCTCGTCGTAGTAGTCGCATCAACTTTGACGAGGCGAGTGTTGCTTGGCGATCCAACAAGCGATCTGTTGGAAATGGTCAGTTTGAGTATGTTATGTAAATGCAAATTCACATCATTAAAGCAATGATGTTAATTATTTTGTTTTTCTTGATCTAGACTTTGACTTTGATCTTATTTTTTTTGTTTTCTTATTTTTTTTCTTTCCACCTGTAATGCTTAATAATTTTGATAAATTATTGTCATATGTTATTTTGCCGCTTCTTGAAACAATATCTACTGCGTATTCTAACCATTCATATTTGTCTGTATTTATTGGATCACATATTTTTTCTTTTCTCATAGATTCTTTTGCAATATTAAAAAATTTTATTGTTGTTATTGGAATGTCTTTTGAGAAATGTTGAATGCCATCTAATAACTTGTCTATGTTATCGGTGCGTTTGTGATCTTCATCTGTCATTTTAAAACAATGCGTCAAAAACGCTTTTATTTCCATTTCTAATAGTTTCGCATTGTCTGATTTTTCTCTTTCAAAACCAATTGAAACATATCCTTTTGAATTATACCAAGAACGATTAGAATGCAAGATGTAAAAAATTGCCAAATCTAGTTTTATACAACCAATTGTCAATTCAGATGTGTCACCAAGTGTCAATTTATTAATGCCTACTGATTTTGCAAAATTTTCTATTTTTTCTAAGATTTCTCCTCCTGAAATTGAACACTTATGTAATCCAATTTCAATTTCATTCGCGTCATTTATAAATATTGTGCAACAATATTCATTCTCTATTGATTTGACATAAAATGTGTTTTTGTTTTCTTTTTTAGTTATTTTAAATTTAGTTGGGTCAAATTGTTCAAGGAGATGATATAATAAATCTGGCTTTGACATTATATATTTGTTCAACACAATTATTCATATTTTGGTTTCAAGTATTCAGGTGCTTCGCTTGGTGGCAAAGGACCTATTCCTGGCAAATAGTTTGTCTTGGGCGTGAAATACAGAGGTTTTGAAACATAACGATTCACATAATTGCCATCATTCACTGATTTCTCGGTGATTTGAACGCCGCCCCAATTGGAATCCATGGGATTTTCACTAATAGGTTTTCCATATTCTGTGCTATCATGAATCGCATCCAATTCCGTGTATTCACCATTGTGTAGTCCCTGAGGATCAAATCCGGCATACATATTCTTATTGAAAGGACCATTGGCTCTATTGGAATCAATAATTTTGATGGGTTTTCCGTCAATTGTGTGAACTTGTGTGGGATCAAATGTGCTGACAAATAAAGATGGATCAATACTATTTGGGGTGCCTCCCTGCATGCTAAATGGACTAGGTCGGATTCTGTAAACATCATTGCCTTGTGCGTCATTCTCATATTGTAGGAACAACACTGGACATATTTTGCCCTTCTTTTTTTGTATCTCTAAATAGTTGATGTATTCGTCCAGATTGTAGAAGGGTATGGGATTCATTTCAGATCCATCCGAAATGCCGTCTTTAGCGGGAAGATTAGAATTATACAAAAGGAGTGTTTTGCCTTTGCGAACAAGCATGTCAGGACAATCACCCACTTTATCATTTATAGTGTTTTTGCTAATTCCAAACGGTTCTATTGAATTGGCGTCAAACGTCAAATAAAAATACAAACCTGCTAAAAACACAATAACAGAGAAACTGATTAATATGATTTTCCGATTCATTATAATTTATGTTTCTATATTTTATCGGGCTAATATATAATGTCAACAGTTGTGTGTAAAATTTATGCCGAATGGTGCGGACATTGCCAAGATTTGTCACCTATTTGGGAAAAAGTCAAACAACAAATGCGCCGCGAAGCGGCAAACGGGAAGGTGAAATTCATAGAAATAGAACAGAATAAGGGCCGCATTGGCAAAGAACACAATGGAACCAAAACCTTGGATCAGGAAGTTGATGAACTAAATTCGGAGCTTGGAACTGTAGGGGAAAATGTGATCAAAGCCGAAGGGTTTCCCACAATTGCCAAAACGTGTAATGGAAAAACCGACAGATATGAGGGTGAACGTAGTGTTAAGGCAATTGTGGCGTGGATTAATAAAGGGACTATTTTAAATAAAAAGGCCAAGTCTAGAAAAAGGGTTCATGGCGGAAAGAAACGCAGACGTGCAAGCAGACGTGTTCAATAGAGATTTTATTTTTTTACATAAAACATGTATTAAAAATACATGTCTTACCAAATATTAATTAACTTATTTAACAATTGAATCTAGGAGAAACAACAAGACTTCCTACAGGACGAGACGCGCAAGCAATATCGCCTCTATTTCTTTGAACACAAGCGAGTGTCATGGTGCAGTGAGCAGGCGTGTTTCCATAAGCTATATTGGTCCATGAATCCTTGCCAACACTTGAATATAAACCAGCCTTTTTGCTTCCTCCTCCTTGAGATGCGTTTACAAGCGATGAGATTTGTCTAACTCTTTTAGGTGCTCCGGATAATACCATTTTATATATATTGAAACGAAAGTTTTTTGGAAATGACTTAAAAAGATCTTGCCAAATAATGTATAAAAATAAAATGTCAAGAAATATTTCTGCTGCTTCTGCTAATAGACTTTTCAATTCGGATGATGATGTCCGAATTGAAAAAAATGAAAAGGGCGAGGACGTTTATATTTTGGATCCATACAATCCCCTAAATAAGGAAATACAAAAGGACGATGTGGAAAAGATTTTGCGCGCTTATGGCATTGATGTTCCAATCACCAATCTCCGACTTTACCAACGCGCTTTTGTAAATGATTCCTACATTCGCCGCCCCGACCTTGAAAACGAATCCAAAAATATTATAATTGTGCCTAAACCCGACAACTGTTTGCCACTTTATACTTTGTCCAATCAACGTCTTGAATTTGTAGGCGACGGTGCCCTTGAATGTGTAACCAAATGGACGTTGTATCAGCGTTTCCCCAAAGCAACAGAGGGTTTCATGACTGAGAAAAAAATCGCACTCGTTAAAAATGAGGCAATCGGCAAAATGGCATATGAAATGGGCCTACATAAATGGGTGATTCTTTCTAAGCACGCCGAGCAAAAAGAGACGCGAACCAATATGAAGAAATTGGGATGTGTATTTGAGGCATTTTTGGGGGCGATTTTCATGGATTTTAACAAGGTGGATGTGGCGGACGAAAATAAGAACGCATTTTTGTGCGGCCCCGGGTTCCAATTTGCGCAAATATTTATAGAGCGGGTTTTTGATAAACATGTGGATTGGATGAATCTGATTCGCAATGATGACAATTACAAAAACATTCTACAAGTGAAGATCCAGAAGGAGTTCAAGGTTACCCCGGAATACATTGAAGTGACTGAGCAGGACATGGATACAGGGTACCACATGGGTGTGTATTTATGTTTAGGACAACCCGTTTTTGGACTGAATCATGCGAATTCTATTCATTACAGCAAATTCAAGAATTTTCAGGAGATCCACACATACATGTCTGTAAATTCAAAAGCATTTATATTTTTAGGAGAAGGCAAGCATAAATTGAAGAAGAAGGCGGAACAGACGGCTTGTAGCGAGGCTTTACAACATTTATTTGCTGTTTAAAATTATTAATTATTTGGCAACTGATACAAAGGATTATGTGATGGTTCTGGTTTACAATTCACCTTTTTACAGCAATTAATTATGCATCCATTTGGCACTGAACTGTTTGGTTTTAACACGCAATTTGATTGTATGAATTTAATTAAACAACACGTTGTTACATCTTTAGGAGTTGGTTTTGGAAGAGAGAATTCCATAATTTGTTTAAGAGTGTAATTTCGTTTTTGAATGAAAAAGGCCATGCGCGATAGCATTAATGACATCATATATAAAGCATTGAGGAAATACTTTATATATATTTGCGATATTATGATTAGAATAATATGACAATACAATATAGGAATATGGATTTTAAAGATTTGCAAATAAGACCAACTGTAAGAGGTCCGTCTCACGTAACTGTTAAATATGGACTCAAAAAAGTTGTTGATAAAGAACCAAGCCAACAAAAACTATCACTCAATGATCATCCTATGGCCGCTAAAGAAAAAGAAAATGTTGAATCTAAGCCCAATGAAACTTTTGTTCTGGATATGCGTGAAACTAGTCGGATCAATAGAGAACTTGTATTGGCAAAACTTAGAAAATATATATCAAATCCCGAGCCTGGTGATTTAGAAAAAGTGTCTGACAAAGAAGCAAATAAAGAATTTAAAGAAAAAAAAACAAAGGAAGTTGATGAGGAATTAAAAGAAAAAGAAGCAAAGGAAGTTGATGAATTAGAAAAGGAAAAAGAACCTGATGTTGTTCTTAAAAAGGCAAAACCAAAGATTGTTTTAGAGGAACCAAAAGAACCCACGCAAAAAAAACCCATTGGAAAATTTGTCAAATTAGCCAAATATGAAGGTGATTTGGATTCCATTGTGATCGGCGCCGACACGATAGAGACGCGCCTAGGACCCTCTCAAAATAAGAAGATTCTCCGCGCCGCCAGTTACTATATGAACAATCGTCGTCTATTTCAACAAAAATTAGCCGAACTATTCAAACCCCACAAGTCCGAACTCATGAAACCCGACGACAATGTAAGCTGCGATTTTCGCAAAGAAGGCAGTAAATTTGAACTTCTCACCCATCAAAATATTGTGCGCGACTATTTGAATTTGTACAGTCCTTATCGCGGCCTCCTCATTTATCACGGTCTCGGATCCGGCAAAACATGTACCTCTATTGCTATCGCCGAAGGAATGAAATCGGATAGGCCCGTGTATGTTTTGACGCCTGCGTCTCTTAGTATGAATTATATGAGCGAATTAAAAAAATGCGGCGACCCGCTTTATAAGAAGAATCAGTTTTGGGAATTCATAGACACTAAAAAAGAGCCGCAACATTTGGCACCGTTGGCGTCAGTTATGGCTTTGACCGAAGAATTCGTGAGAAATCACGGAGGGGTCTGGATGGTTAATGTAAAAAATGAATCAAACTATGAATCTCTATCGTCCGATGAAAAAGATCAGATTGAAAAACAGATTGACGCAATGATCCAATCAAAATACCGAAATGTCAACTACAACGCCAACAATTTCATGTCAAAGCTTGCGCATTATGCCGGGGGCGAAGGCATTAATCCTTTCAATAATTCCGTTGTGATAGTAGATGAAGCACACAATCTGGTTAGTAGAATTGTGAATAAGTTGAATAAACCCGAGTCAACTTCATACAAGATTTATCAATATTTGATGAGTGCGACAAACGTGAAGGTAATATTCTTGTCGGGCACGCCCATTATCAATTACCCCAATGAGATCGCCATCATGTTCAATATGTTGCGCGGGTTCATTAAAACATGGACTTTCCATGTGCGCATCACAACGGCCAACAAAATCAATAAAGAAGAGATATTGAAATGGTTTGACAAGGAGAAATTCCGATTGTTTGATTACTTGGATTATAGTGGTGATCGCTTAACCATTACGCGAAATCCATTTGGATTTGTAAGCATGAAGAAACGGGCCAATGCCAAGGGATTGGATGAGACCTCCGATGAGTTTGATAAATATGATGGAATTACTTTGGGCGAGGAGGGTAACATGACCGATGAAGCATTTGAAGCAAATGTGAAACGCATCCTCAAAAAACACAATGTTGAGGTGGCGGAAAACAGCGTGACGATAGAGAATCATACTGCTTTACCTGATGAAAAAGATGCTTTTATTAATATGTTCATTGACTTGGACACCGGAATCATCAAAAACGTAGATTTATTACAACGCCGCATTTTGGGCCTTACTTCGTATTTTAAGAGTGCTCAAGAGAAATTATTACCAAGATATAAGAAAGATACGGACTTCTCTATCGTCACGGCCGAAATGAGCGACTACCAATTTGATATTTATGCCTTGGCGCGAAAAGATGAGCGCGATAGAGACAAGAAAAATAATCAAAAAAAACATATGGGAAAAGAAATGTTCTCGGAAATGTCTTCTACATACCGTGTATTTTCACGTGCGTTTTGTAATTTTGCGTTCCCTGATCCACCAGGCAGACCTATGGCGAAAAACATGAAAATGGATGTAGGTGGCATTGATAAGGGAAACACGGATTCTCTATCGGAAGACGAGATTGACGCGGTTCACATTGATGAAGAAACACAAGAAGAATCCAAAGCAACATTTCCTGATGCTGAAACTTATGATAATAAACTCAAATCTGCTCTTAAATATTTGAAAGATCATAGTGCCGATATTTTGGCAAGAGACCATCTACAACAATATAGTCACAAATTGTTGAAATTGTTGGAAAACATTACAACTCCGGATCATGCGGGTCTTCATTTAGTATACAGTCAATTCAGAACGATAGAGGGAATCGGAATCATAAAATTAATATTAGAAGCCAATGGTTTCGCCGAATTCAAATTGGTTAAAAACGCAGGGTCATGGGATATTAAGGAGACCGAAGGTGACGAGGGGTTGCCGCGATTCGTGCTTTATACGGGAACTGAGAGCAAAGAAGAGAAAGAAATAGTTAGAAATATTTATAACAGTAATTGGGGGTCAGTTCCAGAGACAGTTAAGGAAAAGTTGAATGCCATTGCCGGCAACAATTACATGGGCGAGATCATCAAAATATTCATGATTACTGCGTCAGGCGCCGAAGGTATCAACTTGGAAAACACGCGATATGTACATATTGTGGAGCCTTATTGGCACCCGGTGCGCACGGAACAGGTAGTAGGTCGTGCCAGACGTATTTGTAGTCATTCCAATTTGCCAGAGGAGCTGCGTGATGTACATGTATTCTTGTATTTATCAGTGCTTTCCAAAGAACAGAAGACAAGCAAGAAAAATATAGAGTTGCGCACCAATGATGTGAGTAGGACTAATAAGAGCCGACCGGTAACGACCGATGAATATTTGTATGAATTATCCAATACCAAGGATGAGATATCTAGACAGATCTTGAAGGCGGTGAAGGAGACCGCAATGGACTGTAGTTTACACAAATCCAAGAGTGGCACTAAAAACGAAGAGAAATTGGTTTGTTATACGTTTGGAAAGGTGTCATCTAATGAATTTTCTACTGTGCCAAATCTGGAAATGGATGCATCGCAAAAGACGGATCTTAATGTGAACACAGCCAAGATAACGGGACGAACTGTTGAGATCTATGGTGTTAAATATATTCAGAGAAAGGAGAAGAATGGTAAATATACTGATGAATTGTATAATGCGGAAACCCAGGAATTGGCTGGACGTTTGGTAATAGAAGGCGACAAAGTTCGCATTGAAGTATAATAATATTCACAATTATATTAAATATTATTATTTATTGTCGTCTAATTTGATCAAATGGCGAAACATCACTTGGATGAGTATCATTTTTAGAAAAATTGAACATATTTTTATCAGACAATTGTGATGGTTTCATACTTTGTTTCTTTTGTCTTCTTCTATGTTTCTTTTGATTCTTTATTGATTTATAGTATTTATTACAATAAATAGCCTTCTTCTTCTTGCTGCAAATACATTTTGCCCGTTTTTGTTTCTTCTTCTTTTGTGTAACTGGTTCAGTTGTGGTGGCATCTTCTTTCTTGGTTGAACTAAAGAAATTAAAACCGGCAGCAGGAGCAGCATCTGTGGATTTGGTAGCAGAAGCATCTGTTGATTCAGCAGTGGTGGCAGGAGTAGATTCAGCAGTGGTGGCGGGAGTAGATTCAGCAGTGGTGGCGGGAGTAGATTCAGCAGTGGTGGCGGGAGTAGATTCAGCAGTGGTGGCGGGAGTAGATT